GTAAATTGTTGGAAATCTCCAACGAAGATTCCATGGAAACATCACCAACCACTTGTAAATGACTTCCAAAAGAAACATCACCATCTACCTGTAGATTTGTATGAACGAGTAAATTGTTGGAAATCTCCAACGAAGATTCCATGGAAACATCACCAACCACTTGTAAATGACTTCCAAAAGAAACATCACCATCTACCTGTAGATTTGTATGAACGAGTAAATTGTTGGAAATCTCCAACGAAGATTCCATGGAAACATCACCAACCACTTGTAAATGACTTCCAAAAGAAACATCACCATCTACCTGTAGATTTGTATGAACGAGTAAATTGTTGGAAATCTCAAGCGAAGATTCCATGGAAACATCACCAACCACTTGTAAATGGCTACTGAATGATGCGTCTCCTTCCACAAATACTTCGTTGTGGACCAGTAAATTATTGGAAATCTCAAGCGAAGATTTCATGGAAACATGACCAACCACTTGTAAATCACCGCCAAATGAGACATCATCGTGTACCAATAGATTTGTATGAACAAGTAGATTATTGGAAATCTCAAGCGAAGATTCCAACGAAACATCGCCTACCACTTGTAAATGACTACCAAATGACACATCCTTATCTACAAATACTTGATTATGGACAACCAGGTTGTTAGAAATTTCTAGTGAAGACTCCATGGAAACATCACCAACAACTTGTAAATGACTACCAAATGACACATCCTTATCTACAAGCATTTCATTGTGGACAATTAAATTGTTGGAAATCTCAAGCGAAGACTCCGTGGAAACATCACCGACCACCTGTAAATGACTACCAAATGACACATCCTTATCTACAAATACTTGATTATGGACAATTAAATTGTTGGAAATCTCAAGCGAAGACTCCATGGAAACATCGCCCACTATCTGAACATGGCTACCAAATGATGCGTCTTGATCTACAAACACTTGATTATGGACAATCAAATTATTGGAAATCTCAAGCGAAGACTCCATGGTAACATCACCCACTATCTGAACATGGCTACCAAATGATGCGTCTTGATCTACAAGCATTTCATTGTGGACAATCAAATTATTGGAAATCTCAAGCGAAGACTCCATGGAAACATCGCCAACTATCTGAACATGGCTACCAAATGACACATCCTTATCTACAAGCATTTCATTGTGAACAATCAAATTATTGGAAATCTCAAGTGAAGATTCCATCGAAACATCGCCTACCACTTGTAAATGTCTACCGAATGATACATCACTGTCCACCAATAGATTCGTATGGACAATTAAATTGTTAGAAATTTCAAGCGAAGATTCCATGGAAACATCGCCCACTATCTGAACATGGCTGCCAAATGATGCGTCTTGATCTACAAATACTTGATTATGGACAATCAAATTATTGGAAATCTCAAGTGAAGATTCCATCGAAACATCGCCAACTATCTGAACATGGCTACCAAATGACGCGTCCTTATCCACAAGCATTTCATTGTGAACAATTAAATTGTTAGAAATCTCAAGCGAAGATTCCATGGAAACATCACCAACCACTTGTAAATGACTACCAAATGACGCGTCCTTATCCACAAGCATTTCATTGTGAACAATTAAATTGTTAGAAATCTCAAGCGAAGATTCCATCGAAACATCGCCTACCACCTGTACATGGCTGCCAAATGATGCGTCCTTATCTACAAGCATTTCATTGTGAATAATCAAATTATTGGAAATCTCTAATGTAGATTCCATGGAAACATCACCAACCACTTGTAAATGACTACCGAATGACGCGTCATTGTCAACAAACACTTCATTATGGACGAATAGATTACTAGAAATTTCCAACGAAGAATCCATAGAAACGTCACCACCAATGAAAGTTTTTCCACCTGATCCTATTGTAAAAACAACATCATCACTATCTATAAAATGTGCAATATCTTGGACAACGGTATCTATCTGCCTAACGGTCATTGCGACACTTGTACCATCATTTGAAATATCTAACGAGTCAGTTATTTTTACTTCTGTGCGTAGATCTGTTATTGTTGTGTTGCACACATCTTCAATTATAAGGTTACCCCCATCCATAATTTTCAGATCACCATAAACAAGCAAGTTTGTGTCATTATTTGAAACTTCTTCGGCGTTTGTAGTTTCTTTACCAAAAATAGTATTACCAAGTATTTGAACTTGACTATGAAATAAAGTGTTGCCAGAAACTTCCATTATCAAATTGTCGCATAAATCGTTATTATCTGTATAACCAACCATCAAATTATTCTGAATAACACCCTGCTTGGCATTCATTTCACTTACTGTAAAATTTCCATTATTCAAGAGATTTTCGATTGTAGTGACTTTATTTGCAAGTGCTTGACCACCCTCAATTTCATATAATTGAATATAAGAACTCATACTATATATTAATTATATAGTAAATATATTTAAAATTATTAATACAAGCAAAATAAATGAAGACCGACTCAGAAGAATTGATTTATAACCCGTTTAATGATAAGAATAAAGAACTTACATATGATTCTTTACAACGCATTTTGAACAATTATAACGTATATTATAATGTTCAAAATTTTGAAATTTTCAAAAGAGCGTTTGTTCATAAATCATATGTAAGACCAACAAAGATGAATGAGGATATGACACTGGCAATAAAACCACCCAGCTGCATTGATTTATGTTCACATTCAAATGAAAGATTAGAATTTTTAGGAGATGGTATTCTAGAAAATGTGACAAAATTTTATCTATACAAACGTTTTCCGGAGCAAGATGAGGGATTCATGACAGAGAAAAAAATAGCTCTGGTAAAGAATGACCATATTGGATGCTTGGCGTATAAAATGGGTCTTAATGATTACTATTTGATATCTAAAAACGCGGAAGAAAAAAAGACAAGATTCAATTACAAAAAATTAGGTTGTCTTTTCGAGGCTTTTTTAGGTGCTCTTTTTTTAGACGCAAACAATATGATCTTGTCAGATAATAACGGATACTTGAATAATTATTTAAATTGCGGCGTAGGTTTCCAAGTTTGTCAAATATTCATTGAATCAATATTTGAACAATTAGTAGATTGGAATGAACTATTGGAAAACGACAATAATTACAAGAACATTTTTCAAGTTATGATACAAAAAGAGTTCAAAACTACACCTGAATATTATGTCTTAAATATAGATGATGAGCAAAAATACACAATGGGGGTTTACTTATGTTTGGGGGAAGTAAACATTCATAATGCTAATATTGAACAAGCTGTCGATTTTAAGAAAATAAAAACATTTCAAAACATAAAAAATGAAGGTTTTAATTTGATTTTTTTCAGCAAAGCATCTCATAAGATTAAGAAGAAGGCTGAACAGATTGCTTGTCAAAAGGCAATTGAATTGATACAAGTATATGAATAATATTTATATATATTAATAATAGATGGAGTTCTTAAAACAGGTAAAAAAACCATCAACAAAGAAAAAAGATTTATTGAATGTTGCAATTGAAATAAAAAGAGACTTTACAGAAAATAACAATGAAAAACTCCTTCAATTTTTGACGTTGCTTCAAAAGAATATTAATCTACATAACTTCAAATACTTGAGTTATGCCAAAAAAACCGAAGAAAGTATTATTTTAACACAAATGGATGAAGCTGAAATCAAGTCAATCAAGAAGAAACAAAAAATGAGTATTTCTACCGACATTTTAGATAAGAAAAAAACATTAACAGATGTAAAATCAACAAAGAAAGCCGCAGAAGTAAAGCCCAAGAAAATTATACAAAATATTGACGATTTGGCGAATAATAATCACGAAAGTGCTTTTGAATTTGTCAATAATTACAAACAATATGTCGAAGATGAAACCATATTTAAAGTACCACTACCACAATCGTATGTACTAAACAATAAAATGTCGTTTGTTAGTGAAATACGTGACAAATTAACAGAATATTTGAATATTTCCGGAAAGCAAATTGGAGAAGAAAGTTCATGCGATGATACTACAAAAGCAACTGGTTTTGATCCACTAATACACCAGGAATTGGTAAAACAATATTTAAATTCATACAGTCCATATAGAGGATTAGTATTGTATCATGGTCTTGGTTCTGGTAAAACATGCACCTCTATAGGTGTAATTGAGGCAATGAAAACAACAAAGCGAAAAATATTTATTTTGACGCCGGCATCCTTGAGAAAAAATTATATTTCTCAGTTAAAGTTTTGCGGCAGCACATTTTTCCAAGAAGATGAAAACTGGGAATATGTTAAATATCCAACAGATGGGACGAGGGGTGAATTCATAAAGGAAGTTCATAGACTCACGAAACTACCAATAAAAAAGTATCTTGAAAAGAAGAATGGTATATATTTACAAAGAAAAACTCCAAAAGGTGAGAACGATTTTGTAAAAATAAACAAAAAGGCATTGAGTGAACAAATAAACGAAATGACAAAAGCACGATTTCATTTTATCAGTTACAACGGTATTACGATGGACGCATGGAATACTAAATATAACACAGATGAAAATTACAATCCGTTTGATAATAGTGTTATTGTTGTAGATGAGGCTCATAATTTCGTTTCCCGGATAGTTAATAAACTGAATGTAAAGGGAAGTTCGGTTTCTGTTGAAATTTACAAGAAAATTATTACAGCAGATAATTGTAATGTTGTTATGTTGACAGGAACTCCACTTATCAATTATCCAAATGAGTTGGGTGTTCTCTTCAATTTAGTCAGTGGTTGCAATCAAATTATACAAATGAGGTGTGTTCATGACAACAAAAAAATGATTAACGTTCGAGAGTTCAAAAAGGCTCTTAGTAAATTAGAAAACATTGATTATATCACATATTTGGAAAATACAAATACTTTGAAAATAATGAGGAATCCTTACGGATTTGTGAATGAACAATCTGGTAAAATAAAATATTCTTCTGGGGAAAAGACAAGTATAAAAGAATTCAAGGATCAAGTTGTAGATCTTCTTCAAGAAGCAGGATATCAAATTCTTGGATTAGATGATCCAAAAAATGAAATAATACAATGCCAAAAAAAGTTTCCTGACACAAAAGAGTCATTTGATAACATATTTATCGATAGAAATGGAAATGGATTAAAAAATAAACAATATTTTCAAACTAAAATTGCTGGGCTAGTTTCTTATGTAGGAGACAAAAAAGAGTTAATGCCTACAATAGTTCCGTCTGGTAATGAAGATGATATATTTATTGAAACCGTTGAAATGACTGAAAATGTAATGAAGCACTATGATATTGCTCGCGCAATTGAACGGGCACTAGACACTAAAATGAGAAAGGAAAAGAAAAAAAATAATGACAAAGATGGTCAAACTAGTTCATATAAAATATTTTCAAGAGCTGCTTGTAATTTTGTGTTTCCATCGAAGATTGATCGTTTTTCTTCAGGTGGTCCCAACGAAAAAGATGAGATCTCTGAAGTAGAAGCTAAATTAAACCGTCCAGTAATGGGAGTTGATAAGATAGAAGATTTGGAAGAAGATCAATTAGAGATTTTGACAACTCAAGAAATGTTAACAATGAATGATGGTAAATATGATACACAAGATGTTGAAGATTATGGTGTAAAAATAAATAAGAAACGTCGCGCAGAATTTGCCGAAAAGGTTGAATTTCTTTTGAGCGAATTGACCAATAATGCTTATAAATATTTTGACAGTGACATTGAAAAACTTATTACTACCCAAAAAATGAAAATAGAGAAAGACCCTGATTATGAATTTAATCAAGAAAATGAATTGACTTTATACAGTCCTAAATTTTACAAAATGTTGAAGAATATTTTGAACACAGAAAATAATGGATTGCAATTAATGTATAGCAATTTCAGAACATTGGAAGGTATTGGTATTTTCAAAATATTACTGGAATATTATGGATATAGTGAATTTAAAATTGTCAAATCTAACGATGACATGGGTAATGTTGAATACAACCTGGACATAGGCAATGTCTTTTACTATAATAGCAGTTTTGAATCAGGTCCTGAAGAAGAAACCCCAGACAATCAGTTTACTACTTTGAAGGGGCGGAAATTCTACGCTCTGTATACAGGAAAAGAAGGAGAAGAAGAAAAGGAAATCATTAGAAACATTTATAATGGGAATTTCAAAAAGGTTCCCGCAAATATACGAAAAGACATTAGAAAATATTTTTTCAATAATGTTGCCGATGATATGACAAATATGTATGGAGAAGTAATAAACTTGTTAATGATTTCTTCTTCGGGAGCAGAAGGCATTGATTTGAAAAATGTCCGTTATGTCCACATTACCGAACCGTATTGGCATCCTGTCCGTATTGACCAAGTAATCGGTCGCGCTAAGCGCATCTGTAGTCACAAAGACCTACCAGAAGAACAACAAAATGTTACCGTATTTATGTATTTACTTTCATATAATAAAAAACTTTTGAAAGAAAAGGAAACTTTGTATACTCAACTTATTAATGTGGATACTGATGATGATGGTAGCGTTATTACAACGGATGAAAAACTGTTGAGAATAATGAAGCGTAAAAAGAAATTAATGCAACACTTTTTGACAGCTATGAAAGAAGCATCCATTGATTGCGTGTTCAATCACGAAGAAAAAGAGAAATGTTTGACATTTCCTCTTCCTAAGACGGGCATCAATCCGCACAAAACATTGCAGACGAATTTACAATATAAAGATGACCCATATGAAAACGTTAAAGTTCAAAAACCAAAAGATCTGACAAATGCTGACAATGAACGAGGTGAATATATTGATAAAAAAGAAAAGTCTGTAGTGTTGAAGACAAAATATGTAAAAGTTGACGGAAAGGGTGGAATGAAAAAGAAGGTTGGGGTTGATTTTACACAAACTCCACCAGTTGCATTTGATTTAAAAGACAAAACGCGTTTGGGATTACTTGAAAAAATGAAAAACGACAATTATCTTTTGAAACTAGATACTTAATTGCTTGATTTAATACCTAATATATAATTTTAAATCTATTTAAGAGTTATAAAGAATTAAAATTATATGAGTAAATCATCATATTTTCAATTTTCACCAAAATCTAGAAAACGAATAAACTTAATCCATCCGGATGTAAGTATCGATGATGTTAAACGCAGCCGTTCTGATTCACTTGAAGAACAAACTCTTCAAAATACAACCATTTTGAATTTTAATGGTAGCATGTATAATGCTAAAATAGTAGATGTAGATGAATCTAATATGATTCAGATTATTTTCAAATACAACAATCAATACAATAGGTGGAAATGTAAATTAAATCTAAAAAGTAATACAATATATGATGATAAATTAACAAATATATATTTAAAATCATTCATAAATACTGTTCAAATTGTGAAATGTTTTATATTTGACAAAAACAATTATTTATTGATTGATATTATTGACAAAGAAAGGTTGTCTTCTGCTGTAAATTTTATTCAAGAGAAAACGAATGAACTACAAAATGTTAATGGTAAAAATATGACATGCATTCAAAAAATGTGTGAAAAAACGGCAAATTGTATGTCTGAAGTAGTAACCAGTGACATTATAGATTACGATGAATATATTCGTGTAATACACAACTCAAAAGGTCGGTAAACTTATCATTTATTCCTGCGTTTTTGAACATTTTCCCCATGTTTCTCCGCACTTATATCCAATGCAATGAGGATATTCAGATGGGCAATTGTATTTTGTATCTTGTAAAACACCGTCCTGTCCGCAGCAAAGTGGATCTCCTGGCTTGGCGCCATTATCTGCGATACATTTCATTTTGGACTTTTTAGATTTTTTTTTATCTTCATCTTTTTCGTTTTCTTCATCTGGACAGTCTCCGTATAGGTGACAAGCAGAAAAAGAAGCATCTATCTCATTTTCTCCATTGTATAAATATACGTATCCATTTGTTGCTATATCCCACGGTAAAAATTTGTCAGGACTCTTATCACTCATAGTAATTAAATTTGTTAGGTTATCATATTCTTGGGAAATATCTGCATCTTCTACTATTTTTTTTACCTTTCTACCATCACATTTCACTAGAGCATCTGCGGTTTGAGGACAAATCCGATTTCCTTCATCATCTGTTATTTTATCATCTTCGGGACATTCGCACGTTGCCTTGTAAATTTGATGTTCTTTACCGTTTTTATCCGTGTATTTTCTCACCTCAACAAGAGTATACTCATCACTCTTGCATTTAATATCTCCGCCAAGACAATAACCAAAATATGTTTCTCCATCTGATGGTCTTATTATTTTCGCTACATCCATCTTTACATTCTTTCCGGTCATATCATAATCTTCCATATTTTCTTGAACTCCGAACAATTTACCTATCAAAACAGCGGTAATAGGGATTACAATAAATGCGGATATTATAAGAATCAGTAATATTCTGGCGTTTGTCTTTAATTTATTCATTTTTATATAGTATAATAAATTATTTTAATTTTTTCAATATTAGTATTTGAGATGATAAAATCTTATGGATGGCGTCATTTTGAGAGTTAATCTGTTGCCTTAATTTTGAAATTTCACTTGTCAGGCTTTCATTTTCTTTGATCAATAATTCCAATGACGTTGATTCAATGGCGTGTGAATTACTTTGTTGTAATATTATTTCACTATTATTTTTTGTTTCTGTGAACTGATTATCGGAAACAACAGTATTTGACTCATCAGAAGGTGTTGGCATATGTAGCTCACGATCTTTTAATTGTTCTTGAATAAGTGCTTCTAAATTATCCGCTTCAAGAGGACTATCTTGGGTGTTATCGCTAAAATCAAGTTCTTTGGGTTTCTTATGATTCAGGAGTGAATTGAATTCAGTTTGTTTTTTTTGAAATTCGTCATCGAACTTCTCTTTTCTCTTGTTTGAGATATCTTCTCGTGTTTCAACATTTTGTCTGCTATTTTGTATATCTTTTTTGATGTTTGCAATAATTATAGTTCTTATAGAATTATCTCCATTTGTTTGTAAAATATGAGTTTTAAAATTTTCGATGTTTGTTTCAAAGATTGATTTGACTCTTTCAAATTCAGAACTATCTAAATTTGTAAATATATTTTCTTTATTGCACAAATCCCACATGTTTTTTTTAAACGACGTCATGAAATTATCATACGAATCTTTGTTCATTATATTTTATTGAAATAAATAGTTCTGAATTGTTTAACTAAATTATCACGTATAATCTTTTTTTTAAAATAATCAATATTATGTTTTTTTGTCAGCAATGAAATAATAAAATATAGGGAATACATCCCGCACTCAGTATTGTGGATCTGGTGTTGAATATCTTTGTTATCGTCAATATTTAAAGTAATATTCATTCTTTTTGCCTGGGCTTTTATTTTTTCGCAGAGATTCTTGATTTCTTTGGGCGGTCCACTTCCAGCAGAGTCAAAATAAAACAACTTTTTGGATGGAATATCTAAAAACATGGATACCCAGTGCGAGCCATCTTGATAATGCTTGTCCAAATTGAATACCATGCCAACTTTTTTCACATTGTTTGACATATGTTTTTTTAAATCAAAATTGCACAATTCTGGCCAAACACACATGTCTCTGTTATTTGTATCAACAATATTCGCACTATCAAAATCAATTGGAGATGGACCTAAAAAGACAAAATCATCATATTTTTCTTCGTATTGTTTGAGAACATCTGATATCTCAATACTAGACAACCATTCTGTTGGGTTCGCTTTCCAAGAGTCCGGCATTTTTGGAACAAATAGTTCGTTTTTAAGTTTTTCTTTTTTTGCATTACTTGGAATAACACTGTCAATCCAACACATTTCATGATTGCAACTGTCGGACATTTTTTTCTTTATTTCATTCCATATATTCTCTTTTTTTCTTGTTCTTATCTGATGATCGGGATGTCTCTTGTTCCAAAATTGTTTCAACATTACTAACGTATCTAAATCTAAACAGCTTGATTTTTTGAAACTTTTATTTTTAGGATGACACTTCAATGAAGTGAATTTTTTCTTGTTTTTTTTATTTTTCAATGTCTTAGAAAGAAAGTTTTCCATAAACTAATATATCTCAATATTAAAAATTATTACAAGTTTTTCACATTGTATCTTGTATGATTGAAAAAAGTGTTTGGTGCTAAGTTGCATTTCTTATTATTAGTACCTTTTACTTCATATGGAAGTGAATATATATTTGGAAGTCTGTTATCTTGGTATTTTTTTTCCAAATAAAGATCTGATGTTTGATTTGGTGTGTAGTTTGGTCCATCTGATTTTGTAAGAGGACGAACCTGGTTCTTCAAAAGAGAATCTGTATCAATCTTATCTAAAAAATGGCTCACTGGTGCCCTTGCATTTCCAGGATAAAATGTTTCACGAGTGTCGTATCTATCATAAGACAAAAGTTTTTCAGAATCTTCGGAAACATAATTATTCACTAATGGAAAATCGGCAAGAGAATATTTTGTTGAAAGTGGGCGTGGATCAAAATTAGGCTGGAGAACATTGGATGGAAAATGTCTGTTGTTTATTTTTATGTTTAATTCATTATCATAATCGTAATTACACAAGTGTCTTTTACTCATTTATAATATAGTAAAATAAATTAAATACATGCAAAATATTATTATTAAGAAACGGAAATGTGTGGAATTTTTGGACTTCTTTTAAAAGAATCTTATAATATAGAAAGTGATACAAAAGACAAATATAAAATAAAACATCACTTTAAGTTTGGTGAAAAACGAGGTCCAGAATACTCGTCTATCAAAAATATAAATTCACAGATTATTTGGGGATTTCATCGTCTTTGCATCAACGGATTAAATGAGATATCAAATCAACCAATTAAAACGGACACTTGTATGATGATGTGCAATGGAGAAATATATAACTACAAAGAGTTAATTCAGCAATTTAGATTGAATGTAAAGACAAATAGTGATTGCGAAGTCATTGTTTTATTATATGAAATAGTTGGACCAACTTTTGTGAATTTGCTTGATGGTGTATTTTCGTTTATGATTTATGATTCTTCTAAAAATATTCTTATAATCGGTCGCGATCCATATGGCGTTCGCCCATTGTATATTTGTCATTACGAGAGTGGAAATATTGGGTTTGCATCTGATTTAATGCCGCTAATGTTTGATGAACAAATTTCACGCATGAATCAGTATGAACCTGGAACATATTGCATTTATGAACACAAACTTAACAAATATACACGAGTGCTTCAAGAACGTTATTTTTTCAATATATCATACATGAACGAATATCAAAAACCAGTTGAATATTACATGTTTCATATTGTAAAGGGATTAAAGGAAGCCGTGAGAAAACGCGTCGATAATTGCGAACGACAAGTTGCTTCCCTTTTATCTGGTGGTCTTGATAGTAGCCTTATTTCAGCACTTGTTTGTCAAGAATATTACAAAAAAACTGGTTTAAAATTAGAAACATACAGCATTGGATTGGAGGGGGGCGTAGATTTAAAATATTCAAAAATGGTTGGAGAACACATTCAAAGCAATCACACAACCATTTTGGTATCAGAAAAGGATTTTATTGACTCAATTGAAAATGTTATTTATGATATAGAAAGTTATGACACGACCACTGTTCGCGCTAGCGTGGGAAATTGGAATGTAGCGAAATACATAAAACAAAATAGTGAAGCAAAGGTCATATTTAATGGAGATGGTGCAGATGAACTTATGGGTGGTTATATGTATTTTCATTGTGCTCCCGACAATGACGAATTTCATAATGAAACATTGCGATTGTTATCAGATATAAGTAAGTTTGATGTTTTACGTTCTGATAAATCAATTTCAAGTCACGGATTGGAACCTAGAACCCCTTTTTTGGACAAAGAATTTACAAAGTTTTACATTAGTATTCCAATTGAATATCGTAATCACAATCAATATGGCGATTGTGAAAAATATTTAATTCGCAAATCGTTTGAAATATACTATCCGGAGCTACTTCCAAAAGAGGTGTTGTGGAGGAAAAAGGAGGCTTTTAGTGATGGGGTGAGTAGTAAAAAGAAAGCATGGTATCAAATAATACAAGAAAATGAAATTATTGCGAATACTTCAAGACAAGAAATTTACAACCACAATGAACCCGATACTTGTGAGAAACAATATTATAGAACAATATTCAACAAATATTATAACAAATGTGATGAACTAATACCATATTTTTGGATGCCAAAATTTATCAGAAATGTTACAGATGCTAGTGCTAGAACTCTAGATATCTACCAAAATAAAAAATAAACTTACTTCTATTTGGTAAGGAAACAAAAATTATTTAATAAGTTAAAAATATAAAGTGAATTTAATTCGTGTATTTTAAACGGGACGTTTGCCAAGACCTTTTTGTTTCTGTAAATACTTTTCAAATATTTATAGATCAATTTCTTGCTGAGTTTTCCGTAATTTTTATAATCCATGTTTTGTACAATTTCTTCCGGAGTGTAATAATATTTGTAGTTGTCGCATTCAATGAAAAAAAGTGTAATATTTGAAATGTTTTCTTCTTTGTAATCATAATGTTCATTATCTATAAAACATAGGTTTGAATCTTCATTTTCATAATATATACTTTTGTAGTTCAATAAAGGTTGTAATTTTTTTGTTCTTGTTTCTGAAAACACAACATGATCAAATATGGATGTATTGCGATTTTTGTCTTTTTTCTGTAAAATATACTCTTCAATAAAAAACAAAACCATTTTTACAAACCCTCTATTTTTGTTCTTTGTATACAAAATAAGAGAATGAATGATGTTTTTTTCTTTCAAGTCATGTATAAATTTAAGTATTTCAAATATTCTGGGGCGAAATGAATTTTTATATATTTTCAATAAGATATTTATGTCGTTTTGATTCATTTTACGAGAATATGTTTTTTCTATGATATTGATCATATAGATGACCTGTGAAAAATACCCTATGGTATTATCAAAATCTATTATAATTGATTTTTTCATAATAAAATTTTATACTTATATATTAAGGATAATTTAAGCATGTCTAAAAATTTGACTATACGGGAGAACAAAGAATTCCTTAAATATCACAATCAATCTATTCCGAAAACAATACATAAAATTAAAAAAAAAGCACTCAAGTTGATGCTAAAGACATTGTGTAAAACCAATTGTGATATAAATAACAACTACAAACATTTTTTATCTATATTACATAGGAAAAAGATGATATCTCCCAATAACAAATGCATACACTGCAATACATCAAAAATGTATATAAACCATAAAAAATGTTTTGACATGAAACAAACGAGAAATGTTTTCTTTCATTATCACTTTTGAATATAGTCCACAATTTTGATCAAGAGTTCTTCTTGATAGTTGATTTTCTGAAAGACAATTGATTTGTTCAGACCAAGTGTGAAAAGACGATTTCGGTTGTTTTTACATATGAGGTTGATATCATCGATTCCTGGTTGTACGTCTATTAAAATGCCGCCATTTGTCAATTTCAGATTCTCAATTTTTTTTAAATTAAACCATCTTATATATGAACCAATTTTGATTTCATCCATTTCGTCCACATATCTGTAATTTTTTAGAACTTTATGATATTTTAGCAACTCTTCTCTTGATAAATATAATTTTTGTAGGACGTTATTTTTCATTTCCTTAATTTTACTACTATTTAAATGTAGTAGATTTTTGCTGTCTAGTTCTTGGACAATCTGTTCCATTGTATGATCAATACTGTCATTTGTATTTTGAACGCTCTCTTCATTCATATATAACTATAAAGTTTAGTTATATATAAACTATTTTTTCAATAAGTTAAAACATATTTGCCGGGTATGGTCCGGAATCAAATGTTTCTATACCGCTCCCCTGCAAACCACCTCCAGACATGGACGATAGACCGGATAGTTCTTCAATAGAAGTTGTCTGCATTTGTGATGGTTGCATAGTCGGTTGCATATTATGAGACTGACCTGCACCGTTTACATTTTTGGGCTTTTTGTCTTTTTCTTCGCCTTCACCTTGTTCTTCGTCAAATGGTTCTTTTGTTAAACCAATCATTGATAGTAAGCGATCAAATAAAACATTCAGCTTCTCGCTAATCTTTGTATCTAGTGTAAACATTAAGAAAAGAAGTGGAAGCATGCCGGAAAGAAGGCTAAAGTTCTCGTATTTTACTTCTGAATATGTAGGAAAATATAAAACCAACTTGTGTATGAAAAAGAACGAAACCAATATAACCAATAATTGGACAATTACCTCAAAGACAAGTTCGCTAGTTGGTTTGAGTGGATTGCTAATAGGCATGTAAATCTTCATAAATTTTAACACAGCAAGTAGCGGTAAAACAGCAATTCCACAATATTGAACAAGATTCATAACTTGAGCCTTTTCTGTTGCAGAGAAAGATGTAATGTAGTCTATGAACGATTTGCTGTTGTCGCTACCACCAATTTGTTCACTCATTTTACTTTCATAATCATTGGATTCGTCGTCGTATTCACTCATAATTAATATAAGCAGAGAATAAAAATATATTTAAAAACATTCTTGTAGTAATTGTTAGAAACAGCTTGATTCAAAAATGTTGAAAAACATAATACAACAACAGAATATTCATCCCGAAAAACAATACTTAAACTTGATAGAGGAGTTGTTGCAAGAAGGTAACCTTGAAACAGGAAGAAACGGAAATACATATTGTAATATTGGAAGCGCTATGTATTTTTCACTAGAAAATAACACTATTCCTATACTTACTACTAAAAAGGTCGCTGTCAAAACATGTCTTAAAGAACTATTATGGTTTATTCGCGGAAATACAAATAACGAGTTATTGACCCAACAAGGTGTTCATATATGGGACGCAAATGCGAGTAAAGATTTTTTGAAATCAAGGAATCTAGATTATGAACAAGGTGACCTAGGTCCGGTTTACGGACATCAATGGAGATTCTTCAATGCCGAATATAAGGACTGTCATGAAAACTATAGTGGACAAGGAATAGATCAGTTACAATCTGTCATTAATGAACTGAAGGATCCCGAGAAAAGATTTTCAAGGCGTCATGTTATAAGTGCATGGAATCCATGCCAATTAGATGAAATGGCGCTTCCACCTTGTCATGTGTTATTTCAATTTCATGTTACTAGAAAAAACAAGTTATCTTGCACACTATACCAACGAAGTGGAGACGTTGGTTTAGGTGTTCCATTCAATATTTTCTCCTATTCCGCGCTAACATGTTTGATTGCAAAACATTGTGGTTTAGAACCTTACGAATTTATTTATTATTTGGGTAATACACATATATATGAAGAACATGTTGATAGTTTGAAAGAACAAATTAAGCGAACACCATTTGAGTTTCCCAAATTGAACATTAAAGAGGTTCGGGAAAATATTGATGATTATGAATTAGATGACTTTGTTATCACTGATTATAAATATCATGAAAAGATTAAAATGAAAATGAGTGCTTGATGTTTGAGCAAAAGAGATATTTTGAAAATATCATTTAAACAAAAAATATAATAAATAAATATTATGTCTGGTTCACGTGCTTTAGCTTCAGCAAGGCGTAGAAGAGCCGAGCCGCCGGCAAGTTCGTCCACAAGTGCTCCAACAAGTTTATCTTCAGTATCAAACAATAATATGACCTCAATTCGGGAAGAAAGTGCTACTCAAGCAAAGCCAAAAATGAGTCCAGCAATGATGTTGCTTTCTCACAACAAAATTATAGAAAATTTACAAACCGTCATTGAAAGTTTGAATACTAAAATTGAACAACAAGAAAAAGATATGAAAAAACTGATTGAAGATAGTATGAATGATTCAAAAGTGGATGATAGTAATTTAGAATACTACAAAAATAAAATTGTTGCGATCGATAATAGTTTAGAAGAAATAAAAAAACACACATTAAAGGTCCAGACATTTTCTATGGAAACTAACTTGCAATTAGTTGAAGTGAAAAAGAGATTAAATAAATATGAAAAGAAAGAACAAGACAACCAAGATAAGCAGCGCGAGCAGATTATTGAACATATTAATACAGTTTCTACAATTTTGACTAAAATCAATTATGAGGTTGAGCAAAGTAAGGAGGCACAGAATATACAAAATAACACACTTGTTGATATATTAGAAGGTATAAATAATAATGTTACTAGTGAAAATGTAATTGAAAGTGTGGTTGAGGAAGAAAACGCTGTTGAAGGAGACGAAGAAGAACCTATCGAGGAAGAACCAGTTGAAGAAGAATATGCTGACGAAGCTCACGAGGAAGAAGAGCCTGTTGAAGAACCTCACGAGGAAGAAGAGCATGTTGAAGAACCTCTCGAGGAAGAAGAAGAAGAGCCTGTTGAAGAACAAGAAGAGCTCGCTGACGAAGAGGGCGAACAGTCTACAAAACTGAATTTTTAATTTTTTAAATTCAATTGAAATAAAATTGATTTAAAATTCGTTCCATTATAATAACAATACAAATCAACCACAATGTTGTTTACTCTAGAAAAGAACAAGAAGGTTGCGACTCTTATTGAATTGTTCAAGGTTGTAAAAGGTTTGAACAATTTTTGTAAAATGTACTGTAAAGAAGATGAATTATTTATTCAAATTATGGATGATTCGCATGTGAGTTTGCTTGAAATAAAGATTAAAAAAGAATGGTTTTCGCAATATGAAAGTGAAAATGAAGTTATTTCGTTTAATTCTAAAATACTTACGACTATCATGGGATTACACACTTTAGATAGTATTGTTACATTCGAAACAAATGACGAATATTTGAATGTATCATTCAAACAAAAAGACAAAACCGAAAAATCATTTCAAGTAAACTTGATTGATTTGGATAGTGATTTGATGGAGTCACAGGACATTGAACACAGTCTGGAATTTACTATTCAGGCAAGAAAACTTGACCAATATTTCAATGAACTTCAAGCATTTGGTGATACACTAGAACTTATCCATTGTAATGACGCGATTTATATGCGTTCTCAAGGTGATGAAGGTAAATACATGTTGAAAATAACAGACGATTTATTGGACGACCTTATTGTAGAAGAAGAACTACGCTTAGTCTGTAAAGTTCCATTAAAGTATACAACACTTGTTTCAAAATTGTATTCTGTGTTCAAAAAGATCAACGTAAATGTAAGCGAAGATTCGCCGTTTACTCTAAAAATATTTCCGAACGAAGAAGATGAAAAGGACCTTTTGGAAGTGAAATTCTTCATTGCACCCAAAGTAGATGATGATGGTGAATTTGACTATTCAGAATTTGAAGAAGCCGCTCCAAAGAATGTAGAAGAAGAACTAGAAAATTATGAGAATGAAATTATTGAACCTTAAATACATTCAAATATAGATAGTTAAATATTTTACTAAATTAATTATGATAATTGAGATATTCATTATATTTTTTATTTTTACGGCATATTTCTTTTTTTATGTTGAATGCAAGATCAATAAAAATAATAAGATTTATGAATATGATAAAGAACTGACTCGTCAGAATATCAACAGTGAGATCATGTTAAAAATGCCATTTTATTTTGACGGTAGCCATCTGACTTCTCCATTAAATGTCAGCAACTATAAACTCATAAAAAAAGACAAACAAAATAATATTAAGGAATATAGTATGATGGGAAACGAACTCATGTTGTTGAAGCCATATATTAAGTGTGATTTTAAAAGTTCATTGTATGGCATCAAAAATGGTGGGCGATTAGGAGTTCATGCCAATACAGAGAGTGTTAATTATTATTTTGCGAAAGATGGAAGTGCAGAGTTGTTTTTGATTCACCCAAGATTTAAAGACAACTTTGAAACAGACAAATCTAACAAAAAAGAGTTGCAAGATTATATTGAAAACAATGAGCATTTCCATAAATTAGCATTTAATAAAGGAACAATTGTATATGTTCCAAATAATTGGATGGTTTACATCAAAAATGTAGAAAAAGAAAATTGTTATATTGAAAAAATATCATATTCGTCGTTAATTAATAAGTTTATGTGTCATTTCAAAAAAAACACTTAATAACAAGAGAAAAAACTAATAAATGTATACAAAAAATATATTGCTGTTAAAAAACTTTCGCGAAGATGTTGAAAATGTTGTTAAGAAGAACTTTATAAATGAACGAACGCCGTTTTACTTTGTCAGTACAATATTTCTTTTTTCTTCAATTGTATTGAGTTTCATGTCGGCTTTATATAGCAAGGAGAATTTTTCCGATTTTTTCCCAAACGAAGGAAAATATTACAATAAAGTTATTCACGATAATACAGTCGTGGATAAGATTTGTTGGTATTTTTCTCAAATTACACATCACACCATTATTCTATTGTTTTTTTATTTTTTCTTGGCTCTAATCAACAAAAAGTCAGAAGCTTACTTCAAAATGGTGGCCCCGCTAGCAATGACCATTAGCGCGCTATATTTCTATTTTTTATTTCCAAAACAACGTCTCAGTTTACACCAATTGCCATATTATAATTTTTTTTCTCATTTTATGATTATTTTCTTGGTATTTGGAGAGTTAATCTATATTAATAATTATACATTTGAAGAAACAACACATTGTTTTATCTTTATATTGACATGCTTGTGTGCAATTTTTATCAATTATTCGTTGCGAGGCGTTTGGTCTTATAATTTGGTTAAATTGGACCGTTTGAGTGGCTGGACACTTGTATCAAAGACGACCATCATAATGTATTTTTTTAGTTTTGTCTTTTATTTGTCAAAATCACTCTTCAAAAAAGACAACAATCAATATAAAATTTTCATAAACTCTTTGATGAAAAGCAAAATGTTTTTTACCGGACTTTTTGGTTTAATACTTTTTAACATATTTCTTTACGTTGACAAGAAGTCAAATAAGGCAATGGATATAAACACATCTAGACAAGAGAGAGTATAACTTGTTTATAACATGGTATTCTCTAGTCTTAAAGTGATGAGCATTTGCCTTACAGCAATGGCTATGAAAAGTGTTGATGGATTTAAGCTTACAGCCATGACTTCATTGAAACCAAAAACAAGCACATTTACTTTTAACGGAGATATTGAGCCGCTTGGATTTTTTGATCCTTTGCAGATTACTCAAAATAGTGATGAATCTACACTGAAGTATTTGCGAGAATCCGAGCTACATCATGGTCGCATCTCTATGATTGCTAGCCTCATGTTGCCAGCAATTGATCATTTTACACCTGATTCACAAGATTTGGCGATTAACTATTTCAGTAAGAATCATGGCGAGTTCAACATGTTGGGACTAGCGTACATGTCAATTTTTGAACTAGCTCGTATGTTGACCCTATATAAGTCTCCAAATGAACGGTTGTTTGAACTAAAAGATAATGTTCAGCCGGGGATGCTCAACACATATGTGCCATTTGATGAAAATATGTCAAATATCGAATTGTCAAATGGTCGTCTTGCAATGATTGGCGCTCTCGGTTATATTGCGCAAGAACTAATTACTCAGCAAAAAATTATCAGTTAACACAGAAACAATGTTAAAATTTTATTTTCCAATGAATAAAATTGATTAGTCGTTTAAATACATTTCTATTGATAACAACATGTCAATAGCAATGCATAACATTCCAGGACAATTAAAAGAATCCATTATATTGAATTCTATTATTTTACAAAAATGTTTAAATGGATGGAATGAAATCCATTTACAATTGAAAAATTCAAAAACTTTTCTCAAACAAACAAACTATGTATTTGATAAAACGCTGAAATATGAAAACGCAATTAGAATACCTTGTATTTGTTTGTATGACGTATTTTCTATGGATGAAAATGGAAATTATTTCGATGACATGTGCGATGAAATAATGTATTGGTAAATAATATGTATTTATAGTCTAATGAAATGTTTTGTTTTAAAGTCAATTATTTTGGGTGACTGTGGGGTTGGAAAGACAACAATGTTATATAAGTATTACACCGGCAATTTCAATTACGATAATCAAAGCACCGTTGGTGTTAATTTTGTGTCAAAATATATAAAAAATATACAACAAGATGTTGCGGATTTAATAAAATTGCAAATATGGGACACTGCTGGACAGGAAAGATTCCGTTCAATCATTCGTTCTTATTATCATAATGTGTGTGGATGTATCATTGCTTATGATATTACAAAGAAAAATACTTTTGATAACTCATCATATTGGATGGATGAAGTAAGAAAAAATAATGAAGATGTAGTTTTGATTTTGGTAGGAACCAAAAATGATTTAGAAGAGAAAAGAGAAGTTAGTTATGAAGAGGGTGTAAAACTGTCAAATTATTATAATATTCCATTTTTCGAAATCAGTTCAAAGGAATGCGTTGATCATGTTTTTCATAAAATAGTAGAAATGGTCATTCATAAAATTAGTAAAACTGGCGACAACCCGGAAATGATGCAGCCAAGAGGAGTGGTAGAAATTAATGATAATATTAATACTAATCCACAAGGAACCACACGTTTAAACATTGTAAAAACCACCCTCTCTAACTTGTTGTGTTGTAATAATTAACATCAACCATATAAACATCTGATAATATATTATCATATGTATAAGTTTATCAGCAACGATAACATATATCAGGATTATGAAATTGTAGAAACACAGACATTTCAAAAAATAGCCTTGTTTGAAAATAATTCAATTATAGAAACATCAAAATTATTTTCAAATGATACATTTGATTACAAAGAAGGGAAAATAGAGATTATACATTCTCATGTTAGGTCTTGTAAACATATTCCTGGCGTGATTTCCCTAAACATCAGTTTCGGAAAATACAAAGACAAATTGTTATATTTGTGCAAACCAGATGACAAACGGATACCATTTTTTTTAGTTCCATACAAACTTCCCTACAGCTTTGATAAATCCGTCAAAAAGATTTACATTACATTTAAATATGAATCATGGGATGAAAATATGCCACGAGGTTCAATGTTACAAAATTTTGGAAATATTGAAGACGTGAACAATTATTATGAATATATTTTGTATTGCAAGTCTCTAAATGTTTCAATACAACCTTTTACAAAAATAGCACGAAAAAGACTGGAAAACAAGACAACAGAGCAAATCATTCAAAATATTCAAAATTTGTACAACATTGAACAAATAACAAAAAAAGACGAGTTTATATTTACACTTGATTCAAATATATCAAACGATCATGATGACGCAATTTCCTATAACTTTAAGGAACACAAAATTACTGTTTATATTTCGAATGTATCGTTGGTGATGGAATATTTGGATTTGTGGGATTCATTTACAGATCGCATTTCGACGATTTACCTTCCAGATAAGAAACGACCAATGATTCCGCCAGTTCTCACAGAAACATTATTGAGTTTGGATGAAAAAGAGAGACGATTATGTTATGCATTGGAAATTTTTTTTGATGAAGACAATAGCATTAAAAGACAAAATTTGAAACTATACGTAGCCTACATTAGTAAGAATTACTCTCACGACCAAAAGGATATCTATGAATCTAATAAATATTACAAGAAAATATCAGAAATACTGAAAATTCGCAACTCAAAAGACATTGTTACTCATTTAATGATTCATTTCAACAAATATCTGGCAGATTATTTATTTTCCAAGAATATTGGAATTTATCGCCATTATCATGGAATGGATACTGATAAGATAATGAAATTTGATGAAGAATCTACTACAACAACTATAGAAAAATCTAAGATACCCAAAGCTATTTTGTTTCATATTTCAAATTTCAAGACACATTCTTCAAGATATTGTTTGTTACAAAATGATGGTGAATCTACCCACGAAACAAACTCATTATATTTACAAGCATCTTCGCCAATAAGAAGAATTGTAGATATCATCAATAATATTGCGTTGCTGAAATCATTACTGTCAACCAGTGAATATTTTCATAAAGCAGATAAATTTTATCGGCACTGGACGAGTCCCGAACAATTAGAATACATTAACATTTCATCAAGAACCATTCGAAAGGTTCAATCAAAGTGTAAAATATATGCGCAGTATTTGCACAACAGGGAAAACAATATTACTCAAAATTATGAAGGATATGTATTTGATAAACTAGAGAAATATGACGGAAAGTATCAATACATGGTTTATTTGCCGTCACTCAAACTAACAACTTACATTACGGTTCTACAAGACCTAGAAAATTACAGTTGTCATTTGTTCCAACTATTTGTCTTTATGAATCAAGAGCAAGATAAAAATAAAATCAAACTTCAACTATGTTATGTATCTAAAAACAACGATTTGATATAAATGTCGTTGGTATCAAATGATGTTCTCAAATAATTCAGAAATAATAAGAATTCGTATTTTTGTTCATCAACATTTTTAACCTTGTAAATATTATTCAGTTTTTCTTTAATGAAACTATTGTACAAACGATGACTTGTATGATATATTATTTCATCTTTATTTGGACTGTTATTGTAAATACTTTCTCTGTAAGAAATAGATGGTAAAACATAAATATTGTTGCTACAGCCAACATCAAAATGAATAGTTTCAAATAAGGAGTGTTCGTGAAATTCTTTCGGAATCAAGTGATGGTCTTCAATAAGACCTTTTTTATGGTAAGAGTATTTTATTTTTCTGCGCGCTTTTGTTCCATATCTTAAAGGATCACTATTTTTATCATACTGAAGTGCAGAATATGAACCATTTATTTGAACTATTCCATTTATATTCTTAGTAATTGAATAATAATAACTGTTTTTGATGCTGAACAAAGTGGCGAAATATAGTTTGGGTATTTTCATAACATTTACTCTAATGTAATATTATTTTTGAATAAATTTATATTCCCTCAATTGACTTTCTTTTATTGTATAACATCACAAGAATTTCTTCTTTGATGTTGTTCAATACCTCATCACCATCTCGGTTCTGTAAATACTTTTGAAAAGAATCAATAATACTTGGATACTTCTCTTTGTATTCATCATACCAATTTTCCAAAACAAATTCATTATAGTCATACAAGTCATCTATCTGCAATTTTTTATCCTGTATTTGCCACGAATTATCTTTATAGACCATGAGATATTTCCCCTTGATATTTGACAAATAAATATTCATATTTTCTGGTTTATTAGCATTGAAATGGACTTTTTCTATGAGCGATTTTACGCATTTATTACAATCTTTTATACAACTTATATAATCTGTTGGTGTAAGATGACTGTAATCCGTATCTGGATGGTTCAAAACTTGAATATTAATAGTGTTGTTGGTGTTTTGAATGTTTCCTTGGTTGATATTTTGAATCTGAAGTTTATTTGTTAATTTGTCTATTTGTTTCTGCATCATTTCCATTTTTTTATCTCTCAATGCAAGTTGTGTATCCATTTGTTTGTCTTTTAATGCGAGCTGCTTATCCTTTTCATTCAACAAGCGTGCAAGTTCTTGGAAATCTTCATCCTTATTTTTCTTACAGGTATATTTGATGTGTTTACACAAAGACGAATGATGCTTAAAATTTTTGTCGCAATATTTACATTCATATGTTTTAATATCTTCTGGTGAATTTGGGCTAATTTCGGCTAATTTTGGGCTAATTTTGGCTAATTTTTGGCTAATTTCGGCTAATTTTGGGCTAATTTTGGCTAATTTTTGATGCTTTTTTGTCTTCAAATGTCTGTCAAAATTTCCTTTCACTTTCGCATCATAATCGCAGTGACTACAATAATATTTACTCATATATGAAATAGTGAATATTATTTTTAAATGATTTTTGTTCCTTTTTTGTTCCTTTTGGAACAAATTTGTTCCTTTTTGTTCCTTTTTTTGTTCCAAAAGGAACAAATTTGTTCCTTTTTATTTTTTTACAAAAAAATGTTATTTATATGGTAATGATATTCAAATGAAGAAATATAAGATTTGTTACCATAAATAAAAAAGGAACAAAAAAATTAGCCGTAAAAACAGAAAATAAAAACTTTTTGGAGGGGGGGGGGGAGAAGGAAAACAAAATTCTAAAAAAATAAAAAAAAATAAAAAATGAAAAAGTGAATATTTATATTTGAGATAAAATTGAATCCAACCAAATTTAAATTAAAAGAGTAAACATATAAAGTATTATGAACGAACTCGCACAACAGTTTCAGTGTAGTTTGGATGAAATTTTTGGAGAAAAGCGTGTGAAGATCCGCATCATTCATGATGACAAGGATATTTGTATAAATTCCAACGAAAGAGAAATTTTATATGCTATTCAAGAACAACAGCAAACAATGCATGAGTTAAATTGGTCTTTTTCAGAAAGATTTCTTACGAAAGCATTGATAATATCATTCAATAAAAATCCGGTTCCACAATTTCAAGGCATTTCTGAGATTTATAAAAAGTATTTTATTAAAAGAATTCAACTTATTATTGATAAATTTGATAAAATGAACATTGAAAATATTAAGGAAAATTCTCAATATGAAACAGTAAAAACATTATATCAATCGACAATTAGTGGAAAAAATGTAGATTTTGAAAAATATAAAAACATCAGAGAAATATTTGAAAGTATTCGTTATTTACAAGAATCTTAATCAAATAATATTTATTTAAAGACAAACAAAAGAGACTATAAATATGGATAAAAGTAATTTAGAAAATAAATTCAATATGTCATGTATGCTTGTCAAAACGTTAGTGAAACCACCAAGTGACAAGGACCTTTTATATTTATATGGAATGTACAAACAGGCAACTATTGGTAATTGCAATGTAGAAGAGCCATCAAGATTCAGTGTAAAGTCGCACGCCAAGTGGGAAGCTTGGAACATGAATAAGGATATTGAAAAATCAGTTGCAATGGCATTTTATATTGGAAAAGTGGATGAAATATTTGCGACTTTATCAAAATAAACCAACACGCAACAAAACTCAAACATACATGGATTTGTTAGAAACAATACTCTTTTGAAGCTTGCGCTGGATATTATTTATTTTTTCTAGGAATGAATAATTATTATCATTTTCACCAAACACAACCAATTCATTACACATATTAACCAATTTCATACAACATTTGATGAAGTCACCTGTAAAAATGTCCAGTTCACTTGTTAGCTGATGAAAGAAAAAGCGAGTATCATCAATTGTTTCAATATTATTGAACCATTTTTCAATGTAACCAATCAAATCATATTGAATATTAAATTTGTTTGTAATGTATAACTCTGATGGAAGTTCTTTGTCTTTATAATAGTTCAGTCGTTCTTCAATAAAAGCAAATTCTTTTTTCATAATGTTTGGATAATGTGTTTTGTAATCGTCTTTAACTTTTAATTCATAAAACGCGGATAACAAGCAAACAATTTGTGTTTCGCTATATTTTTCAAATTTGTCACAATGACCATATAGATCGCAGAACACTAAACATGGCAGTTCATGAATATATGATGCATTCAATCCCATCGGCGTCGCTTCCATGTGTTCATTTACAAACCCATTCATTTTTAAAATATCAAACAGCACATTGATTTGCGTTTCAACGTATGTAGACGCGTAATTGAGTATATTTTCTTCTTTTTTTAATAGTTCTACGAGTTCTTTATAATTCTGATATGAATTATATTTAGAGAAATTGTCAGCTGATTCAATTGTTTGAATTTCTTTTTTAATCTTCTTTTTCTCTTTGTTGCTTACAAGTGCGTATTTGTCCTTTAAGCAATCATATTTTTGAAAAAAACCAATAGTGTTTGTATCAAGTAAAGTATCAAACTGGGAAATTTTTTCATGAAAAGAAATAATCTCTTTTTGCGAATGGTGAATCTGATTCACAATATCTGTATTCATGAGAGATTTTTGAATCATTTCTACAAAATCGCGTTTGTTCAGATTCTCAAGATAATTCAAAATCAAATTGTATGTAATTCGGAACTTAGAAGTCAACACTTTGGGTTTATTGTGAAACAGAGAGTAATATTCTGACTCACCCAGTGGCTGATAATTATTCGTCAGCAAAATGACGTGTCCAATTTTATCAATATTGCGTCGCCCAGCCCGACCCGCCATCTGAATGAATTCGTGGCTTTGAAGAAGTCGCATTTGATTTCCATCATGTTTAAAAAGTGAATTAAAAATCACAGTTCTTGTCGGCATATTCAAACCAATTGCAAAGGTTTCAGTAGCAATCAGAACTTTGATATATTTTTGCTCATACATCATCTCAATAATCTCTCTGAAAACTGGCAACATTCCGGCATGATGAATACCAATGCCTTTTTCCAACAATTCAATATAAAATTCGCATTCGGGTAGGTTGACATATTCTTTCCAGTTTTCCAGTTTATGAACAAGCATCTTTGTGAAAATTGGACGGATCATGTAATCTTTTTCATCTGGTAAAAATAAATCCACAAAAATCTGTTTTGATATGTTTTCAACTTGCTTTCTTGAAAATACAAATAGTAAACAAGGAAACATGTCATTATGTTTCAAATGTTCGAGACATTCATTGATAACAAATTTGTCATGAACTCGGAATTTGTCCTTTGTAAGTTCAGTGGTACATTTTTTGGTAAGTGACAGATGATTGTAGTGATAATTACTTCCTTCCTTAATCTTGTTTAGTTTACAATTTGTCTTTTTGATAAACATCTCTTTCTTTTTTTTGTCTTTGATATTCTTGATATATTTGTCGGGCAAAGCAAAAAATTCATAAAATACAAGAGGAACAACGCGTTTGTCACTACTACAAATTGTCACTTCTTTGTTTGTAATCGTAGAAATCCAATTTGCAAAGTGTTCTTTCTTTCCAATGGTGGCAGACAGCATCACAAAAGGCACGTGATCCGGAAGTAAAATAATGGTCTGTTCCCATACTGTTCCGCGGTCAACATCATCAATATAGTGGACTTCATCAAACACAACACTACCCAGTTCATTTTCCAAGTCAATGTTGAAATCCAAATACAACCCTTTATTTTTGGTCTTGAAACAATGATTCTGAAGAATTTCAGTAGTAACAATCAATAAATCAGCAGTTGGATTATGTTTAATATCGCCAGTTAAAATGCCGACTTCAATATCAGGAAATTTCGCGGAAAATTCCTTGTATTTTTGATTACTCAATGCCTTGATTGGAGAAGTATAGATTACTTTTTTCCCTTTGACCTTGATATTGTAATATATAGAAAATTCGGCTGGTAATGTTTTACCAGACCCTGTATGTGCCGTTACCAAAACATGTTTGTCTTTAACAATCGACAAACATGCTTCAGTTTGAAAATCACTTAACTCAAAATTGTTATTTGTATGAGTCTTAAAGTTCTGGATTTCTTCCATGTTATATGTATATAGGTTTAAAGCTTTATGTATTTTTAACATATATACAGTAAGGTTTGTCTTTTATTTATCATGTTGATTCAAAACAAATATAAACTGATAGAACAAATTGGATCAGGTTCTTTCTCAAATGTTTACAAAGCGAAACATCATTCAAAAGACAATTTTGTTGCAATCAAATTTGACCATGACGAACATTCCAAAATGCTGATTCAAAACGAAATCAATGTTTATTTGACTCTTTTGAAGAAAGATTCTACGAGTTTTATCAATATTAAATCATTTGGAGTTATTGATAAACGTAACTATATTGTTATGGATTATATATCGTGTAATTTGGAAACTTATGTGAAGCAAGGTAAAGAAAATAAACCATCGCAATTTACACCACTGTTTGTCTTTGAAAAACTGACAACTGTAGTGTCAAAATTACACAACTGTGGATATGTGCATCGCGATTTAAAGCCCGACAATATTTTGGTAAAAAACAATGAAATTTGTTTAATTGATTTGGGTTTTTCTACAAAAATAAGCGATAAAGTTTACAATACAAGAATTGGAAGTATTTTATTTTCAAGTTACAACACACATCTTGAAAAATACAATTATCGTAAAAAAGATGATATTGTTTCTTGTTTTTATATTGTATGTTATTTGTTTGGAAAAAGAGAATTACCATGGAATAATTTAAACATGAACTGTGAAAGTGAAGACAAAATATTATACCATCTTAAAAAATATACTGATTACAAAATGTATTATAAAGACAAAAACATCACAATATTGCTGAAAGAAAAATTAAGATGTTGTTGAAACATTATGTTTGACTGTCATTTGAATTGAAAAAGAGAAATCCATTCCGTTCAAATTAACAGTGCGTCCAAATTCGTCAATAACCTTTACATGCAATCTATCAATATTGACTGGACCGAAAAAATATCGTGGTTCGCCATAAACAGTAAAATCATTTTGCGATTGGACACTGAACGCACCAGCTTTCAATGATATTCTGCCTAAAATATTATCACTCAATAGGCTTGTTTCACTATTCGAGAAAAAGTTTACGTTGGATGAAGTATTAAAGTCATCGACTAGTAAGTAAACATAACGAGGACCAATAACGTCTAATTGCCCCTCACTTGTATAAGATGTTGAGCCAGTATATAGTGAATCACGAAATCCAAGCATCCACCCCATTCGCTGATAATGACTAATTGATGAATCTACATTATAATACTTTTCTATTTTATCATCGTCGGAATCGATAATGTGTGAAGCATTGTAATTGTAATCTCCTTCTAATATTTTAGATGCTCTGAAATTTAGTTCTAGGTCAGTTATGACTATGGAGTTTGTAGTATCTCCACTGTATTCTATTGTCAGTGTTCCAGTGCCGTCTCCCACTCCACCATCATTATCAAAATCTAGATCGTGACTTATTGTTAATGGTAATCCCTCTGTATCAATCACAGTTTGCATATTTGTTATCAATGTGTCTTGGTAGTAATTGCCTGGAGTAATATAGAAATAAATATATTTTTCATAAGAAATATTCGCATTTGTACTATAATTAAACGTATATTTCAACCACATGTAATTATTTTCAAATTCTTCCTGAAAAGGATAGAATGTAGCAGGAAACTCTACGTCGGAAAGTCGCAGTTCTGTGACATTATTGATAATATAAGGCAAATTAATATCAAAATCGGTTGAAGTAGAAGCCAAATAATTTGAGCGAAATCGTGTATCAACTGTCAATAACTTTGTAACCGTCTCTCGAAAAACATTAATATTGTTTTCTATGATTTTCATATTTTGAGAATTTTTGATATTTTCATCACGCTCTGTATAAATTTCTAATAGTTTTTGGGCTTCAGTCATATTATTATTTGCGTTTTCATCCCCGAAAAGAGAACTCCTGATTTCTTTGAAAAAATCAACTAATTTGAAATTGTTACTTTTTTCGAAAAATTCAACATATTTGTTAATTTTTTCGTTTGCATCTATCTTAAGTGATTCGTAATTCTCATGATCATCTATTTTTATTTCCAATAATGCAAATATATCGTCTGCCGTATAATCACTTATTTTAGTATTAATATTATTGAACAGAAGTGTTTGATTGGACAAAGGGTTTTGATTATCTTGTCCAGAATCTGAAACAATATTTTCATTATATTCCTGATTTACTGAGTTCATAATATATTTTATGAATATTCTATTTAAATATTTTAGAATATTACTTATGTATGTCTAATTTTTCAGAAATTGATCAGCTATTTGAAAAAATAAAAAAGGTTATTGCTTGTGATAAAGAAAACGAAGAATTTACAATGCTACTTAAAAAGTATCACGAGAGGCTTCAAAGTTCTAAATTAAAAATAACAGAACAAGAAATTTTACAGAATTTTGAGAGAAATCATAGCATTTACTACAATAAAACAAGTCAACTTTATTATAATTACATTGGCGATAATTTTGTCTCTATGAATGAAGACAATTTATTGTTTCTAGTATTAGAATATCTTAGTAATAATATTCCAGGAATTGATATAAATCAAAAAAACAGTTTTAAAAACAAGATAATCAAGCAAATAAAAGACAATAATATTTATGAATCAATTCCCGATTCAAATACCATTCAGAGCACTTTGTCATTATTGAATGACACGTTTTTTCATAAGAAAACATACAGTAAATGTTTCCTCATCACTATTGGACGAATTATTTTGCAGAAAAAGACTAACAATGATTTTCTTGTTTTTACTCGTGTAAATATGAAAAGTTTTTTGAACGAGTTAAACAAAAATATATCTATTTATTTTTGCAATACCAATTTATTCAATTATTTTAAATTTAAATTTACACAAGATCATCACAATACAAAATTCAAAAAATATGTTATTCCGTGTTCAAAAATTAACAGCAACAACATTAAAATAAGTGAGCAACAATATATAAATATGATTGTCGTATCAATTTATTACTATAATAGATACAATAATATTGATACTTATCTTATTTCTGAAATTGTTTTACGTGAAATAAGAGAAAATATACACTATCTTGATGTAGATAAGGAGAAAATAATTAAACAATTCACCGAAGAACACATTATCAAAGAAGATAAACAGTCTATACAACAAAAGCAATTAATATTTTTGTGGAAGAAATTTACTTATGAAAAGGATATTTTTGTACATAGTTTCGCAAGTTATAATGAATTTTTGTCATCTTTATTTTCGTTTCTAGATTGTGATTATGATAAAGAAAACAACAACAATAATTTGAATGGATATTATAGCTTTGATTTGCCATATGTAGATGATTTTAAAACTTTCTGGAATGAGAATTTTGAAAGTTGTAAAAAAGAAACAAATCTTGAATTGAATGAAATTTTATTTTTGTATAACAAACATGGTAAAAACAAAAAAAACAACCTGAATGAGCCTCTCATCAAGCTCATTATACAGTGTTTTTATTCACAATATGAAATTATTGACAACAAAATAATAAATGGAGTCAAATGCAAATTGTGGGATAAACAAAAGGAAATAGATTTATTTATAAAAAAGAATAACATTAACATTGAAGATAATTTGAATACAAACTACAAAAAATATGTATCGACAACAAAATCTGAATATAGAATCAGTAAGGTGTATTTTCAAAATTATATAGATAATCTTTTGAGCATAAAAGAAGAGTTGTAATAAAATTGAACTTGAATGTTTTTATTTTTGTAAACTAACCAAAATCAATAAAATGTCAACTGAAATGGAAACATGGAAAGATTATTCGAAATATGTGATTGGTCGTGGATATGGAAAAACAGAAAATGGAATATCTTTATCTTTACTCAAAAGTGCTCTACAAAAATACATAAGACGCAGTGAAATTGAAAAAGCAATAAAGTGTTTACGCGAAATAAATACTTTACTATTCCTTGAAAATGCAGATGAAAATCAGTGTATGTTTTTTCGTTTACAAAACAAACAAAATACACTAACACAGAAAGTAATTAATCAGTTTGGTAAAGCCCAAAGAACAAATGCGGCAAATCGTCTACTTGTAATGTTGTCGGAAGAAGTTAATATTCATGATCATCCACTCATTCCTGTATATGTATGGAAATTATACAATTTATTTATCAAAAACAGAAACACGCCAGAATCTATTTATCACTTGGAGTCAATAGCAGTAATTTTATCAAACGCCAAAAAAGGTCGTATAATTAGCTACTTAAAAAGCGCATTCAATCTGCCACCATTTTATGTAAAGGAAAGTAAACGAGAACAATACAACAATTTTCATTCGGAGAATGTATTGACAAAATTTACAGATATTGAACGGAGAAGTTCTTCAGAAGTTTACAATTTTGAAACATTTATTATCTGCTTTGAATCAAACCAGGTTGAAAAAGTATTTCGTTGTATTGGTAAAATGTGTGAAAACAAAAATCAATCCGAAATAAAAAAACTGTTCAAAAATATTTGGAATCATTTACTTGAAAATACAGATAATGTTAGTATTTCTGCTTTATATGAAATATATAACAAAATGAATCACAACGAAAAACCATTATATTTGTATCATGCTCTTCTGTTAAAAATGAATTATGAAAAAATGAATTGGGATGCAGATTGTTCACATTTTTCGAATACAATTATACCGTCTTGTAGTGAATTCGTGGAAATAAACGACAATTACATCAAAGACCATCACGTTTGTGGTTCTAAAAATTTAAAAAGTTACATAAAACTTTTGAAAGAGAGTTTCTATGTCCCAGAACACAATATAAATCGTCAATTTATAATGCCTTTTTATGAGGAACTATATAGATATGTAAAACTATCTATTGGTCATTTTGAAGAAAACAAAACTTTTCCGTCGGAAGAACAAATATCATCATATTTACAAATATATTTTGGCGATAATTCATAAGACACAAAACTGTTATCAATAAACTATGCGTTAAGTAATGTTTGGTATTGGAGCTAGTCCTAGTTTAATTGCTCCCAAAGATGCAACATTATATTTTACAATAAGGGGCAAATCATTTGCAAGATATATCTCAATTTGATTGCAAAGATTTGTACACTTAATAAAATAATTTAGATTTTTTAATGAGAATTCGCCTTGAATAATACTATTATTTTTTTGAATAAATCCCATACCATCACTTTCAGAGCGTATAATTTCAGCATTTGCGAATGGACCATCACATTTGAAGATCAATTGATTATTCACAGACTTGATCTCGAGGCGCTCTGAAATATTATTCAGGTCGCGAATAATCTTTTGGAAGTCACCTGACGGCATATTAATAATAGAACTAAACGCAACATCCGGAACGGTAAGTTCATCTTGTTCCGCTTCAATAAGCTTCAACTTTTGAATTTTGCATTGCTTGATGTGTTTGTTTTCAAATTTTAAATTTAAATATTCTACAATTCCATCATTGTAATCTTTTTCCTCAATATAAATGCTAAGAGTTTCTTCATTATCAATAGAGTTAATTAATTTGAACAAATGCAACATGTTGACACCAACAATGATTTTTTCTTTGTTGCACTGATAGTATTCAAAGTTTTCTGCTTGTAAGTGCATATGAACCAAAATCGTCTGTGACTTGTCCATATTTATAATCCGGATTCCATCTTTTTGAAATGTTATATTTGTTTCCAATAATATATCTTTCAGTGCAACCATAAGAGTTCGAAATGGTGCTATCTGAACAGTCTTGATCATGACGACATATTGCTCATTATTCATAACAAAAATATATACTTATAAATGAAAGAACCTTTAAGTATATATTTTTCAGTTTATATATATATACAATGACTCCAGGCATTGAAAACAGAATTCAAAAACTAATTGCATTTGATACGATACGTAAACTCAAAATACTAGAAATATTTCAATATAACTTTATTGGATTTGTTTTGATTACTATTTTAGCCTATTTTTCCAACAAGTATTTTTTCCAAAAGACATACCGCCATCTTCTGGACAAGCACAAGACCAATAAAAATCAAGACAAATCTTATTTAGGATTTTTCATTCTCTGTACCATAACCATGCTAGAATCATTTCTCATCTTGATTACGCTGTTCTACATCAGAAGGACTTTATTGATTATACCTTCATTGAGTTCAAAAATAAATAAAAATTTCAAACCTTACACTACATTTGATTCAGTTGTTCAAACAGCTATAATATTTTTGTTTCTTCAATTTTTATCTGGATACAGAGGAAAAATGGATTTGATTTTAGATTATGAATTTGAAAAACACTATTAAAAATCAAATGAACTCATTTCAAATGCATCGCTTTTACCACTTTTCGTTGCTAATGCATAATCACTGACACGCGATTCAAAGAAGTTAGTTTTTCTTTCCAGAGAAATCATCTCCATAAAGTCAAACGGATTTGCAACATTGTAAATTTTTTCGTTTCCAAGTTGAACCGCAAGGCGATCTCCCATAAATTCAATGTATTGTCCCATCATATTAGAGTTCATTCCGAGTAGGCGGCACGGAAGCGCGTCGCAAATAAACTCCTTTTCAATTTCAACCGCCTCGCTAATAATCTCCTTGATCTTCTTCTTGGGGAGTTTCTTTTCTAGTTTATTGTAAAGTAGAACCGCAAATTCTGTATGAAGCGCTTCATCTCTCGAAATGAGTTCATTGCTGAATGTCAACCCTGGCATCAAGCCACGTTTCTTTAGCCAAAAAATAGAACAAAAACTTCCACTGAAAAATATACCCTCTACACATGCAAACGCAACCAAGCGAGTAGCAAAACTTGACCGTTTGTCATCAATCCATTTTGTAGCCCATTTAGCTTTTTTTTCAATACATTCAAACTCGTTGATTGCATTGAATAGTTTGTCTTTTTCTGCTTTATTTTTAATGTAAGTATCAATCAACAAACTGTAGGTTTCAGAATGAATATTTTCCATTGCAATCTGAAACCCGTAAAATGCCCGCGCTTCAGCTAATTGAACTTCTGTCATAAATCTTACACCAAGATTTTCCAAAACAATCCCGTCAGATGCAGCAAAGAAAGCCAAAACCATTTGTATGAAGTGTCTCTCATTATCTGTAAGATTATTCCAATGTTCAAGATCTTTAGAAAGGTCTATTTCTTCCGCCCTCCAAAAACAATCCATTTGTTTCTTGTACATTTTCCAAATTGAGTCGTCTTGAATTGGAAACATTACAAATCTGTTATCATCCTCGGTAAGAAGTGGCTCATTGTTTATTTTAGACATTTTGACAGAACGGGTCTTCTAAATAATATAGGGCAAGATTTTTTTATATCTAAATCCTTGATTTAAAATACGAGCATATAATAACAACACTATGGAAGAATCAAAAACCAATATGAAAGACAATAACAAATTGAAAATGATACAAGACTTGTTGAAAAAACAAATTTTGAGTAACGAAAAAAAAATTGTTGTTTCGAATATTTTGACTTATCTAGAACATCAGCAAATGGTGAATGAAGACGACGTATATTTACAAAATGAAATTGATATATTGTACGAATGTATTTTATGAATATGAAGAAAATTTTGTATATATCTATATTATAGATGGTCAGAAGTAAAATTCAAAAGGATCTCATGAAAATGTTGAAAAATGTCAAAAAAGTGGGCGCCAAATCCGCGAAATCGACAGTTACTTTATACGCAGTTTTAGTATTAGCGGTGATAAATTTGTTTGTACTTATCAATAAGCAAGATAATGAATCATTGTTTTTGTTTTTAGTGATATCGGCAATTGTATACATGAAAACAAATAACATGGTTATAGTTTTGTTAGTACCATTATTAACTGTAAACTTGTTGATATACCTCCGCGCACTGTTGATGAATAGACGTGAGGGATTCAGTTCAGACGAAATAATCCTTAAACGTTTTGTTAACTTTATTATTCAAAACGCAGATTATAAGCCAGAAAACGGTGATGAAGATGGTAACAGGTTTTATGATAAATTTGTGGAACCCGTGATTAATATTAAAAAATTAGACCCCGATAATTTAAAAAATGTGAGTGTAAAGAATATGAAAGACATTATGTTCCTATTCAGAGAATTAAATCAAACAAACGAGTCTGATAGCGAATATGTTGAGAAAATGCTAAAAGCATTCAATGAAAAACTTGAAGATTTTAAAGAACCCTTTACAATTTTAGAGGGTTATGAAGACGAAGAAGATGATGAAGAAGAAGTTGGCGAAGAAGAAGAGGAGGAGGAGGAGGAGGAAGAAGAAGAGGAGGAGGAGGAAGAAGATGACGGTGAAGATGATGTTTTAGATATTGCTATTCGGAGCAAATAAAAAATACAACTCTGATAAACATACATTAAGAAGTAGTTGATCCAGATGATTGTCTTAGTTCTATTCATAAAATATTTTTTTAGAAATATTATCTACAAAAGTATTGAAGACTGATTCAATCCTTTTGTTTTCTGCTCTCCTTTCCAATCTCCTTTTTCCTGGCGATAATATTTTTTTGTCGACTGTATCACGCATTCCTTGTTCTACTGTTTCAAGTGTTTTATGCATTTTTTTTTCTGTTGGAATTGGAATATAAGATGAAATTTCTTCAATGGTTGGAAAATTTTTATACTTGTCTTCAATATATGACTTTAAGTCTTGACCTGTATGAGAACTCCATGATGAAAATTTTCCTATTCCATGATGAAAACTCTTGAAAAATGAGTCTTTCTGTTTTTCCTTTTGGAATAATCTAGATAACACTGATTTTATAAATATAATGTGATCATTGTAAGTTTTATTATCAAATTCTTTAATTCTATTACTATTTTCCTCGTAAGTTTGAAGGACTTCGTTTACATTTCTTGAAATATTTGTTGTCTCATTCAATAACTTTAGTATTGTTTTAGAATTGTAGTAACAAGCAATGTTAATTCTGTATAAGTCAAAAAATACATCATTATGTTCAGAGATTTCTCCTTTGGTTTCTTCTAACATGTAAATAATATAATGTATATAATTTATATATATATATTATATCAAATGGCAAGCGCACAAGATAATAATATTGTCATTGAATGTTCTCCGTATGGTGATAGTGAAACGGAAATAGTAAATCTTAAAACACCATCTTTTGAGCTTATACCAATGGGTAATATTTTGGATTTTGGAAACTCCATTAATATTTTTATTGGTTTGAGTTATTTAATTGGAGCAATTTTAATTCTTTTGCTTATCATAACCCGTATACTGAGCTACGTGAAGGATAATGAACCTTCGGTTCAGGACACATTAATGAAATCATCTCTCAATGGATTATATTTAACATTGTTCGTTGTTGGATTGATTTTATTCTTTCCGCAAAGTGAAACGAATGATTTTATTACAGTTGTATACGTAATATTTGGAATTGCGATGGTATTTGCACTCATTTTGCGAATTGCCCAGAAATACAACGAACCGGATTCAAATAAACTCATTAATGAACTAGTGAATGTGGTTTTCCCAGGATTTATGATACATAAACGGGATTACAATATTATTGTGTTTCTTGTAGCTTTCGGGCTTTTGTATGTGTTACTATCTTCTATAAGATTAAGTTTCCAGTTAAAACCTGAAGAGGCATTTTCACCTATAGGTTTACTTAGTTCATACTGCTTACTTCAAGGACTGAATTATATGTACAGTAACTCGTCTTATAGTAATGGAGCAGACGGTGAAGAAGCTAAAATTGACGATTAAACACTTTTGTAAGAAACTTTATTGTAATGATTTGGTTTAAATGAAACAGCCTTCTCGCGTTTTTGGATGATTGGCGCCATTTTTTTGATTGTTTCAATCTCAACAACATCTTGTTTTTTTTGTGTAATTTTGTTTGATTTCATGAGGGTATCCAAAACATTTTTGTTGGTATACTTATCAAACATACCCGACTGCAAATTGTCGTGTTTTACATTTTCGTAAAAGTATACTAAAAATAAAAGAGCAACGAGGGGGTTCAAATAAATAAACATCAACATAATACCAATAGAACAAACAAGAAGTCCTAGTGCAGAATTCATAAACTGTCTAATATCTTCTTCTACTTTTAACTCAAAAATAATGAGAGTTGCTAATAAAACGGCAACGATTAGGTCAACATTAATCATTTTTTTGGCTGTTTTTAAAACTTTCATTTCTTTTATATATTGAGAATATATAAAAAAATAAACCTATAATAAAGTGTGAACTCTATTTCAAAATGGCAGAAGATGAGAAATCAAAGTATTATATTGGGAAAAAGGGGTACAGTATTCAAAAAAATACTCTTAGTCAGACCGAAATGTATGAACTAAGAAATGAATTGACTGTGAAGCCGAATTCTGGAATGCCTGGTTATAACTGCTCAGTATCATATCCGGTTTATCGCGAATCAACAAATAAAATGTATTTACCAAGATATTTCGGAATAGAAAAATTTGGAGAAGTTTCTAAAATTAATATTTCCAAAGGAAATGATGTAAATATTGATTTTCATGGTAATTTGTTTGACTATCAAACTTCTATTATTAACAAGTATATGAAACATATATCTACAAGTGGCGGTGGATTGTTGGATGTCGAACCGGGAAAAGGAAAAACCGTAATGGCATTAAATATTATTTCTAGAATTGGTAAACAAACCTTAGTCGTTGTTCACAAAACGTTTTTGGTAAATCAATGGAAAGAACGCATTGACCAATTTTTACCAAACGCAAAAGTCGGTTTTATTCAAGGTAAAACCATTGATATAGAAGGCAAAGATATTGTTATAGGTATGTTACAAACATTATCAAACAAAGAATTTTCAGAAGATGTTATAAATCAGTTTGGATTAACTGTTTACGACGAGTGTCACCATTTAGGAGCAGAAGTATTTTCGCAAGTAATGATTCGTATTAATACAAATTATATACTTGGACTAAGTGGAACAATGACAAGAAAAGACGGGCTTACAAAAGTATTTAAATGGTTTATTGGACCGGTTGTTCACAAGGAAAAAAGTGAAAGTCAAGAAGAAGTTCTCATTAAAGCTCTTTATTTTGAAGATCCTGATAATAGTGAATATAATAACGTCGAGACAGATTTTAAAGGGAATCCTCAATACAGCAAGATGATAACAAAAATATGTTCCAATGAAAACCGAACAAGTATGATTTTGAATGTTATTCAATATGAATTAAAAGACAATTATGATCAACAAATAATGATATTAGCACATAACAAAAGTTTGATTGATGAACTTTTTCACAAAACAAAAGTGTTTGAAGAAAGCGTTGGATTGTATATTGGTGGCATGAAAGAAGAACAATTGAAAGAAAGTGAAACCAAAAAGATAATAATCGCAACTTATGCAATGGCATCCGAAGGACTTGATATCAAAACGCTAACAACATTGTGCATGGCTACACCTAAAACCGATGTATGTCAAAGTGTTGGTAGAATATTGCGGAGTAAACACAAACGCCCACTTGTTATTGACATTGTTGATAAGCATGACATTTTTCAACGACAGTTCAATAAACGTAAAAGTTATTATAACAAGAAAAAATATAAAATTCAAAAATATAATAATTTGACCCAATATTTGAATAATCAGTTTTCTCAATTACCTGCAAAAATGAAAAAACAAAAACCACAGTGTCTCATTAATATTCCAGACAGTGCTTTTTGAAAAGACATCCATCACATTTCAAGTTATTGACTTTAACAAAAATGTTGGGATCATCTAGCGTGCAATCTTTCATCCATATTTTTAAGATACAAAATTTCTTTTTGGGGGACAATGTAATTCCGTTTATTTTTTCGTAATCACATTGCTCTCTTGTTAATGATTGTCCGATCAATCTATAATACACTTCTTTCCATATTTTTTCAACATCCTTGTTGGCAATCTTGAATGAAAAACAACCGCCATTTTTGTTATTTTCATCTTCCCACATTGGTTTAACATTGTCTTTCATAACAAAAATCATTGATTTTTTAATTAAATCATAATTTATTTCATCATTCAATAATATTGCGTTCTCAACGTCGTCAAACTCCAGTATTTTGATGTAACTTTCAAGGCTCCAGTCACTGGTGTCATGTAAGTGTAAGTAGAAACTCCAGTTGTTATTCAACTTTGTTGACGATTTCATTGATGGACAATATATAGTATTTAATGAAATCTTTAATTGATAATTCATAGTTTTATAATTTTTATTTGTCTTTTTCTCCTTTTCCGAATATACTATACAGCAAAATTACCATGTAAGTGTAAAATATCAGTGGTAAAAATGCAATAATCCACGATAAAATAGACAATCCATTCATACACAAAAACTGTAAAAGCAATGTTATCAGTATTCCCATCAAAGCTTGTAAAAATGCCCCTTTTTTGTCTCCATCAAAAATAGACATTAACACATGAACAGTTGAAAAAACCAAGTAAACAATAGCTGGTGGACAAAATGACTCTAAGAACATTATATATAATACAAAGATAAAGAATAAAAATAATTTAGCTCAATATAAATTTAAACAAAGCGCAAATACTTATTAAAATGGCAGAACCAAAAAAAGAATTCATAAGTCTCATAAAACGGCAAACGGATTATTCAGAAGAAATTATTTTGGAAAAACTGAAAGAGTATAAAAATGATGTGGAGAAAATTATTTTGGATTACAATGGAGTTAACAACAATCCAGAAAATAAAAATATTACAACAAACCAGAAAATTTTCAAGGCAATACGAGAAAACATGAATGAAATATCAACAAAAAGATAATCTCAAACGAATAATAACGTTTTGGTTTGTCTTTGATTTTTTGGATTTGTTATTTTGCTACCATTTGTTACCGGAAAATTGATTAATTCTTCTTGTTTGTAACTATAGAATGTATCAAAATTTGTAACATGAACCATGCTATCTTCTCTTTTAAATTTTACATTTTGCAATTTTGAAAGTCCGTCTTCTTCTTTGTATTTCTTGTCGAATTGATTTTGCAAAACATTGCGATTAAGAGTTTTCTGAATTGCATCGCAAAAATGCAAAATCTTGTGAGTTCCAATCTTATAAAAACAAGATCTATCAATCTCTAGTTTCTCATCAAGGACACGTTTTTGTATAACATTATCTTCAAATCCCCATTGCCAATAGTTTGGGAATCCGTCTATTTTTTCAAAATCTGAACCTTTTATTGAAAAAATACCACCCAATGCGAATTGAAACCCAAAAAAATGTTTTATTACTCCTTTCGTTGTCTCATAATCAAGCAAGTTTTTGATATATGGCACTGTATCTATATCATGAAATACTAAAGTAATTTCTTTGTAGTGTTCTGGATATGTGTGTTTTAAATACAAGAAGCCTATATTTTTCATCGCTCCGCGGTTAAATGGTAATTCATTCTCTTGATGAATGTATAATATATCATAAGTTGATGGGTCATAGTCTTCCAAAATATATTTCATGTATTTTTCAAAGAAGTGTTTGTGCTCTTCGCGATCCCGGTAAGGGACAATGAACGCAATTTTTATGGTAGATTCAGTTAATGTCATTTTTCAATAATTTATACTAGTTACATATTATATTTTTCTATAATTGTCTTGGGGATTAAATACTGACTATAGTTTTCAAGTTTTTTATAACACTTGTTTATAGTAACTTCACTTATTTGACTTGTATGGTGAATATCCTTTTTTGAAATATTCAAATTACAATTTAGAGAAACATAATATATTATTCCTGCTGCAATTGAATGAGGTGTGTTTTCCGGTATGAGGTTGCGATGCTTTACATTTTGTCCGATAAACAAGCATAATTTGGTTAATTCATGATTTACATTAAGTTTACTACAATACCGCTCAATAAAAGTACATGGTGTTGTCTTAGTCATAATTGTTTGTTCATCTTCTTCACCTTGCATTTCTAATTCATTTAGTATATTCATTGCATTTTTACAACCTTTTGTTGCACTTGTATTGTCCAAATAGAATATTGTTGCAATCTCTTTGGGCGTTCTTGGATTTTTGTTTTTACTAAATGAAATATATATGGACGCGGCGAGTATTCCATCACGATTGAGTCCACGGAACGTTTTTGCATCAGACAATTTATTGTAATAGCGTATTGCCTCGTCAATGATAATTTTAGGAATACCCGAATTTTTGGCAATAAGCGTTATCATTTGAAAGTCATCATATTTAGATTTTTCCTTGTATGGCATGCTTTGCCACTCGGTATACCTTTTGATTTTGCGCATTTCATAAGAAGAAGACTTGCCGCACATGACTTTACAGCCAAAAGATGATTCTATTAGTAGTGGATTGATAGGCATGCCACAGCGTGTTGGGTCTGACATATTATTGTCTTCCGCACCATAGTATCTCCATTCGGCGCCAAAATCAATCATATCTTTGTATAGCCGTCCACATTTATTATTTGAGCACAAGAGGAATCCAGAATCAGTATAATAGAGAGGATCTTGACAACTTTGACACATGTTTGTTTCAATAATATTGTCTTTTTCATAAATTATTTCCATCTTCTGAGATGATTTTTCTTCTTCGTCATCAATTAAGTTCCACAAATTGCTCTTCTTATACTTTTTATTCTTCTTTGTTTTGACTGTTTTTTTTAGATTTTTTTTGTCGGACATTTTTCAACAAAGGATGTTATTTTATAATATGAATATTATTTATTTCAATTTTATTATAATTTCAAAATATAATATATAATATATAATGGGAAATTCTCTCTCTTATAATATTGATAATGTTCGTAATAACGTTGATAATGTTAGCAACAATCATATTAATGCTACAAATAATGAAAGTTTGTTGAAAGTCATTGATGAAATTGCATCAACTTACATATTCAAACAAAATATTGTGGACATGTTACGATTTTCTGATAGTAAATATAGAGATAATTTCGTTATCTTGACGTGTCGTATCCTCGATGAAAAATTGACAAATTTAGATATAGCATCTTTAAAAGAAAGAATTGTGAATACAAATACGAAGACTAAAAATACTAGCCATGGTGAACTTGTCTATTTCTCGGAACTTGATAAGATGAAACCTTTATTGGAGAATGAAGAAGAAAAAAAAGAAGCTCTCTTAATTATTTCCAAATTCTATGTTCGAATATTCACTTTATTCAGTAGCATTGTTTCTGTAGTTGATCCGCAATACACATACAAAGATGAAAATGGCGAAGATGCTTATTTCTATCTTAAAGATTATGATGATTTAAAGATGATTGATGCTGCCACAAATAAACTGAAACTATATCATCTTGAAAATCCATTGTCGTTGGTAAAGAGACGTCTATTTATATTGAAAAATAAACTGGAACAGCAAGATGACAATAGTGATTACCTTGTCTTGAATCCTGGTGAAGAACTGTGCTCAATGAACATACCAGAAAATGACGAAGGTGTTATGAAATTATCGAATGAAATTGGTATCAAAGAGTTGGACAACCTATATTTTGATTTGTATGACGAAGAAACATCGGAATGGTCCGGGCGTTCAAAAGAGATGGAAGAACAATACAAGAAGGATGTAAACTTGTTTTTTCAAATATTTACAGGTAAAAAGAAAAAGCCATCTAATGTAACAACATTTGCAGATATTGAATTATTGGATTTTCATAATTTACCGCGATGTAAAAATAACGACTATTTTGAAGATTTGTTGGTATCTAAAAATGATATATTATTCCAAAAATATCTTTCTAAAATTGAAGAAATACAGCATGGAACAAGATCATACAAGAAGCAATTGTTATTTATTCTTAAATCAATGTTTATGAAAAACGTCAAAGATGGAGAAGAAGACGGTTCTGTTGAAGTGGAATACACTATTCATCCTGAACTAGATATGAAAAAACTTTCTGAAAAACAAAAACAAGTACAAAGCTGCATTGTTCAAATGTATACTAACTGTGAAAAAAATTTCATAGAAGCTCTTTTGTTATATGAAAAAATGTATGAAAATCGTTATGGCGAATTAGTCAATGCTCAATTTAAAAATGTTTCTTTTGTTGACAAAAATGATAATAACAATACATTTGGCAATAAATATTCAGAACAAAAAGAAAATAATATGATCTTGAATGGAAATTTATTACTAAATGACAAAATAAAAATGCCAAACATAAATAGCAATCGTTTTAAGCCTTCAAATCAATCAAATATACAAGACAGTTCTATTTCATTCAACCCACCTGTTGAAAATTCTCTCTCTGAAAAATCATTACAAAATGATACAACAATGCCTCCGCCGGTTCCACCCCAGGATTCTGTTCCCGTTGATTCGTCAATTCAACCGCCACCAGCTGTTTCAGAACCACAATCAGCAGTAGCACCGTTGAATTCACCTTTACCAGCAACGCCGGTTTCCACTAATTCAACCGTTGAAAATCCACCGCCAGTTGTTTCAGAACCACAATCAGCAGTAGCACCGTTGAATTCACCTTTACCAGCAACGCCGGTTTCCACTAATTCAACCGTTGAAAATCCACCACCAGTTGTTTCAGAACCACAATCAGCAGTAGCACCGTTGAATTCACCTTTACCAGCAACGCCGGTTTCCACTAATTCAACTGTTGAAAATCCACTGCCAGTTGTTTCAGAACCACAATCAGCAGTAGCACCGTTGAATTCACCTTTACCAGCAACGCCGGTTTCCACTAATTCAACTGTTGAAACAACAACAGTCTCTTATCCAGAAGATTCGGAAGAACAGCCGAATCCTACGGCAATGCCAGAATCTAATGATCGTGAAAATGCTATGAAACAGATGCCGCCACAATCAGAAAATGTGTCACAACCCGATAATAACAGTAACAAAGAAAAACCGGAAATCCCATACCAAGAATCACAAGAATCACAAGAGTCGCCAAATGATTTGCAAAAAGAAATTCTTGATGAACCCAAAAAAATAGAAAAAAATAATCCGGAAAATAAAATATCATTCACCCCCCCTCCTGTAAATAATTTGAAAACTAATACTTCAATTATTGAAAAAGGTGAAAAGGCTAAAGAAAGTTTGAAAAATAGTTTATTCTCGCTTTTATCGTAAAGTCTATAATATTTCTTGAATCTTTTTCAGAACATCTTTATCGTATATAAATTTCCCAGAAGGCGTATAGTCACTTTTAGCAGGTTTCGTTCCACTAGAGTTTTCTGTCTTTGATTTTGGTGCATCTATGAACTTATTAGAAGTTTCAAATGTTGCGGATTTATTTTCAACAGCATTTCCAAACTTGTCGATTGATTTTCCGGTTTTACTTTTGTATTCATCGCGAACATATTTCGGGACAATGTGGCGCCAAGATATCAGAATTAGATTTGGGTGTATATATTTTGTCAAAAATCCGTCATTTTGTAAACACGATATAACATATAGTAAACACTCCTCAAAATTGTAGTTTGGATATCCGACTAGAACTTCTGGCATGACATAATAACAAAATTCATTGTCTTTTCTTTGTCTAGATGCTATTTTTATTTTGTAGTGAATTTTTTCTAATAGTTTGTTGAAAATACTCACTTTCTTTAAATCAGATTTTTGTTTTGTTTCATATAGTTCATCTATGTTTAACCGAGGTATATTGTTCATAATTATATATTATAGTGTTTTTAATAAATATATGGATATAGACGAAGTATTGGTCAATTTAAAAGTATTAGAGCAAATACAGGTTAGTCAAAAATTAATATCACGTGGTCCTTATTTAAATATTGAGTATGAAAGTATTGTTCCAGAATTCATAAGAAGATGGCGAAGACAAGACAACAGAAATGAAACTATCAAAAAAATCAACCTTGTCATAAACTCCGCATTAAAACTAAAAGAGGAAAATGACAAAATAAAAGACCGTTTAGATACATATTTGATAAAAAGTGTCACAGGATTAAAGGCGCTGAAAGAAACATATGCAACGTGTTGTCAAACCACGGCACGCATTGATGTTATTATTAATAAAATACAAAATTCAACAAACAAAGAAAACGATGATAACAAACAATTAATACAAGAGCTTGAAGTAGAATAAAATTGAAATTGTTTATAGTGTTAGTGTAAAATATAACACTATAAACATGAGCGATTTGATAAAGAACATTAACTCTTCTCTAAATGCGAGAAATTTGACTACCGAAGAATTAAAATCTTTTGAAGAGAAGTTAACAGAAGAATATAATAATATTACCGAGGAATATAGATGCTTGTTTCATAGACTCAGGGATGAAGTAAACAAAAAGACTAAAGAGAAAATTATGAACTGCAAACACAATTACATTCGCTATAATGAATATCATAACGAGCGCTATTTTATATGCGATAAATGTGGTCATGAAAAATATTGATAGGTTTGTTATTTGTAAACTGATGACAAAAATTTGAACAGTGTCTCTTGTTCTAGTTCAGCGTCATAAATATATTTTTTGTTGTTGCGATCAAGAATAATACTAGGATATTCTTTAATGTTGTAGTGCTCCAGTAAGTGCTCGTTTTTCTCGTCATCTCCATCTATGTCTACAAAATTGACGTTAAATTCTAGAAAATTTGTATCTTTTTTAACATTTTCCCATATCGGTTTTGAGTTTTGACAATGATCGCACCAATCAGCGTAGAAAAACAGCAAATTACCCTTTTGTTCTTTAACATCATCAAACTCATTGTTCTCAATGTAATCTTTTTTTTTAGGCTGAGATTGTAAATATATTCGATATGCCAAATATGCAAGTCCTGTAGCACACAATGATATAAATAAAATAGTATAAACGGTCTTCATATATATAATTCACAATATATAATTACCAATAATACGAATGATTGTCAAAAATATAAAAACCGGAAAATATGAAATCATTGAAAATAATTATTCTTATTATTTTGACATTATCTTTTCAAAATATAACATAAATATTAGTTCACCTTCTGGAAAAATCCACAATTTAATCAAAGACAAAATTGCACACGTTTATAAATAAAGTAGACTATAATTTTGTGTTGAAAAAAGTTTCTAAAAATAATATAATGAGAACACCAAAAAATAATAAAAAAGTATTCACAAAAAAAGATTATCAAAGTAAAGATGGTATGTTAACAGCTGTTTGGGGACCGGGATTATGGCATTCTCTACACGCGATAAGTTTTAATTATCCAAATAATCCGACAAAAGTTCAGCAAAAAAAATACAAAAGTTGGATTCAAAACTTGAAGTATGTATTGCCATGTAAATATTGTAGAATTAATTTGATACAGAATTTTAAAAAACTTCCACTTTTAGACAAGCACATGAAAAATCGTCACACATTTTCAAAATATATTTATGACCTACACGAACTTATAAATAAAATGCTTGGTAAAAAAAGTGGTCTCACTTATTGTGATGTCAAAGAGAGATATGAACACTTTAGAGCAAGGTGCAACAAAACAATAAAAATTGTTGATTTCAAGCCAAAAAAGGAAAATGGATGCACGGAACCATTGTATGGTGTGAAATCCAAATGTGTTATACAGATTGTCCCACAAGAAACAAAGTGTAAAACTTTTAATGTAAATCGTAAATGCAAAACGAAACGAATGACTCAAAAAATTAAGAAGAGTTTGAAGGGAAGGAACTAAAATCATTCAAAACTGGCATTGGTAAATATTGCTTTGACGACGGAGATTTGTAGTTAATCACTTTTTCACATGTAAACGCAGGTTCAGGACATCTTTCACAAGCTGGACATGGTGGACATTGTGACGATACATTTTCCGAAGAACTACTGCGGTCATAAAATGATTTTTGACGTTTCAAAATTTCATCAGATAATATGTTGTTATTGGCGATTGTGTTATTATCGTTTTTATCATTGTTTTTTTTGTCTTTTTTGTCTTTTTTGTCGTCACCGTTATTGTTTATTGTAGTGTTTTCAATGTTGGTTACACTAGTGTATTCTTCATTTGATGAATTAGATACTTGAGCTTCTTGATTTATTTCGGTGGATTCTTGGACAACCGAAATTCCGTTTTCATCTACCAAGCCGTCATATAAATTATTTCCATGCTCATGATTATTAATTACGCTCGGACACGCAGGACAAACTGGTGGGACAACTTGCGTCTTTAATATATATTTACTGTCATAGCTGTATGGATCGTAATCACTAATCACCGTGTCATGGCAGTCGGGAACATTAGGAAGACCTGAACATTTTGGAACTTCTTCTTGTGAATCCATATTTTCTATAATATCTGAATTGTAAGAAACAACCATTTGCTTGTGTACACCGATCCAAGCAAATGCAATAATGACAATCAATAAAAGTAATATTTCAACAAGATTTGTTTTGAATAACATATATAAATTATGTATATATATAATTTATATAATAAAATTGATTTGTGAGAAAGAATATTATCTAAATACAAGGAACATATGGCAGAAAAAAGAACAATCTTCATTGGTGTCGACGAAGCCGGACGTGGACCTCTATTTGGACCAGTTTATACAGGCGCTGTTGTCTTGCCCGACAATGATGAATTATTTGACAAAAGCATTTTAAAAGACAGTAAGAAATTTACTTCGGAGAAGAAAATAAATGAAGTAAGTGAATATATTATTCAAAATTGTGAATATTATAGCATTGATTCTTGCGATCACATTGAAATTGATAAATACAATATATTACAAGCCACACAACGAAGCATGCACAATAGTATACATAATGTTATTGAAAGTATCATAAACCATCCTCAGAACATAGAGCGGGGTGTAGATAATCATTACTTACTACGAAGTATTGTAATTTTGGTTGATGGAAACTATTTCAAACCATTTACATACTTGTATAATGACAATTTATATCCAATTCAACATAAGTGTGTGATTAAAGGCGATAGTTTACATAAAGAAATTAGTGCAGCATCAATCTTGGCAAAGGTATCTAGGGACAAATATATAAAGGATTTTATTGAAGAAAATCCAGAATATCAAGAAAAATATGGTCTATTGTCAAACAAGGGCTACGGAACAAAAACACATATTGAGGGTATCAAACAACACGGATATTCGCCATTTCATCGTAAATCCTTTAAATTAAAAAATATATAACTTATTAGTCATCAAATTCTCTTTATAAAATAATTTTATTGTTTATTATTTTCTTTTTATTTTGACTTATGCCGAACACATTTCACATACCTCATCTTCTTGTTGAGTATGCGAAATATTTTCACTACTCAAGTTTGTCGCCATTTGTTTAGTCGGTTCAATAGTAAATTGTTGTGCTTGATGCTTTGCCTTTCGTCGCAAGTAGTAAATGCCGGTTTTCAAACCAGAATTCCAAGCATAAAAGTGCATTGATGTCAGATTTTTGTAATTAGGATCTTCTACCCAAAGGTTCATTGATTGGCTTTGGCAAATGTATGCACCTCGTTCTTTTGCCATGTCAATTAGACGTTTCATTGACATATCCCAAACAATCTTGTATTTGTTTTTGATTTTCTGTGGAATAGAATTTATTTTTTGAATAGAGCCCTTTTGTTCTATAATTTCATTTTTCATGTCAATGTTCCACAATCCAGCGTCTTTCAATTCTTTCATCAAATATTTGTTGATCACTACAAATTCTCCCGCTAGTGTTCTTCGTGAATAAATATTACTGGTAAATGGTTCAAAACATTCATTGTTTGCTAAAATCTGTGCTGTAGAAGCTGTTGGCATTGGCGCAACGCACAATGAATTTCTTACACCATATTCAATGATATCTTTTCGCAGTTCGTCCCAATTATAACGATCCGATGGCTCTACTCCCCACAAATCAAACTGAAATTTGCCTTCACTCAATGGGGATCCCGCAAATGTAGAGTATGCGCCATTGTGCATATTTTGAACAAGTTTCTCTTTAATAGATGGGTCAGGATTTTCATACTTGTTTACGTTCGTACCATATTTTTCTTCTTGTGTTTTAATATATTCATCAATTACTTTATAATAGTTTGCACCAAACACTTCACGAATACATGACTTTGCCTCATGATAATGTTCTGTTACATGTTCTTCAATATCAGGATTACCGCAGCTAAAATATTTAAAGTTTGGATCATAGTAGTTATTTTTGAATACTCCTACAAACCATTCAAAGTATCCAGGAAGTTCTCTGAACAAATCAAACATAAATTCTTGTTGGAGAATCAAGACGCTTGCATTTCTTGAACGCGATAGTTCATTGCTCTTTTTCAACGAAGAATAATAAATTGTTTCAAATATATTTTTATTCACAACTTGAGCCTCATCGCTGTCGAAATCAATATCCATCTTGGCAAATGCATCCGCCAAGCCCTGGACACCAATACCGATTGGACGATGGTTAAAGTTACTTCTTTTTGTTTTGATTGTCGGGTAAAAGTTCACGTCAATAATCTTGTTCAAATTTTCAGTAACAATGCTTGTTGCTTTTTCCAGTTTTTCATAATCAAATTCTTTTGATTTATCGTCTACCATGGAACTCAAACTAATAGATGCTAGATTACAAACAGCCGTTTCATCTTTGTCACTGTATTCAATAATCTCTGTGCACAAATTTGAGGATTTAATTACACCAAGATTCTTTTGGTTTGATTTCATATTTGACGCATCTTTATACAACATATATGGTGTTCCTGTTTCCATTTGGCTATCTAGAATCTGAAACCACAACTCTCGTGCTTTCATCTTTCTTTCATATTTCTCTTCTTTGACATAGTTCATGTATTTGTCATTGAATTCTTCACCATAACAATCAGATAGTCCTTTACACTTATTTGGACACATTAAATACCAATAATCGTCTTTTTCTACCATTTTCATAAACAAGTCTGGAATCCAGAGCGCATAGAAGAGGTCACGAGCACGCATTTCTTCATCACCATGATTTTTGCGCAGCTCTAGGAAATCTTCAATATCTGCATGCCACGGCTCCAAATACATGGCAAAACTTCCACTTCTCTTTCCACCGCCATTGTGGATAATACCATTGTGAATCATATAGTTATGTTCCTCTTTCATTTGAAGATCATACAACACACCGTTATATGTCTCAGTTTCAATTGATTTTACACGCGTAAACAAATATTTTCCATATTTTAGGAACTTGACAAACGAATCTTTTGGTTCTTCTATGTTCAACAACTCGCAAATTGCCTTTGTTTTTGGCACTCTAACAACATATGAAATCTTCTTGGTTGTAATATATTCTCCTTCGCGAATCTCATGAGTCTCTCCTCGTCTGTCACGAATATATCCAGATGTCAATGTTTCCATTTTCATGAGCATGAATCGCATTTGCTCAATGAGAATACGGGATGTGCTGTCAAACACAACCTCTTTGTGTAAACATCCATCGCTCATCAAAAGTCCCTTCACAATATATTTCACCTTGTTTGTAGGCAAGTTAATCATTCGGGTACAAATGCACTTCTCTTTTTCTTGGTTATATAAATCACCATACTTGAATGGGAAATCAACACCGCGTGTCCAAATAATTTTTGTTGTGTTGCCATTTTCATTTCCATTATCACTGATGGTATAATGAATCAGTTTATGTTCCAAATACTGTTTAAAGAATTCAATTTGCGCCGATTTTGAATGTGTTCCAAATGTAATTGAACATTGACGATTCGAATTACTCAAGTAACCATCTCCCAGCATGAGTCCATAAGCATAACAGTCGTCCTGTGTAATCTGTTCAACATCTACACTGTGTTGTGGAATGCTGTAAGCAATAATAGAATCTTCGTTCAATTTATTTGCTTCGTTATACTCAATGTGCGCCAAGTTTTTAGAAAGCCGATTCTTGATTACCTTAAATGAAGTTCCTTTGTGTTGATTCAACACCGACAAAACTGGGTGTTCTCCAGTGATTTTCATTGGCTCAATAGAGTGCATTGTTTCAATGCTCAAAATATCACCACTGTAAGCGTGCTCTAAAACATTGCCCACAACTTCAAGACCGCCTTTTTCATTGTAAATATGGTCAACTCCTGTTTCCAAATATTGAATCTCTTTCGGACCATTCATCGTATAAATATAAGTTTCTGGAACTACGCATTGATCAACATAGCGCGCCGTATTATTGAAAACTTTCAGCATGGGCACTAGTCCATTTGACGAACCATTTGTTCCAATAATTTGCGAACCCTTTGCACGAACATTATGAATATGCAATCCAATACCACCAGCCCATTTACTAATAGAGGCGCAATCATGCAATGTATTGAAAATCCCATCAATAGAATCTTCTTCCATTCCAATAAGATAACACGAACTCAATTGCGGGCGAGTTGTCCCCGAATTGAACAATGTGGGTGTAGCATGAATGAACAATTTATTTGAAAGAGCAAAGTAGCTTTCCTTTACCTTTTCCAAATCTTCACCATGAATTTGAATCGCAACACGCAACCACAAATGCTGAATTCGCTCATGAATTTTACCATCATGCTTCATCAAATATGCGCGCTCCAATGTTTTAAACCCAAAATAATCAATCAAATAATCATTTTCATAGTCTACAAATGTTTTGAAATAATCGCCATGCTTTTCGATGATTTCCATAAACTCGGAACTCAAATAGCCACCATTATTATTGTAGATTTTTCTGTAATTTTTTACAAAATCAGAATCTGTTTCTTTTTGATGATTTGAAATACATAGATAACTGGCTAGATTGTGATATTCATAGTCTGTTGACGCAAGTGAAGCACATACTTGACAAAGCAACTCGTCAATCTCGGACGTGTGAATGTGATTGTGAAGCTGATCAATAATTTTATTTACAAGTTGTGGGTGATTAATGTTATTTTCAAATTTTTCTCCAATTTTTTTAGTTCGCTCTAGAATTTTCTTGAATGACAGTTTCTCTTGCGAACCATTGCGCTTGATAACGTACATTTCAATATCGTCGTCAGCCATATTTCTTGGGTATTCATGTTATAATCAAGATGAGTTTAAATCAATTTTATCTTTTATGTTGAAAAATATTTGACGTTATCAGACATACATTTTCAACATAAAAATAGTGTCGGAAAGCAATTATCGTGATGATATACATCAATTATTGCATATAATCCAACCCACTGAACAAAGACAACATGAACAATTTCACATAATATTTTACGATTTTTCAAGAAATGATTGTTCAATAAAAAGACAAATAGAACAAATGATGCGTATTTGAAAACAAAAAAGAATTTCAAACCTGCCTTTACATAAAGAAAAGTATTTGTTGTAAAATCAATGAAATAAAATACTTTATTATTTGGAAAACTATGAAACAAAAATCCATTCATTGCGACAATAAGCATTCCATATGAATTGTAATAAAATGATAACCCTACAAAAGGAACAAGTCCGCATAGTGAAATAATATTCATTTATATTGTAATCATAACTTTTTCAAGAATCTTTAAACCATCTTTTCATATAAAAGTTCTCGCTTATTTCGGGGTCCATTTCAAAACAATAAACAACCGAACCATTGATTTTTGAGGATACCGGAATCTGACAACTTTCGCCAAGCTTGCCAAGTTGTGTAATTTTACCCAAAAACATGATATCATTCTCAGAATAACAATGAAAGTTTTTGGGAACGATTGATAACCAAATATTTCTCCCAAATAAATTTGATACTATATTCGTATTGATATTGTTGGTGTCGTTATATAAATTCCATTTTCCGCGTAAACTATCTTTATTACTATAAATACTTGTCCACGTTTTATTATTGAACAATTCTATAATGTTTATTTGATTTGTGTGTGTATTCTCTATCATCCAAGTCCCTGATACATTCTCTTGCGTCAAATATACAAATTCATCTGTATTGTCAATAAACGTAATATTATGAAACTGTTCAAATAGCGGAATAATTGTAAAGTTCGTAATGAAGCAGGGTGATTTTATCCCTTCACATACATTGCCAGTAATTTTCAAGGTGTTGTTAATCACTGTTCCATAGTAGTTTTTGTCTTTTATATTGAAAAAAAAATCATCTGTTTTTTCGTTTTTCTCCCACCCACCAACATATTCCGAATACGCCGTCGGATTTATATCAATCGTTTTATATACAGCACCATGAGGTTGCAAATGTATAACATCTCTTTTCTCTTTTTCATATATTGCCCACGAGCCTATAAAGGAATCTTTGTGCAATGTACATCTCATTTTCAAATCATATTTTTCATTACGAATAAAGTTAAATAAAAAAGACAAGTTGAACAATTTCAATCTCATTTATTATTGAAAATGTTTTGTGTTTAACTATTTTTACTATTTTTACTATTTAACCTAAAACAATGACGTCATTTTCTTTTTGCTCTTTAGGTTTGCTGGAAGCTCTGGTTTTTGCCTTATATTTTAGATAAGACTCCGGAACTTTCCTCTCTTCGACAATTTGTTTCCAAAACTCTTGGATTTTCGGCAAAGCACTTGCAAACCACTTTTTATTTCGCGGAACATATACACAAGAAAATGTGTCCAGTTTCCAATAAATATTCTTGAACCATCTGTAGCCATTGTGTTGTAGTTTAGTATCTTCAAATCCGTATTTTTGATAAACACTCTCCGTAAATTCTTCCATATATTGTTCCGAATTATTGAATAATGGCATATACTCATACACCAATTCAACATTGTCTTTTATCAATACGATAATCATTCCTTTTTCTACTTTATACTTGTCGTTTCTATATTCACTATATGAATCATACTCTTTGAATTTCGTCTCGACAAAGTCGCAACCATCTAATTGACAGACTTCCATTTGTAGTTGCATCTGGACATAATACTCCATTTTTGGAATTTGTGTAATTTCGCGAGTTGTAGGATTCTTAATCTCAACCATTCTTCCATTGTTTCTTTTTGATGTTACTATGCCATCCGGAGATGCCGCCAAGTAAGGAATTGTAGAATGTTCTATGCATCCAAATTCTTCTACCTTTACATCATTATAATATTCATACAATTGAATAGATAACGGCTCGTATTTATGCCCCCAGTTCATTGGCATCTGATCATTCAGATTTGGGCGCACTTCCGCATCTTTGTTAACAGGAATTTGATGACTACTTATTTTTTCATAATACAACTGATTTTGCGTTGATTCAGTGCTAAATATTTTCCACAAATTGCTTCCAGTCAAGTGTTCATTGCGAAATATATACCATTCATTTGTTCGTTGTTCTGGTTGCGGACATTGTTTTAAGTGTTTAATCTGACCTTCATGTTTACTTTCATTGTAATCAAATTTATGCAATTCTGATTTATGTGATCTCCACACAAATTCTCCATTAGTCAACAAATTAATCACTTCATAGTAATAGTTCTCAAATTCTTCATAATTTATGGTTTGAAATGAGTTGCATACTTCGGATTTAAAATTTTCCTCAAATTTATAGTCGTGATATTGTAAATAATCTAAATGATTTAGTGTATCAATAACAACGTTTTTAATTGAATCCATCAAGTTAACCTTGTCTTCTTGTGTCTCTGTAGATATTTCAGATTCGTCCATGTTCATTTGAATATAATATTGACTTGTTATTATATTCAATTTTATTTTTAAATTTTAACTATATGATTGAATTATCATTTATTATCGCTTATTTGTTTTTTAGTTTTTCGCTGACTTTTCTTATGAGTGGTGGGTAAGTTTTTATTTAATGTAAATCTTCGTGTTTTGTTATTGAATAACAATGCGGGTATTTCTTCAATCATTCCAGTTTCTTCGTTGTAAAACAATTCTGTCGATTTCACAAGTTTCTTGCGTTCAAGTAGTTTGTTAACAAACGCATTTAGACTCTCAATCTCTTCTTCTTGTAGCGAATACTCGCCCACAAAATGATTATTTATAAATGTATCTATTTTTTTCAAACGCTCCGTTTTGGAAAGTTTGCTCCACGACTGCTTTTCATTTGCGGTTTGCTCTTCTAATAAAAATTTATCCAACTCTTGCTGACTTGATTCGTGTTCTAACTTTTGATCAATATCTTTACCAGTCATAATCATAGTTCGGTATTTTAATGAATTATATTCTTTACATTCTTTACTTTTTCCGGCATTCATAATGATATATTGTTTTTAATCTTTTAAACATTAATAATGATTATTATAAATATAAAGCCACAAAATAATGAAGCAAATCAATTTCAATCCAGATAACTTGAAAGATTCGCGAGACATTCAGGATGAAAAATATTTCAATATAGATAATCAACTACAATATCTGCTTGACTTTGAAAAAAATGAAATCACCGATATTTCACTCAGCAAGACAATCAAAAGAGAAATCAGAAAGAAAATGTCATCTTATAAATCCCAAGACAAGAAAAGTGGAAAATATGACGATGAGCAACATATTTCATATGAGCAATTGCTGGAAAAACTCACTTCATGTCAACTAAAATGTTACTATTGTAATTCAAATCTATATTTGCTGTACCAAAAGCGAGGCGAACCAATGCAATGGTCGTTAGAGCGGTTTGACAATAATCTTGGACATTATGATTCAAACACTTGCATTAGTTGTCTAAAGTGCAATTTGCAACGACGGACAAGTAATCACGAATACTTCAAATTTTCCAAAAACTTATCAATCACAAAAATTTGACGAATTCCCGTTTAGATTTTTACCATGATTCCTTGTGAGTGGACAAACCCAAAAGGTGCCAAAACATCTTTCTGCACGCGCTCATCAGTAATTAGAGAAATAAGTCTGCTGTCATTTGATAGTTTTCCAACATGGTTAATCCCTTTCAACAACAGCGATTGTTCCACAAGGTGATTATTGTCTTTACTCGCAAGAACCTCCACAAAAAAAATCTTTTCATCAAACAAAAATGATTTACACGAAATCACAATTATTCCTAACACATTCAGTTCTTCGTCAATATTGACAAAAAAATTTGTTGTACAAGATAATTCAAAGATCTTGTTCTTTTCTGATAGCGTATATCCCAGCAATTTAGATATTTGTTCATTAATATAGCTAATTACACTCAAACTTGTGTCCTTTTTTAGTAACTCCTTCAACGAGTAAATCATTATTCATAAAGAAAATAAAACATTTAAATACTTTTGAAATAAGTAATATTATCAATGACCTCCAAAATATATAGTCAGAATGACGTGTTATTAAACAAGTTATTGAATTTTTACTACCAAGATGACAATTTAAATGTTATGTTATCGATTATAAACGGCACATCTAAAGTTTCGTTACGAATCGTGGACTGGTTTTCTACAAACTATTCTAAAAAATATTATACCATATATGAGACGCACAACAATCCAAGATTCAAGGTATACGAAGACTACAAGTTAAAATTAAAAGCTTACAGCAAGAAACGATTTGATCCATTTTGTCGGTGGGAGCGAATTCAAGTTCCCATTACAGAAAATAGCGAATATTGTTTTGAAACCACGATCGGTCAATTGAATTTTTTCAAGTGGGCATTAGAAAACAAAATTATTGATTACATCAAAAACAACTATGATGCCATCGAGACCGACATGAACGAAAATAACAGCATCTCAAAGTCTAAATCCACAAAATGCGAAAAGACGCGAAAAAAACGAGAAGAACTTTCCGTAAATGCAATTAAAACATTCAAAAAAGAAAAGGTAGAAATTACCGTAACTTTCAGTTAAAAAAATAACACCACATATTATTTATGATATGGGAAACATACAAAGTAATACAAAAGTAAATTTTGAATACATGCAAAATTGTATAGAATACCCAAATTCACAGATTGTTATTAATGTTTTAGATAATGATTTACAACACTGTTTAATATACACGACGGTTCATGCGAGAGAAGAAGAAGAAATTGTCAATGAACATATTAAAAACGACAAAACTAAGCCTATTATTATTTATGGAAAGAATTGTTGCGATGAAAAGGTGCTCAGAAAACACAAACAACTTATCAATTATGGATTTAAAAATGTGAAAATATATTTCGGCGGATTATTTGAGTGGTTGTGTCTACAGGACATTTATGGAAAGGAAAAATTCAAAACAAATGGCGAGGAACTAGATATATTGAAATACAAATAAAAAGTTAAAGACAAAAAGTGAGAATACTTATTATGAATTTTCTTCAACAGACCAAACTCACCGAAGAAGAGTGGAAGCAACTAGAAGAACCTATTCAAAATGAAAAAGAAACTTTGATTTTGAATATGATTCAAAACGGATATTTTGACACTGATATCAAGTGCCAAACACACATGACGCTGAATCATTACTTGAAGTTAGATAAAAAATTTGATCAGGACATCTTTCTTGGTCTATTGAAAGACAACCTCGTTTCAAGTAACAAAAAGAATATTTTGAATGTAGATGTTCTCATCAAAGAAAAGACAAAAACATCCAAAAAAGTGAAAATGACTACTTCGGAAAAAATAAAGCTAGAAAACTCTTTCAAGATGTTGAAAGATGGATTAAATGACAATATTGTGGAATATAAATTGTTGAATGAACTTCAAAAGTTCGCGAAACTCCTCTATAAGGGTAAGAGCATTCAGAGTGATAAAAAATGTCTCATTCATTTCATAAATATTTTTGTCTTACAAAGGGAATTCAAAGACAAATTGAACACTCAATTGTTGGAAATTTCTGAATCTATTGTAGCTGAACTTTTGCCCCAAGTAAACATTCCAATGATCTTGAAAAATATTTCACTTCTTTATGAACACAACAAAATATTTGATTATAAAACGCTTGAATTGTATCAGCACCAAAAGGACATTTTTAATATTTTTCGCAAAGAACGCAATATTCCCAAATTTGTCTTTTATTGTGCGCCAACAAGTTCCGGGAAAACATTATCACCAATAGCCTTGTCGCAAGATTACAGAGTCATTTTCATTTGCGCTTCAAAGCATATTGGATTAAGTTTGGCAAAAAGTTCCTTTCATATGAAGCGAAAGATTGGGTTCGCATTTGGTTGTAATAGCCAAGAGAATATTCGTCTGAATTACAACGCGGTGCGTTCGTATACTACAACCAAAAGTGGAAGGAAAATACCGAATCATAAAGATGGAGTAAACGTTGAATTGATGATATGCGATGTTTTGTCTTATGAAAGCGCCATGAACTACATGAAACGGTTTAATGATACAAGTAATATCATTTTGTTTTGGGATGAACCCACAATTGGACTCGATGTTCGAGAAAGTCATTTACATGACATCATCAAGAAAAACTGGCAGCTCAACGAAATACCAAACATTGTATTTTCGTGTGCAACATTGCCAAAAGAACATCAAATTGCACCGATTATTGAATATGCAAAAGACAAATTTCAAGGATTAGAATTTAGTTATATTGAAAGTGTAGATCAAGTATCCAATATTCGTTTATATGACATTGATGGTAATGTAATTATCCCACATGATCATTTTGATGATTACAAGGAGATGTGCACATTCTTAAAGTATCACGGGACCAAATACTATAAGTTTTTTGATTGCAATGAATGTGCCAAGTTTTTGTTATTTCTTGATCAAGAGTTTTCTTGTGGTTATGTTGATTCTAACTTTTGTCTTTTGGAAGATATTTCAACCTACAAAATTAAAGAGATTTATGTTTCTGTTTTATTGGAACTTGGAAGTGATAAATGGAATAAAATCAAAGAATCATATCAAGAGAAAAAGACAAAATTAAAGTCAAAAGAACTCAATAAAGAACATGTGGGAATTGATCTAACCACAAAGCATTCGTGTACATTGACAAACGGACCAACCTTGTTTGTGAGTGACAATGTAGAAAATGTATGTAAGTATTTGTTGATGAAAGCAAATTTGGATAAAAATACATTATCTGGTATTGAAAGTAAGATAGACAAAAACCGTCAAATCTTGAAAAGTTTGATTCAGATGAAAAAAGATTACGAAGACAAGATTGAGTGTTATAAAGATTGCGACAAGATTATGACAGACATGCGATTTCCGCCAGAAGTCATTGAACTTCATAATAAAATAGAAAAGACACAAAGTCAACTTCTCTCGTTGTCTCTTGATAATATTTACAAGCCAAATACAAGAAGTCATTATAAAAAATGGTGTTTGGAACCAGAATTAACTTATGAAGATAGTGATATATTTTCGTCTTCGTTGAGCGATGAAGATATCAAGGAAATCATAGAATTGTATAATATCAAGACGCTTTATAAGTTGATGATGATGATGGGCATTGGTGTCTTTTCGAATAGTATCATGAAAGAAACCGAGAATAAAACTGTTCAAGAAGACAACAACAAGTATATAGAGACGATGAAGGGGCTGGCAGAACAAAAGAGTCTTTACCTAATTATTGCTAATAGTGATTACATATATGGCACAAATTATCAATTTAGTCATTGTTACTTGAGTAAAGATATGAAGAACCTTACTCAAGAAAAAATTATACAGTGCATTGGGCGAATTGGAAGACAAGAGAAGAATAAGCATTTTAGTTTCCGGTTTAGAACACAGGAACATATTGATACATTCTATAGTGTGAACGAAAATAGCATTGAGGCGGAAAATATGAATAGGTTGTTTGTTTGATTTTTTAAGATACATAATGGTTTTAGAAAATTTTGATTTAAATGTTCACTATCATTCTGTTGTTATATAGTAAAAAAATGATTATTATATCATTAACTACAATACCACCCCGGTTCAAATATTTATTTATAACTATAGATAGCATTTTGAATCAAACAATAAAACCTGACAAAATTGTAATAAATATACCCGAAAAATATAATAATTTTTCTTATGATAGTCTGCCTAATATATCAAGTGATATTGTTATTATTCACAGACAAACAAAAGATTATGGACCAGCAACCAAGTTGTTGGGACTATATAGTCTCGATTTATATGATAATATGAATAATGAAGATATTATAATTGTTATTGACGATGACAGAGTGTATAATAATAAATTAATTGAAAATATGTTGGATTATCACAGCAAGTATAAAAATGAAGTTTTGACGGTAGCTGGTTGGGAGATTGAAATGCTTACTAATAATCTTATTAAATCGCACAATAAAAAAAAACCGAGAGGGATCGAATTCAAACAAGACGGATATATAGATATTCTGGGCGGATGTTGCGGATTTTTGATAACCAAAAAGATGTGTCCATTTCATTATAAAGAAATATTTGAAGTAAATCCTAATGACGAAATATACTACGTAGATGATATTCTCATATCTGGATTTTTAAAATTAAATAATGTGGATATACGTCTCATTCCAAATTGCATATTCAGAGATGAAAAGAGAAGTATAAACGACTCAATTAATCCGTTGTATGATGGTAAGAGACAACAAAAAAACATAAATTCTATACAATATTTAAAAGACAAATTTCATATATGGAATTGATTTGACTGTATGTGTAAAATTTTATATATAATAAAATTACTCAACATTTAAACAAACTTTAAACTTTTATATTTCAAACGCGGATTTTATTATAATAGCATAAGTCATTGTCTACAAATACATGCAGGTTTTTGTTTTTATTATAGCATCCAACAATATAGTAACCATCTGCGTCATATTTATCCAATATCCATTTTTCATTTTTACATAACTTATAAGGTATTATAACCATGGCAGTATCAATGCCGCGTATTCTTATATTATTGCCTTTTATTCTATTGTATTGATTAAACGTATACATTTTATTATTATCAATAATATTCAATAATTTATACATATCCGGATGGAATATATTGTCATCGTCTAAATAATATATCAAAGAATCTGGATTTGTAATTTTAGTTAATGCATAATTTCTTTGCGGATTCCCTGATTTGCCTTCACCTTTGAATACATATTCTTTAATTTTATTATTATTCTCAAAGATGTTTGGATTATGGGTTATTTTACTGCCATCATATACAATAATCCACTCTTCTATATATTCAAAATCAATGCTTTTTTGAATTTCTAATAAATTATCAACTCTATATGATGGTGTTATTATTGTCAATTTATTTTTATTTTTAAAAATTGGTTCACCTCCACCCTTTATTAAAATAAATAATTTATCATTGTTCCATCCTGTCGAGTTTCTGTTATTATGATCTAACTCTACAAAATAATAATCTTGAAAATGTTTTAATATAGTGCTTAGTCTATCAAAATAATCCGTTTCATTATATGATTTAAATATATCTTCAATTATTAATATCCCTCCTGGTTTTAAATATGAATATACGTTTTCAATCACTCTTATTTGATCTTCAAACTGATGCGTTGTATCTTCAATTATAATATCATATAGTATATTTGTTTTTTTAAAAGCATTTACAATACTTTCCTTATTTTTTACATTTATATTGGCGAGTTTTATTTGTTGATTGTTGAATTTTTGTTGAAATTTATTTATTAAATTATCATTGTATTCAAATCCACATATTTCAGCATTTTTAAAGTATTCATTCCACATGAGTAATGAAGCACCATCTAGTATTCCTAATTCTGCTATTTTCAAATGTTCGTCTTTTCTATTTTTAAATAATCCATCATAAAATAGTGTATATGGATGACAATGTCTAGAATTAGTTACATTATTCCTTTGCGATGATTTATCAGTATCATATTTTTTTCCAATTTCACACAGTTCAGATGAATTATTCAAATAATTGATTTTTAGAGTTTTCATATTATATTATATTTAAATGTAATATAATATATTTAAATGTAATATAATATATAAAATATATCGCATAATGATTTGCGATTTAGATAATATTAATGAGATCATAATGAAAGAAGGTTTAAATTTATTGGTAGTTTCTTACGGAGGGTCTGCTTCTAATGTATTAACCGATACATTAGAAAAAAATAATTACAAGATCAGGACAAAAACATGGAATGAAATATTATGCCATTGTCCTCATTATATTGAAACAGATGTCCCAATAATTTATATTTATGATAATCCCATAAAATCATTTTTGTCTATGAAAAGAAGAGGTTTGCAGAAAATAAATCAAAAGAAAATGAGTAATAATAATAATGTGTCTTTTTCAGATGAAAACTTTATCAAGGTAATGATAAATCAATTTAATAAATGGACAAATCAAAAGAGAAAGAATGTATTAATAGTAAAAACTAATGAACTTTTTGAAACTAGTATAGTAAATAAGTTGGAGAGCTTTCTCAAAAAGAAAATACATCACTTCCCTATAAAACATGTTCAACCTAAAACTAAAACAAATATTAAAGATGTGGAGAAATACAAGAAACTATTCAAAAAGTATCAAGCAGAACTAGATTTTATAGATACTTATTGTGCTGATGGTTAATATGATGATTCTAATAAAAACTCATTTATGATATTTTTGATTGATATTGTCTTTTTGACCTTGTCGATATCAATTTGTTTTCTGTATTTTTCTGGATTTTCACATATATTTTTGATCAATTGGATATCATGGTCAACATTTCCATTCAATTTAATAACTGAATCTGGAAAATATTCATCAATATTTCTACAACCAAGATATATTGGAGTAGTGTGCCAAAGCAACGTATTTGTTATTTTTTCGCTAAAATAATGATTACACTCAAAATTCTCAATTGCTATGTGAAACATATAATCTTCATATGGCTCATTCTTTTGAAATGAACCTTTAAGTCTTGTATCATTTAGATTATTATAATATCTGCATCCATGTCCATGGATATCTACCGGCAAATTTTGTTCAAGTATTTTTTGCGCAAGAATATGACGGTATCTATGTCCAGGAGCAAAACCTTTATGCGACATCATAATAGACATTAATTTTGTCTTTTCAACCTTTTCTGGAATATCAACATCACATGTTGGATTGATATAACCATATCTTTCAACAAAAGGGTCCGGTAAACCCATCTTGTCTCCAATAAAATACCTTCCAATATGTTTTTGTGCATATGGTATAAAATCCTTTAATTTTTCTTCTATTGGTGTATTGTTGATTCTTTTCAAGAAATGAATAGGTTCAAACGCCAGACCAATTACATTTTTTTTGGAAATATGCGAGATATCTGGTGTAGGGCAATTTATCAGAATTACATGAGTGTAGTCATCGTCATTTGTAAAACAAAATGTTTTGTTATAGTCAATATCATTTACAATGTCGGAATGTTTCAAAAAAATGTGCGTCGTATCTTGATCAAGTGGATGATGATCTGTGAAAATGCGAATTTTTATCATTTAATAATAAATGTGTTATATTCTTTATAATAGTTTTAATTGCATTATAATAGTTTATAACACGCAATTTTTTATTTTCTCATATACCAATGATATGAAAAGTAATCATAATTTTGTGAAGAAATTACACGATCAAAATCCCCACTATTTATCCAAGTCAATTTACGCAACTTAATTTCATTTTTATGATACTTCAATACGTAATTAAAGTATATTTCATATTCAGATGCACCACTTCCACTCTTCTCTGTGACCAAGTTTAAAAACACATTATAAAATTTATCACTATGATTATTTTCAATCAAGTCTATAATTTCTTTGATGTACTTTGTTTCGAAGATCATGTGATGACAGATGCCAGATTTATCCCTTTCCATCTTTCTGAAATCTTTACAAAGTTTGGCCATATGAATGAAGTAAGGAATGTGACATTCTCTCCCGTAATTATACAAACACTTACCATCTTGAACAAAATGAGTTGGTTTTAAAAAAAAAGTATCACTATCTATTACCAAATATTTGTCCATTATTCCAGGAATAATTAAACCACAATATAATTTTATGAGTTGTTGCAAATACCAACCATTTCTTTCTAGTTTCCCGTGTATATTAGAAACATTGTGGATTGAGAACGGAAATATATCTTCATTTATTGTTATACATCCATCAATAGTTAAAGATGGATCATAACATATCAAATATATATTTCGATATCCGATAATATTTTCTTTAGTATAGTGTATTTGTTTTTTTACTACAACATTATCATTTGGACCAACTGGTATGACTATATCGAACTCGTCCATTTAAATGATAATAATAAATACTTTTAAATATTTATTATTATCATTTAAATATTGAAATATTAAATAACATAAACAATGGAATTATTAAGTACACGAACCAACCCTCATAATTTCGGAAGGATTGGTTTGAGTAAATATGCCGATGTTGGAATATTTTATGGTAAGTATTTTACAAAAGTCAACATAGAAGATGTAAAAGTCATATTCTGCAAAATCGACGATGTAAATTTTTTTATTGATAAATTGTTACCAATGTTTCAAAATAAATTCAATTTAATTATTGGAGATGGTGACATTACATTCCCCAAAAATATAGATGTTAGATATAAACCTTTGAATATTGATATTGATAAATTAATAAATAATGAGTTTATACACAAAGTTTTCGTAGAGAATTTAGATTCCTGTTTACCTAAAACTTTTCCCATACCACTAGGAATTAATCCAGCGGAATGTCCAACTGATTTAAATTATTTTTTAGAGTACGAAAATATAGACACAAACAAAGATTTAAAAATTACAAATTTTAACCGAAATAGAGATGGAGCCGGGCAGTGGAAAGAGCGCGGAGATGTTTCTAGATTATGTGAAACCTCTTGGAAACCCTTTGTTGCGTGTATTGAGACAACTAATCATAAAAAATATCTGGAAAAAATGGGAAGATATTCATTTACTTTATGTGTTCATGGAGGTGGTTTAGATGTTAATCCCAAGTTGTTTGAAGCCCTGTTGATAGGTGTAATTCCCATAATTAAAGAAAACAAACCATATACCGATATTTATACGGAGCATAATTTTCCAGTTGTCATTGTTAAAGAATGGAATGACAGTATCATAAATGAAAATAATCTTAAAATGTGGCACTCAAAATATTATTGTCATTTTACAAACAAATCAAAAAGAATCGAAATGTTAAACAAACTCAGTCTAAAATTCTGGGTAGATTATGTTTCAAATATTGACTGATAACCTATCATATCATCAAACTTTTTCCCATTCACTAGGAAACAAATCATCCAGTTCCTCATTGAGGCTCCCTTTTCCAGAACCAAACCATTTACTAGGATAATAAACATTATTGTTTCCTTGATTGAAATAAGCACCCCACCAACTAAATGTACTATTTGCGATAATATTATGCTGGCACAAAGACATAGTAATCATTTGTTCCCAGTCATCCATCTTGTGATCAATATCCACAAACTTTATGTTTTTAAATTTGCTCACTAATTCCTCTTTTATTTTGTATACATCATTTTTGTCTTTTAATTCGTAAAATAAACATACTTTCCAATCATCTTTTTTTGTATCTTTTATTAGTTGGGATAAAGCTGTCCTATAATAATCCACATTCTGGATTGGATGATGTTGTTGAATATGTTTATAATCACCAATCCGAAAATGCATACTTACACAATCATCAAAAAATCCATTAGGAAATTTTTCTTTTACCGAACTCTGATGCTCGGAAAGTTTAATTAATCTATATATTTTTTCTTGATTTTCTTGAAAATATTTATAAGATTGAAAATACCCATATAACTTGATATTTTCATCTGGAAAGTCTTGTCCGCGAATTTCACTAAACTTGTGAGATTGTTCGCGATAGACTAACTGTTTTAAAGGTGGTTTTACAAAAGAGGAAAGTGATTTTAGAAAAGTTTTCCAATAATAAGGGCGAGCAGTCATTCCAGGCGTTCTGTCATGTTCGCTCTCTTCAAAATAAAAAGGCATTTTGTATTTGAGAGATACATTTAACGCGGCAAATATTTGAAACAGTTGGTTTCCTAAGCCACCCATCACATGGGCTGTTACAAACTTCATACTTTTTTAAGTAAATGAATATATTAGAATATGTTTAAATGTATCATTTGATATAAAATATTATTAATGTATATATGCCCATAATATTACGTAAAAATAATATCATTAAAACAAATATGATATTTATTCATATACCCAAATGTGGAGGAACAAGCGTAATGTCTCAGTATTTAAATTATATTACAGAAAATGATTATAATTATTATTACATAAAAAACGATCATTACACTTATAATGAAATTTGTAATATTGAAAACAATGAGTTTATAAATAATTCATATATTTGGACGTTGGTTAGAAATCCATTTGCACTAATGTATTCGTTTTATATTTATAAAAAAAAACAACCAGCAGACTCTAAACAAGCATTTAGAAACGAAGCAAAAAGAATGAATTTTAGAGATTTCATATTTTGGTTTTTACAAGAGTTCAAAAATATGTCTGACAGAGAAAAAGAGAAAATAGGTATATATAATAATCATCATCATATACTAAAAGGACAATATAGTTGGGTATATGATTATTCTAATGATAAAATACATGACAATATAAAAATATATAAACTTGAAAATTATGATAAAGAATACGCGAAAATTTCAGGTATTGTGGGAGTAAATATATTAAAAGACAAAAAAAATGTTTTCGCTAACATAATAGACAACTCTTACCGAGAGTTTTATGATGAAGAAAGTAAACAACTCGTTTACAATCACTACAAAAAAGATTTTGAACTATTTGATTATGAATTTTAACCAATCATATATAAAAACTACACAGTTTGCGCATCATATAATATTCCATCTTATAGAATTAATATACTTGTTATCATAAATACCAATATATAATTTTGTATCTAGAGAAGTGAATGACAGAATCGTTCTGTTTTCTTCAATAATTAAACCTATACAATATTCTACTCTAGAGTTGTCCAATTTAAATGGTTCTGAGTATCGCAATAAATTCATATCATTATCAAACACAGCAAAAAAATGTTGATAGTTTGTATCTTGATTAATATGTAAAACAAACCATATTTCATTATTAAATGGTACACCTGAACTACTCCCTTTTACTTTTTTGAAAAAATCGTCTTTTATGTATTTACGTGTAACTATATTTAATATGTCGCCACTTGCATCTATTTCACAGATTATCAATGGATGCCATTGATAAACAAAACACTTTGCATTGTTGTATTTCACGAAACTCCAATTTTTTTCAATTCGATACCTATCATTAAATGATGTACTTATAAATCTTTTGTCCAATTTGTAATTATTATCATTATTGAAATTAATAATATCAGAAGTTATTGAAATCGTATCAGTTTTTTCATTGAAAGCTGAACCAATATAGTAAAATTTATCTAAATAATTAAATATTCTTATATCTTCTATTCCATAACATTTGTACTTTTTATTTAATTCGTTTAAATCCTCTGAAAAAGTATCATCAGTGATTCTATTAAACGAATTATCAAGATAACAATACGAATTAAGTGATATATTTTTTGAATATTTTATTATAGGACTTCCATTTTGTTCTAAAGAATAGTTTACCCATCTTATGTTTATTATGTAATTGTCTGCATCTGGTTGTTTGACAATACATGAATTTGATGTATAAAATGAGACGTTTTGATTTCCTATAAATTTTGTAATCTTACTTGTTAGATTAATAATTTTTACTGGTTTTAAATTTAAAAAGTTGTATATACTACGTTTTCTGTAAGAGATGGTATAGTATTCTTTGTTATTCGTTTTTTTATCATCATGATACTCCTTATATATTTGTAATACATGACCACGACTAGTTTCAATAAACCGACCACAGGTGGAAAATTTTAATTCATAAGTATAATTATCATTACTATCAAATACATTGCCTAGTAATATAGGACCAGTAACGGTCAAACTTGAAATTCTATAATCTGATATATTACAATCGTAAAAAATATTTTTTACATTTTCTACAATATTACATATTGTTTTCAATAATTTTGTATTGTATGGCAAACATACCATTAATGCGTTATACATCCCGCAATCAATATTTGATAAAACACGATCCTTCACAAAATATTCTTTGTCTGTCAATTCAATTAATTTAAATCCATTAACACATCTATATTTTATATCCAAATATATACCCCCATTTATATACAATACACAATATCGCCATAGATCTGCCTTGTAAGCGCCTGGTTTCAATTTGTCAAAGCTATATAACACGTCGTCTTTAAAGTTATCTTTAATAAATTCGCGACACATATTATCGTCGTATAAATAGTGTTTAAATTCTGGATTTTGTCTTTTTAATAATTCTACATTTTCTCTCATTTTTTCTGGTAACTCTAAAGAATGCCATGTTTGAAATATGTTAAGTGGAATAATACTGTGTATCTTCAAAGTGAGTTGATGATGCAATGATTTTGTATTTTTTGGATTTTTTATGTTATTATTTCGGTATAAGTTCGTAATCATTCTATTTCTCACAATATTAATATTATATTATTTATTTTCCACTTTTTGTGCGCAGTTATGTTAAAATATATTTATTCAACTACATCCAACATAACATGATTATAATTTACATCACGATTTTCAATATTACTATAATCAGGTTTCTGTGTCACTGTTCTAGGGTATGAAATATACCAATTGTCTTTTTCTTGTAATTTCATAAGATATGTATCAATTGCAAAGTATCCATTATTTGGTTGTCTGATAAGTTGTTTCAATCCTTCCGAAATATTCTTTATGATCCTATCATAATAGTGTTGTTTTACAATATAACCAGTCAATGCAAAACTTCTTGTGACCTTCAATATTGACTCGTGAACTCTATGTGCACCTCCGCGTAAATTGCCTGCAATCAAATATACATCATAATCTATCTTTTCATCAAAAAAGGTTTTCATTAATTTTTGAAATAATTTGGGGTTTGTGAATTCAATGTCATCTTCCAAAATAACAACATAAGGAAGTTTGTTCTTCTTTGCGTCTTGAATAACCTTCAAGTGACTAAGAGAACAACCAATTCTACCATGCTTATTTTTAATCGCATTAAATCTTGTATAATTATCCCATCCAACTTTTTTTAGTTCATTTTCTACGTGTTCTTTTCTATCGCGTCGTTCTTCGAGATTAATATAAAAAATATTTTCCAATTTCATCAATATTTTTGTTTGTATTTTGTCTTTATATTGTGTTGTAAATCATTCGTCTTTTTTAGAACTAGTCTCATCAAGAACATCGTTATCAAATATTGTGCTTACTTCACCGAAAACCGGGCACGAAATAATCAAATTTGGGTTTTCTGCCAAATCAAAATCCTGAATACTAATATCGTGAATGGGTGAAAACGAACATTTATTTTTTGCATATTTATTGCACTTTGGACAAAAAGGTGGTGGGATTTCAGTCATGACAAACGGCATATGGAATTGGTCATTTTTAAGTTGCTGAATTTTATCAAAGTCATCATGAAGCAACTCAATAGCGCGCATGTCCCAGATATTATTGTAGTTACTGAATTTGCGGGTAAATGACCGCGTGATTGGTGCGCGAATATTTTTGATAATAGCGTTCATTGTGCGAAAAGATACAATCAACCACTCCCAGTAACTTTAAATCAATTTTTTCTTTAATTCAATTTAATGAAAAAAGAACTTAAAGAAAATAATATGTATTATAAAAATGAGCAAATTAATCGAACCCCGCAAGTTTGATGCCGCCGTTTCCGCAATGCGTTCCTTCTTCCAAAAGAAAGGATTTATTGAAGTCCACACACAAAACGCTTTGAGTATATTGGCGGCATGTGAAGACCCAGAAACTGTTTCAAAATACAACTACCAAAATAAGGACTGGCCTCTTCCGCAAACTGGGCAAATGTGGTTAGAAGATGTTTTGCTAAAAAATCCTGATATTAATGGTTGCTTCACGGTATCCACGAGTTACCGCAATGAACCCAACCCAGTACCAGGACGCCATGAGCTCATTTTCCCAATGTTTGAATTTGAATCCAAAGGCGGTATGGATGATATGGTTAATATGGAGAAAGAACTACTTGAGCACATTGGCTTTGAAAAAAATGATGGTAAATATCCAGAGGGAGATTACACTGACATGATGAAAAAATATGGTGTTCATGAGTTAGAAAATGAGCATGAAATGCAATTAAATGAGGAATATGGTCCTGTGTTTTTCCTCAAGAACTTTCCTTACCACACTAGTCCTTTCTGGAATATGAAGAAAAACGGGGAGATTTCTTCGAAGGTGGATGTGATTTTACACGGAATTGAGACGATTGGTTCGGCGGAGAGAAGTTGTGATAAAGAAGAAATGCGCAAGCAGTTTCTCACGATTAGTGACGGCGGGTATTCTAATTTGTTATACGACAAGTTCGGACAAAAGCGCGTGAACGACGAGTTAGAGGAGTTTTTGGATCACGACTTTTTCCCACGATTTGGTGGAGGAATTGGGGTCACAAGAATGATTCGCGCGATGGAACTGAGCAATATTATCAAAAAGTAATTTAAAATTTATAATATGATATAACATTAGTATATTATAAATTTATGAAATTCCTATCTACACTAACACAAAGTCTCATTTTTGAAAACTTATTATACACAAGTCTCAATTTATCACAAGCGGTTTATTGTAATACTAGTGACTGGAAATGTCTGACTTGTTCACCGGAAAATATAGTAGAAACTACCTACGAAGCTTACGGTGAAAAGACCTTGCTCGGATACAATAATCAATTAAATATTTTGTTTGCTTCATTTCGCGGAAGTTCAAATCTCCAAAATTGGATTGATGACATTCAAATAGAACACCATTGTATTGATAAAACTAGTAATATATGCTTAGAAGCCGGATTTTATAAACTATACGAACAACTATATTCGTTTATTTCTGATGAAATAGACAAACTTTCTCAAAAATACCAAACAAAACAATTATTGCTCACCGGACACTCTATGGGTTCGAGTATTGCCTCTCTCTTTGCATATAACCTCTCTAAAACCAACTATAATATTACATTAATCACATTTGGCTCACCGCGAGTTGGTAATTATGAATTTGTCCAAGATTTCATCTCCAAAAATATAATCAGTTTCAGAATTACACATTACTATGATATTGTGCCACATTTACCACAGTGCAGATTAAATTATCTTCATATTCCAAATGAAATATGGTACAATGAAAACAATACATATTACAAAATATGTAATGATTCTAATTTGGAAGAAGATGAAGAATGTAGCAATAGCTGTTATCCACTTTCATGCACTAGCACAAGTGACCACTTGAACTATTTGAATATCACATTTGGAAGTGAAGGTAGTTGTTAGTATTAAGAAAGACCATTATTACTTTTACAAGTTGATAGACTGGTATAATATTTTCCACTACAAATATCGCCACAATCAATTTCTTCGCACTTTGTACTACCGTCGTAAAAACAATATTCACCCTCATCTTGTGTAACATCATTTTTTTTTTTACATTTATTCATATTACAGTATGTTTTACTATCTCCACAATCATTCGTCTCGTCCTGTTTTTCACATGTATCACCAATCAAACAATATAGTTCATCATCATCACCATCACCATCACCATCACTTCCGTCTTCTTTAATCTTATCTTTAGCCTCCAAACAATTTTTTTTACTCAGATATGTACTAATGTGAATGTCATTACAATCTCCGAATTTCATTTTTTCACATTTCTTATCATTTTTAAGACAATAAATCATATCATCCGAATCCATAATCGTTAGTTTATCTATATCATCAGTCGTATAATTGTAATTAAGATCACCATCTTCATCTTCAGTTTCGTCAATCGCAAGAGCACCTTTCCATTCTTTACATTCTTCTAACGAAGCAAAACGATTTTGACAAGAATCATTAGGCGAAACTTCTTCGCATACCTTATCTTTATGTGTTTCACCATCAATCAGACAATAGTTTCCGACTGTTTCATTTTCTTTCTCCTTATCTTTGTTTGTATCATTACCCGTATCATTCTTATTGTCATCAGAACTATCGTCTTCTACCAATTGTGGTGCTATATTGAAAAATATGATTAATGCTAAAATCATAAACATTAGAAAACGAATCATAGAAATATTCTGATCCATATTATCACGATGTATTATATATTATTTAAGATATATTATTTTTTACCATTTTCATCCCACATATTCCAGTCAATGTCATTTTTATGTCCACCAAAATAAGAAACGCCCCATTTTTCCAACATAATTTGATTAACGTTTTGACCATTGTATTCTAGTTCAAGCAACAGACGACCATACTTGTCGGTTCCTTCGTTTTTGGCAACATTCACAATTTTTCCAAAAATCATATTTGTAATATACTCTTTTGCCCATTGAGCGACCTTTTTTTCTTGCGGATCTTTTGAACGAATTTCGGCGCAATCATATCCCAACATGCGAATATTGAAACGAACGCGCTTTCCGTCCATAATAGTTGCAATAGTGACCGTGTCTCCATCATAACATTTGACAATTTTACCGCGACTAATACTTGGGATAAACTGTTCGCAGTTCTTGTAATCACACAATTCAAGTTCGCTGTCTGTTACCATGTTGGATAATATATACTATGAAATATATTTAAGTAATATAACTATATTATTATAACATGTGCACATGTAAAAAATTCACATATTTTATAAGCATACCTAAAAATAAAATTGCACCGACTTTTGATAAACTTTCGGAAATGCTAAATGATGAAGAATTCAGACAGAGTGTTGTGGAAGAATTAATTGGCGAATTTTCTTCAAGTGGCTTTGTTGCATTTTTCTCCATTGTTGGTGGCGGAATTGCTGTTACTATTCATCCAGTTGCTGGAAGTATCGTATTAATAATGTCTATTGTGTATGGAAGTTTTGTAAAGGTATTCTGTGGAAGATATTACAAACAAAAACGATTGCGTAAAAAAACATGGCCAGAAAGAAGTTCAACGCAAAAAAAAATAGAAGATGGAATTCTCAACGTATTCAAAAAATGGAGCACGTCTTCATCAATGAAATATTTTCGCACAAACACTGGAAAATACGGTTTTGTTAAACTTGCTTCCAGAATAAGTTCAAAGAAAAGAAGAGTTGTGCCTGAATCTACAAGTGAAATTAGAGAAAGTTCAAGATAAAATTTGAAGACGGTTTTTGATAAGTATATTTTCTATTTTGGAAATTTGCAAAATTTTTTGGATAGCACCGTTGAACATATTCGCCCATATGCTCAGCACCCATTGAACGGTTACATTGTCCACATATTGGCAACAAATTTTCAACACTTGCCTGCCCACCATCTTTTTCTGATACAATGTGTCCATATTCACAACTATTGATTTCTATTTCTCTATCACAACAACAAATACATAATGCACGACGCTTGTCTTTTCCAACATATTCATCCCAAATTGTTGCTTTCACTCCTTTTGGAACATTTGCCTTTCTCGGCTTTTTGGGTTTTGCGATTCTTTCGCCTGTTTTGTTGAAGACAATATCTTTCACCCATTGATACGCATAATCTTCTGATTCATGAGCATATAATCCAAGATACAATTGTTCTCTGGCGCATTTATTCATCATTGATTCAGTAATCGTTCTAGATTTGGGATAATTATCAATTGTCCAAGCAGACAATTCTACATTCTTAGTTTCAACAATCTCTTTTAGTTCATCTGCTGTTTTGATATTCAACTTTTCAGTCAAAAATCCTAATGCTTCTTGAAAATAATTAAAATAAATATGTGGTCTACGAGCATTTTTACTATTTGACCACATGTCTGGGTATTTGTTTTTGAAAAACTGAGCCACTTCTTCGGGTATATTTTTATCAATTGATTCGGGAAACTCAGGAAGCGGCGTATTTTTATTAATAATATTGTAATTGTTTATTAATTGGTCCATAGAATTCACTTGTTCAATTTCTACAAATAGTTCGACGTTATGCGTGCTGCTTAGTTTACGCAATGCCTCAAACCGATGTTGTCCGTCTACCAAAAAACAACGGTCTGTTTCTTGACAGTGGTGGATATTAATCACGCCGTGGAAATCACAATGTCCAGTATTTAAGAGGTTCTGTCGCTGATAAGTTACAATTTCATCTACCTTGCTCTCATCACGAATTCGTTGAATATTTGGCAGTTCTATACAACAATCCAGCAGTTCTTTACTCATGATGGAGCATATATATTTCCGATTAATATTGATATACTTGATGGAACGGTTTATAATATTCATTTATTGTTTAAAGACAAATACATTTACTTGTGTTTTGTATTTAAACTCGTTATCATATTACTTTTTACCTTTTTCTACCTCTGAATATTGATCTCTTTTTTCTACTTCTCCTCTTCTTTATTTTTCTTGTTGGAGAAGGTTGTGTTTGTGATTGTATTTGTGATTGTCTTTCTGAATTATTAGTTGGAGAGAGTTGTGATTGTATTTGTGATTGTATTTGTGATTGTCTTTCTGAATTATTAGTTGGAGAGAGTTGTGATTGTGTTCGTGATTGTGATTGTGATTGTGATTGTGATTGTGTTTGTGATTGTGTTTGTCTTTCTGAATTAATAGATGGAGAGGGTTGTGTTTGTGATTGTATTTGTAATTGTGTTAATAAATTCTTAGATGGAGAAGGAGTTGTTTGATTATGATTAAAAATTTCATCTAAATCCTCTAAACTTAACATATCTGTATCGGAAAGCTTAGAAAGAGTTAAAGGCAAATTAAATTGACTTCTTATATGTTTTGGCCAACTCTTATGAAGTTTACCATTTTTGCCAACTAATTTTAATGGTTTTATTCCATCAATTGTAGGATTAAACATCTCTTTCAAATTATACGGGGTTTTTTCATATTTTTTTAAAATTTTTAAATAGTCTGATAATAATATCTCTTCTTTAGTCGTTCCCATTTTAAAATCTGAAATTCTATCACGATTTATTTTAAAATTTTTATTATATTTTTCTTCTTTTGTAGTAATTAAACTGAAAAAATTTTGATTATATTTTTCAAGATATTTTATTGCTTTCAAATCTTTATAATAAACTGCGCTTTTTTTAAATACTTTTTTATATTCATTAAGCAGATGATAAGATGTGTCTATTAATACAAGTTTTCCATTTTCATCGCGACAAATGTTTACAGCATGTGCGCCAGGTTTATTATTTAAACTATAATATAACCAAAGTATCAAACAATTTGTTTTGCTTTGTTTTCTATTATCTAAAACATTAGGAGTTCCTGCTTCAATTAATTTCAATATAAACTCTGCCATAGACTCATTGGTCCAAATGTGATCTCCATTTTCTGTAGACTCTTTTTCTTCTACTGGTCTCCGAGATGAAATATTTCTATAATATGTGATATTAAACATACCATATTTTCTTGCTATTCCCGGCGTAATCCCTTTTTTACTTGTTTCTTGTAATATTTTTTCAATAACTTCTCTTTCGCAATAAGCCATGGAGTTTAATGCAGCAGCGTGACAATTATCATCTTGAAACGATTTTAAATATGGATCATTAATTCCTCTTAAACTATTTTTCATCGTTTGCGTGAGTTTTTCTTTTACTTTTCTTTTTACTGTTTTTAGACTTCTACCAGATGCAGTGCTATAAATAGAATTTTCGTTGGATTTCTGTTGACTATTTAATGTCATTATATATTATTGAACAATATATTTCAAACTCGTTATTATATTACTTTTTCATAATAAAGATCCAGGTTCTTTTTATAATTGTGTATGTTGTATATATCGCAAATGCAATATTTATTTTAAAAAGAAGACGTGGTATCAAAATGAATTTGCCATATAATTCTTGATTTTTGTTTGTGTATTCAATAATAATATTATTCAAATGTATTCCCAATGAAAGCATTAACACGCCAGATATCAAAAAAAGAATATGTTGAATTGGCGCCTTATCTTTGTAGTTTTTACTAAACTGAATAATTAAAATAGATGCTGTGATAATGGTGACGATTGTGCCGGTAATCGAAACAATGAACCATACAGCATTTTGTTGCTGTTCTTTGCTTAGTGCTTCGCTTTTCGCATCCATTATATATATGACTGTAAATAATTTACAAGATAAATTCTCTTCTCAATATAATAAATCCCAAAATGAATAACACCGAAATGGAAATATTGAGTTCTCGCGATGAAAGTCGTAGAACCAATGGTGGATACATTTCATCTGACGCCGAAATAAGCGATATTTATGATACGGAAGAACCCGAAGTTCCAACCACACCTCTTGAAATATTACCAAACATATCATTAGGTGATTTAGTGGCGTACCCAACGGAGTATGTAGCAGATGAAACAATTCAAAAAAATAAACGACGATACGGTTTATGGGTCAAAGGTATAGTGGTTGAGAGTAATAGTGATAAAACAACAGCTAAAATGATGGTATTTGATGGAGATAAATCTACAATCATAATAGAATGTGAATTGGGATACATGAGAAAAGAAGATACTATAATCGAAGTGGCAAATATGGCATTGCTAGGAGTTGTTCAACAAACAAACAATATAGAGAAACTTCAGCGCGCAATGAAACGAATGCACGAAGAACTACAACGCGAAACAAAACGTCATATGATAGAAAGCGAAGATATTGAACGAGCAAATCTCGAAAAAGAGCGAAATTATAGGGATACAATTGAAGCGCTTCAAACAGAAATGAAATATATTGAAGAAGAGAACCGCAATAAATCAAACGCAAATATTGAAGGAAATATGGAGATGACTTTACAAAATATACGTTCACAACAACCATATATTGATATTCGTTTACAAATTGACGCATACAGAGAACACAATAATGCTATGAAACAAGATATGCGGGAGCGATTGATAGTGCTTGATCATAAATACGAAAAATACACAGGAATTATCAATGGGATTCAGATTTCTATCATTGTTTTTTCTGCTACATCTACATTTATTCAGGCGTCATCTGAAATAATGCACATGAAAAGTCACATTATATCTTTTATAACATTATGTGTTACTACTTATACTAGTTTGTTGTTAGCTATTTTTAAATATAAAAAGTATGATGAAAAAAAAGAGAGCATTCATAATCTACAACAACAATTTGCGTCTTTTATTGTAAAATTAGAAAATCGCAATGACCGTTTGAATACCTGGTGTAGTGACAGCTTCTGGGCTGGACATAATGTTGAAGATAAAAAAAAAGAATGGATTGAACTGGAAGGTAATCTCAAACAAGAATTTACTCCCATTATTGAAGACAAAGCAATCTTATGCTGCGAATTTGAAAAGGAAATGAATAGCGAAGAACAGAAAAAATTAGCAATAAATGCCAGAGATCGAGCTCTCACAATTCGGCAACAAAAAAATGAACTTCTTGAAAAAGAGATACAGGCTATGACGAAGGCGAATATTCTCAAAACAAAATTGGCATCACTTGAAAATAAAAAAGATAAACCAACAGTTGGTGGTGGCGGCTATTCCGGACAACCAGTTCTTAGATCAATTCCAATGAACGCAAATACGGCGCCACCAGGACCCGTATCACCTGAAGTGGGTGGGTGTTGTCTGTGTGAAAAAGCGATGGCAAAACCAGGCGAAAATATGTGCCAAATATGTTTAGATAAAACCGCAATTACAGTTGGAAAAGAAGTTATTGTCACTGGAGATGGATGCAATACTAGAGCGCGTATTGTAAGTACTGATATTGAAGCCGGAACTTGCAATGTTGAATATTTGAAAGAGGAGGGGGTTATGATTCGCCCGACAACTGTGAATGCAAATATGATTCAGTTGATTGAATGATGGAGTGCTTCATAAAAAATATTGACAAAGTATTTTAAATGTAAGATTACGAACACAATAATTTCAGATAATACACGTATCTCAACACATGTTGGTTGAGTTAACCATTCTGATTTTAATACTCCGCAAGCTCACCTAAATCCAATTCCATAATATCTTTTTTTTGACATTCTTCTTTGCATTGTTCTTGATAAATTCTTAGTATTTCCAAGAATTTTTCTTCATCTGACTTTTTGGAACTGCCCGAAGAGCTAATATCTTTACCATTTTTTGAAAACCGCCGGCTCAACACATACTTACTTGAACGCCCCTTTGCTTGAATATATTGAATACCTGGTACACCATTTCTCATCAAATCTCCCAATACATTATTAGGAAATGTTTTGTTGTTAATTGAAGTTGTTTCGGGAACGTTTTCGACGAAACCTAAGTTACCATTATTATTTTGTTCACAAATAATCTTATTTTTACTTTCGTGAAATGATACCATATTTTGTGAATGTGTTCCCAGTGTCAAATCACACAACCAATTTCGATAACTATTGTCTTCATTACTTGGGGCTTCGTCGTCGTGCATGACTTCTAGATTTTCGGGGATTTCTCCCATAAATGTTTCCCAAATTAGGCGGTGAATGTATTTGTATCTGCCCTTTATAGCTATCTGTTTATAACGAGAACCACTTTGATTCTGTTGAGCAATATGTCCATGACGATTTCTGGCTCTTCCGTGTGAAGAGAATTCATTTTCTGTATATTTAGGATGATACTTCCATTCTTCATTTTCAACTTCAATCTCATAAGCGTCGAAGTAATATCCATATGCCTTATATTCGGGGATTTTAATCGCTCTTCTGATTTTTGACGCCACTGTTTTTAATATTGGTTTCTTATCTTTTTGAACAACATTATCAATGATAAACTTAGCGCATTTGTCTACACTACGAAATAGACCGATCGTGGTTGATTTTGCTCGGTTATTTTTGTCTTGTGGGTCTGGTTGTTTCATAATCGTATAACGACCATTTCTGCCACCATTTTTGTTACTTTCGTTTACTGATTTCTTTTGTGCTTTAATACCACTTTCGCTTTTGGAAAACCATCTTAAATTACAAATATGATTGTTTGTGGGATTATTGTCTATATGATAAATTGTTTCCAATGGAGGAATGTTTGGGAATGCGGATGGTAATGCGACGTGGAGGATTGAAAATGTAAATTGTTTACCGTTTTCGCTTAAATAAAACAGAGTCCTATGACAATTTATTGGATATTTTGTCTTTTTATTCCGAATAATGAAACCTGGATCACCATTTTCTATAAACATAATTTCATACAAAGGAAATTCAGTAATTTTGTGTTGTTTTGTTTTCTTGATTCTCCGGTGTGCCAAAACCGGTAGCCATTTGTTGAACGTAACATCTCCGTAAACTGGATGCTTGATAATCATTTTTCGTTTTTGTTTCCATAGAATTGTTTTCAGAAAACTCAAATCAATTTTTTTGTAAATTTGAAAAATCGTGTTTGTTCATTATTATTATTTTTTGAATATTAATGAACATATTTAACAATCAACCTATTTTTTAGATATTTTGAATTTTATTGGGAATGTTAGGAATGGGTGATAACCATGAAAAAATTAGTTGGAGTACGCCAATCCGCCCATACCACTCATAATTCTAAGAACATTGTAGTTTCTGGCGTAGACGCGCACCTTGGCGGTCTTGGTGCCCTCAACAGTGGCGTTCGAGAGAACGAGCTGAAGAGTGGCGTTGTCAATGCGCGACATATTGCAGGTGCCCGACGGCTGGTGCTCCTCCGGGCGGAGGGCGAACGAGTAAACGTTAACGCCGGTGTCCGGAGCACGCGAGTGGTGCTGCCACGGTTGAACTTGGTCGAAGTAGGTGCCCTCACGCTCCGAGAAGCGGTCCTGGCCGTTAAGCTGCAACTTGGCAGTGACGACCGGGTTCTCACCCCAGCAGTGCATGTCGAGCGAGGTCTCGGCGAGGACGAAGGTGCCCGCATCCGAAACTCCCGAGTTGGTAGCACCAGCATTCCACTCGCCCGCGAAAGTGGCGTTAGCGGTAACATCAGCAGCACCCGCGGTCTCGAAGAGCTGGTTGGTGATGAACGCATCTTCGCCACTAACACCAGTCGGACCACCGAACGCCTTAATCGAGTTCGGAAGAGCATCAACGGCATCAGTGTAGTTGAACGGCTGAGCACCAAGAGCCTTGTAAAGAGTCTCGCCAGCAGTGAGCGAGGCGCAGTAGTCAACATTCTCGTCCGGTTGAACAACCCAAACAAGCTCCTTGCACGGGTGGTTGAAGTTAAGTCTGATCTTGTTCGACGAGGAACCAACCGACTCAGCACCAGTGAACTGAAGCTGCTCGATGAGGTACTCGTGCGGGTTTTGCGCCATACGACGTCTCTCATCGGTGTCAAGGTAGACGTAGTCAACGTAGAGCGAAGCCGAAACGAGCGATTGAGCGTAAGCACCCGAAACCTTAACATCGCCGCTGCCACCCTCAAGGACGCTCACAGCGAACAAGCACTCATCAATGGCGCGGAGATCAAGGTTGATCTTGACCTCGTGGTATTGAAGGGCAATGAGCGGAAGCGCAAGACCCGGGTTGCAGCAGAACCAGAATTGAAGCGGAACGTAGAGAGTGGTCTCCGGAAGAGCATTTCTCGGGGCGCAAACTTGTCTCGGCGCCGACGAGTCGCACGGACCATCAACCTCAGCGAAGGTCGGGTCAGTGACGAAGGTGAGCTGAGTGGTGTTACCAACCATCTTGTAGTAACCAGCCTCTTGGTTCTTGTCCATGGTGAGTTGGCACCAGATGTGCATCCAGTCACCGTATTGCTTCTCAATTCTTTGACCACCAATCTCAACCTCAACATTCTCAATGAGCTGGTGTCCCGGGAAGTCAAGCCATCTGGCGTAAACATCGCCGTTACTGTTAAGCGATTGACCAATCTCCGGAAGAGTAACCTGTAAGTAGGTTCTGTAAGCTAAGTCACCATTTCTCGAAACGGTGCATGTAACTCTGCGACCGAAATCGGCTTGACCGTTGAAGGTCTGCTCAATCGACTCCATAGCGAAGTTAGTGTGTCTTCTGTAGGTAACTTTCCAGAAGGTAATCTGCGGATTACCGGTCAAGTAAACGTCCTGCGCGCCGTAAGCTACTAATTGCATTAAACCACCACCCATGATTTTCTGTTATACTATACTAAAAGAAAAAAAAATAAAAATATTTAGTTTAAATTAAAATATTTTGTAATAAATTTATTCAAAAAGTCTTCAGTAAAAACTTGTTTTTCCTTACTTTTATGCTTTGAAAAAATGTAACTATTCTTATTTTTTTTCACATTCCATCCATCTTCAATTGCGTTAAAAATGAAAACCATTTTACTCATTTCTTTGTTATTTGAACAATATTTATTCAAATCAATCTCATTCATTTGATTATATTTTTTATTTTATATTTAAAAGAAATACACAAAAGTTGATATATGTCCGAAATAGAATCAAATCATACATTAGATAAATTATTCTCAAAACAAATAGATTCATTTCGTAAAGAAGAGACTTCAACTATAGAGAAATCTAGGGCAAAAATAGAATCCATTCAAAACAAGCTAAAAATATGTGATAACGAAGAAAAAATTAAGAAATACAAAGAAAAGATAAAAACACTAAACAATAAAATAGCTCTTTCTCACAAAAAAATGAATGACTATCTTCTTTCTAATTCAGAGCATTTGTTTTCTTATTTTGTTACAAAGCAAAATATTGAAAAAAACAATAACCCCAAAAAAGCGCTAGATAATTTTTTTAGTAAATCCAAAAAAGAAGATTATATTTCCCATAGCAAATGTAGTGAAAATATGAAAGAATATCTAAAAGAAAATAATTTTGAGGTATACATTGAAAACTATCATTATTGCAACGCTAATGGTGACGAATGTGAGATGTGTCATATATGTAAAGAAGGCGAACTCATAAAATCTATATATGATGGAATACTTATTTGTAATAAATGCTTTTCAATTGACAAATATTTAATCCACAACGACAAACCGGCTTACAAAGAGCCTCCTAAAGAAATTTCTTTTTATGCCTATCGTCGTATAAATCACTTTAAAGAAATTCTAGCACAGTTCCAAGCAAAGGAGTCTACTGATATACCAGATAGTGTCATTGAAACTATCAAAAATCAAATTAAAAAGGAAAGAATAACACTTAACAAACTGACAAGCAAACGAACTAAAGAAATACTGAAAAAGTTAGGATATAATAAATATTACGAGCACATTACATTCATAAAAGACAAACTAGGAATAAAACCACCAATAATGAGTCAACAATTAGAGGAAACGCTATGTAACTTGTTTATAGACATACAGGTCCCATACGCTAAATATTGTCCGAGTGATCGCGTAAACTTCCTTAATTATTACTATACTTTATACAAACTTTGTGAACTTCTCGATGAAAAAGAATATTTACAACATTTCCCAATGCTAAAGGACCAAAAGAAAATAGAGCAAGATCAAATTTGGAAAAACATTTGTCAAGATTTAGGATGGGATTTTATTCCTACTCTTTAAACTAGACGAATTTGTTTGTTATAATGATAATATAAGAAATCTTCATTATATTATCAATTCAAAATTTACTTAAAATCCTTTCGGGAATCTAACCAAGTTAGCACCAATGCCGAATCCGGCACCAGTTCTAGCACTTTCGCCCATCGACGGAATGTAGGTATCAAGAACCGAGAATGTTGCAGCGGCGGTGAGGGCAATCAAGCCAATCTCGTCTAATTTAAGCGAGGCCTTAGGGATCGCGTAGCAAGCAATCGCTACCATGAGACCCTCCACTAAATATTTAATAACTCTTTTCAAAACTTCTTGAACATTCAATTGCATAATATTTTTATAATATATAAATAGAAAAAAAATATAAATAACTTTGTTCTATAATATAGATAACAATGTCGGAACATATTGATTTGTTGGATGAGGACAAACCCATCGCCGAACAAAAGTTTGTGTGCTTATCTTTTGTTTCTCCTGAAAAAATACTAAAAGAAAAGAACCTTTATTTTTTTGAAAAGTTTGTCGAACAATACAACTTCAACAAACAAGCTGAATTATTGACTAAATTTTCCAATTATCTTTCATTCAAATATGAACTAAACACGGAGGAAGTCATGAATGACCTCAAGGATTTTTCTACAATTGAGAAAGATTCTATGTATGAAAATATTCACGATGACTACAAGAACTTTATGGATAAGAATGAAGAAAAATATGAGACTCAATTCAATAAGGAACACGAATTTCAGACATCGGTAAGAGGATTAAAGGTTAGAGGTGTATTTCCAACCCAAGAAGAAGCAGAAATGAGGTGTAAAATGTTGCGCCAAATTGACCCAAATCATGATGTATACGTCGGTCCAGTAGGATTATGGGTTCCGTTTCATCCAGACGCTTACAAGACTGGGCGCGTTGAATATCTTGAAAAGGAATTGAACCAACTCATGCACGAGAAGAACCAAAATGAAGAGCAGGCTAAATTGCAATTTGACAAGCGTGTAAAAGAATCAAAACTGAAGGCTATTTCGGAAAATATGGAAAAGGCCAAAGAGCATGGAAACAAATTGACACAAACTATTAATGAAGACGGTGAACTTGTTGGAACAGATGAGGGCAGCACTCTTGAAAAGAAACTTGGTGTGAATGCTTCCATAGATGAAATAAAGAAAGAGCTTTTTGAAGGAGACAATATTGTCACTGGTGAAACAGATCACGGTCTCAGCGAACTGACAAAAAATTGATTTCAATAATATAATATTTTTCAATCTACAAAGTATATACACAATTAAAAATGGAACCACAAAAAGAAACAAAGTCTGGTCTCAAGAAATCAAATAAGTGCAATATTTGCAAGAAGAAAAGTGTTATCAATATCACATGTACAAAATGTGACAAAATATTTTGTATCAAACATCGATGTCCTGAAATTCATATGTGCGAACATGATCACAAGAAAGATTTTAAATTGTCTGAAAAGATAATACCATCTAAAATAGAAGTAATTTGAGTTTGAATGAAAACAAAACAAAACAAAATAAAAATAAAATACATTGTTCCTATTTTATTTTTATTTTTACCTTTTTGTAATATAAATGACAACAAGTATTGTATTCGACGAAATAGATTATTCACAAATTGAATATGACGCGGATACTACAGATGAAAGTATGTTGACGGATCCTAGCGCGTCTATTATTGCGTTACAGGGATTGCGTGTTCTAAAAACTAGAGAAACCGGAGATGAAGTTGTCACGCCAGACACAACTGGGCGCACTGAAAATACAATGATAAATTTCAACGAAACTAGTTACGAACAATATAAAATGAGAAGAAAAGCAGAAGTATTGAAATATAAGAAAAACACAACAGTCAATAAAAAAACTCAATATTCAGCACTTGCTTCATCAAGACGAGGACAACTTTCAAATACTGCCGCTACATCTGCTACATGCGAATCTGATGTTATACGCGTTAAAAGAGGAATCACTTCTGGAATAAAGGGCGATAATTCTCTTTTGTTTTTAAATAATAATGTGACATTTATTGAAAAATTATAGAACCAGTCGCTATTTACTTATACGAGGAACTAGACATTCATCAATCCTGTTAAAAATATCACCCGACGTGCACACATCATCTTTAAATACTTGTATACACTGGCGCATATTATCATCTTCTCCTATGTAACAATACATGTCGTCTTTACCGACAATTTGATTTTGTGAATATTTACTTTTGTCTATTTTGTTCTTTTGGACTTTGGTTTCTTCTTTTTTACTTTTTTTTACAACTTTGTCGTCTACTACAACATTATCACCCTTTTTGATAGTCAATTTGTCTTTTTCTACTATTTCTCCTTCTCTTTCAGAAAGGGATTTGGTCTCTTTTAGTTCTTCATCATTCTCTTTTATTTCCACAACTTCCTTTGAAATTGTTTTCTCCTTTCCGAATGTTTTGTCAAAATATTTTTTAATGTCCTTACGATAGTAGTAAACTGCTCCTGCAATAGCTACCAATAATAACAAAAAGAAAAGTATGGCAGTGAAAGAACTACTGGATGGAGGCATTCCCTCATTCATTTGCGAATTAGAGTTATTCAAGCTCAACTTGTTGGTATTATTATCATAATTTCCGACATTGGCATTTTTAGTAGTAGTTGAATGATTTTTCTCGAATAACGAAGATGATAAAGGCGATGGACCAATCGATCCAATATTTTTTACATTAGTATTATACACTTCTTTCACTGTATTCCGAATAGTGTCTCTCATAATTATATTATGTGTATATAATTATGAAAAAAAATACAACAAATTGTTAATATTACACCCTACAAATTCATATAAAGGTTTCTATAAATATCCATTTTACTGTTCTTTTCAGCAGCTTCATTTTTTACTGCTTTTACTTCGTGTTTCTTTATTTCCTCCATGACAACACTAATATTCTCTTCTATGTTTGACATTTCATCATTGTTTTTTAAGATTGGTATATTATATTTTACTTCTTTGTGCAGCAATAATAATTCAATTGTATGACATATTAAACTAATTCTTTTTTTGTTTGTAGATACACAATAACGAACCGTGAATAAGTTATATATGCTTTCTACTATATTTTTCAAATTTTGAGAACAATTGTCGTTGTTCATGACAGCAAAAAGAGAATCCCATACAATCCATATTATATTAGTTTCTAAAAGCTTCTTGCTATTTTGATACAAATTTCGTGAAACGCAGCCGATTATTTTTTTCTTTTTCCTACATAATATATCATATTCAATAATCCAATTCAACCAGTAAATAATATCAACCTTTTGCTTAGACACCGTCAAATGATAAACAAACTCGTTAAACGGTATCAAATATTCAACTGGATCTCCTTGCTTATAAACCAGATCAACAAATGAAGTGTTTGGTGCTTTCAAATTCTCGTATAATGATTCTATTTTGAAAAGAAATTTATGTTGTAGATGATCTAAAATAGTTCGCTTTTCAGAACAAGACAAAACCGTAGTAATAGAACAGAAAATGATTCGAAGTTTTGGATTATTTCGGACATTTTGCATTGTATCGTCTTGACTAATGATATCACGAAACTCTGAATATTTTTTTTCTATATAAAGTGGCAGTTTTGGATTATGAATATGTATATATTTGCTCATAAGGATGAAAAACGTATCCCATATTTCCAACAACATATTGGAACATAACATTTCACATGTCCAAAAAAATGCCTCTTCTCGTTTATTATAATATATTGAATTCTGCAGCTTTTTACTCAACTCATTTTTTTTAAAGTTAGAAAAACTTGATGTCTTGAACTTGTCCCGTGAATCGTTTATTAACACTTCATGAGCCATATTTAATAACCTATATTATAATGTAAATAGTTAACCGAAAAAATATAAAATAAATATATATTTTATATGAATTTATCCATATTATTGCTGGTATTAGGCAGCATCTATGTTTACTTGTTATTTATGAGAAAAGAAGATGAACCATTTGAAAACAAAGTAAAAAAGGCAACTAATCAAGAAAGTATTTTTGATGATTTCTATGTATTTTTACTCGATGACCTATTTTACAATTCTGAATTTTATGAAAATTTTTGCAAAATTATTTTATATTACTCAAATAGTGTTTATAATAATCATCTTTGTGTTGGGATTAAACATGGTGGACACATCAATGAAGTTCTTAAACACAACACATCAATAACAACGATTTCCAAATCAAAATCAATTGTTGATTTATGTCAATACAATTATAAAGGGAATAATTATCAACAAATTGACAAATATGAAACAAATTCTTACATATTTAATGAACATGAATTTACTCACATTTCATTAATCGATACCGAGATATATTACACAGCGAATATCCCCGGATTATTATACAACTTGTCTAAATGGCTGAGTAATCGCGGGTATTTATTCATTGATGTATTCCAAAATATAAATCATTTGAAAAACCATTTGTCAAATAAAGACAACGGAAAATTTATCAAACTAAATTACAAATATAGTGACAAAATACAAGAAATCAGTGACCAAAAATTTTATTTTATTGAAAACATAAAGATTGATAAAGAAGAAAAGATAAATCATCATGAAGTGACTTATTATTCAAATGCATACCTGAAAAACATTGCCCAAGAATGTGGGTTGTCGTTTGTAAAATATTATGATACAATCAGCAATATTGCGGGTCGCGGTGTCATCGTATTTCAAAAGGTTTAATTACAGACATGATTACCGCTTGTATTTGCCAATGGATACAAATGAATCTAATACATAAATCACAAAAATTCCTAAAAAGCAATAGAGGACAATTTCTTCGTTTTTCTTATTTGTTTTGATTTCTCGCTCATCTTCGAACAAATTTATAATATAATTCAATTTGTCCAATAGTTCATCGCGCGTTTCGTTTCCTATAATTTGATTCCGAGGATCACCAGATACTTTACTCATATTCAAATTGTTGCTGATCAAATAATCAGTGGACACTTTCTCGTTGTGATACAAATCCTGCGACGATTTTACTTTGTCCATTTGTTGTTTGATGTCAGTTTCCATTTCATTTGAATAGAAATCGCCAAGCGTCTTTTCATTCTCACTTTTTAGATTTTGCTCTAAATTATTATGTATACTTTGAATATTGGAAGATGAAGTTCTCACCTCTTCTTCACTTTCTGGTTGTTGACCACCGGTTGTCATTTTCTTCAAAAATTCCATACTAAGCTTATTCTGAGCCTTATTGTTTATTTTTTCAGAAAGTTTTTCATTTTTTTCAAAATCAATTGGACTGGCAGAAAATGCTAGACTACTCATTTACTTAATAAAATAAGAGATAAAATTTTTGTCTTTTATGTCTTATTTTATGTTGGTATATTATAAGACCAGATAACCATGAAAAGAGAAAAAAAGAAACCACAAACAAGTTTTGATATATTTATGGAACATTTGTATGCCCTCAACAACAGCAAATTTTTTGCAGGAATAATCATGCTGATCATGAATATTGGTTCAAAATATATAACTTTGGAATTGAGTAAATCGCAAGAAGACTACGTCAAATATACACTAGGTCGTCAAATTCTTGTATTTGCAATCTTGTGGATGGGGACCCGTGATATTGTTGTTGCGCTCATACTCACATGCGTATTTATTGTCTTTGCGGACTATTTATTGAATGATAATAGCAAATACTGCATCATACCAGATAAGTACAAAGACGTTATTCCGCACTTGGATGCTAATGGAGATGGCAAAATAAGCCAAAAAGAAATAAACGACGCGATACACTTACTCAAAAAGGCACGGAAAAACAAAAATACCAAGAATAAAAGCCAAGTTGAAGATATGTTTGTGGCAAAAGGGTTATACAAAGAAAACTTTATTTAATTTTATACTCTTAGTTTATAGGATAAAATTAAAATGCCATCAACACCGGAAAGACAGAATTTGACAGAAGTTATGGCAGAAACACCACAAGAATCACGCGCAACACCAACAGCCACCCCGCCACCACAAACAATGCCATTAATGACGCCAACAACGCCAACAACGCCGTTTGATATGAAGTTACAATCAAGCCGAGAAATAAAAGTTCTTAAAAATCACTGCGTTTTCTATGACCTGTTGATTAAAGAAAAAATATTGAAACTAATTGAACAAACAGACAATTCAAACAAAAAATTAAATTATTACAAAGAATTGTTTGAAGACCATTTTGACAACGCTAATGTTGAGTTTGATCTTGAAACATCAAATATCAATGACTTTTTTAATAATGAAGACAACAAATTGCTTTCAAAAACTACCGATTTAATTAATTATTTCGTATCAAACGGTGACAATAAAACTCTTTTTGTAATACCCACATTTTTTGATGAAAACAAAAGCAAGGACACCGTTCATGCGGATGTTGAACTCTTCAACGATGACAAGAAAAGTTATTTAAAAAAGAGAGAAATCTACAGGGATTTTTATAGAGGTATAAATATTACACAAACAGAACGAGAGGAGAAATCTGTTCATATCTATACCCTTCCTTGTCTTGTACCAAAGTTGACAACTAAACTAAGCGAAGCTGATTATGTAAAAAAATTAAAAAAGGAACTGATTGATCTTCAAGAATTTTTAAAAAAAGACTTTTTGGCAAAAATCGGAACGGAAACTCAAGATGTTTTCAAAAATATAAGTTTCTTCTGTGAGCAAGACAGCAAGATTTCTTTGAAGTTTTATGAAAAAGCAATATCTCCCAAAAATATTGAATATCTGAATAAACATTTGTTCAAAGAACTGTCCAAGTTAAAAGGCGACGTTAAAGAAGGAAAACAAACATTTGTTATTAGCGACAGAGTGGAACAGCCCATTGTATATAAAAAAAGTAGGTCGCAAATAAATGAACTTAATGATGATATAGAAAAATTCCTTACATTTTTGGTGCAAAAAATATTATCTGGTGAAATTTTATCCACGTTCAAAACTAGCGAACTTGTAGATGTTGCAAATGTTCAAGAGTTGAAAATTATTTTTAAACACAAGATCAAACATGAGTTAAATGATTTTAAACCTTCGCTATTTAAACAATACAGATTCATCGAGAAAAAACTGAAATATGCGCATGGTGACTTTTTTATTCATGAAAGTGAAAAGCGCGACATTGAAAAATATAAAGACCAAAAAGATATTTCTAAAAAATATTGGAAAATATCTGAAACGTCCAAGGGTGGAGCAAGTTCCGATTTTTTGTCTTTTTTTGCAAAATCCAGCGATGAAGATAAAGAGGTTTTCTTACGAATAACTTCCCGAGATTCGCTGACAAGTGCCGGGATCTACGTGAAAAACGGAAACATGTACGAAGAAGTCATGAAAGGAATTGTTCAGTCAGTGCGTTCTCAAGCGCCATACAGACAGTTAAAAACTAGTAACCTAGTAAGAAATCTACAAAAAAAACATGTTTACTTTTTTGAGAATTTCAATTTTACGATGGAAAGTTTTAGAAAATTTGTAGAAGAACAAGATATTTACGGTAAAACCGACACGAAATTAGCTACAAAAAGTATTTCCAAGCATGAACTGCGAAAAAAATTTATTGAAACATTTACCAGCAAAACTTTGTTGAACGATTATTTTCTTTTTTGCTTGAATGATGCAAGATTTAAGAAAAGTATTATTGGCGATTTCTATAAGGAAGATAAAACCGTTGATGAAAAGAAAAAAATAAAACAAAGTATAATTGAAACCATATTAAAAGAACTATTCAAGAAGGGTTCTGAATTTTATACCAACGAGCAAACAAATGCAAAAAGGTCAATGACAACATCAAGCAGCACCAAACAAGAGGTTAGTTACAATACATATCGCATCAAGCGCTTTGACGAAAGAAAAACAAAGTGGCATTTGACAGAAATTGGAAACATTACCGGACCTATTATTGAAGAGTTAAATAAAGATAATCGTAGAGACAATGATTACAAGTTATTTAAGACCGTTATAACAAATGCACAAGGCAAGATTGATATGGCATTAGTTCACATTATTTTAGAAATAGACGATAAAGATGGTCTTGAAAATAATACAGAGATTTTAGACATATTCAAGCCACAAAAGGTGAAATGTTCAACAAGAAAAAAAATAGTTGGAAAAACATTTCGAAAAATGCTTCACAATACAACACAAAAACTTCGCTTCAAACTCCGCGCATTTATTTAATCGTCATAAAACTCTGACGTCATTCCTTGGTGTTGTATGTATTTGAAAATTCTTAGTATATCTACCAGCCGAAGATTTGTAAATATACGACTCAATTCTTTATATTGAACTTTATGAGGCGTTGAAAGCATAGTATAGTCAAGTTCTAGTCTATCGCACCGAGTCTTATCATACAAAAAGTATTTCAATATAAAATAACTGACCAGTGTCAAATCTGTCTCGTATTCACAAAACAAACTTGTAAGATAAATGCTCTTGTAATTTTTGATTGTTTGATTGACTTGTTTTACTTTTAAACATATATCATCCGAAAAATATAAATACGAAAATATTTTGTCCTGGAGTTCGTATGGAAGAGTAGCCATCATGCTACTTTGCCCTACACTCATTTCATATATTTATAAATACTAATATAGTTAATTATTTAATTATATTGCCAAAGATATAGTGTTTTTGTCTGATTTTCTTCGCCCCTTTCCACGCTTGTTTTCGGAACTCAATGAGTTTATTTCATCCATAGAAATGGTACTATTGTTGTCAACATTGATACTCTTATTTTTTTCCTTATTTAAATTTGACAATATGCTGTCAATATTAGCTGATTCTGGACCTTTCATTTCTTGCCTCATTTGTGGACGCCTTTGCGACTGCTTTGGTGAAGGAGGTCTCGGTGGCGAAGGTGGAGGACCCATATTTTGACCTCCAAAATCATTCATAAAATTGCTAAGTCCCGGTTGATTTTGCTCCATAGAATTCATCGCCGCCTTCGTAAACTGACTCATCAAATCCGGATTTTGGCGCATAATATCATCCATACCCGGCAAAGCCGATTTAAACATCGTATTCGTCATGTGAATCATAATTCCAGACGATGCTAACTGAAACAACAACTTGATTTCAGGTGCCATCTTTGCCTTTGATTTATACTTTTCGTGCAATTCAGCAAATATCTCATCATAATCATCAACATTTTCATTGATTTGCTCAGACCACCCATCTAATTTGATGTCAAATGGATCAAACTTACTATTAAGAAATTCAAGACCCGTGATCATTGTCGTAAGAACCTTTCCCTGAAATTTAATCGAATTTGATTTTTCCTTTTCGTTTATCAAGAATTCGTATTCTCCTTTCATCTCGTCCAAATCATTATCCATAGAATATTTCTTACTTAAATTAGCACCTTTCTCTTCTAATGCCTCTAATTTTCGCAACATCTCAAATTTTTCACGCAATAGCTCTTGCTCCGTCAACTTTGTAGACTTTTCATTTGAAGTATCTATATTGATCTGATTGATATCTTTAAAACCATCCCACGATTCCATGTTTTCGTCCATTTTAGATGTGCCCTTTGCGATTTCAACCGCTGGCTTGTTAACAAAACTATCTTTCATCTTGAAATCATTGCCACCGGCGCTTGGCATGGGTTCTGGCTCAATGCTGATACTATTCAATTCGTTCAAATCATTTAGTTCTTGTTCCATTGATTTCTTGCTTGATTCTCCACCACTATTTTGCGAGTTTTTTACTTTTTCGTTCATGAGCAATTCTATTCCATCACCAAGACTGGACCCACCTGCCGACATGCCGCCAAGTCCGTCACCTATGCTGAATGACTCTTGAGGTGGATTTGATGGAACGTCCAAATTGATTTCCTGAATATCTAACGAAACAATCTTTTCGTCACTACTCATTTTATTTAATATTTTTATATTAATCTTTAAACTTTAACTAATTTCATTTATTCTTTTGTCTCTTTTTCTATGCAATCGTATATTGAAGTTTTAATATATTCATTTTTAATTGAATAGTCTATTACTTGTAAAAGACAATCTGCCAAGTCGTCTTTCTTCTTGCATTTTTGAAAGAACCCCAACCATTCCGGATATTGATTCTCTGTTATTTTTTCTGTAATAACCTTACTTAACTTTTTTCGCTCAGCATATGTGGTCTTCTTTTTACCTAAAAAGTGTTTCAATTTATTAGCTGCGTTATAATTAATGATCTGTTCTTGATTGTAATTTTTGGTCACAAAAAACATAATCAATAAACTCTGAATTGATTTCATTTTGATTGCATTTTGACCTATTTGGTTTTCAATAATAATCTTGTCAAAGACAAATTTCTCCAATAATTTTGAAATTTGTTCATTCATTCGTATACCAATTATCACATTATCAACCTTACAAGCATTTTCGTCTTTTTCACATAATTCCATAATATTCCATTCAACAATTGTAGATTTTTTCTCATTCTCGTCTAGAGAAATAACAACATACGCCAAATTTCGTATTCCAACATCAATTGATAAAAAAAGCATTTGTTAATTATTATTTATTATACTCAACAGTTATTAAATAATAATAAAATTATATATCGACGATTATTTACTTTTTTAAGCCAGCTTTTTTGTTATTCATTTGAGAACTTTTTGGGACATACAGATTGCTCTGCTTACTATACTCGCGTTGGTTACTTTTCATCAACTCAAACGCATTTTTGACCATTAATTTTCTATAATCTTGGTTTGTCATTTGAGATTTGTGTTCCATGACTATGTATAATTATTCACTATATTTATTAAATATATTTTTTATTTATTGTGCATCACTGTCTTCCACCTCTAAATCAATATTTGAAGCGCCCTTCAGAATGTTAATTATATCGCTTTTATTCATTGAACTTTTAGCATGAACACCCTTTTCAGCCAAAACATTTCTTAACTCCTTTACAGTCATCTTTTCGTAATTTTCATTTTCGTTATCTCCGGCTTCTCCTTCTGTAACTTCGTTGACTTCTTGAACTTGCTGTTCTTCTTCTTCAATTACATCTTGTTCAACAAAACCTTCGGTGTCATCTTGTTGGACTACAAAGCTCTGTTCAAGAAATTCATTATTCTGAACTTGAACATCTTCAGATTGATTGGCAAACTCTATTTGTTTTACAACTTCTTCCTCCTCTTCTGCCGGGACCATATGAATGGTTTGAATATTTGAATCGTTTTGCTCATCATTTTCCGAGTCTTCTTCTATTGAAGATTCATCGTCATCTTCTTCATCACTTTCTTTGTCATTGGTGTCAGATACACTGTTGTCATCATTTTCATTGTCTTCATCGCTAGTTTGATTGAGTTGTGTGAGATCTAATCCACTCATAATATCATTCGCGCCTGCCACAATAGCGTTAGTTTCATTATTTACAGCCATCATATTATTTTGCTGCGATAATAGCGTATACAGTGTTTTTGCTTGTTCCGATTGAGAATATTCAAGATTGTCAATCTTGCGTTTAAAATAATAGCAAATAAGAGCAATTAGTAGTAAATTAATCAAAACACTTACAAAGAAACCAGTTATATCAAATAAATTTGAGAACATTGTTCTTTTTATTTATAATTTTGATTTATATTTATATGTATTTTTAAACGAAATATTAATTCAATAAATTCTTCGGATATTCTAACTGTTCTAATATTTGATATCCACCATTGATTTTAGATATTCCATTCATTAACTTATAACAATACTCTAATTTACCATTTTTATCTTGATTTACCATCATTTTTTTGTTTGTTATATTTTCATTTTTTTCAAAATTTTCACACAGATCAATATAATGTGTTGTCAAAACAAAGTCCACGGACTTTTTATAATTGTTCAAAGCTTTCAGATATATTGTGGCACACAAAACCGCATCACTCGGATTTGTTCCACTATAAATTTCATCAAAAATGCAAAAATGTTTCTTATTTTTGTTCTCCTCAATAAACAAAATAATTTCTTTACATCTTCTCGCCTCTGCCTGAAAAAGACTATCGCGGTTTGAAGTATCCGGAATATTCAAATAAGAATGATAGTAATCATACAATTGTGTTTGACAACGAGAATAACACCCGCATCCCAAACTTTGAGACAAAAATAAATTCAAAATAGTAGATTTTATCAATGTTGTTTTTCCCGACGCATTCGGTCCTGTAATAATAAGATTCTTTCCTAGACCAATATCATTAGAAACATTACTTTCTGTAATATGAGGCAAGTAATATCCACCCTTTATGATTGGTTTTGAATCCTTTTTAAACTTACAAACATTTAGATGTTTATTTTTCAACAAGGAAGAAGCATTGTACATGTCAAAATTATAGTTGTTCAGGTGAATTAGAAAACCAACCGTTTCATCATATTGGGAATCATGATATATGTCAAAATTACATTTCAATAAAAAACCGATATTGCCATACTTGCTCATTTTGTCTTTACACTCACAAATATTGTTTAGTTCAACTTTCATTTTTTTAATGTTCTCTTTATGATGTATCATAACATCGGTGAATTGTTGAAACGTCTTGCGTTCCTTTGTAGATTTTTGTATAGTATCTATCAATTCTTCACCTTGATTTAAAAAACTCTGATATTTATTGGTAAAGCCTATCATGAATTCGGTATTCTTGTAAAACTGAAAGCAAGATATAATATTGTTGTAAATGGACATAAAATAGAAAAATATACTGGTTGCCAAATACAAGTTGTTCTGGAGAGAATTCTTTGTGAAATTTAATACACCTCTAATGATGTATTGATTTTTTATAATTTGTTTCACAACAGTTACGTATTGTGAAAATCCCAATCGCACACCCTTCATATAGAGGACAAAATATGGAATAATCATTCCAAAAATGGGAGCTAATAAAGAAAACAGTGGGCTGCAGAAATTATACAACGCCAATACTTGTAAAAAGGGAACAATTTTATTCAAATACTGAAATCTTCGAAACTGAACATATTGATATTTTGACAAAAAATTTTGTTGTCTTTTAAAATCAACATAATCCTCAATAAAATCGTCCATATTGTTTTCGTGAAATTTATATTTCTTCAAAACTTTCTGAGAATCTTTCAGATATTTTTCATCCAATGAATACAAAGAAGACCACTTGTTTATCAATAAATTGTATTTACTTTTTTTATCATTATTTTTATTATAAATATGGTTTAGTATATTATTACTCGCATCATCATTAATTTCCAAGTCTTCTTGAACAATATTTGTTAAACTCCTATGCTTTCTGTATTCAATTGGATGCTTGAATTCATATTTTTGTAAATAGTCTATATATTTCTGGTCCTCCATTACTTTAATCTCGCATTTATTTTTGAATACTTTAACTTATTTTGATATAAAAATTTCTATAGAGTAATAATGTATATTCATGACTTTGCAAATATTACAATATGAATTTTTCGTTCAAAAATCTATGGAAATGAACAGAAATGAATACAAATTGCCAGAATATTCGCAAAAGCAATTTGCACAAGTAAAAAAGAAACTTAATATACGAAATGAAATTGTGAAAGAGCCTATCATTAAACCGACCACACTTGGTAAACAAGACGAAATAATCGCAACTTTATTTAAACATTTCAACAAAATTACTGAAAAAACTTACGACAAATTGAGTGATGAAATTTTTTCTCTTATTTCTCAAAACATTTCAGACAAAGAAAAGGTGTGTGCGACATTTTTTCGTGTAATCTTGAACAATTCATTCTACTGTCATTTATACGCCAAGTTATTCAAACGATTTATTGAAATTACAGACGAGTTTGCAATCGTTCTCGAAAAACAAATAACAAACTACGTAAAAGAGATAAAAAATATTGTTTACGTTTCTCCGAACGAAAACTACGACAAATACTGCGATTACGTTAAAAAGGTTGAAACTGTTAAAAATTTTACTAGTTTTCTAATTCAATGTTTAAAAGAAGATGTTTTGAAAAGTAATATAATAATGGAGTTAGTGATAACATTTCAAAATTGTTGCTTGCATGATATTGACAACGATGAAAATTTATTGTTGAATGAAATTTATGTTGCAAACATAGCTCTGATTGTCAAAGATACTTACAAGCTAGTTTTTGAAAATGAAAAATGGGAACAATTTGTCAATAACCACAAAGTTTTGATGGAATCACAAGGATGTGGGAAAAACAAAAAAATGCATTTCAAATTATTAGATGTTTCAGAACAGATAAATATTTAAATAAAATTGATTAATAGTCATTTAATATTTTATAATTAGATATATTATATGGCTCAAGAATATCGAATTGTGTCAAGATTCAACGAAGATGTAGAATATACATTTGACGATATGCTTCTGGACGAGGACGATGAGATGACAGAAAGCGATATACATCATATTGAAATTTTTGGTAAACCATATGCAATAGCAATGGGTAAATTGAAAAATGGCGAAGAAGACGACAACTTGAGGTTCTTCATATGTTATCTTTTGTATGGAAAAAAAGTAATTCGCAAGTTGGGTATCTATGAAATCAATGTGTCCGCAGCTGAGATGACATCATTGAATCACCGGACGTTTAATTTTGAAAAAGAAAAACTTATATTGTTTGACGAATATTATGAAGATACTGAAAAACTCCTCCCTTATATGTACAAGAAAGAAGAAGATATTCCAACAAAAACAATTGTTCGTTTGAAGCAGGTGGACGCGAAATTTGAAGAGGACGTTGACCAACAAAAAATTCTTCTTCAACAACTGCAAGCCCGTGTTGAAAAATACAAGCCTGAGAAGAGTCCAAAGATTTTAGACAAATACAATAGATACCTAATTTATCTAAATAAGGCTTCAAATGAAAAAGCAGAGAAAGAAATCCTCAAAAGGAACATAAAAGCCAACTTCAAAACAATCAATAAAGATGGGAAATCCACCTTTAATCTGGATGAAAGTATTCTCCACGAGAATCTGTTGTTGTCTGATGTAACTCTTGACGTTTATAATCTTATCATGTTTGAGTTAATGGCAAAAATAAAGATAATTGTAATTGAAAATGAAGATTTTGACTTTCATTTAATGAAATACAAAGAAGACACAAACTACGAAAAAATGAATACAGTTGACATTTATACAGATGTTAACCCACAAGAGGTAATGTTTATCCACAAGTCGTCCAATGAAGACGAAGAGACTAGTTTGAATATATTGCAATACAATGGCAAGTTATTTAATTCGTTTGACGAGTTGGGTAATGACAAATTGCTCAAACTTATCCGCGAGAAGCTTAATGAATACATAGAAGAGGAGAAACACCCAACGCGATTTGCGCATTTGAAATCCATTTCTGACAAAGTAAAAGAAAAAAAGCCTGAAATTGAACAAGATGATGGAGTGGAAGATGATGAAAACCCAGAAGTAGAAGATCTGGATGCAGAGGAACAATCAGAACCAGAAGATGACACACCAACTATGCCACTTGTTAAGTTAGAGGACGTCAGAGTTGAAGATTCTGAAGAGACAAATGCGGGAATAGAAGGTCCAGTAGAAGAAAGTAAAGGACAAGAAATAGATGAAGAAAATCGTCAAAAAATAAGTTTCACTCCAAAAAAACCATCTCCTAAATTGAAAATATCTGAATAAATTATCTGAAAAGTCAAACTGAATATTATTATAATAAGATTAATTAACTAAATATAAACAAAGACAATATTATAATAATATATGATTTTTGCTTTACTATGACGAGCAAAATGAAACACGATGAGTTAAACTTGTTAGCACAACAAATATTTGACAGAATTGTTATTTCACAAAAACAACTTACAATGTTAGAAAATTATTACGAAGAAGAAAAGGATTATAACATTGATTATAAGCCTCGTAAAAATTCATTTATTGACCCTGTGACCGTCGGCTATATTGATCATTATACAAATTATATCAAAATAATTCGGTTTGAATATAAAAATATAATATTCAACATCAATATTTACACCAAAAACTATGATGACGTTTCCACTTATATATATTTGATAAAACTTACCATTATTTGCTGTTTACATGAAAAAAAAGGATTTGACGAAAAAGTATCATTGAAATTAGATTTGTATTTGACTGAACTTCAAAAGACTCTACCTGATATTCCAGGAGCAGTGATCAAAAAAGAGCACTCAAAAAGCGGTTATTCTATTTTTAGCGATAATATTTACATTTGTATTTATCGAAAAGAAGAGTGGTTCAAATCACTAATTCAAGAACTATTTTTTGCATTTACGTTGGATTTAGATGGGGACAAGATAAATTTCAAAAATATATTATCTAACAATTTTTGCGTTGATGATACATTTCTCGTTAGTAATTCTATTGTAGAGTTCTGTGCAAGATTGTTCAATTTGGGAATATTTCTATATTTTGATAAAAATGTTAAAGAATTAGTGTCATTCAAAAAGAATTTCAAGAAAATGATTCAAAAAGAGCTGTCATTTTCTATTTATCAGACACAGAAAATTTTGAATCACTTCGGCTTGAAATATCAAGATTTGTTATGTAAAGAGCAAGAACCTAGCTACGAAAAGAAAAAATCGCAAGATTTACAGGATAAATACAAAGATAGTGGCGATCTGTTTTGCTACTTTTTAATTCCAACTCTATTATTTATTCATCAAACAAGAATCATACAATGGATTAATTTTCAACAACATAATTTTTTCAATATCAAAAAAAGTGAAAGAGAAATGGTTATTTTCACACATTATATTGCACATTGTTCGAAAGATGAGAAAACTTTGAATGCATTTGAAGTAAACGAAGAAAAACTATCAACAGACGTCAATTCTTGTAACAAGAACGTTTCCAAGAATATACGGTTCTGTTACCATCGCATCTAAGAATGGGTCGCTAGTTGTCCTGTCTGCGCGTGTGGTCTTTTATTGTATAACATGAGCAATATATCTTCTTTTACAGAATTGATAACATCGCTTTCGTCTTTATTTTTCAAATACCTTTGGAATGATTGAATAATGTGTGGATATTTCTCTTTGTATTCATCATACCAATTTTCCAAAACGACCTCATTATAATTATACAAATCGTCCACTTGATCCTTTTTATTTTGAATTTGCCACGAATCGTCTTTGTATACCATCACATAATTCCCTTTTATTGATGATATATAAATATTCATGTTTTCCGGCTTTTCGCTATTGAAATGTACCTTTTCTATCAATGTTTTAATGCAATGATTACAGTCCTTGATACATGTTATATAATCGCGTTCTGTAAGATGACTGTAATCAGTGCTGTTGTAGTTCAACAAATAAACATTATTGACAGCATTATTTACGTTAGTGAGGTTATACTGCGTGATGTTGTTATTATTGATATTTTGGATTTGCAATTTATTGGTCAACTTGTCGATTTGTTTTTGCATTTTCTGTAGTTGTTTGTCTTTGTCTTTTATTGTTTCATTCAATAATCGGGCAAGTTCTTTCAAATCTTCATCTTTGTTGTGTTTACAAGAATATTTGATATGTTTGCTCAAAGATGATTGATGCTTGAAAACTTTGTCGCAATATTTACATTCAAAAGTTTTAGGTTTTGATAATTTACAATTTACATCAATACAACTTACCGAACATGGTTTGGAGACTTCATCTAACTTACTATTGCTATCAATGGCTAAATTTTGGCTAAATTCGGCTAACTTTTTTTTATGTTTTGTTGTATTGATATGCTTTGTGTAACTACTCTTAACTTTCGCATCATAATCACAGCAATTACAATAATACAAACTCATATATATAAAATATATTATTTATTATTTAACTTGTTTTTGAAACTTTTTTGAAACTTTTTGAAACTTTTTGAAACTTTTTGAAACTTTTTGAAACTTTTTGAAACTTTTTGAAACTTTTTGCAACTTTTTGCAACTTTTATGAAATTTTGCGCGATTTGTGGAGTTCTTGAACATTTTTTTTTCAAAAATTATTTTACAGCATAATGATAAGATTAAATTTAATGTAATATAAATTATCACACCATAAATGGTGTCAAAAATGGAATATGAAAAATGGCTAAATATGGCTAAATTTTGGTATGTTTTTAAAATGGCTCTTTTATGGTTATAAAAATATTTGACAAGTTAATATTTTGTATCTTTTATGATGTCATTTTTGTTTTCAGAAAAATGGCTAAAAATGGCTAACAAAAAGTATAATATTTAGATTTTGTTATCCTAAAACAGACAAATGATTTGAAACTTTTTTGTTTGTCACATTGGTGTCAGTAAGGTAAAAACGTGAAATATTTGAAACTTTTTGAAACTTTTTGCAACTTTTTGCAACTTTTTGCAACTTTTTGAAACTTTTTATTTCTCGTATTTTTTTATTACCATATATGATAACATACAATATATCTTTATAAACTATTTTGTTACCATAACTAGAAAAAAGTTTCAAACATTTAGGCTATATTTCGAAAATTTTAAATGAGGGGGGGGGAGAGAGGGAAGCAACTTTCACAGAATTTCAAAAAATATTTTTTTTATTTTTTCATTTCTTGATTTATGGATCAAAATATGCATGTTCAAAAACCAAGCAATTGAAACTTTTCAATATTTTTTGTTCAAAAATTTAATTACATCATAATAGATTGGTTTAATTCAATGAATCACAAAATACCACACCATTTATGGTCTCAATTCTGGAATCTGAAAAATGGCTAAATATGGCTAAATTTTTGTATGTTTTTGAAATGAGACTTTTACGGTAAGGTTATTATTAACATCATTTATATTTGGATATCTTTTATCATAACATTTTCATTTTCGGAAAAATGGCTAAAAATGGCTAACAAATCTCTCTGTTTTGGATATTTGACACCTTAAAATATACAAATCATTTGAAACTTTTTTATTCACCACATTGTTGTCAGTAAGGTAAAAATGCGAAATATTTGAAACTTTTTGAAACTTTTTGAAACTTTTTGAAACTTTTTGAAACTTTTTGAAACTTTTTTATTTACATAATTTTCTCTTATCATATATGAGTTGAGAATAATTAATTATAAATATCTTTTTCTTACCATAATCAGAAAAAAGTTTCAAGTATTTAGGCTATATTTCGAAAATTTTAAATGAGGGGGGGGGGGAGAGGGAAGCAACTTTCACAGAATTTCAAAAAAATATTTTTTTTATTTTCCATTTTTTGTTTCATGGATATATTTGCAATTATCCATATTTCTCATTAAAAGTATTAAACAAAATATATAATATTGATTATTTATAAAATGATTAGTAAGTTATTAATCGTCGACGTTAATGTGTCCGATGAAGTGAAATCCCTTTTGGAAGTCTTGAAGGAAGACAGTGTTCTTATCACGTATTATGACTACAGTGAAGGATTTATCGTAAATGAACAAAATTTATTGGTTGACAAACTACTCGCTTTAATACGCAGCCATTTGGAAACAACCACAGTCAATTTTGAGCACTTATGTTTTATAAATGTGGAACAAATGAATACTCCGATGCATTCTTTCAAATATAACAATCAAGCACATATGATATCTGGTATAGAAAGTAAACCAGAAGAGCTTGAATCATGGAACTTTATGGGGAAACTTGTTGCTGATATTGCAAAGACCACTGAAATCAGGAATATTGACTTCATTGATATTGATCACTTATGTTTTCCAAAAGAACACGCATTAATTTTTGATAAAATACAAGAAGTGACAAAGGATGTGGAAGAACGCGTCATCAACTACCTGAAGGTCGCCGAAGATGATAAGGAAACTATTTACAACAGTGAAAACTGGTTACATACAATGCTGACAACTTTTTACAGCGATGAAAATAAGGTATTAATTGATAAATATTTCAAGGTTAATAATTCAAATATTGGGTTTTTGAATACTAAAACAATGAAACCGCGAAATTTACAAATCTACGAAAGTCATGCCCCCAATATTGATTTTGAGAGCGGTGAATTGAATGTTTCTATTATTCCGCTTCATAGTTATGAGAACGAAACCGATTATAATTTGATGGAAGATTTCATTAAACTTTTGAATAGCAACACGATTGTAGAATTTGTTTATATTACCGATACGATGGAAGATTTCACAGATAGGTTGACAAATACAATCAATAAATATTGTGGTGGAAATAAAGACAAAATCAACAAGGTGAATGTTGGCTTTTGGTTGAATCCAAATATTAGTAATCCTTCACTGATGCTCAGCAATCATATAAGTGCCAATATTGACCAAGAATTAGTGGAAGTTGTGAATCAATTGATGACAAATAACACTGAAAATGTTGAACAATTGAAGAATCATTTTGTTGTCCAGATGAATGAGGCACTCATTGACATTTTCAACATGAATGTTTACGACAATATGGATGTGAATACAATTAATTTTGAAATCTTCAATATTTCGGATACTTTCAACACAAATTACAATCTTCTTTGTCAGTTTTTACACAATGACTATTATGTATCCACACTTGTCAATTTCAATTTGACATTTTTGTCATCATCAGACAACTCGGAAAATTTGTTTGAATTACATAATAAAATAGAAGAATTCGATGAATACGGTGTTGTCATAGATGTTTCATATGATCTTTTCAAGGATTCTCAATTAATGGCAGATATCAGCAATAACGAAGCATATCAAGAGGATTTGTTTATTTCTAACATCAGCCATACTAATAAAAGTATTCAATACAACAATGATGTCAATATGGCGGTTTATTTGAAAAGCGATGGTCCAGAAATAGACAAATTCATGAAACCAAATATCATCACAAATGTTATTTTATATGACAGAGAACTGAACGAACACTTAGCTGATGTGAGGGGGTGCCTTTTGCCGAACACATTATTGCTTACTTTTGATAAACAAAATACTTACCAAGATATTAAAGACGGATTGCTTAGAATAAATGAGTTGAATGGTGTTCAAATCAGTAATGTTGCTCTATTCCAGGACAACAAATCCATGAGCAAAACATACAATCTGGTCAATGAAGAATCAAGTATTATAAAATATCCGCGCTTTGATGATCCAAGTTTGAATTCGTGGACCAAGTTTCAGGATTTTGTCACATTCTTAGATAGTGAACTTGGTGTCAAGCATTTTGATTTGATGATGTGTAAGATATACTCAAATCCAAACTGGAATTATGTTATTGATGCTGTTTCGTCCAATTTGTCTTCGCTGGTGATCCGTTCGTCCGAAAACAATACTGGTCACACAATGTTTGAGGGCGATTGGATTTTAGAAAGTCCGTTAGTTGATGTAAATATGATTCATTTATATTTCAAAGAAAGCATTAAAGAGCTTGAAATACAATTAGGTGATATGGGAGAAAATGGTGAGAAATATTTTAATAAGTTTACAATAGAGCGGACTTCTTCACCAAATCAAGTGAGAATACGCGAAATACAGGTTTGGATATATGGTAAAAATGTGGCATTGAATACAAACGGCGGTGTTGCTAGCGCAAGCAGTAATACTGCTAACGCGAGTAAAGTTAATGATAATCATGCTAGTATTCATGATGGACATGTCTGGCATCCGGATACAACAAACAATGGCGAATATGTGACAGTTACATTGGCACAACCATATTTAGTCTGGGATATAGAAGCTGTAACTATATATTTTCAAGAAGATCATACAGAAAAACAACAAGGCTGTCGTTTGGCGCTATACAATGACAATGAACTTGTCAGCACTTTGGCTTCAGGTAATGATCTTGGCACTTATTCAAATTACTGGGGCACTTATCAATACAAAAAATATGTTCGCATTGATGGATATAGTATTGGCAATGTTACCAATTTTTCTAATAACTGGAGTGGTTATGAAATCATAATACATAACGCAAGTGATCTAAAAAGGTTACCATATAGCGGTAGTTCAAGAACATCTCCAACTGCCCCCGAAGGTTACTTTTACCCAAAATTAACTGATTCGGATGCGAATGATATTTCTTATGTGGCTCAATATACGGACAATGGAAAGCAATATGTTTCGTATGCGTGGTCGTCGAATGCAACAATCAATATTGATTACGATTTAAGAAAAGCAGATTTTATGATTCTTGCTGGTGGTGGGGCGGGACAAGGTGGACGTTGGGGCGGTGGTGGTGGTGGAGGTGGTATTGTGATTGGACGAGAAATAGATATTGTTGCAGGAGAATATAATATTGTTGTTGGGGCTGGAGGTACTGCTACATCAAATGAAAATACAAGTTCTCCCGGTGAAAATAGTGAAGCGTTTGGTTATGTGGCTCTTGGTGGCGGTGGCGGCGGTAATAGTGTAAATTCTGATTATGCCGATGGTGGTAGTGGTGGTGGTTTTGGTGATGCATTAGGATTTCACAGTGATACTGGAACATTTGTAATTACAGGTGGAAGCGCAAATTATAATAACGATTCTAGTAATTATCCGAACGTTTTAGTACATGGTTATCCAGGTGGTACAACTAATACACCGATTGCACCGGGTGGTGGTAGTGGCGCAAGTGCTGGTGGCAATTCTTATTCGTTCAATGGTTATCAGGCATCGGGGCATGGCGCGGTTGGTATGAAAAACAATTTTTATGATGGTGTAGATTTTCGTTATGGCGCTGGTGGTGGCGGTGGTGCGGGAGATACTAGAAGAAACGAAGGTCAGGGTGGTGGCGGCGGCTACGGCACATCCTGGAACACTGGCGGTGGTGGTGATGGTGGTTTGGTTAATCATAATCAGAATTTTGCAAGTGAAGGTCAAGATGCCACTCCAAACACAGGTAGTGGTGGTGGTGGCGCAAGTACAAGTGGACATAATCGTGTAGGTGGTAATGGTTCAAATGGTATGGTAATTTTACGTTTTGCGTTAGATGATAATGAACATTTGCCACAAGCTGCAGCGGTTGCATCTGATGTTGCCGATTACAGCACTAAATTTTACAATTACAATACCGGCGAAGCGTTGGCGGCGACAGAAGAGCAAGTAGTTGTTGGCTCAATTGAACCAAAATTAATGGATTCAAATGGAGATGAATTGTCGTATAATACTTACACCGAAAACTCAATAGAATATAAGAGTTATGTATTCACAACTGTAGGTACAACAAGCGTTTCTTTGAGCCATGATACTCCAGTAGATTTTATGGTTGTTGCGGGTGGTGGCGGCGGTGGCGCTGAAGCGATGGGACCAGGTGGTGGTGCTGGTGGAGTTGTAATTGGTACACAATATTCACTTTCTTCTGGTAGTTATGATATAAAAGTGGGCGACGGGGGTAAAAGTAGGGCGCATTACAATAGAGCTCTAAATTCGACAGAAATAGATACTTTCTTCAGAACACCATGGCAACCATATTTAACAACAGATACATACAATAGTATAGCAAGTTGGGGACAAAACTGGGCAACAGATGGAGAAGAATCTTTCATACAAGGTACAAATCACTATTTTTCAGCGATTGGCGGTGGTGGCGGAAGGAGGTTTATTAATTCTAGTGGCGGCGGAAGTAGTTCCGGTAGTTATGGTAATGGTGGTGGTCACGATTGGCCTGCTACCACGCGGTTCAGTAGTGAGCCACCTCTAACATTGTCACACAATGCGCTTGGTTACAGTTCAACGGATGATTATTTTATCATTTTAAATGGTTCTTCGAATTACAATAACGATTCTACAACGTATCCAAATGTTATGGTATATGGTAATATTGGTGGCGGAGGCACGAATTTAGCAAATGGTGGTGGTGGTGGTGCTGGCGGACCAGGTACTAACGGAGGCGAGGGTTCTGGAAGGCAAGCCGGTCATGGAGGCGTAGGTATTGAAAATAATTTTGCCGATGGTACTTCATACTATTATGCAGGTGGTGGCGCTGGTGGCGTTCATAATAGTGATGATATAGGAACAGGTGGATTAGGTGGTGGCGGTAATTCAGAAGTTTCGGGTACTGCAAATACAGGTGGTGGTGGTGGAGGACATTCAACACAAAGTAATTCACCAGAAGGTGTGTGGGGTTCAGGAATGGCTGGTAATGGCGGCAGCGGTATCGTCGTAATCCGTTTCCCCAAAACAGTGAACGAATATGAAACCAAAGCTACAAATACATTCACGGAAAGCACAACCGCCTATTTGAATTATGATATTAGTGGTGCGGAAATTAAAAAATATGTGGATCCTTCATCAAACAATGCAGGAGATATTTCATCACAAGTCGTCAACTTAGATGCGGGGGTTTACAATGTTTTACTGGATAAGCCTGTGCCACCTTCACCACCTGTAAAATATGTAGTTTTTCAAAGAATAAGCGATAATCTCTCACGAGAGACTTCTATTGGAGAAATTGAATGTGTTCTTAATGACGATACAAATGTTGCACTGGCAACAAACGGAGCAACTGCAGAAATTTACGAAGATTTTAGTATTACTGATAATGTAGCTTCTTGGAGCACGGTGAGTACATTCATGGCAAGTTGGACTAATGGAAACTATTGGGCTGATAAGGCAATTAATGGAACAACTTCAGGTAATGGGTTGCACATAAACCATTGGACTGAGTTAGTTTCTACTGTGATTACATTGCAAGATACACATGCACTTGATACCATACATCACTTATACGTAAGAAATAATCAAAGTACAGATTATTTATTTAGAATCACAGAACATCGTTTTGTTTTGTTGGATGAAGACAAAAATGTTGTAGCAACGACAGATGAGATTACAGTTGGTGAAGTAGATATAACATTTAACTATTCGGAATTCAATCTTATTGGTTCTACCGAGGTTGTAGACGTATCCACAAACATCGTCGTAGACACCTCCACAAACACCATCACATCAAACGTCGTTTTTGAAATAAAATATACGCCAGTAGATGTCTCGCTGTCCGAGTTGACAAAAGATACCACAATTAATCCGGTAAGATCGCAAACAATCCCGTTTGTCAAATCAAATGGAAACCAAGAAGAACGAAGCGTCACATTACATGGAGACGCAACATATAATCGTTTTTCAAACGAATATTATTTCCCCGGCGATTTGAGCGGATATGCGTCCATTGAAGGACAATTATTCGGCGAACATGCGATGTCAATGTCGTTTATGTATAAATCGGGTGGTGAGCAACCGATTTTGGAAACGAATGACGCAAGTATGGCTCGTAATACCATCGCATACATCGGATATCCATACCCAAGTCCGCTCAATCAAAACGCGCACGATACCAATGATTTTGCGATATATTCGTCACCAAACGACCAAGCATCCATTTTCTACAAAGAAGACGACACAAGTATCAAGGAAGTTCCAACAACAACATTCGACAACAGTTCAAATTACACCCATATTGCGATCACTATGAACGAAGATTTGACTCTTAACGAAACAAACGGATTCAAACTTTACGTTGACGGAACTCTCACAAAATCAGGCAATTTATCGGCAAATAATGGCGCGCTTATTAGTGGAGTAAGTCAACCACTTCAATTATTAGGTAAAGGTCCGTTAGCAGGTTCAAGTCAATCAAGCGCCTTCAAAGGATACCTAAAGAATGTGCGTTTTTACGACCACGTTCTTTCACAAAGTCAAGTGTCAACAATTTACACAAATATGATAACAAATGAATACACGGATAATAAAAATTTCGTTTCACAAGTGGTGCCAAATCTTGTAATCAGTTCAAGTGATATTAGTTCGGGCGATCATACAGAATTAACGAGTATTACGATGAATATTACATCTAACGAAACAATTACAAAGAAAGAAGATCCAAATGAAGTAGTTGTTAGCCCAACATTCAAATATGTTGTTTTACAGCGCAACAGTGCTCCACAGACATATCAAGCAAGTCTGGTTCCAGAACAAGTTAGTTTAACAGAAATTGTAGAAATAGAATGTTTTGTAAATAGTAATAATGTTTTATTGAGTAGTAATGGAACAAATGCAATTTGGAGTAGAGATTTTGTTGTAAATGACAACGTGGCAAATGTTTGGAGTGATGCAGGTGAAAGCGTGAGATATTGGAGTTGGGCATTAAGTCGTGTACCAAACAACGCTATCAATGGTAATTCAACTCGAGGTGATGACAGTGAACTGGCTTGGGCGCATCACGATGATGCGCTTAATCCACCTACAAATGCAATACACTGGATTGCAACATTAGCCAGCGAGCAATCATTAGATCAAGTTGATTATGTAAAACTTTATAATGGTAGCTCTCAACTCGGTGTACACTCAGAACAAGGTGATTTAGGATATAGAATAGCTGGCACACGATTTTTGTTTTTAAATGATGCAAGAGAAGTTGTTGCGTATACCGGAGAAATTACAACTGGTGTTTATGAACACACATTTAATGCTGCAGATATTACTACAGTTGGTCCAGAAGTAATCACAGTAGAGAACCCTTCATTAGCCATTTCACCGGACGACATAAATGTAGTAAATGGTGTTATCAGTGACTTTAAAAACAGTTCTCAATATTCAATGAGTTTCACTTTTACACCGACAAGTTCTAACATTAAAAGTAGTGTATCAATATCAGAAAATTCAATATTGAATAAAACTATTGAAAATATGACAGACAAACCTTCATGGTTTACAAATTACAGAAATAATGCAAGTAATGTATTTGAATTTATGAGAACAAATGTGGAAATGGATTTGATGCCACCATTACAAAACCAAACAATTGCGATGATTACAAGCAATGGATCTCATGTTGAAATTCCAGTAACTTTGAACGGGGGTGTTGTATATGATGCTTCTAAAAATGAATACGATATTTCCGAAAATGGATATTTGTCTATTGACGAAGATGTAATTCGTGATGGCGATTTAACAATTTCTTTGATGTATGCAATGAGAAGTGGAAACCAATATGGTAACGATCAATTAGTTAATTTCAGCGATACTAATTCTTTAAATACTTCCACTGATAGCACAGATATTCACATTTTCCGCGATGGAACTACACCTGGTGCGTGGTTTTATTACGGTTCACCGGATGATAATGGAATGGCGATTTCGGAGGCGGGTTTGGAGCCGTCGCTTGTAAATACACAGGTTACACAATCAGCAGTATTTGATTCTACTGATTTACAAATGGAATATATTGCGAATACAACAGCAACTTCCAGTACCTGGACTTCGATATACACAAATAATTCAGGTAATGCAACAACACATGCAACAGGGGTTCCATCTGGATGGCAGTTAGGTAATGATAGCGATGGGGAATATTATTTATTGAATAATCATGGTGGAATGACTCCAAATTATCCAAACAAAACTTACCTTCTTGAAGTGGATACAGCTGCAAATATGACAGGATTTACATATGAACTTTGGATAAAAAATAGCAACTTTGTAAACAAAAACGGTTGGTTGATAGGCATTGATACCGGGTTTGGACCTTTCTTGACTCTTAACGACTCTAGAGTTGGTGGTATTGGTATGCTGCCGGGAGCATCTGATAATACTACATATGGGGGATTAACCAATCCAGGATATATTACATCTAAGTCAGGAGAACTAATTCATTTGATTGGTTATATGTATATGGATTCTACAGGAACATATTTCAATAGAGGAATATGGATAAATGGTACGCACTATCCACAAGAAACTACTCAACAAGCCAAGTGGAATAATGATCCACCTGATTTATTTCCTAGATTAGATGGCGGTGTTACAACGGGTACTTTTGTTGTGGGAAATAATTTACCCAATACAAATGATACTAATTCAGCAAGTGGTATTAAATTATACTCATTCCGCAACTGGCACCGCCAACTAACTGGAGACGAGGTTGCCAAACTTTATAGCTGGGGTCCTCAAGGCAGCGTTATATCTCCGCCAGAAATTACAACTGGTGGATTAACGCCAAAATACACCCATATGGCAATCACAGTAAAAGAGGGACAAGTAAAACGTTTCTACATCAATGGCGAAGTTGTCGATTACGTCAACAAATACAGGTCAAATGCAATTCCAGTTTCTCGTCCAATTGTGGGTGGAAAGCGCCAATATCAATTATTTGGTTATGGTTACGCGGCAAACCGAGGATTTTCCGGATTAATGAAAAATATTCGTATTTACAATAAGGCGCTAACATCATATGAAATGCGTCATTTGTATGCCATCAACTCTAAATTTAATGATAATGACTTTTCAAATACGACGCTGATTCCAGTTCCTCGCCCAACATTGACATTCAGCGCTCCATTACCAGAGTCTAAAATACTTGACAGCAATGGAAGTGAAATGACATTTAATTCTTTTGTCAAAAATGGAAAACAATACAAAGCATATAGTTTTACAAATACAGGAACAACTTCAATAACATTAGATAATGATGCAACAGAAGTGGAAATACTTATTGTTGGTGGTGGTGGTGCGGGTGCGGGGTCAGGTACTGGCGCCGGTGCCGGCGGAGGCGGTGGCGGAGGCGGTGTAGTATATGTTGTAAATCAAAAATTAACAGCAGGTAATTATAATATTGTAGTTGGTGAAGGAGGTGTAGCCACTACACATTCCGATATATTCAGCGGATGGCCAGCAGGTAGTCAGTCGTGGTCAAATGGAGAAAATGGCGACAATAGTGAAATACAAAATGCGTCTGATTCAACGGCGATATCTTTAAACTTAAGTGGTGTAACCGCAAGTGCCATTGGTTATGGCGGAGGAGCCGGAGGAACACAAGAAATAAATGGCGAAGGAACAATTCGCGCGGGAGAGGCTGGTGGAAGTGGTGGAGGAAGTGGTGGTAAATTTGCTGGTAGTTCCGATTATCCAGCAACTGCTGAAAACTATATAGGAGGTGCTTCTACACAAGGAAATACCGTTTATGATGTGGTATCTCAAACTTATATTGCCGGTGGCAATGATGGTAATGGTACAAGCGGATTCCCTACGGGAGTATCACATCCACAGGTGGGTGGTGGTGGTGGTGGTGCGGGTGGCACAGTGGATAATACAAATCCAGGAGGATTAGATGGACAAGATGGTGTATCTATAACGATTAATAATACTATTTATGAGGTAGGTGGTGGTGGTGGTGGTTCTCAACTTGCATACAATGATGGTAATCATGGTTCGTCAAATTCAAAGATACAATCTTCTTATTCAAAGGGTGGTCTTGGTGGCGGCGGAAATGGTTTGATATATTATACAACTGCAAATGCGATTGGAGGGAATGATGGTGCAACAGTCGCTCAAAATGTTACAAGTGGAACAGCTAATTCCGGTGGCGGAGGCGGTGCATTTAATAATCTAGCACTTATTGGAAGTAATTTTACATCTCACAATGCTTATAGTAAACCAGGTAACGGTGGTAGCGGTATTGTAATCATTCAATTTCCAAAAGCCGAGGTTGCGTCGGGTTCTTCGCTCGAACAACCAACATTGGATTTAACATTGACCGCAAGCGATGATGGTTTGGATGGAAATATAACCGCAAGCGACATCATTACATCAAATGGTACAATTACAGCATTTTCGCAAAGTTCACCAACAACTTGGGATTTGACGTTTACATCAGATTACAACAAACAATCTAATGTTGGTTCTTTGTTTATAGAGCAAGATACTATATACAATAAAGATGTGAGTGATGCGTTTGACCAATACGATCCTATTCCATCATGGTGGACCCGAGAGCACAACAAAGCAAGTAATAAGTTTGAATGGACTGCGTTGAATTCGGGAGCAAGTGATACATCGGCAGATCCAACACGTCCATCTATCACATTTTCAAGTCCTGATTTGAACCACGGCGAATCACAAAATCTGGGAACAATTTCAATGACAATATATGTTTCATCCAATAATTTGACTATCACTCAAACCGATTTGTCTTTTTCTAATGGAGTTGTATCTGATTTCACAAAAGTTGCTAATAATTATTATACATTTAACTTTAAATCGGCAAGCGTGTCCCAGCCAAGTATTATTGAAATTTTACAAGACACGGTTTCAAATGCCGAAACAAGTAATGATTTTAATGAAGCTAGTAATACATTTGAATGGACTTGGGGTTTCACGGTAACAGCTCCAGATGTAACAATTACTAGTAGCGATGTAACTCATGGTGGTAACTTTGGAGGACAACAAGTAAATATGATACTTGAATTTAGTAGTGAAGTTCTTCATGGTAACAGCGTAGAATCTACTTTCTCTCAGTTCGATGTTTCAGCTACAAATGGTTATGTGTTTGATGTTTCAATCATTTCTCAATCTCAGATTGCGTTCAAGTTAGGCTCATCGTCAATCACCGAATCAACAAGTGTATTTATTCCACAAAACATAATAACTCGCACATACAATGATATTTACACCGTGAATTCAAATAATACAAGTAATGTATTCACATGGAGTTACGATTCCGCCGATTTAACAATAAGTTCTCTAGTAGTAAATGATGCAAATGGAAATCCTGTTTCGGCAGGAGACAACATTAACAAGAATCAATTATGGTTACAATTTACATTTTCGGAAAGTATTTACAATTTTGATAAGAGTTATTTCAATGTAACTAACTGTAAAATTACAAATATTTCTACAGATACAACTTTTACGACATTTACGATAAAAACAGAAACTTACTTTCCAACATCAGCAATTATTGAATTGCAGTCTAATAAATTAATTACAACTGGTCGTGGACTTCAAAAGTATATCACAGGTACAAATAATTTGTCTTTTAATTGGAATTATGATAATACAAGACCTAAGATTTCCATGACAAGTTCGCAAGTATCTGGATTAACAAATAATGTGTCGTTTGTAGATTTGTCTTTTGTTTCAACAATGGATACAAGTGATTTTACTGAATCTTCCATAGTAGTAACCGGTGATGCGAGCTTGTCTAATTTCACAGCAATCTCCGCAACAGAATATTCGGTAAGAGTAACACCAAACAGTGTGACAAGTATTAATATTACAGTGCCTGAAAATGCTTATACTGAACAATATGGAAATGGAAATGAAAACAGTGTCTCTTTCAACTGGAATTATGATAACATTCCGCCAACAGTGGAAATATTTTCACCTGATATAGCAAATGGTGCATCTTCGTCTGATCCTTACATTAATATTTATTTCACAATAAGTAAACCAGTGGATGACTTTGTTCTAAGCGATGACGCGAATGTAGCAAATGGTACATTGGGCGTAATGACAAAAACTAATACATTTGTGAATCATACTACAAATTTTACTGTTACTGTTGCAAGTAAGACAGCCTCTCATCCATACGATAGTAGTGGAAGTTCATCTGGATATTTCTTAAATGGTGTGGAATCACCAACAATAGATTTCATTGTTGGTCAAACATATACATTTGATCAATCTGATTCTACAAATACCACACATCCTCTGAGATTTTACACAACTGCGGAAAAAGACCAAATTTATACAAGCGACGAAGTTGTTTACACTGATAATCCAGGTACAAATGGAGCAATCACTACGATTACAATTGATGAAAATACACCATCTCCTTTGTATTATCAGTGTCTAAATCATGGATATATGGGATTCAAGGGTGAGGTAAGTAAGAAGGAATCTTATACTGCGAAATTATATCCAACGCAAAATGATACAGTTTCTATTTTTATATTTGCGGATTCAATTACAGACAGTGCTGGTAACACAAATACGGTTGATTCAAATGAATTTGATTGGATATTTGATAGCAATGATTTACTCGCAACATTATCTTCAAGTGATGTTACAAATAATGGTACATTTGCGAATGATTCAATTACATTATCATTGGCGACAACATCAGCAATTGTTGATTTCGTAGAGGCTGATATTTCTTACGAAAATGGTACTATAAGCAATGTGGATTCAAGTGCTAAAACATTTACAATTACAAGTAATACACAAGGTGTTCCAACAAGTGCATTTATTATTGGTGGAGCGGTTGAAACATCACTGGGCGAGCCAAATATAGAATCCAATTTATTTACATGGACGTATAATCCACCTATTCCTAAATTGGTCATAACCAGTTCGCAAATAAATGAAGGAGACTATACCAATATTTCGTCAATAGATTTTATATTAACATTTGACCAAGCGGCTGTTGTATTTGATCAAAATAGCCTTGTTATATCAAACGGTACAATCGCAGCATTCAGTGGTTCAGGAACTACTTATCAAGTAACGGTTACTCCGTCTGTGAATGAAGGAATTATTATGTTAACTTTACCGCAAGGTGGAGCATATGTAGTTGATAATGGAAATCATGAAAATGATGTTTCTTATAATTTTGAATGGAATTATGATTCAATTGTACCGGCGATTACTATTGGCTCGTCTATTTTAAGTGATGGGGATGTTACTAATTTAACCAGTTTAAGTCTGACGGTTACAAGTTCCGAGACGATTAATGGACTAAGTTTGTCAGATTTTGATGTATCAAACGCAGTTGTTTCAAATTTAAGTGATACATCTGGAAGTTCATTTACCTTGACAATTCAACCATTAGACGATACAACAGATTGTTCTATAAATATATTCTTGAAAGACGATTCTGTTACTGATAGAGCAAGTAATACAAATAGTCAATCTAATACTTTTGCCTTTTCATATGAGTTCTTCTCAAGAAAACAGGATTCTGGTACAATTGCCGATATTTTTGAAAATGATGCAGAAATTCCTGCCGAAGATAGGTTAAGTTCTTCTGACATTGACCTGGTTATTTCGGCTGCGTTTACTATACCTGATACTGCAAGTCCATTTGCGGTCGCTGCTACTGAAAATTCCAATGCTGGTGGAAATAATAACAACAATAACAGCAATAATAATAATAATGACAATAATGATACTGCCAATACTACAACAAGAAATCCAACATTCGTAAAACCGCCTAAAATTACAATTCCACCTGCAATTAAAATTAAAAATCGTAAGGTATTCACCAAATTGATAGATCAGATTTTCGCAACTGCTTCTGAAAGTGTGAAAACCCTTACAATTGACAAATCGTCAGTTGCTGTAACGGCAGCAGCCGAGGAACAAATAGCCGAAGTTGAAGAAGTTGTCATGGTAAAATCAAATCAAACAGAACCAGTTGATATGAGTACATTAGTTGAAGATCCCACTAAACCATCGGCAACATACATTCCATTAGCAAATGTTGGTGATTTTGCAATTGTTGCAATTGATGGTGTTGAATATACAACAGTGGTAGATGGAGAAGGTATATTTGCATTAAGTAGTAACAATGGGGGTGTTATAGCCAATCCGGGCAATATTGACGGAAAATGGCGAACTAACGACGTTTATCAAGCAACTGACATTAATAAAATTATTTTTGGTTCACAGATTATTTCAACTGATCCGGTTGCGCCAGAACCACCTACGTTGACCATCACAAGTGGACAAGTAAGTAGTGGTGGTACAACGGATATAAGCTATATTGATTTGTCTTTTGTCTTTAGTACAACAGTTGAAATAAGTTTGAACAGCATTGAACCTTTGAATGCGGATACTACAATCATATCTCGCACAATTGAATCGATTGATAGCAGTAATAGTTATATTTCAGTAACAGCCGCGCCGGTAGATGCGAGTGCTAATAACACAATTGGTGTATTTGTAGATGTAAGTGCATTTTATGATACAAATAATACATTCAATGATGTTCAATATACATATTCGTGGAATTATTCATTAGATGGTGGTGGTAGTGGAACTGGTCAGTTCGTTCCATGTTTCTTGGAAGGAACACAAATATTGACAACCAATGGCTACAAAAATATTGAGTTACTTGATCCAAAGAAAGACAAATTATTAGATAAAGACAATAAGCCATTGAATTTCCTAGATATTCAAAAGTATTCGCAAGAAAATAATGGAAACCAATATCCATATAAGATTCCGAGTGGCAGTAAATTGAGCGCAGAATATATATGCAATCGTGATTTGTATCTCACATACAATCACTGTGTTTACTTACCACATTTAAATAAATATGCGCCTGTATCTGCAATGAAACATCTGAAAGAAGACAGAACAATGACACAGAAAAAATTCACATACTATCACATATTTACTGAAAACTATTTCAGCGATACACTAATGGCAAATGGAATTCCATGTGAGTCGCACAGTAAATATACATTTGAGAAATTGAGAAATATTGATCCATCTTGTAAACTGTTGAAAAATGTAATCAAGAAAGCCGAGATGTTGCCGAATTGTATGAGAAATCGTCTGTCTATCAAAGAAACTAAACAAATGATCAAAAAATTCCAATCAAAACAAAATAAGAAAAAGACAAAACAGGTGAAGAAAAAATGAGGAATGGACAAATAAGTGAAAAGTATTTAAAAATGTAAAATGTGAATAATATTAGTTACACAAAATGTGCAAATAATATTATGATGTTATTTAATTTATTTTAATCTGAAGTTTATATTTTTTTATCAAACCATTATAGATTCGGAATTTACTCTGACTTGATGAAGTGCGGCTTCATGTACTTCTGGAGGTTGAAGTAGGTGACCTCATCCGATGCCTTGCAGTTGAGAAGACCCATGAGCTTCTTGTCCGGAATAATCTTGCGACCATTGTTCGGGGCTTGAAGCTTGTTGTCCTTCACGTAAGCAGTAATCATCTTGGTGACATCAGTGCGAGCCATCTTGGTGTCCTCAGCTACGCCAAGAAACTTAGCAAGATCCTTGGAAATCGCAGTTGGCTTGACGAAACCACTCGGAGCACGCGAACCCTTGCTCTTTTTGCGCTTAGCGTTGACCTTGTCCATCGAGCGAGCCTCCTTAAGAACTTGCTTCTCAAGAACCTTGTAATCGCCCTTGAGCTTAGCAAGAAGAGCAGTCATCGTTTGAATGCTCTCAGCAAGAACAGCGAGGTTCTCAGTGAGCGAACTCTCAATAGTGGTGGCGTCCGGGGCAATTGTCGATACAGGCTGAGTCTCAGAAACAACGTTCTTTTCCTCAACCTTAGGAGGCGCCACCTCAGGGGTCGCAGTCTTAGTAGTCTTCTTGGAAGGCTTAGTTGTGGTCTTGGACGAAGCCTTGGTGGTTTTCTTGGTAGTCGGTTTAGTCGGTGCGGTTGCCATGATTGTTGGTTTTATACCTATATAAGTGTGCTTGTGTTTAAGTAGTTTTCTAGGCTAATTAATATAATTTACAGAAGCATAAAGCCACGGCAGCGAATTGCGTGCGTTTATGGACACTAAAGTTAGCGAAGATAGAATATACAACGCGCCAATATTTTTATCTGAATCATTATGTGCCCTATATACCATTTTTTCCATAATTGTTAAGCACATAACTCGTAACGATTCTAGACTATGAAATTGATTTGTTGTCATATATGCTGTTGTAGGAATTCCTTGAAATGGGTTGCCATTTGGTGGACAAATTTCCGCCTTTCTTTGCTGTGATAATTGTGCACGAAATGTCCATATTTCAAATAATTCATATAAAAATCGTTTAGTTTGGATTAAATTTAGATCCATAAACCAAGATGAATTACTGTAGTTTCCTAGCTCATCTATTTGGGTAAATAAATTAGTCACTTTGTCTTGAAATGTTAGTTCTGCCGGTTTATAGTCGTCAAATACAGATGTTTTACCTAATATTTTGTTGTATTTCATGCGCTTGCGAACAAGATTAACAATTTCATTAGAAAACATTTTTCGGTTGTATGGATTTTCATTTTGTCTTTTTTCAAGAAGGGAATGTATAGAAACAATATTAAAAGTGTAAATAAAACCATCATTATCTTTGAAACTAAAATAATAGTAATATTCAATTTCATCTAGATCTTCAGCAGTGTAAAAATCATCAATATTATTGGATAATTTTCTATTTTTAAAACTAGGACCCAATGTTTTGTTGAATTTGCGAATAAAATGATTTCTCCAACATGTTTGTATTTTCTTGATTTGATTACAGATATACAGCATGTTAATAGTGTAGTATAAAAGTTCCTTTTTCTTTTTATTTTTTCCAAGTGGTATTTTATTTTCTTTCAAAATAGATTTTATTTGAGGTATTGTAAAATTATATTTATACAAAAAGTACCAATTTTTACTTTTTACAGGTTCTTTGCACTTTTTATTTGGTGGAATAGGATAATTGTGAACTTTGAAATATTTTTCCATGGTTATCACTATAATTTAATTATATAATTATATGGTTTATGTTTATGTTTATATAAAACTCGGTAATTATAAAACTCGCACTTTAAGACCATGTGCGCCATTAAAAAAAAAATTGATTTAAAGACACCCCGTCAGTATAAGTCAAGCAAGCAAACAACAAACATGGCTGCCATCGTATCTGCTACCGATTTCACTCCTGCCAACGACATGATTTACACCAAGGTCAAGGTCAATTCTGTTGGCGGCAAGAGCATTGGAATTATCAACTCAAATACCAAGCGTTCTCTAATGGTTTCCACACCAATTATGTTGAACTGGGGAGTCAATGTGTTTGAAAATCCAAACGGCAATTCGTATTCAATTTCGCTACAATTTCCACGTGAAGAGTTTGCGACTGAGGCAACCAATGATTTGCTAAATATGATCAAGAACATGGAAACTAAGATTCTTGATGATGCGGTCCAAAACAGTAAGGACTGGTTTGGAAAATCGCAAAGTCGTGAGGTTGTAGAGGCATTCTGGAATCCGATTCTCAAGTATCCTAAGAATCCGGAAACCCAAGAACCAGATACTACTCGTGCTCCGACACTCAAGGTCAAACTTCCAATGTGGGATGGTGAATACAAGTTTGAACTATTTGATATGGCAAACAATTTGCTAATTCCAAATGAAGACGGACGCTCGCCTGATATGGTGATTCAAAAAGCGAGTAATATTGCATGTGTTCTTCAATGTGGAGGTATTTGGATGGCAAACGGTAACTTTGGTGTTTCGTGGAAGCTATTCCAGGCAAAATACAAGGAAAATGTTCAACTTGAGGTGGGAAAGGGTGTTTGTCATGTTCCACTAAGCGATGAAGATTCCAGTAAAATGGCTGAAGGAACTTCAAGTGGAGACGAAACTACACCAGCAAGTGGTGGAACTATGGTAGAATCTGATGATGAGGAAGGTGAAAATGAGGAAACTACTACAAGTTCGGCATCTGAAGAAGCAGAAGAGCCTGCTCCAGCCGAAGAGGCACCAGCAGAGGAAGAGCCAGAACAAAAGCCAAAAAAGAAGCGAGTTGTCAAGAAGAAGTCAACTTAAATAGTTTATATCAAAGAAAAATATACAGAAAAATGACAATCACAAACAAAGAAAATAAAAAGCACAGAAGATAAAAATAATACTACAGAAAAACCATAAAATTATTTTTTATTGCACAGAAGTCAAAAAATCATAAAAATACAAATATTTTCCAGCCTTTGTAGCTCAGTGGTAGAGCATTAGTCTTGTAAACTAAAGGTCCGGAGTTCGATCCTCCGTAAAGGCTTATAAGATTTCAAATCAAATGCAAATGAATGTTTGACATTTGTGAACTATCAAATATATCATTAGTATTTGTTTTTGGTATTCCTTTTTCTCTCAGCATTAAAAATGCTTTTTCATAATCACTATCTGATATGTAAACATCGCGTTCTACTTTGTCGCATATTTTAATCACATTATACTCATTTATGTTGATACTTTTTTTCGGTATCTTAATGATAATATCGTTATTTTTCATTACACACACATGAGGAGGAACATTGTTCATTTTTATTATGTAAATCATATGTTTTTGTTCTTTGACACTAAACTGGTGTATAATTTTATGCCAAAGTGGAATATAATGCTCATTGGTTACATACACACATTTATCAAAAACTTGTTTCATGGTCACATTGAGAGTTATTACTTCGGGCGAATGATTCATGTAAATTTTGTAACTGTCGATGAGTTTGAGAACATATTCAATATTTTCCACAGAGATAAGAGAAATTAAGGTTTCATATATATTGGCGTGTTGAACCCGATCTCCGCCTTTTTCAGTGTGACAGTTTTGATATTTGTTTTTTTGGTTCGTTTCAATATAAGCATTTAAAGTTTCGTAACACTCTTTCATTTTTACAAATTCATTTTGAGTTTCGCGCTGATGCTGATGCTTTTTGTTTTTGTCAGGATGATATTTCAAACACATTTTATGATATTTTCTTTTCAAAGTTTTCTGATCAATTTCATCTATATTATGTATTTGAAACAAATTACAACTTTCTTGCAGTGTCATCATTTCTTTTCTTGTTTATTTTTTAAGTTTATTAAAAACAAAATAAACGATTCCAGGTGATATATTGGACGATAGTTGTTGTTGTATTTTTCTGTAAAGTTATTGAATTTTTTTAGAACTAAATGAATGTTTTTTTCACAAATATATTGATTTTCAATTAGATTGAAGATTATTTCTGTAAAACATTCATGTATTCTATAGTTTAATGTCAAAAAGGTATAGAGATGTTCTCGAAGCTGAAATAGTGAGTTATTGTCTTTTTGTTCTATAATCTTTGTTAATTTTTGTATATGTGTTTTTTGACTTTCATTGACGTGAGTTGTTTCTCCTTTTACCTTTTTGATCAAAGATGATTGAAATATTTTGTCACAAATAAAAGACAGTTCGGTAGTCAAAATGAGAAAACGTATTTTAGTTTCATCCATAAAACTGTAAAAAATGTTCATCAACTCCAGTTTGATATCTTGGTAATTCAAACATACAATGTAGAATACTTTTTTATCTACAATCATGTTTTCTTTAATGTGGTTGAACAACGTGAGAAAAATATTGTATTGGTTCACACCTAGTAGACTAAAATCAACCTCAAAGTGAATGTCACTTATATTGAACAAGATGTCTTCCCCACCATAATTTATTGCGATTCGTCTGCTGTATTTTAATTCACTTTTACTGAGTGTCTTCAGTGCATGCAAAGTGAAAATATAGTTTTTCATGACATTGTTTCCGTAAACTATAATATTTTTGTTTTCGTATTTTGTCAAAATGTTTGTGTATTGTTTTGCGTCACAATCTTTACAATATTCCACATATTTTTTCATTACTTACCACAAGATAAATTACTTATATTAAAATAATTAAATAGAAATAATTATAATATATTAACATCATGGAGTATATTATTACACACGATTGCATTAATGATAATAATCTTGTCTTCAAACTACCAATAAAAAACCAAAATGAAAATTATATTAACTTTTACAAGATATTATATTCAAACAAAAACATTACATTAAAATACATACTTATGAAACTCAATTTTACTTCTTTTACGATCAAACAAGATTCTCATCGTTACAAGGTAGTTATTAATAAAAATGACGAGTTTATAAAACATATTGAAAATATTGAAAAAAAGATATTGACGTCAATCAATAACACAATAAACAAAAACATTGTCTACAATTTGACAAATGATATTCATTCGAAACCATATTTGTATTCATTTTTACATCATCCTAATTTAGAACGATTTTACATCAAAATATCTGGTGTCTGGGAAAGTGATAGTTCAGTCGGTCTTGTATACAAGTTTTATTACAATACATCGACAGAGAATTTATCCAATATGATTTGTTGAATCATAACCAAAACAAAAGACAAAAATATAATTATATTGTTCAAGATGCTTATTCTAGAAAGAAGAGATTTTTTTTCAGGATCCGAAAATGGTCCTCCCATTGTTAAGAATACAATTACAGATTGTACTAACAAAAGAGCAGATGTCCACCACGAGTACGTAAAATAGTGGCTTGGAATCGCATTCATATTTATTTTTTTGAAATACTTTAAATTCATGCTGACAATCCATATCATCAAAAATATAGTGGCTAGTGCACTGATGCTGGTCGTTGCCGAAAAAACATACGACGGCTCTCTAACAGTTTTGATAAGTAAAATGCATCCAATAGAAATAAGCGCGGTCAAGTAACTCCAAACTACAACAGCTGCTGGACCGTAAAGCCCGTAGTCTAGATCTTGTGTATGTTCACCATTAAAAATTAATGCAGAAATTATACCAATCACTGTAAATGCTGTGAAAACATTCACTGAAAACGATTCTTCTTCCATTATTTTTTCTTTAATTATTTCGCGAAGGATAACACTAGAAGTTCTTTCACCTGTTGAACTCATTATCTACTATATATTGATTTTATATTTTTCACAAAGATAATTTTTAATTTCTTGAACATTATTTTCGTGAATCCATGCATTTCTCATCTCCTTTTTGTCATCCTTCTCATCATTATATTTCATAAATTTTGGTTGTTTCATTTTTTTAGTTTTGTAGAAAACATAATAACCGTATTTGCTTTCTCGTATAGAATATTCAGAGTTTAACTCAACCAAAATGCTCTTATTTTTCACTTCCTTTCCTTTTTCTATGAAATCTATAATAAGTGACAACTCGTCTTCTGTGACATCATCTTGTGCGTTGATTTTGTGTTCAATATTGAATCCTTTGAAATCTTTCAAACTGACTCTTGTCTTTCCACCTTTTCCATGGCTCAGGTAATATCCATACTTGCCATTTTTAATATAAGCTGCGAATCCATCTATTTGCCCACAATGGACCGATGTATCGCACACCTTTTTCACCTGGTCTGGATTATTTTTGTAATTTGTCTTTGTTTCTTCGATTAATTGTTCCACATTTGAAATATAGATTCGCAAAAGTTCGCAATTGCTGATTTCCCGCGATTCAATATTATCCAGTCCACTTTCCATGCTATTTGTGAATTCATAATTGAAGATAGACTCAAAATGTTGATAGCAAAATTCGCATACTTGTTTACCTAGTGGCGTTATTTGTAATTTACTCTTTTCTGCATTCAAACATTCTTCTTTCTCGATTGCCACAACTTCTTTCTCCTTTGTTAGTTTATAGTTTGTGATATTTCTCTTTTGTCCTTCAATATTTCCTTTCACCACATATTTTTTGTCTTGTATATTTTGGACAATGCTGGAAAATGTAGACGGACGTCCAATATTTCTCTTTTCTAACTGCTGTATCAATGATGCCTCACTCAAATGTTTGGGACTAGAAATCAACTTCTCACTCGCTTCCAAATAATTCATACCAAATTCCGTGCCACTAGCATGCAAATTATCCAAATAATTTCGGTAGCAAATTCGCTGGCTCTCATTTTCCAAAATTCTCCATCCGTCGAATATCATCAGATTTTCTTTATATTTGTAAATAAGTTCTTTATTTGGCGAACTTAAAGACGCGCATCCACTATTCACAAAATATTCGTAATCTTGGCTGACAGAATTGGACATTCCACATTGAATACAGTGCTTGTAGATGAACTTATACAGGCGATTGGTGCTGGCATTTTTCAACTGTGTTTCGGACACATTCAAATCACAAACACGAATACCCTCGTGGGCTTCTTGTGCTTTTCCCTTGCTCTTATTTACCGACAATTGCTCAATATTTGGCATTACATACTTAGCGCCATAAGAATCGTGAATATGCTTTTTGAGAGAACTTATAAAGTCTTTTGAATAACAAATACTGTCGGTTCGCATGTAAGTAATAAAACCATTTTCATAGAGTTCTTGAGCACATTTCATGGTCATCTTGGGACTCATTTTCAAAATATTGGATGCTTTTTGCTGCAGTGAACTGGTAATCAAGATTTGTGGCGGTTTCTCGTTTACTTCTTTGATATTGGAATTGTTGATTTTCCACGAAGATTTGTCTTTTTGTTCTTTTATAAATTGTAAAATATGTTCTCTTTCAATATTTGATGTTAGTGAAAATAGGATATTCTTGGAAGTAAAACTAGCATTTACTTTATATTCGGTATCATCACTGGCAGAATCAAACTCTTGTTGGTTGTCATAAATAAGTTTGAGCGCGGGGGTTTGACAACGACCCGCCGACAATTTATGCTGTACATATTTCCACAACATTGGACTGATTTTGTAACCTAGATATATATCCAAGATTTGTCGGGCTTGTTGGCTTTTTACACGGTCCATATTTACATATTGAATATTTTCCAGCGCACTCATCAGCGCGGATTTGGTAATTTCTTGAAACGTAATTTTTTTGGTCTTGTTTACATCCAAATTGCAAAACTGACAAATTGTCCAACCAATCGCTTCTCCTTCACGATCATCATCGGTCGCAATAATTACATCACGCGCTTGTTTGATGCTATCACGCATTTGCTTGACCACTTTTTGATTATTGATTTTATATTTGATATTGAAATTGTCAAAATTAATTTGCTGTAAATCATCCAGTTTTGTAAAGTGCCCATAACTTGCGATGACTTTGTATTGACTTCCCAAATATTGCTCTATTTTCTTACACTTGGATGGAGACTCGACAATGACCAGCGTTTTATTACTCATGATGTGTTGGATGGTCTTGTATTCAAACTTGTGTTTATTTCAATTTTAGTATATTTGAAATAAATACTTAACAGTTTGATTTTATTAATTTTATATCAAGAAAGTCGGTCATGGAAAATCAACTAGTATTCAGAGATGTTCAAATTCATGATTATCAAGAATCAAAGTCTCTTTTGTCTTTTTTAACCAAAACAATTGAAGATTTTTCTCTTGAATCTTTTTCCAAAGTGTGTTCTTCTCTTCATTCAGATCATCGAATTATTTGCTGTTTTTACAATGATATTGAATCCGGGGACAAGGTTATGGTTGCAATGGGAACTATATTTATAGAACACAAATTGATTCATAATTGTAGTTGTGTGGGACACATTGAAGATATTGTAGTCCATGAAAAATATAGAAACATGAACTTTGGAAAATTTCTCATTGATTATCTTGTAAATATTGCCAAAGAAAGACAAACATACAAAGTAATTTTGAATTGTTCTGAAGAAAATATGAGATTCTATCAAAAATGCGGCTTTCACAAAAGTAATTTGGAAATGAGACTAAATATATGAAAGTAAAAATAGTTTAATAAAAACATAGATGATATCAACAATATAATGAAAAGATTTATTGATCCAATTTTATTACTCTTGAAGAATCATTATAATAATACAGAAAGCCGCGAGATTTATAACATAGAAACAAATCAGTTTGAAACCATGACCTATAAAGAGTCAATGAAAGACATAATAGCTGTTGATATGTTTACATTTGCACTTTTATATTATATATTGAATCATTTATGACTGACGAACAAATAATTTAACTAAATTTAAGAACCAATGTATATTCAATAACAAAAACATAAAAGTAACAAACTGGAATTTTAGATTGTATTGGAGAGATTGTGTCAATAAATAGCAATTATTTGCAACTCTAAAAAGAAAAAAAGACAAAATAGATGCCACACTATTTGCCTTGAATACCATTGTTTGTGTTTGATTTGTGTGATACAAATACCAATTATAATCCAATATAGGAACAGTAATTTCAAACAAAAATGCTTGTGCCATAATATGTGAATTCTCGGGTGTTACCAAAAGAGGTCCAAAAATAAGTAAGTTATGATGAATTAATATTGGAATGTATGCTTTTTTGAATATTGAATAATGTATTGTAACAAGTGATAAATCAAATAATCCAAATGAAGAGCACACTGGTAAAAAGGTAGTCCAGTATTCATAACTTATCATTTTATTCAAGTATAAAACTGAAAAAGAAGACAAAATGATCGCATGACTTGAACTAATAATCCGACTTTTACAGTCCACCATCTTCCGATTGTCGGAAAGACGTTCAATATATTTATATAAAACATTATCTGTATCACATAATACAAAATAATAGAAACACCAGCAACACAAATAGTAAAAAGACTCTGTGTAATATATTACATATTGATATGGAAATGAATCACGCATCTTAGTCAAAGATAAGATAGTGTTACTTATGAAAACATATTTAAATTACTTCTTAATTGTCTTTTTCACCAATTTTTTCTTTATATTCAGAATAACTTAATTTGTTCACTTTTTTTGTCTTTTTTCCTGATTTTCCATTGGACTTTTCTTTTGAATTATCGATGCCGATCTTCTTGTCCACATACATGGATTTCAATAACATACCAATATTGTATGATGCTTCGTGTTGATTTTGATCACCATTCTCAATTTTGGCAAGTTCATCCAGAAATGTATAAAGAATCTTAATATCAATTTCGTCTTTCAGTAACTTGTTGTAAATATTTGGATAATTTGAATATAAAAAAGAACACTTGTGAATGACTTCTTTGTCCAATGTTTTGAAGTCTCGTGTTTTCATTTTTCTCTTTGCGTTTTGAATCACTGCAACATCGTTTCTGATTTTAGAACTGTGTTTCAATGACTTTATTTTTTCTGTATTGTCTTGAACATCATTTTCTTTGATTAGACGGTTCAATACTTTTTCTTGCTCAGCATCCATATTATAATATGTAATAATTGTTTATAACATATTATTGTTTTTTACGCATTTTTATAAATCTCAATTAATTTTTTGTCACCATTATGCACTTTTACAGGGATCACAGTTACTTTGCTGGTTTGTGTTACAATAAACTCTGGTACTCCTACATATGCCGGTTTATTTGTTTGAACATTTCCTCTTTTTTCATAATCAATTGTATAACCAACACCACTGAAGGGTAATTCTCCTTGTGCTTCAGCAATTTTTTTAAGATGTTTTGCATTTTTACATGATATTGCATCATTAATTCCATCAGAACATTCTTCACAATTTTTGTTTATACATGGCTTTAACAAATATTTTTCATGAACTTTGATCTCAATTAAATCTTGTTTATCTTGCGTTTTGTAACCAAGCATGGAATTTTTGATTCTTCTAAGTTGTTCAATATCAAAATCATTTACAGATTGTTTATTTTTTTCTTTCAATTTTGAATATCTATATTTTAATTCATTTTCAAATTCTTGTTTGCTTGTAAAAAACAAACTATTCGGACCTCTATATTCCCAACAGTGTAATTTTTTGTTATTATACGGATTTATATGACAATTATTAGGAGTAGAATCGCGCGTAAATGGCGTAAACCCTACTTTTTTCTCTTTGTTTCTCTTATTCCATTTTATAAGTTGACTTTTTGGATAATCCCATTTATACAAAGATACATAACCATATTTGTCTTTTTGTGGTTTGTCAAACGGATTTGATACGTATATTTTGTTATTTTTATTTACTTTCTTCCGCGTTTGTCTTTTTATATTTGATGATTTTTTGGTATTGTTCTTCATTAAAATAATAGTATATTTTACAATTTCAATAAACAGAGATAAAAGATTTTAAATAATACTTATCATGTTTCTCTTATTGTGAAAGCAATGACCGATATTTTGATTATAGGTGGTTTCAATTGGTTCGGTTTTGAGCTGACCAAGATGTTTGTAGAAAGAGACCTATTCTCAAATGTAATTATTATAGATGCTATGAAAGATTACCTCTCAAAAGACAATAAGATTAAACGACAGTTTGATAACTACGCACACCTTTATAATCAAAATATTTTCATGTATAATATCAACATAAAAGACAAAGATGAACTTGCGAAGATCTACGAGAAACACAATATTAAAAGTGTAGTGAATAATGTCAAATTCAATCGCTATTTTACACAAGACGACAATAAAGATATACTACATGGATATGCAAATATAGTCAAACTAAATGAAACTTATTCTATTTCTAAATATATTTACTTGATACGAACATATACGCACGATAAACTATTGTTTAAACAACAAAAACAACAACAGGAACAAGAGCGTTTTTTGGAAGAAAATTTTGTTTTTAATCACAGCGCCTTTATGATAAATGAAGACAAAGGACATCTTGTAAATTTACCGGACTATATTTTCGGAAATAAGTGTTATGATTCAAGTAATATTTTCTTCAAGTTGGCAAATATTGTAAAAATAAAATCACCACTTTATATTCCATGTTGTAGCGCGTATTTTCTCTGCGATGATTTGCTTTTGATGCTTATATATGAGTTGCTATTTACAGACATAAACGAGAAACGTGTAAATGAAGTAATCAACGAAAATGTTTCAGGACCACATTCCTATAAAGACATTTATGGTTGTTTTCAATCAAAAAATAATAGAATTGTTTTTGGTGAAAAAGACAAATCTACTGAACCCAAAGTGCCCGACCAAAATATAGAAAAAGACAGTTTATTGGGAAAGTATTTACACTCTTTAAATTCAATAATATACTAATATAAATTATATCACCATATATTAAAATGACATCTTTTGCAACAGACAAAGCCACAGTTGGCAAGAATTCTGTAAACAATAATAATGTGCTTAGTGGACAAAATGTGATGCCGATGAAAGGACAAACGTCTTCTAGTGGTGGGCAATTTTCAATGATGCGTCAAATATACCAGAGAACTCCAAAAACTGGTCCAGAAAATCATGACAGCACCCACAAAGGCAAACAAGAATCAGTATATCAAGACAGTTCTCTGTATTTACTGAGGAAAAAGGCGCAGGCAATTGGTAAGAAGGCTTACTCGTCTCCTCTCAGTTTTAACGCCAAACCAAAAAACGATGTTAAAAACGCATTAAAACGTGTTCGTTCAAGTAGCGCGGTCCCACCTCGTAAGAGTGTGTAGATTTTGAGAAAAAATTGAAAACAACATCAGACAATCAATTAACTAGTTAAAGAAACAAAATGAACACAACTTTGCAAGAAAAAATAAAATCTGTAGATGAAAATTATCATGAAAAATATATTAAATTAGAAAATGACAGGGAAAGGGAGATTATTGGATTACGAAATGAAGAAGCAAGAAATCATATGCAACGCCTAGACAAGCTATTTGAAGATAATATAATTAGTATGTTAAAAATATCTGACTTTGTCTATACTGGTAGCAATAAACAAGAAAAACAAACCGATAACTTTAACAATTGTTACTTCCCTACTGTTCTTAAGAAAATGGTTTCAGAAAAAAAACTTAAATTTATAAAGTTTGATAAATCTGGACCTCAACCATCTGTGTTTTATTATAATAATTTAAGTGATGAACAAGTAAACAATATGGATAAAAAAGAAATAGAGAGAAGGACATTTAGATTTGAAAATTAATAATAACCGTTGTAAAAAGTAAATAAAAATAAAAGACAAAGGATGAAATATAAAATGATTTTTACGAAGCTAATTTATTTTTTATTGGCATTTAACACCAAAGGTAACCAAACAACATTTTTCAAATTTATAAAACACAAAAATAAAAATGGTTGTGTAGAAGCCAATACTACACAAAGAGTAGCAAATACATTTAACGCTATCCCCGGGTTTTGTTCAGATCAAAATTGCACTATTTACAAGGGCACATATGTGTTACCGTTTTGTTGTAAGGTACACGGTTACGAGTGTATCGAGTAAAGTATAAATTATCGCAAACATAACAACATGAGACCACAAATACAGATGATAACATTTGAATTGTTTCACCATATAGTTATTACGAAGAAAGTAACCATGTTTTTCGTAATAACTTCTTACACCAATTCCCGATATGACGACAACCCCGCGTTTAAAATGTGCTATCATACTAATTTTTTCGGCTTTTTTAAGAAGTTTTCGTCCAATTCCACTGTGTTGAACCCCCTGCATGTTGGTATGGTTTAGTTGATTTACACCAACCAATGAACCGTAAACATGCAATTCGCGAATTAATCCCATATTATAGAGTGTGTCATCATATACAGCGTTTGAGTTGCGCTTTTGATGAATAATGCGAAGGCGACAAAACCCAAACAGCGCGACATTGTCTTTACTTTCAACACTAATAAAATACTCGGTTCCATTTGACGCCTCATACTTTCTCACAAATAACTTGGCATCTTTAAGCATATATTGAGGATGACGACCAATTTCACGCGACCGAATATCTTTTCCAACAAATCCGTTTTCTCCTTCAATATTTTGTCTTATATTTCCACATTTTAATCCTGCGGATATATACTGGTCTGGAATGTCTCGCATGACTCGTGGTAACCGTATCCACGGTGGACATTTTTTCATAGAATAGGAAAGCACATCCTGGATGAGATCTTTGTCTTCTCCATAAGGTATATATTTACCAGATTTATACCATTTTTCAATAACAGTCCACGGAACTACCTCACACGGATAGACCTTCATTTGATCTGGTTGAAATTTCGGCGATAAATACAACTCGTCAAACATTGCCTTGTCAATCTCAGGGCAACTTCCAGGCAAATCCGGCATTATATGAATGTCAATTTTGAAACAATTATTTTTACAAATCTCAATGGCTTCAATTACTTTTTCTATGTTGTGTCCACGATTTATTTTTTTCAGAATCCTATTATCAATATGTTGGACGCCCAATTGTAGTCGGGTTACACCCCAGTTAAGCAGTGTTTTGATCCACGGAATTCCATCGTCATCGTTCAATAAAATCGCGTCCGGTCTCGTTTCAATACAAATACCAATGATTTTACAGCGGGTGTATTTATTTATTGTGATTTCTTCTTCCAATGTTTTACGCTCTACCAATTGCGGCGAGTCAAATCCATATTTGATAATTTCAAAGAAGTTGTTGCAAGTATAAATGAAATCGCGAAAGTATTTATACAAATAGGGTTTTGGGTATTCGGTAAAGGTTCCGCCCTCTAAAATAAATTCCAATTTATCACATTTGTGCCCACAAATTAAGAGCGATTTCAATCGGTCAAATGTTTGCAAATCGGCTTCAAATTTATTGCGATTTGCCCGCAAGACGGCGGGTTCACTATACAAATAACTGCGTGGTTGAGGTGTCCAGTTGTTTCCCTCGTGTGCTGGTTCATTTGGACAATAATAACAATCATGTTTACAGCTAAAATTCTGGTGTTCTGGATGTGGAGATGTCAAAATGGTAATTTGATTGATTCCCGATACATCGCGACTAGGCGATTTCATCAACATTAATTCTAGAAATTTGTCTTCTTTGATTTTGTCCAACAAGACAAATTTCTTGTAGTAAAATAGCAGCGTCGTCTTTTTATATTGACATTGATGTTTGTTTGTACATTTTTGCAGATAATTTGGAAACTTTTTTTTTAATTTATTGACGACAAGCCTGGCGTTTTCAGTTTCGTTTTCTTTTTCAATATGTTCCTTGACAAGAAAAGACAACGAGATTAAATAACTTTCAATAGTTTGTTCGTCAACATTTGTAATTGTATTCATTTCATCATATTTGAACAAATCCTCTAATTCGGTGATTGACTTCCCAGAAGTGCACATTGTTTTAGGATAAAATGAGAGATACTCTCTTCTTATTTTGAAAGCGATTTATTCAATTTTTTGGGTTTAGTTACCACCTAAAATATTGGCAACTTTGTTTTTAGATATATAAAGATCTCCCCAACACATAATACATTTCATATAGTCTTTTTTATTTTTTTTGATATAACCAATTCCTTGACATTGAAGACAAATTGCCATTTTGCTCTCTTTTAGTTCGTGTTTGTCTTTGTCTTTATTATTGATTGTAATGACTTTTGTTTTTGAAATGTTCATAATGTATGTATATATACCTTAGTAAATATTGTTATTTTTAAATTATAGAAAATATTAACTCATATATATAACATGAACTTGGACAGCGAGAAAGATTTGATTATGTACTACCAGACAACAATACGTAATGTTGCACTCATGACCGCCGTGTCGTTTGCCGCCCTTGGTTACTCAAGATTCTACAGGGGTGCTAGTAAATTATATTCTGTTGGCTTATCAATTGTTTCGTTTTTGCTATTATTATGCTCGTCTTTTATAAATCTATTTCTTTACAATAGTTTCAAAGAGTCGGAACACTCGGCTGACATGAAGAATTGGTTAATTATTAACAAGATTTTCTTTGTCATTCATGGTTTAGTTCTCTTTTTTGGATTGTTTACAACGATTCGTTTGATAAGTGGCAAAAAATTCAAATAGATAAATCAGTTAACCATCTGGATTAATAGATTTATCGTCAATCCAAACATCGTAATGTGGTTTCCCCATATTTATAGATGTGTATTTTACACCCCATTTTTGTAACTGTTCCACGGTAAACTCATCCCATGATTTACCCGAATTTGCACCCCGCGCCGTCCAATAATGAACTTCGTGACCTATTTCCAGAAATTTATTGAATAGTTCAATATTTTGAAATTTTGGTTGACTACAACGATAATTACTGTCATCTGTATCACATATCGTGCCGTCAATGTCAATGAATATTCGTTTTTTTCCTGGATTGCTTGGATATAAAGTCCCGGAAACTGTTCGAATAGAACCACTTGGAATATTCCATGCTTTTGTTAACGAAAATAGCAAAAAATATAAAATTTTCATTGATAATTGTCGGTAGTATTTAACATTATTATGTCAAAATAACTTTATATTTATATTTCTGAAAATATAATAGGAGTATAATCTATATAATGGATAAAATTAACGAAATCTTCTTTTCGCCGCTAAGCAAGGAATATTGTGTATTCTTTTACTTGATGTCTGTCATTATGTTTGTTCTTTTAGTTATGTCGATGATTGGTGTTGTATTCATTATTTTAAAATCCAAGAAAAAGACCGATTACCCACTATTGTTCAGCAATGTTTTCACTTTAGCTCTAGTTTACTTTCAAAACCGATTACTCTACTCTATGTGTGTTAACTAAATCAAAAATGTTATTATATTATAAAGAAAAATGAAAAGTTCGGTGCTTAAATATCAGGTAATTATGTTTATTATTATGATCGTTGTTGGAATGTTGTTTAATCCAATGAATATATTAGCATATCGTATTGATGATCTATATATTTCATTAACTCTCTTTTACGGTGGATTATTGATGGCTTCAAATATGATGTGGGCACACGAACTTGTCCACTATTTTTCAATGGGACAATTCAACAAAGTGGTATTTTTGATTGGTATTGTTCTGTCTATAACTATTTCAATATTCCTTCTCAGAAAACAATTATATGTAGACGATAAACAGTGGTTGAAACGTATGATTAGTCATCATTCTACAGCATTGACAACATCACGCAAAATACACAACATAACAGATTCTATGAAAGTAAAACATTTAGCAAATGATATAATAAATACCCAAGAAAAAGAAATAAATCTTATGAAGTCTATGTTATAGTTTAAAATATCGTTCTATATAGAAACACTATTTCGGTGTCCCTTCAATCGGAATCATCTTCCGCTTATTGTATAACATCACAAGAATTTCTTCTTTGATATTATTCAACATCTCATTTTCATCACGATTTTGTAAATACCGCTGGAATGACGCGATGATGTCTGGGTGTTTCTCTTTATATTCATCATACCATGCTTCCAAGACAAACTCATTGGTATCATATAATTCATCTACCTGTGATTTTTTGTCTTGGATTTGCCACGCATTGTCTTTATAAATCATCAGATATTTACCTTTAATGTTCGATAAATAAATATTCATGTTCTCCGGTTTATTCACATTAAAATGGACCTTCTCTATAAGAGATTTCACACACTTGTTACAATCTTTTATACACGTAATATAGTCTTTCGGAGTAAGATGACTATAGTCCGTGTCTTGATGGTTCAATATCTGAATGTTGATCGTATTGTTGCCATTATGAATAAGACCCTGGTTGACATTCTGGATTTGAAGTTTACTTGTTAACTTGTCTATTTGTTTCTGCATCATTTCCATTTTCTTGTCTCTCAACGCAAGTTGCTTGTCCATTTGTTTGTCTTTCAACGCGAGTTGGTTGTTCATTTGCTCATCTTTTAATGTCAGTTGCTTATCCTTTTCATTCAACAGGCGCGCAAGTTCTTGGAAATCTTCATCGGCATTTTTCTTACAAGTGTATTTTATGTGTTTGCATAAAGATGATTGATGTTTGAAAACTTTATCACAATATTTACATTCGTATGTTTGGATCTCTTTTTCTGATTTATGGCTAATTTCGGCTAATTTTTGGCTAATTTTGGCTAATTTTGGGCTAATTTCGGCTAATTTTTGGTGCCTTTTTGTCTTCAAATGTTTATCATAATTACTCTTTTGTTTCGCATCATAATCGCAGTGACTACAATAATAATTACTAATCATAATATCATATATGTATTATCTTTATATTTAAAAAGTAGTAAAAAAAGTAGTAAAAAAGTAGTAAAAAGTAGTAAACATCATTTTCTCTTACTTTTATAGTAACAACTACTTACTACTTTTCTTACTACTTTTTACAGCATAATTTACTACTTTTACTACTTTTTATGGTGACTCGAAAAAGTTATATTGAGGGGGGGGGGAGAAGGGAAAATACAATTCTGTAAATTTTAAAAAAAGTAAAAAATAAAAAGTCCGAAATATTGATCTATGGATTTTTGGGAATTCCTTCAATCGCAATCATCTTTCGTTTATTGTACAACATCACAAGTATTTCTTCCTTGATATTATTCAGTGTTTCGTCTTCATCGCGGTTTTGTAGATACCTTTGGAACGAAGCAATAATGTCCGGATGTTTCTCTTTATATTCATCGTACCATGTTTCCAATACAAACTCATTGTTATCATACAGTTCATCCACTTGTGATTTTTTATCTTGGATTTGCCAGGCATTGTCTTTGTAAATCATCAGGTATTTACCTTTGATATTCGATAAATAAATATTCATATTTTCCGGTTTGTTTACGTTAAAATGAACCTTCTCTATGAGCGATTTTACACACTTGTTACAGTCCTTTATACATGTGATATAGTCTTTCGGTGTAAGATGACTATAGTCTGTGTCTTGATGGTTCAATATCTGAATGTTGAACGTATTGTTACCATTATGAATAAGACCCTGGTTGACATTCTGAATCTGAAGCTTGCTTGTTAATTTGTCTATTTGTTTCTGCATCATTTCCATTTTCTTGTCTCTCAGTGCAAGTTGCTTGTCCATTTGTTTGTCTTTCAACGCGAGTTGGTTGTTCATTTGTTCATCTTTCAACGCGAGTTGCTTATCTTTTTCATTTAATAGGCGAGCAAGTTCTTGGAAATCTTCATCGGCATTTTTCTTACAAGTGTATTTGATGTGTCTATACATTCCTTGTTTAAATTTGAAACACTTATTACAATACTTACATTGAAATTTTTCCGAAGATGTGGATGATGGTGGTGGAGAAAATGGTGACTTTGGGGTGACTAAATGGTGACTAAATGGTGACTTTGGGGTGACTAAATGGTGACTTTCGGCTAACATTTGATGCTTTTTTGTTTTCAGGTGTTTTTCGTAATGTGTCTTGATATGAGATGAAAAACTACAGCATTCACAGTAATATTTTTTCATTATATATGAAATAGTTTATATATTTAAATTATATTTTCTTTATAAAAAATATAAGAAAAGTTATATTTTTATAAGAAAAGTTATATTCCAAAATATTTCTTACTTTATCAATGTGAAATAAATATAACTTTTATATAACATTTAACAGCATAAAATATAACTTTTCTTATATTTTATGGTGACTCGAAAAAGTTATATTGAGGGGGGGGGAGAAGGACTGAACCAATTCTGTAAATTTCCAAAAAAGTAAAAAATAAAAGTTGGAATTATTGACTTGTGGATTTTCAGTCAATAAATATTTGTTTAAAAATATTGTAAATGCTTTTCCATTTTCTTCTAAAAATATAAAATACGACAAAAATAACAACCAGTATGATAAGGTAATAAAAGACTGTTACAAGAAAGAATAAATACAAGTAATTCCTGTCGTCTTTTCTTCTGTCTTTGAGTTTTGGGAAAGTTTCTATCAACGTATCTCGCGCACCTTCATATTGTTTATCGCCATGTATTCTATATATCATTGGGTGACAGGAACCAAAATAAATGGTTTCAAATAGTTCATAATCACTGAAAAACAATTTCAACAAGTTGGGTTCAATGCGAAGGTCTTTTGCAAGATCTTTGAGATAATAACAAGAGATAACGAGTGAGTCAATATGTTCATTATTTAAGTTCAGTGGATTGATAGTTCGAAATATATAATTTTCACGCAAAGAATATTGAAGACATCCTTCAAAGTATTTTTGAACCCACCACGATTGCATTTCTGCCAATGGTGCAATACTACCCATTGTAGGTCGCGCAAATCCAATGAACGCAATATTCTTCGTATTTTGTGGTATTATTTTTTTAATAAAAACGTCGTCAGTAATTGACCGGTCTAGAAACGGAAAAGATTTCTGGTATCCAGTCGCACAAACAATAGTGTCCACGTCAATATGTTTATTATCATATTCTACTCTACCGTTTGAAATGTTTGACGGATATTCGATTACTTTTACTTTATTCTCGTGTATATCTAACAAAAATTCGGTTCGTTTGACAATCATTTTTTGAAACAAATTATTTGGCGTGTTTGTTGCTTCACACAGAGCATCATTTGAATGAATGCATATATTACATTTAGTATCATGAATTAGATGATAAAGAATATATCTTCCATATTCATGCCATAATGCAGATAATGGCTCGGGCATTGAATATTCGCCATACGATAATAAAGTATCTGTGGGATGAGTAGAGTTAATTGCTTTGTAGATATTATTGAAACATGGCTCATTTATTTTCCTGACTTTCTCTGTGTTTAATAGTGGTTCGTCGCCCGTAGAAAACCATTCAATGTAATTTTTTTGAGCGAACGTCACTTTCGCACCGATAGAAACAAGCATATGTCCAATGTCAAACGCACTTTCAGACCCACCAATCAATAAAATACGTTTATTCTGAAATCTAGAATTCCATTCATATTTATCCATATAGTATATTTCCTGCGAATGATAAACATTATTCTGATTATGTAAAATCGAAGGATACTTTGGCACTTGATTTAAACCACTACATACAATGAGATATTTACAACGCAACTCCTCTTTTTTATAATTTCTTGTAAACCGCACAATCCATTCCTCATCACTTTCTTGTGTGCACTTTGTTACGTTACATGAATAATTGAAAAAACGTTCCAATTCAAAATGTTTTTTGTATCGGTCCAAGTATGAGATATACTCTCTGATTGAAAACCAACTCTTAGACGTGTCCATTGGGTAATCACTGAACCCCGACATGTAACTTGATGTAGACCATCGAAAGTAGTCTTTTTCTTTAATATTGCAAAACATTCCACTACATTCATTTTGTCTTTCCAAAACAACAATGCTATCTGTATTTTCGGAGAATGTTTTACAAGCCGCGATACCACTCTGCCCGCCGCCTATAATACAATATTTACAGTGAAGCATATTCCTTCTAAAGTGTTTATAAAATACATACATATTAATTTGACTGAAGCACTGTTCGGCGATAACCACATTTCAGCGATATTTGTAAATTGGCGAATCATATTGGCACCATGGACGCTTTCCTGACCGCGAACGATGGCGACGGCGCAGTTGAGTTTATCATGGGAACCTTAAACCCATTTCAGATGTTCGGCATGGAACCGGTCTCTCAGGTGGACACGAGAGCGTTGAAGAAGAAGTACTACAAGATTTCTCGGATGATTCATCCGGACAAGCGCCAGAGCAATCGCCATGCCAACACCGCGTTTCAGAAGTTCCTCGAAGCTTACACGGACTTGCAGAGCCCCGACAAACTGCCCGGCATCCTCATCAAGGTCGGTGCGCCGCCGAGACTCTACAAAGAGGCGGTTTCCTACGTTCTTTCGGAAGTCAGCGACAGCAGCGAGGAGGAGGAAGAGGAGGAAGAAGAAGCACCGCCGGCGTCCAGTTCATCCGGCAAGCAACGCGCATCTCCTTCTCGCGCGGCATCGCCACCACCACCTCCGCAAATGCCATCGCCATCTCCGCCGCCGTCTCCGGCACACGAGAGCGAGACCGAGAGCGACGAAGAAAACGAGCCGGTTATTCGTCCCACCGAGCGAAACCTCGCGGACGAAATGGAAGTGGAGAAATCCGATTCCGAGACCGACGACGAATCTGAATCGGACGGCGAAGTGGAAACGGTGAAGATGAAGAAAAGACCATTTGCCCGCCCACCACCAAAACCTCGCCCCCCCGGTCGCGCGCCGAAAGGCAAGGTGTGGACAGGACACTACTGGGAAGACAAAGATTCGGTCTCCATGGATTCCTCGGCACCACCCACCGCCGCCACCGCCAAAACTATGGGCGAATCCCGCCGTCGCCCTCCCGGTCGCCCGCCGAAAGGCAAGGTGTGGAACGGCTACAACTGGGGCGATGATCTTCCGCCGAAAGGCAAGGTCTGGAACGGATACGACTGGGTTGACGGCGCTTTTGCTTCCACGGATTCTTCTGCGAGCTCGTCGTCGTCAGCGCCACCACCCGCCGCCGCCAAACCTGGAGGTCGTCCGCGTGGTCGCCCGCCGAAAGGCAAGGTCTGGAACGGTTCCGAGTGGGTTGACGGTGCTTCTGATTCAACGGATTCCTCGCCACCACCCGCCGCCGCCAAATCCGGAGGTCGTCCGCGTGGTCGCCCGCCGAAAGGCAAGGCGTGGAACGGCAAAGAATATGTGCCCGATTCGTCGGGTGTGCCGCCCAAGCCGTCTGTGACCAAGTCGCCCAAAAACAAGAAACCGCGGGGTCGCCCGCGCAAGGGCAAGGTGTGGGTTGATGGAAAGTGGGTGGACGCCGGCAACTAAGAGAGATACCGCTGCGATGATACTATTTTCCCGTGTATAATATATTTATACTTTATCTTCTCGGCAGCTTTAGCAGTTCAATTCGTCCTTGACCGACATGGACATAAAGTGCTCGTCCAATTCGTTTTCGGTTTTTGTCTCAACTTGTGCTTGTGGTTCGGGTGCAGCCTTTGATTCCTCAGTTTGCAGCATCTCGAGGACGGTTGGTCGTGCAGGCGGCGGGGAAACCGATGTGCGATTAGGCGTCCTGTTTCTGGATGACTTTCTCACCGATGACGCCGTTGGAGACTTGCACTTTTCGTAGTATTCGCCGACCAAGCGGAAGGAACGCGGAGTCAACTTGACGGAAATGGGGCGGTGGTCGCTCCAGCTCATGGAAAGAAGACGGTTGAGTGTGTGCTTGCTGGCACCTCGGAGTTCGGCGACGCCCAACTGGTTGAAGTAGGCGCGTGACTTGAGTTCCCAAGTCTGGGTAACAAAAGTGGGAATACGGTGGACAATACCCTCAATATTGTTGCCGATGCCGTCGATCTGTCCTTCAAGGTTGACGATATCCATGAACTGGTCGTCGTAAGGAACCCAAATGTCGTCGTTGTGTTTGGGCACCGAACTCCCGCCGGCGAGAAACGGGTAGACGTTGGTGGGAAGACTTGCATGGATACCGCGGTAATAGTTCTCAAGGAACTTGTTCTTGATGGCACCAAAAAGGGCTTGTTCGTCGGGTTCATCTTCTTCGGGGTTGGTGGAGAGCGGTATATTCGCGTCCCACATGCGCTCGGTGTGGTTATGGTCTTCGGCGGTGTTGAAATCGCCCAACAAAACGAGGTATTCGTTCTGCTCGATTGCTTGCGTGGCGATGCTCTGGAGGAAGGCGCTCTCAATCATGTTCTGGTACGGGGACTTGGACTCGCCGCCGGTGGCGCCGTGGGTGATGAGAATATGAATCTCAAAGTTGGTGAAATGGGGTTTGAACGAGAAGAGAACGGGCGCGCGGTCAAAATACAGGTTCACGTTGCCAAACTTGTCCATGTTCTTCCACAACTCGGTCGCCTCGCTCATATTGATATCTGCCTGCCCGATCTTGAATACATTTAGCGTGTCCTCCTTCTCTTCTTCTTCGGCGGCATCTTGGCGGCGGCTTGTGGCGCGAAGTTTATCCACCGGATTGAAGCCGTCGGTCATGAGGCGGTGCCCGTTTTCTTCCTTGTCGGCGATGAGGTCGCCCATGACACTGGTGCGCCATAAAACAGCGTAAAGTTCGCGCCGGCGTCCTTGCGGGTTTACTTCACCGGAAGTCTTGAAGGTCCACGTGTTGTCCGAGGTTTCGGTGTTTAAATACTTGACGATTTCGGTGAGAGCGCGCAGACCACCGCCACCGGTTCGGATTTCTTCAAAGACGCACAAAGATGGCATGTTGTTCATGTCGCGAATGGTGCGTCCCAGTTTCTGGATTCGCTCGTGGGATTGGGCATAACCATCGGCACGCTCTTCGAGCAAGGTGAGATCTTTTTGGTTCCATTGGACGATCACAACCGAAGGCTTCTTGGAGTTTTTGGTAGAGCTTTTCTTGGACACTGGTGTGCTATCCACGGGCGCGGAATCTTGTTGTGGTGTGGTTATCAGTCCCGAGTCAGGAACGGGTGGGGGGGTGGGACTTGCCGATACCGGCGTCTTTTCTTCTTGGGAAGCCATTTTCGCCGCACAAATTGCGCAGCAACAAGAACAATAGAGCCAGTTTTAAATAGTCAGCCCGAGGCAGCCAGTGCGGTTCACAGACCTGATCCAACCAACCATGCCTCCAAAGAAGAGGGGGCAGACCGCGCCCCAATGCGGAGCATTGACCGGCAAGGTTCTTTGTCTTACCGGAAAATTTTCTCAGAGCCGCGCAGAACTGGAGACCGCAATTCTAGCCGCCGGCGGGGAAGTAGCAACAAGCATTACCAAAAAGGTGAACATTCTTGTAAGTAATACTCAAGGAACCAAGAAATGTCAAGACGCCGAAGCAAAAGGGATTGAAGTGGTGGACGAAGACTGGCTTTTGCAACATCTTCAGGCAGCCGAAAATGAGGAGGAGGAAGCGGCGAATGACGAGGCTGACGAAACCGCGGAACCATTACCGTCCATTTGGGTTGTCAAATTTACAAGACCAAAAAAGATCTTCTACTTTGCGACCAAGAAGAGCTCTCAGGGATTTATAAAACTAGCCGAAGAACAAGTCACGCCGTCCAAGCGTCCCAAGGTGGAAGAACTCACAGTTAATGATGTGTATGAAGAATGGAAAAATGATGACGGATATCCGAGAATATACACTACGGCATCGGCTGCGGTGTCAATGTGGAAAGACAACAAATCCACGTCTCCTAGGAAGAAGCGAAAGACATAAAAAATAGAACACGTAACATGAATATACATTATAGAACCAGGAACAACTCTCATATTTTTCGGACCAACCACAAGAACTCTTCTACTTTCTCTTTTTTTCCAGTACGTTTATAATCCCCAATTCCTTTGAGGCGGTTATATGTTTTGTGTTCGACTGGTATTTTACGCACAGTTCCGAATTGTTGTAGACACACATCAAGCTCGGTAATAGGAATAATTCCACCACTGTTGTATGAAAGTAACACATACTTGGATCTGGTATTTTTTATCAATTGTAGGAGAGCCTCTTTTGCTTTTGTGTAGCTATTATAATCTGATTTAATCCAAGTTTTTGGTTGTCCCCTGTTTGTATTTGGTATATCAGCACATAAGTCCCAGTTATTAATGATATCTAACATGAAGTAATATACACTATATGAGTGCTTGTTATAGGGGGGGTCGTAATAGACCAGATCCAATTCGGGTAATTTTGTAACCCATTTATTTGTATCCATTTTTGTAATATTTATTTCGCATTTTTTATCACAGAAGATGGGCGCATCTACTTGGATGGGTTTTGTAATTCGGTATAAACACGCTTGTTTTTTGCCACCGAACGAGCCAATTCCCTGTTCATCTTTGAAATATGCCGAAAACTGTCCGTTGGTATTATTATGAATTGAAGATGCAACTAATAAAGGAGCTAGGATAAATGGTTGAATATGTTCGGGCAACGTGTCAATATAATTTCGAACAGCGTCGATTCGCCGCCCATTTTCATGGGTATAATATGCGCGCTCACCCGGCTCAATTTTGTCTTTTTGAGGTGCCCAATGTTTTGATATCCACGACCTTCCATAATTTTTATCTTCAGCAATTATATTTGCTTGCTGAATATTTTCTTTTATTTCTTTTTGTAAATTTTCGTCCGGTGATGCCAAATAACATTTATTCAAGGTTTCCGAATAACCCGATATATCATTTACATATAGAGAGTGAGAGTGCTGTTTTAGAAGTCGTGATACAATACCTGATCCGGAGAACCCATCGCCAGTTGATAGTTCTTTGACACCTAATTCTTCTTTTACGATATTAATTACATCGTCAATGTGTTTTAATATTTTTCGTTTATTACCCATGTAGGTGATGATTTGAGTTTTTAAATACTTCTCGCTGCTGGTCTTGCTTGGCTTATTTTCCGGGTCTGCTTCATCTAGAATTTTTGCTGCGTCGAGGAGACTTTGAATGCCGTGATAATAATCTGATTTTTCCATCGCAAAATTTATTTTTTTTGGAGAGAATTAATTATGGGTGTAGGTTGCCTAGGGCTGTTTAGGCAAAAACCGTTTCAATTTTTTTACAAGCTATGGAATTGTCAGACAGATGCTTGGATTTTATTGAATGATTTTTCTCAAAAAAGACAAAAATAAAAATAGGATAAACAATTTTTACCTTTTTAAATATTCAAAAAGAGAAAATAAAAATGACAAAGCGTTCTCATTTATCTAGTTATCTAGTTACCCCGATATCCATTCAAATACAAGTAATTGTCAAGCGCATTCGTCATCGCTCGCATCAAGAACCGGGTGTCATTGCTTGCGTTCAAAAACGCTTTTTCGGATTCTGATTTTCTGCCATACCATGACTGCATTTCTGCTTCAAAATGTTCCAGAAATGGAGAAAACTCGGCAAGTCCATTTGTGGTGTTTTGTGTGCGCAATGGAGCGGGGATTCCGTGAAGTCCGCGGGTAAACACACGTGCTCCTTGGTCTGAAATAGAGCGCCGAACACTCGGCGGCGACAGGTCCATCTGCGGGTTGTAAAATCCAGACTTGTATTGTCCTGAGGCATCGCGCATGTTTCTGGTGCATTCGCGGTAAGGATTCTGTTTTTTCCCAATGCCGAGAGCGATTTCTATCATTTCGTCGGAGTTCCAGGACTGCGACCGAGAAGACGAGTTATTTGAATTTGTCCGATTTTGTTGGTTGTATTGCGGTGGCGGTGGCGGCGGGGGATTGTGGACTGGCACATATTTGCCGATGTAAGCGTTCCAAACTGTCCCTTTTGGAGGTCGTCCTCTCGGCTTTCGGTGTAAGGTTGGCTGCGGGCGAAGTTGCTCCGCTTCATGGTTTGTGGGCGCGCCGGCTGGCGGGTTCATGGCGAAAGTGTTTGCAATAATTAGCGATAATGGAGAAGTCATAGAGCCGGTGTAAATTTTCTCCCCCACCTCCACATTTGATCTGATAGTTCCAATTTAATCTGACAAGTTTAGTGGATCTAGCGAAGTCACCGTTCGGCGCTTGTTTTTCTGATGCTGTCTTGTGATTTTATCCATGATTTTAATTTTGTCTTTTTCAGTCAACACTCTTTTTATTTTTTTTTTAATGACTATTTTCTTTTTCTCCTTTGTGCTTGTATTATTCATAATTTGTTTGTCACTTTTCTTTTTATTTATATTCTGTTTCAATTTTTACACCTAAACCTCCAATTTTGCGAGGACAGGGTGGTGATCGGAAATGTCACGCTCCTCCAGCACAGACCAATCGTGGACTTGGACCGGCACTTTTGCAATCTTCAAAATGCGATCATAGTAGCGGATATTTTTGCCCGGAATTTGGTAAGTATTCACAGGACCACCTTCGTTTGCGTCTTCAAAACCTTCAATCGTCTCGTCGCGCGTGTTCATATCGCCCACGAAAAAGCATACATCAATGTTCTTGGTGTCCATGATTTCTTGAATTTTTTCCCCCGAGAACTTGAACTGCTCATAACGGAGTTGCTCGCCTTTCATAAGCGACTCGGCGTGGATGTTGGTCACCAGGAAGTTGTCGAAAATGGCAATATCAATTCTGCGCCCCTGTTCGCTGGGGAGCGGAAAAGAAGAATAGTTCGAGATGGGGTGCTTTGTCAACATCGCCAACCCGTAAGTGGATTCGTCTTCAAAGATTGTCGTGTAAATGGAGAAGTCCTGGACAGCATCTTGGAGTTGCTCGACGAGCTTGCGCGTGACCTCCTGGAGACAGACACAAGTGGCTCCCGTCTCGTAGATGAGAGGCGCAATCTGGTCGGCGTTTGTTCCGTCCAGATTATAATTGCAGTTGAGCGTGAGAATCGTGATCTCATTGGACGTCTCATAGTCTTGCGCGGCTGCGATTGGTTGAAGATTGTAGTATTCGACCTCCGAGTTGTTGCTTTTCTGGCAGTATGTTTTTTCAAATTCAATCCTGGTAGGTGGGCAAGGTGGCGGAACATAATGAGTCAAACCGAATTTTGGAATAAAAGCTTGATTAATTACCTTTTTTCTGCTTGCTCGTGCGAGTTTTCTTCGGGGACATTTGCCATGGACACGAACTTCGTGAACCCTCGCGAGTGGTACTTCTGAATCCGTTTCTCGTTTTCGGTAGAGTATTGGACGTGTGCAATTCCGCTTATAATATCGGAAGCCGGATCAAAGCCACTCAAAGTGCCCCATCCAAACACAAATGTTGGTGAATCCGGGTCGGTCACGATGCAGCTGATAGCACATACCGAAATATCGAAGGCGCTGGTCACCTCGTTCACGTTGTTCAGCGTGGTGTTGTTGATGATAGACACATCAAAAGGAATCCCTTCAATCGTGTAGTCAATAAGCCGAATATCACCGAGACAACCCTGCGAAAACACACGGTCAATTTCTTCATTTCCGCACGGTCCGGAGTACCGTTTGATTTTGCGGCGGGTCACGTGATAACCGTGCTCTTTGAGAGCCGTTTCGAATGACTCAACAATCTCACTGTAAACGTGTGGCGCAGTGACGAAAACGTCGATGTCGTTGTAACGCCATGGTGGCAGCGAGTAGTCCAAGTCCGCTTCGTGCAAATGTTGATAAACATGAAGTGGAAATGAGCCCGCTGCTTCAATCGTTCCCGCGGCGAAAGGTACGCATTCTGCGAGAAACTGTAAGGTTTTTGAGGGGCGGAAAAGTGGTGTGAAACAAGTCGCGTGAGATAATCGCGGCGAAAACACACCTTGAGCTCTGCCATCTTTTCTTGTATTTGGCGATAAGAAAGACATGTTCGCTATTGATATAGATTCAGTGTAAAGTTTGTCGGCGCTGACTGTTCAGTCTTAGTCTCTGGGTGTCGGCGTAAAGACAATGGGTGGGAGTTTGAACATGTCATTTGAGGTGCGTTCCCACTGCTCATTCCCTCCAAAACACGAAAACACTGATATCATCATATCACCTCTCAATCAAGGGTAAAGATGGGAAGCGTCTTGTGGATGTTGTCCATGAGCGCTCTGGTAACTCACGCTTCGGCGTGTGGGACGAGGAGGCTGAGATTGCCGAATGGCGCCGGTGCGGTCCACGCAGTGCAAACGACTCTATTCATGACACAATTGTGGAAATGATCGAAGAGTTGAAGCTCAGTGGTGTTCTCAAAACCATCGGAGATGGTTGGGGGTCCTCATATGATGGACAGAAAATTCATTTCTTACAAGGCGAAGAACAAGAGTGGATTCTCATCGGCGAGGGTAGCTATGATGCTGCACCTGGCATATCACTGGGCGGGGCGCAACCGTTGTTCCAGCAATTTGGTGCAGAAACTTCTGACGACTTCGAGACAACCGTCGAGGACTTTGAGAAGGAGTTTTGGGACCGGATCAATTCGGGCGGGGAGGAAGAAACCTTTTGTTCGAACCAAAAAGAGTTGATGAGCATGATTGTGCGCGGATGGATTCGTTTTGACGGGATTATGTGTGAACTTGAAAGTGAACGGATGATAATAACGATGACACCCACATCATCTATGGTCAAGGTATACGGTCATGTTGGAGAAGAAGAAGACGAGGAAGAAGAAGATGATGATGAGGAGGAGGAACACGAGGAGGAAGAACAAGATGAAGATGACGATATTGGTATTGCAGGTCGTGTAAAGAAGCGCCACCGGCTTGCCGCCCCGCCGCAGTCGAAGTAGGGTGTCCTGGACTAGATAGAAAATAAACAAACGCGACCCCCCTCTCTTTTACTTGGATGTTTTCGCACGCTTGCGCTTGGGTTCCGTCGACGAGGGTTTCGTCGAACAGGCATCGCGCAGTCCGTTGATCTTGTCCCGCACATTTTCAACAAAAGGTACATCGCCTTCAGCAAGCCCTTCCCAGCGTCAAAGAGGCGTTCCAAGCGGTCTGTGGCACAACTGTTGACGATGACGAAGGCGACGGGCTGCCCAAGTCCAAGCGCCCAAAAATATAAACCCAGAGCGAACACGGACTAATTATACTAGATTAATTCTATTCAGTCACCGTGAAGAGCCAGTACTGAAGGAGCAAGATTTTATCTTGATTTGGAGGACACTGTTCATCATATTCCCCCAGATATGACCATGCGTCATCGACATATTTTATTTCATTCACCGCGTCGAGGATGTCGTTTGCGTATTTGATGAGAATGGTCTGGTCCAAGGAGACGATCAGACCGAGCATTGCTACGATGCCTTTCGTTTCCCCCGTAGTAAGACGAGGAACCATCGCAGTGCCAACGAATTCCGAAAATGCGTCGGGGAAATTCTTGATATAAAACTTACATAAGTAGGTCCAATAGTCGTTAATTTCTTCCCGCCACATCCAGTAATCATATCCGAAATTGAAGACATATTTGTCGATGTAGTGCAGAAGGTCGGTCTTGTAGTGGTCAATGATGTAAATCGGGAAGTTCTCGAGTACCAAAGAATCGTTATCAGTTCGTCCATGTTCCTCGGCAATGAAGAGAAGCTTGCGAGAGTTCTCACACGTCAACACGTTCGCAATGATGCTGGTAGACAGTGATTCCAATACCATGAACACCACACGGCTTTGTTCCGGCGTAAGAGACTGTTGAGAAACCACAAAGCGGAGCCATGCTTCGGGGTCACGGAGCGCTTGCTTTTCGCTTCCCGGAAGACCGTTCGGGCATCCCATTGGAAGATAGGGGTTGGTCTTCCAATCTTCGAATGCGGTCTCCGCGCTCGTGTAAATGGTGGGACGAGCCCGATGCAAATCTTCCATCGGAAACTCCTCGTCAAACTCTTCTTGTGAAACCTCCTCCACGTACCAACACCATGGATAGTCGTCGTCAATAACGAAACCGCAAGCGTCGTGTATTACGAGTTTCTCCTCTTGCGCGTAAGTAGCCCATAACGACACGAATTCTTTGGCGAGTTCCTCAGTTGTGAAATATACTTCCTCGCCATCCGAGCGCATTGAATAATCCGCGCGCCACGGCATGTTACAACACGGCGAGAATTATGCAACACCGACGAGTAAAGCCGAGCACTTTCTCAGCAAATTTATAGAGCCGGTGTAAATGTCCATGTGGTTCTCCGAGTTTCGTTCTATCCTCCCTGTTGTAAGTTTATCGGGTTTCGAATGTTCTATTTAAGTCCAAATACTTGTAAATCGCCTCAGCTAGGTTGCTCGGCATTATGGCATCGCGTGGTCGCAGCAATAGCAGCGGAACGACGAGTCCGCGCGCGGGTAGCCCACCGCCACTTTCTCGGGCAGCCACCGCAGATGCACTCAAGCAGTTGAATCAGGTTGTTTCCGACATTTCGTCGCCCAAAGGTTCAATGCTTTCTTCGGTGGCGGTGCAGCTCGGCGGAGACAACCACCCATACAAGTTCTCGCGCAGCGAACCCGAATATGTGGTTCTCCTCAGCTCCAGCGCCGCAGCCATTGCCGCCGATGCCGCCAAATTAGGTATTCGCTGCTGGGACAACAACAACCGCCAGATCGTCAAGGAAGAACTCGCCGCGCGTGTTTACGCCGTCCACAAGAAAACCATGAAAGATCCAGACTGGTTTGAGCCTACTTTGTGGGGTCGTAACGCCGGTGAGTACTGGAAACCCAAGATCCTCGGCTTCATCAAGGGACTTTTCATCTTGTGCACCATGTTTGCGGTCAATTATGGTCGCGCATATTACGCACGTGCGTGGAACTGCCATTGGCCGACCATTACCAATCTGGGCGGCATTCTCGACACACCATTCTGTGCCGGGCTCAAGTGGGTCGACTCCATCTGGAACGGACTTCAACAGAGTTTCGTTTATGGCGGAGCGGCAGCGGTTGCTTACGCGATTCCCACCATGCTGGGGTGGCGTGGCGAACCCACCCGGCAGATTTACTAACTAGCACATGATTTGCACGCATACACACTATAAATTTAGTTGATTCTTATTACACATTCATCGTGCCGTTCTATTTTTTATGTCTCTTCCTCGTTTCTGCCATCGTCCCGTCTTGTTAATTCCGCGCCATATGCTCTATTTTTCTTTCTCTAAAAAGACTCAGCAAAGCAAAGGACCGATACGCTGTCTTTATATCCTTAGCGACAAATTCTTAATGGTGTAATTGCGGCAACGAGCGTGGGACCGATACGCTGACTATATATCGTTAACGAAGAATTCTCATTATGTATCGCTAAATGGAAGTTACAATCTGTTCTTAGTCGACACCATGGTTCTCTTATCCTTCGACAGCTGGAACGACCAGGCTAATAGGCGCGCTTTCAAGAAGACCTACTCTGACCTTATTGCTGAGGCTAGGAAGAATCCTATCCAGGTGCCACCACACCAACCATTGCAAAAAATTTGTCTGACGCCTTGGTCATATTACATCGCCCCCATCCTGGAGCAGAGAAAGGGCACCGCCACGAAAAAAAAGGGGAGGGTCGGCTCTGACGAACGCTGGGACTTCATCGACAATGAGCGAGTGATGACTGACGAGATTCGGCGTGGTCTCGATGCTGGGATTAATTACCCCACTCAAGTGATATTCTTGCTCGAGGTGTGTGGACTCCAAGACGCAGCCTTTTATGTGGTTTACGAATCTGATTATATGGGCTGGTCGTTTTCCGATGATATTCCTCCCATCATTTGCCTCGAGTTCATCGATCGCTTCGACTGTTGGGATGAAATCGGTTCCCAATACATTGTCAAAAATGACTATATCGATGACGAAGTCTTGGATATACTACGAGACCGCAAGAAGGCTGCTGAGGACAATTGCCGCCTTAAAGCGGAGGTAGCTGGTAAGAAGGACCAATGGAAGCGTCTTCGCGAGGAGGTAGCAAAGGAGAAATTTGAAGCTGCTGCTGAAAAGCGCCGCCAAAAGTTCAACACGACGAAACTGGGTCGCCAACTAGCCGAACAAAAATAGAAGAGGGCAGAAGGCAGTAAAAAACAAGTGTGTGTCTAGTAACTATCTATAGATACTCAATCTCCCCCGTCTCGTAGTTGTAATTTCCGATTTCTTCTTCTGTTTCTACATCATATAGCGCGTCTCCTTCGTCGGCAATGTAGTATATTTTCCCCTTGATTGTGATCTCTGAAACTTGTAGTTCTACTTCTTCTTCTTCAAACTCTTCTTCTGACAATTCAGATTTTGTCTCTTCTACACCTTGAACTTCTTCGGCAACTTGTGGCTCGTCTTCGGGTTCTTTAAGATCTTTCGGTTTTTCCGGAATCCTGGGCTCTTCTTTTTCTCGTTTTGCCTCTGCCAAGAGCCTCGCAATAATATCATCGCCGTCCGCGGGTGGATCTGCGCTTAAAGTGATAATTCTGCGCTCGCGCTTCGGACGTCCTCGCTTTTTGTATGTTTCAACAAACTGCTCTTCCGGAATTTTCCACCCCAATTTTGACGCTTCCAGTTCAGCATCTTCGCGCGTGATTTTCAGTTTTTTCATGATTAGCGCGTAATTTGTAGCTTTCGGGTGAGGCAACAAAGTCACATCACCGTTCTGCGGAACCCCGTTATTTTTCTGTGCGTGCTTTGTGCACGTTTTACAATATAAACTATCTTTCGATTTTGGCAGCGAACACTGTGTATATAATCCGTAATTTTTGCGAACAGCTTGGCACCAGTTCTGTTGAACCATTCCACAAAATGGTAAAACAACTTTGGGGCGGGTTTGTTCTTCTGTTTTTGTTTTTGTCTTTTTCTGAGGTATGTTTGATGTTTCTTGGAATTTGTTTACCTTTTCACATGCTTCGTCGGCGTCGAATTTGTATTCTTGTGACAGGAACTGGACGATTTTTTGAATATCTTCCATTTTTGTCTTTTTTGGTTTATTTTTTATCGCTAATTTCAGGCTCTGTTCAGGTTGTTTTTTCTGTACCACAAAAACCTGGAAAACCATTTCAATTTTTTCTAGAACACATTTTTTGTGTGTTAAAAATAAAATAAATTAAAATAATAATAATGTTGCAAAGCGCCGATTTAATTTTTACATATTGGATTTTTGCGTGGTTTTTATTATATTATTTACTTTTTCCAAATTTATATAACCCAAAATTTGCTCTGATTTCAGGGTTAATAGTCAATTTAGTTATTTTGTGTATATTGATATACAACGCTGTTCCGCTATTTTATATAATTGGTTTTATGATTGTAATATTAGTGACAAAAATCTCACCTCTTTACCTGATAAGAAAGACAAAAATCAGAACAAACGACATTTATTTTACAGTATGTCTATTTCTTATTTATGTTTTATATTTTTGGACAAAAGAGAATAAAAATCTCAAGCAAAGGAGAAGTGAATTGCGGAATTTTTTATCGGGAAAAGGTAATTCTCCAATTATGAAATTCTTTTTATCGTAATATAATTAATAAAAATATGAATATTTAAATACAATCAAAAATACCCTACCATGTAAATCAATAAATGAATTGTAAAATTAGTTGTAGTTTTGGAGAAATAATAGACAAAGTGACAATTTTAAATATTAAAAGGCAAAAAGCAAAAAACCAAGAAGCGCTTTTTAATATTCAAACAGAATTAAGATTGATTGAAAATGACAATCCTCAAGTAAAAATAAAAGACAAATTGTTTGAGATATTATACGATACCAATTTGAAATTGTGGGATTTAGAAGACAAAATAAGAGAAAAAAGTGCTAGGAAAGAGTTTGATATTGAATATATCAAATGTGCAGAATCAATACACATGACAAATGACTTACGTTATAAAATAAAGAGAAAAATCAATGAGAATTATAATTCTTTGATCAAAGAGGAAAAAATATATGATGAACAAAGTATCGCAGCATACAATAAAAACTCTAATGTATCTCAAAATGATTATGAACAATTAGACAAGGCTAAAAAACTTTACACAGATGGTGAATACGAAAAATCCATGAATATTCTTGACCCATTAATGATGAAATACAAAAATTGCGATGAATATAACAGTTTTTATATTGATTTATTATTTTCGTATAATAATATTTGTTCCATTTTCAATCAAGAATTTCCATATTATGAAAAGATCACCAATATTATGGAAACAATAGACACTTTAAAAATAAGCGAAGAGCAAAAAATATATTGCAAAGAACATTACGCATTATATTGTTTGTCGCAGAACAAATATATTGAGAGTTATGATTATTTAAATCAATTAAACCTTGCAGAAAGAAATAAAGAATTAGATGGGAAGATGATCAAACGTAACAATATGTCTTTTTTCAAAGAAGGGGACAATGAAAAAACTCTACTTTTGTATAATGGCGGGGGAATTGGTGACGGCTTTATGCATTCCCGATTTGTTCCTATTATTCTTGAAAAATTTCCAAATAACAATATTATACTTATGAGCGACCAACGAACGGCTTGGATATATAAAAAAGCATTTGAAAATAATAATTCAGTCACAGTGAAGGATTATAGCGATGAAAGTATACAATTTGATTATCATTGTAATATGATATGTTTAATAAAATACTTAGATTATGAATATCATACATTGCCTTTCACGCCAGTCTTTGAGAATATTATTGTTAATCCTTCTCCATTATGTAATAAAATATTGTGGACAATTTCTAATGAAAAAAAAGACAAAAATAAAAAACACTACATTTTTAATTGGAAAGGTAGTAAACATAATGCACAAGAATCAAAAAATAGAAAAATGGAGTTAGAAAATGCCCGTCCTCTGTTTGAAATGAAAAACATAAACTGGATTATTGTAACAAAAGAAATGACTGAAGATGAAATGAAGATATTACATGAATATGATAATGTATATTATTTTGGAAATATTTTAGATTCGCATGGCACATATATAGATACAGTTTGCATAATGAGATATGTAGATGGTGTTATTTCGACGGATACGTCTATAATACACTTGTCTGCAAATTTAAATATAAAAACATATGCCTTATTGACACTTGGTTGTGAGTGGAGATGGACGCAAAATGAAAAAACAACAAATTGGTATCCTAAAATGAAATTATTTCGGCAAAAACAATTGGGAAGTTGGAGGAATGTAGTAAAAGAAGTTATTGATGAATTAAAAGCAAATAAAGTTTAAAGATATGGTCCGAGTATTTACTACAGGTTATAAATAATGAAAACTTTTGTTTTATGTGCAAACTTGTTATTATGTGTTAACGGATTTAATGCTCCAAATAGTCATATTAAAAAAAAAGGAACTGGGCTAAAGTTTGGTCGTAAAGCGGTGGTGAAGAATTTTTCAATCGGCGAACAGATTGGTCAATCGCCCGCCGAGTTGACAAAACAGATTTATGACGAAGTATCTAAATATGGAGTTGCTCAAAGTTACAATGATTTCCAAACAAGTATTCAAAATAACCAAGTAGAAGGTGTTAGTTTATTGACACAAAATGAAGAAATTAAGGGTATTGTTTCAATTGATAAAATGCACAATATTGGTAGTTATGATATTTCAAACTTCCATGTTACAAAAATGATACCATCATTGGTATCGGGACTTTTGAATAATCTTGATAAAAATCATATAAAATATGATATTTTGTATTTACCAGAACCGGTAAATATTGGAATGGTTCTTTCAAACGTTGTTCAATTTACAGCACTTTATTTGATTGGGAGCGTTTTACTTCGTGGTATTGTCCCCCAACTCCGAAATAATAATCCGATGAATATGATGCCAGGAATGGGTAATAGTGGTTCCTTTACGGAGGTAGAATCTGAATCGGTAGATGTTGATTTTAGCAGCGTTGCTGGGTGCGATGAAGCCAAGTATGAACTGATGGAAGTTGTTGATTTCTTGAAACAACCAGAAAAATATGAGAAAGCGGGCGCAAAAATTCCAAAAGGTGTATTATTGGAAGGACCACCGGGAACGGGAAAAACGCTATTAGCACAAGCGGTTGCGGGTGAGGCAAATGTCAATTATTTGTACTCCTCTGGCTCACAATTCATTGAAATGTTTGTGGGGGTCGGAGCATCTCGCGTGCGAAACCTTTTCCAACGTGCAAAAGAACTGTCGCCGTGTGTCATTTTTCTGGATGAAATTGATGCAATTGGACGTCAGCGCGGAGCGGGACTTGCGGGCGGAAACGATGAACGCGAACAAACCCTAAATGAAATTTTGACAAATATGGATGGATTTATTAAAAATGAAGGAATTATTGTGATTGCGGCAACAAATCGTGCAGACATTTTAGACAACGCACTTACACGCCCAGGTCGCTTTGATCGTAAAGTTGTTGTTCCGTTGCCAGATATGGAAGGTCGCAGAAAGATCATTGATGTCCATTTCAAAGACAAAAATATTCACGATGTTTATAAAAGTGGTTACTTTGATGAATTGGCGCGACTAACTGGAGGATTTTCTGGTGCTGATATTGCGAATTTGGCGAACGAAGCGGCGATTCTCAGTGTTCGATACAATGAAACTTATATTACAGATAGCACTATTTATGATGCGTTTGAAAAGATGACAATTGGATTACCTAGTGCTAGTGAAAATCGTCCGGAAGATGTTATTCAACTTGTGTCTGCCCATGAAGTAGGACATGCGCTTATAGCTCATTTGTTCAATGATATGTTTACAATTCAAAAGGTCACTATTAATTCAAATAAAAATGGTGCTGGTGGATACACACTATTTACACCAAAAGACAAATATGAATCGTTTCCTACTAAAAAATTTTTACTTGCGAATTTGATGATTTCGTTGGGCGGACGAGCCGCAGAGCAAGTATTTTATAGTTACAAGAGTCAGCCAACACAAATGGATAATGTGATTTTCAAAAACATTCCGGATCTAGAAATTACGACAGGAGCATCAAACGACCTGAAACAGGCAAATAGTATTGCGCGACGCTATGTTGCTATGTTCGGAATGGGAAAAAATATTGGAATTTATGATGGAAATGATTCAACACAACCATTTCTTGGACGAAACATTGCAACAAATAGTGATCGACTGAGCGAATACAGCAAGCAAGAAATTGACAATGAAATTGAAGAATTGGTAAAATGGGCATATGAGCAAACGCGAACTATATTAGAAAAAAATAATGGAGCATTTAATAATTTGACACAACTACTCATTGAAGAACGAAATTTAGATTCAAGCGATTTTGATAAAATTATTTTGAAATATTAATCAGTCATGAAAGCAATACATATTTTCATTTGAATTATCATCTGCACAATTTCTACAAACATATTGTTGAATATTATTTATGATTATTGAAACTAATTTTCTGGTATTTTGGTTGCAAAGAGAACATTCAAGTGGTTTTCTATTTTTACATATTTTTTTATGTGCACACCAATCATTCTTTTGACATTCTTGGCTGCAATAACGAACTTCAAAACATCCTGAACATTTTTGAAATTTTTGCGAGTGCTTGGGTTTTGCACCACAATGCCAACAATTATTTGAAATCGTCTTGATGTATTTCATTTTGGGAAGAGATTCCATTTTACTTGTGCTGTTTAATAAGTTAAACAATCATTTTTAAATTTCAATTTTAACAATACGATTAAAAATAATTATAAAATTGTATTGTTAGTATAAATGCCAATAAAGGCAGTTGTCGTGTGCTGTATGGATTTTCGTTTTCAAAAAGCAATTCAAGAATTAATTAAAGAAAATGGACTTGAATATGGCGATTACGACCTTGTCTCAATCAAAGGCGGTGCTGGCAATTTTGACCAACTTAGAGAGCATCTTATAGTTGCAAAAAAACTTCACAATCCACAGCAAATTATTTTAACTGTTCATGAAGATTGTGGTGCAAAGGCAAAAGAAGAAGACCTATCAAAGGCAGTGGAAATCTCGCAAGAAATATTCGGAAAAAATACGCCAATTATTGAAAAATATTTGAAACTATGTTGTAGATAAACAACACCCCCCCTCTTCAATTCTAAACACACTTTTCAAATATTTTTTTCACAATTTTATTAGAAGAATTTGGTACATAATTGTAAATAATATTTCTAAAAAATAAATATTCGTAAACAAACAATAAGAGAAATGTTGTACTTTGATTTTTAATTATTTTGCAATTCAATCTGGCAATATTAATTTGTCCAAATTTCAGAAAAATATTCAGCAAAACAATCGTGCATAGTAAATAAGTATTTAACATAATAGTATTGTTGAAAGGGACTTTCTGGTTATAATCTTCTCTTTTGTCTTTTTGATAGTCGTATAACGATGAAAAATCAATATCATCATTTATGTTTGTACAAAAAAGGTTGCCAACTAATACCACATCTTCAATTTGATTCAAAATTGCTTGGTCTTCTTCTTTGGTAATATACAACCAGAAAAATAAAGATTCAAAAAGAGAAAATATGAACACATGGACAAATACTTGATAAAAATAAGTTACAACTTGTATATAGTCACTAGCTGACTCATTTACAATCACATCATCTATTGTTTGTATATTATTATCTTCTAAATTTGATACTTTATTTTCTTCAAGATCAATTGTTGACATTTCATAGTCTGATAAATTTTGTGAACTTACATTTTTCTTCATCTTACTCACAATTATATTGTTACAATTTGATAAACTCATAGTGGTATCATATTATTATATTAATCGTCAAAGATATTTAAATACATAAATAAAGTAAATAATAGATTTTGTGTAATATGGATATTAATTATTTGAAAGAATGTCTTAAAAAGCGCATAGAATTAAAGTCATTATATCCTGCTCTTACAAGTCGTCATAATTTTTTTGATGATCATTTTAATAAATTAGAACGAGGAATTAAACTTTCAAATGATCATAAATTATTATCATTTAAAGAACGAAAAGAACTTTATTTACTGGGAAAAGAATTTATTGATATACGTAAAGAGCTAGTAAATTTCCATAATTTGAGATTTTCTACGCCATTTGGAAACGCAATTTATGAATGTGAACATGAGTTATATTCTGTTGCACTAGATGTTTTTCAAACTTATGGAAGTAAGTAAAAAGACAACATAACGCAAAATAATATAAATCTTTTCAGAAATTATATTATTTTGTTGTTATCTATAATTTAAAATACTTAACGCTTGCCCTTACCCTTACCTTTCCCCTTCTTGGCTGTCTTTTTTGCTGTCTTGTTTTTCTTGGATTTCGAAACGTCTTTTTTGACATAGCCGAATTTACCCTTTTCGGCAAAGTATCCGTGCTTTTCAAGGCGCTTCTCCTTCTTGGCGGTCATCTGCTTCTTTTTGGAAACAATTTCACCATGCTTGTTTTTCGCTAAATCTTTCTTTAAAAGACCGCCGGTCGTTTTCTTGGCAGTTCCATGGAATACTTCCGCTCTTGAACCGAATGTCTTTTTGAACACTTGTTTTCTAGGCATACTTGAATTATATATATTACAAAGAAAAAAGTTATCCGGAATAGTTGTCTTCAAAAGTAAACGCATACTTACCTCCCATATATCCATTATTGTAGGTGTAAAAACTGAATGAACCAAAATCGTTGCTACAAATGTCTAGAGTGACATTTCCATAGTAGAAATCATAAGAGCCATTACCATTTTCATTGTTTTCTGAAATATCGCCATACAAGAGTGTTAAAGATGCGTCGTAATTTGTGGTTGTTCCTTGAGGAACACTTGTATATTTGGCACAATAATAGAGCGAGTTGCTGTCTGTCGACATGTCTTCAGGAATGGTGAATGATAGACCAGGTGGCGTGGTTCCACTACTTAAATTTTCACTTACATCATCATAATAAATAACAAATTCATAGTCATCACTAATATAAGCCCCTTTAAATGTATAACTTTGCCCACGCATAAATTTCAAGTCTCCATTTGCAAGAGATATAGTTTCTCCATCACTGTTTGTGAAGACAAAATAATCGCCTGTAGTAGCATCTGCTTCATCGCTACCACCACTTACATCTATTTCAATAGTATCATTGCTGACACCAATAATAACTAAATTGCTAATGTCGCTGTTCAATATTGTAAATGGATACGATTCTGAGATATCAATTGTGTAAGTTCCAACCGAAAGAGTGTATTGTTTTTCCTCATATGATGTATCGCTGTTAAAGACAATATAATTATTTCCGGAATCATCACTGACAATATTTCCACTGGATTCACTTGCTAGACTTTCTTGTGCATCACCCGCACTATCTCCGGTAGTAAAAGTAATTGGATTTGAGTCGCTTGTAGTAATTCCGGGGTAATAATTGTCACAAATATCTTTAATCACATCACTAGGAATTGAAAGTGTATAAGTTGAATTTTCTGCAAAACTCAAATCAGCGTCAAACGGATATATTCGCAACGTATTTGTACCGCTACCATAAATAATTCCAGAAACATCATCGTTGTTTGAAACATCAAAATAATCAAATGTAGTGCTGTTTGAAACATCTTCTATTTGTATTCGTCCATTACTTGACGTGTCCAAATAAACAGTTTCATTAAAAATTAATGTGATTGGTTGGTCTATATATACATTAGAAATGTCATTGTTTGGAATATAATATTGTAGTTGAGGTCTTGGGTCTTCCATGGTTTGTATGGAATAATCGCTCAAGGAAGAATCGGATATTGTAAATTGAATATTACTTGAATCAACAATACTGTAATCATCAAAAGAGACCGAGTAAACAGTATTATAATTCAATCCACTATAATAAATAAAAATACTGTTACCACTACTATCATCATCAGTGTAGTTTATTGAATTGCCATCGCTATCCACAAACGCAATGTTGTTTCCTCCTGGCACGTCGGCGTCAGCCGGCACAATAACTGGTTCACTGAACTCAATTTCTATGTAACCCGAAACGTCAACTAATGTTGAACTAGAATCAGGAGTAATTGAAACAAATGTAGGTTCATGACGTGTTTCAGTTTCAAATTGTAGGAGATTGTAAGCGGAAATATCGCCAAATGTTTCAATTTCACCGCTAATCGTGTTGTAGTAAATATTTTCAAACAATTCTTCGTCCATCAATAAAGCATAACTGGTGTCAAATTCCAAGCTACTTACATTGTATTTGCTGAATCCAGTTGAATAAGTAGCGCTTTTTTCTGTATTTTGCGTGAGCTGTGTTGCTGGTATTGTAATATCAATTGCACTATTTGTAACATTATACAAATATAAATTTCTCGAACTATTAATATTGACGACTTCATCGAATTCTATAGTGAAAGATTCTGGTAATATTGAAAATGGCGTTGAACCTTCAAACATAGGTGTTGCGCTAGCATCATAGCTAATATCAAATTGTGGTTCTGTGTAAACATTGCTAATATCTAGTATAATTTCTGCATTTTCATTATTAATAATATTGATTGTATTATTCATAAAGTTTGTAACATATTTTTCAGACCGATAGTAGTAGTAGTTGCTAACAACAAGATTCGGAATCCATTCTATTTGCGAACTTGTGTTATTGGAGTTATTGGTTATTAGTTGTTCGTCGGTTAAAAGATTGTGGTAGGTATAAATACCAAATGGTTGTTCGGAATTATCTTCAAAAGTAAAGTAGACAATATCGCCGATTGCAAAAGTCAACTCTGGATTGTCTTCTTCGCTGTCAATGACTCCGTTGCGATCGTAACCGGCAAACCTGTATGTGACGTAGTCTTCGCTGTAATGTATTGCGCGGGTATTAGTTCGAACATTAATGTAATAATTTTGCGGTGCGTCAGATGGGTCAGATGTCAACATATCATAATAAGTATTTTCACCCCAATGATGAACTGCTTCGCCTTTGGTAGACTCGTTTCCACTGTTAAACATTAACTTGCGAAATCCGCCCATATAACTATCACTTAGGGTTTCAAATGTCAATTGTCCGAAATCTCCTGTTACTGTAATGTTGATATTGCCATGATAATACGTGTATGTGTTTCCATCTGAGGCAATGTTGGTTGTAGAATAAGCATAATATCCGTCATAAGAAAACAAATCTTCTCGTCCTTTGTTCAAAAATGCAATAGGGTGACTAGAAGGAACATTCATAAGAACAAAATTACCGGTATCAAAACAATATTTTGTTGAAGCGCCGCTAATATCGTCAAATAATATTGCTGTTTCTCCCTGACTATCTAAACTTATATCAAAGTTGATATATGAAGATGATATTTGGTATATGTTAGTAAACATATTGTCAATCACATCTCCTGAAACGCTTATGGAACTACAATCCATTTGGAAACTTGCATCTTCGTATATTTCATACCAACTTTGAAATTCACTTGAAATGTCACTGAAACTTTCACTATAAGTCAACAAATTCTCACCTCCACAAAAGCCATCATTGTATTCGTAAATAGAGACTTTTCCAAAATCGCCGAATACTTGAATGACAATGCTGTGATAATAATAATCAAATATTGTTTGTCCATCCGGACCCAGTCTTTGGTATTTGTATTGTTCAGGACCAAAATATTTGATACAGTCTTCCTTTGAATTATTTTGGTCTTTATTGATGATGGCGATTGGTCTGTCTTCTGGGATATTTTTGATAATGTATTGCCCCTTGTACAAACCATATAAAACAGAAGAATCATAACTGTTACCATCCACATAATTTAGGGAAATTCTAGGACGATCATTTATAGAAATATCACTATAAGTATTGCTTAAATTTAAAATGTCGCTACTTATATCGTGAAAATGGATTTCACTTTCCGGGTAAAGACCAATAATATTCACATACGATACATCTGTGTAACCATCGGGATTTGTAGTTGAATAATTTGCATATTCGCTATCAAAAAAAAGTATATCTTCTAATTTATTGTAACCCAGTATTTTTGTGTAAAGTGAACATTTTTCAAAATCACCCAATACCTTGATAGTAAGGGGTGTATCGTAAAAGTTATACGAACCATCAAGGTCGCCTGTTTCATCAAGACCTTCTAAATAGTGAACTTCCACGTCAGAATTGTTACCGTATACCTGGATAAGATTTTCCATTGAAACACCATAAGAATTTACACCTTTATTGATAAGTGCAACCCTGTTAGAAGTAAATCTATATTGTAGAGTGTAGTATCCATAATACATTCCAAATAATTTTTTATCATCAGAAATTTCATTATACCAAGTGAAGCTTGTATAAGATGGATCAGTAATAGTTTCGGTATAACTTGCGTCACTAGACAATATATACTTTGGACCATTATTTTCTACAGTGTGCAAAACAGAATTTCCAAATAATGGAACAGATTCAAAGTTTTCTTGCGCATTGTAAAATAAATCATTATTTGGATAAGGAATATTGTAAGAGTATTCTAATAATATTTTTTTGTAAATATATCCAAATTTAGTGAATGACTCTGAAGAATAATCATCTTTATTGTAAACATGAATTGCGTAGTAGTATAAAGGAGATTGTGGAATATAAACAAGATATGCGCCGGAAGTTCCTGGAGTACCTATTCGGTAAATTCCTTCAACATCTTCAAAAAGTTGCTGCTGTTTTGAAAAAGACAAAGTAGTCCCAACATTACTCTCGTCTTCCAAATTAAATATATATTTTTTCCCAACGGATAGCTTGTAATGACTTTTCATGTTATTTATTACAAGTGCTTTGAAATTACTGTTATCATAAAGTGTGCAATAGAATATAAAATCCGGATCTTGTAAAAGAGAACTATTATATTCCAACAATGCCGCCGAAATATCGGCATCTGTTTCTTGATAAATACCTAGTTGCTTTTCTTCATTTGTATCTAGTCCAGTTATGATATTGTAAAACATACTCTGAATATCGTATTTTTGCCCAGAACTTAAACTGGAAGATCTTAAAATAGAATTGTAATAATTAGTATACACATCATAACCAATAGAAAATAACAAGTTTTTATTTGAATCTTCGTCTGCATCTGTAATAATATTGTTTATCCGGGCGGTTGCTGAAGTATTGTAATTTACACGAACTCTATTTTTAATCATGTATGATTGCAACATTTTAGAAGACATATTTTGTGTCATTTTGTGATAGACAAATTAATATATACATTTAAAAAAAATTGAATAATATAACTAAGTTTGAGTAAAGGTATAATTCACTTCAACATGGCAGAAATTAGCAAGCAATACCAGAAAAAAACTGACAGAGAACATATTTTGGATAATCCCGACACTTATATTGGTTCTGTTGAAAATGTTGAGCAAAAAGTTTATGTTTATGAAAATGAAAGCTCATTCAGTGAAATAAACATGGAACAATACAACCCAGGACTATTCAAATTGTTTGACGAAGGCATTGTAAACTGTCGTGATCATTACATTCGAATGAAAACTAAAGAAGATAGTCCAGAAAACGAAAAAGTCACACAAATTAATATTAGCATTAATAATGGCGAGATTACGATGTACAATAATGGTAATGGAATTGACGTTGAGATTCATCCAGAATATAAACTTTGGATTCCTGAAATGATTTTTGGACATCTACGCACATCTACCAATTATGACAAAAACAAAAAAAAGATTACTGGTGGTAAGAATGGTTTTGGATTCAAACTTGTTCTGATTTGGTCCACACGCGGTTCTATTGAAACCGTTGATCACATTCGTGGATTAAAATATATTCAAAATTTCAACGATAACCTCAATATAATTGAGAAACCAAAAATCACAAAATGTAAATCTAAGCCATACACGAAGGTGACGTTTTGTCCCGACTATCAGAGACTCGGGCTACCAAATCTGTCAGATTCAATGGTGAAATTATTTCAAAGGCGTGTTTATGATATTGCTGGAATCACGCCTAAAGATGTAAAGGTAAAGTTCAATAATGAACTATTGAAAGTGAATGATTTTCAGTCTTACATTAAAATGTATCTGGATGAAGATTCAAAGAAAAAATTTGTATTTGAAAAGTGTAATGAACGATGGAGTTATGGAGTTTGTCTGAATAATGAATACAAGCATATTTCGTTCGTGAATGGCATCTTCACAAGTAAAGGTGGTAAACATGTGGAATACATTTTGAATCAAATTACCAAGAAAATGGTTCAATATATCAAGCAAAAAAAGAAGGTGGAAGTCAAGGCATCCATTATTAAAGAACAATTGTTTGTGTTTGTCAATTGTGTTATCGAAAACCCAAGTTTTGATAGTCAAACAAAAGATTATTTGAACACAAGTGTTTCTAAATTCGGTTCCACTTGCGAAGTTGGAAATGCAATTATTGATAAGTTGGCAAAGATGGGTGTCATGAACGCTTCTTGCGCCTTGTCTGATATTAAAGATAAACAAAATGCCAAAAAAAGTGATGGTTCCAAAAATAAAAACATTCGCGGCATTCCTAAATTGGTTGACGCGAATTATGCAGGAACTGTAAAATCAAAAGATACTATGTTGATTTTGTGTGAGGGAGATTCAGCTAAGGCTGGTATTATTTCCGGCTTGAGTAATAATGACCGTAATTATATTGGAGTTTATCCAATGAAAGGTAAGATTTTCAATGTTCGCGGCGAAACGCAGAAACGAATCAATGATTGTAAAGAGATTGGTGAAATTAAGAAGATTCTTGGCTTGGAAACCGGTAAGAGTTATTCTGACACCAGTAAATTACGATATTCAAAGCTGATCTTCATGACAGATCAGGATTTGGATGGAAGTCATATTAAGGGTTTGTGTGTCAACTTTATGTCATATTTGTGGCCTTCTTTGTTGGAGATTCCGGATTTTATTGGTTTCATGAACACTCCAATTTTGAAAGCGACAAAAATGAATAAATCAATTAACTTTTACAATAATGGAGAATATGAAAAATGGAAAGAAGAGAACGAAAACGGTAAGGGATATAAAATCAAGTATTACAAAGGTTTGGGTACGAGCACGTCCAAAGAATTCAAAGAATATTTCAAAGAAAAGCGATTGGTTCACTTTCAATTGCAAGAAAATGACAAACAACTGATTGACAAGATTTTCAACAAAGGTAAGGCAGATGAACGAAAAGAGTGGCTTGGAAATTATGATCGCGATAGTCATTTGAACATTGAAAGCACACAAATTAGTTACAATGATTTCATTGACAAAGAGTTGATTCACTTTTCCAAGTATGATTGCGACCGTTCTATTCCCAATTTGATGGACGGTTTGAAAATTTCGCAACGCAAAATCTTGTTTAGCGCATTCAAGAAAAAGTTGTATTCTGAAATTAAAGTAGCGCAATTCAGTGGCTATATTTCAGAACAATCTGGATACCATCATGGTGAAGCCAGCTTGAACGGTGCAATTGTGAACATGGCACAAGATTTTGTAGGTTCGAACAACATTAACTTGTTTGTTCCCAATGGACAGTTTGGAACCCGTCTTCAGGGTGGTAAAGACCACGCATCGGAGAGGTATATATTTACCAAACTAGATAATATTTCGCGCAACATCTTTCGCGCAGATGATGATCCGATTTTGACCTACTTGGATGATGATGGATTGTCGGTTGAACCAATCTTCTATGTTCCCATTATTCCGATGGTGCTAGTGAATGGAAGTGTTGGTATTGGAACAGGATTTTCCACGAGTATTCCTTGTTTCAATCCAATTGAACTTATTCAATATATTGAAAATATGTTGACAGGTGTTGGAGAAAACAATATTACTCTGAGTCCATATTACAGACATTTTAAGGGAACCATTGAGCATGTGGACGACATGAAATATGCGACAAACGGCAATATTGTCGTGAAAAATGATACACTTACTATTACAGAACTTCCAATTGGAACTTGGAATGAACCTTATATTGTGTTTTTGGAAAAATGCCTTGAAGAGAAAAAATATGGATTGAAAGACTACAAAGATTTGTCAACTGATAAAGATATTCAAATCACACTAAAGTTCAATAACGATGTTGATTTGGACAATAAACAATCACTGCATAATATTTGTCAGAAGTTCAAACTATCGTCAAATATTTCACTAACAAACATGTATTTGTTTGATGAAAATGAGAAACTCAAACACTATGTTAGTGTCTATGAAATCATTGAAGATTTTGTAGAAACGCGATTGAAGTATTACAACATTCGCAAAGAATACCAGATCAAGAAAATGGAAGAAGAGTTGAAAATCTGTTCAAATAAATACAAGTTTATTTGCGAAATTTTAGAAGACACGATTGATCTTCGTAAAAAGAAATCAAGTGAGATTACACAATTGTTGACTGATAAAGGATACGATAAACAAGAAAATAGTTATAATTATTTGACCAAGATGCCTATGGATTCATTGAATGAGGAAAATGTTCAGAAACTAAAAAATGAACATGAACGAATCAATGAAAAACTCAAAGAGTTGTTGGAAAAAACTATAACACAAATGTATCTTGAAGAGTTGAGTGAATTAAAAGAAGTTGTTTAATTCCATCGTCTTGTCAATCGCCAAAGATTGTGGCAGTTGCATAAGAGATGGTGGGCTGGAAATGTCTCTCTTGTATTTAATATAACTTACTAATTCGTTGTGAACTTGGGGAACAGCATAATCGAGAACTGTGGTGTTTAGTTGTTTAATTTGTCCATCAATATTATCATTGTTGTTTGAAGAATATTGCAAAAATACAGATCTCATTATTATTTTTAATTGGTCATTATCTTGAACGTCAATCTTGTATTGACCGTTTGTAAGATTGAATATTTTTGAACGAAGTGTATTTTGAATACTTTCAATATTTTTTGCGGAAAAAAATGTAATCGATAGCAAGGAATTTTCCATGAGTCCTTGCATTGCATTTGAATAGTTCGTTTTCTCATTTTTGTGTATCTTATCCTGGACAAAAAATGGTGTTCCGTTTTCATTGGGACTTAGGTCTACTCTTCCTACAAATGGTTCTTGAAATGTATCAGGTTGTTGGTAATTTTCTTCAAAATCATTTCTTGTATATTTATCCATATTTATTATATACAATATATATAATATAATTATTAAATTATAATGAACTTTTACAAAACCGTTTGTATTGTTGCTCTAGTTGTATTAGTGGTTAGTTTAGCTTTGATTGGAAGTGCCATGGCAAGTTCATCCAAAAATATGGAATTCCCGCCGAACATATCAAAATGTCCTGATAATTATGAAATAGATTACAATGAATATGGTGAATTTTGTAGAAATGCCTCAAACACCATTTCTGGTTGTAACGAAGAAAGTTTTGCAGATAGCAGTTACAACATGCCAGGTATTGGTCCAACAAGTGGTGCATGTGCGAAAAAAACATGGGCTAAAGGATGTGGCGTCGATTGGGATGGATTAACCAACAATCCTCAAATCTGTCACTCGACGAATATTTGATTGTAATTCTAATTTATATAAATAATTCATTTTTAATTATATAAATATGGATTTTATTTCAAAATACAACAGTATATATATACATGGAAAGACAAATGCTGGGAAAACAACAGGTGTAATAAATTACTTGGAAGACAACGATTATGAATATCAATATTGTTCCATTCAAAATATTAAAAGCGAGTCGTATTTTTTAGATCTTTTGAAGAATCAGAATATTTTCAATATGCTAAAAATGAAAAAAAATCAACGAGTCATTGTCATTGACAATATTGATTATCTTCAAAATAGCGACAAAAAAATCCTCAACATCATTATCAAACACATGAAAAAAATAAATAAATCAATTACAACTGCGTCATCAGACTCTATAAAATACATATTCATAGGAATCAATGTTCACGACAAGAAAGTTACAGAATTAGAAGCACAAGTAGAATACATTCATTATATAGAAACACAAGTTTCATCTACTGAAGTTGACAAAAACATCAAAGAAATCTGTAAAGAACTCCTAACAAATCCAAATGTAAACTATTTTAAAATATGTGAAAAAACAATCGTCTCCCTCGTATATCATGAAAATATTATGTTTTATGGTGAACAGGAATCATTATTCTATGAAAAGTTTCTTGAGAATTTTGTAAGTGGCGATTATTACGACCGCGTTTCTTTTCAGCGTCAATTGTGGCAGTTCAATGAAATGACATTTTTCCTGAAAGTAATTAACAATTATATCAAATTTCACGAGAAAGACTGGCAGAAACATACTGACAATGAGATAATATTTACGAAAATTCTTACCAAATATAGTAACGAATATTCCAATCATAACTTTATAATCAACATGTGTAACAAATTTAATCTTCAAAAGGTAGAGCTCATTGAACAACTGAAAATGGGTCAATGTCAAACTAAATTATTGGATAATGAAATAAAACGATTATACAAATTGTTATTTTGAACAACCAAACGTATTTTCTCCGGCATACTTGATGTATAAAAATCCATCTTTGTCTTTAGATTGATCATAAATGGACGACATTAGGGATGACTGCATTGGAATATGATTATCTACAAAGACAAATATTGCCTTTTCAGGAGGCATTTTCATTCTTTTTCGTATTACATATACAAACTGTCCAACAGTTAGGTCACATGGAACTAAAAATTTATTCTTGTCAATATCAACAACATCGGATGTTTCTTGCTTTTCGACAATTACTGGAACTCGGTCAGGATATTTAGTGATGATATTTTTTGATTCTTTGCAACGGTTATCAAAAGAGTGTTTTGATTTGAAACTGTTACCATCAACAGGCTCTTTTACACTAAATTGTGAGTTATATATTCTGGTAATAGACATGTTATATATTAGTCATAATATAAATTATTCAAGGATTGTTCTCATTTTTTAATTTTTGTTTTAAAAGTTCGTTTTCTTGTTTCAGGTTTTGTATCTCTCGCTTTAACATTAAACACTCATTTGTCTTTGAAGTCATATATTCTTTGATTTGTTTCATGGACAACTGTTGATGCTTTGGATTTTTGGGATCGCTATTATCTGTAACATAAATGCCAGATGGCTTATTATCTTGATCTTTTTGCATCTGCTCCATTTGCTCTTTTCGCTGTTTTTCTCTTCTCGCGATTTCTTCTAAAACTTTTGGTTTGTTTTTTACATTACCCGGTTCATAATCTTTCAACAAATCATTAATTTTAGATTCATAGAAGATCTTTTGTTCCTTGTCTTGAATAAATTGTTTTACATCAATCGAACTTTCTTTTACAAATTTGTTTTGAGAACTTAACAGTTTTTTCTTGTCAAATGTATTTTGTTCGTGAGAAACAACCAAAATCGTTTTAAATGGGTCAAATTGAACAAATGGAATTGTATAATTTTTCAGAAAATGCTTTTCTTCTGCTAATACAGCGCTGTTCTCATAAGACGTGTCTTTCAATAATTTACGCTTAAACGCAAACGTGCCTGCAGTGGCATGATTTGGACCATACGGACCAAATTTATACATTTTGTTCAACACATTAAACCATAGAAATAATTCACTACTTCCTCCACACAACGCCTTTTTGTCTTGCGTAAGTTTTTTAACACTATGACTTACACGTTCCGGAGGATAATAATCGTCGTCATCCATATATACAATGATGTCTTCATCGCCTTTGAAGCAACATTTTTCATGCATCAAGTTACGCTTTTTTCCTAAATCCATTCTTTCTTCGACATAAAAGTATCTCACCTTTATATCGTCAAGCATTGATTTTGTCTTTTCATCCAAGAAAATATCCTCTACTTTATCTGTACCATCGTCAATAATAATCCATTCTATTTTATTATGAGGATAGTCTTGTGACTGAACACATTTCAATAATCCTTCAAAAAAAGGGCGTCTGTTGAATGTAGGTGTGCAAATAGAAACATTTGGCATGTTTGTAACATCTTTTTGTTTGGATTTATTTTTTTTATTTTTGCCCATGTGTATTTTGGTCAAAAATAAGAAAATGTATTTAAGTTATCTATTATTAAATTATTATTTATTTTTACAGTTATTGTCCAAATATTTTTCTGTTGGTTTTGTTAAAGATTCAATGCCAAGATATATGACAAGAACGATAATATATATTATCATTGTAACCCGCTTTGTATGTTTTTTACCATATGAATTATAGTCAAGTATTTGATGTATTAACACGATTGATACTAGTATTTTGATTATTGATGAGTAATTCTTGATAGAGCATAAATTATTGCCCATGAATTTGATGGCATCAAAAGATAAAGAAGATGCGATTCCAAAACTGGACATGAACGCGCAAATAAATGGAATAACTACAGGGAAGAAAACAAATATTCCCAAGATAGAAAGTAGAATTAATCCAAAAAGTTTTGCAACATTGAAATCTTTGAAGAATCCCGAACTAGAACACCCCTTTTCTCCTGCGAATCCCTCTCTTTTCCTAACCTTCTTTCCTTTTTTCTTTATTTTTTTATCCTTTCTCTTTATTCTTTTACGACTTCTATTCACTCTTGCTTTCTGTTTATCATATTTCCTTCGTTTTTTACTTCCTTCTTTACCCTTTTTCATTTCTTTCAATCTTTCCTTTTGTTCATTTTTCTTACTTTTACGTTTGTTACGAGTTTCCTCTTGACTTACAACTTTCCGTTTCATCTTTTCAGTCTTTTTCGCCTTCTTTATCCTTTTCTTTTCTTTTTTCTCTTGCTTCTTTCTCTTTCTCTTCTCTTTTTTCTCTTGCTTCTTTCTCTTTTTCTTCTCTTTTTTTGTTTCCCCACCAGTGGTGTTGTTTCCATCATTTTCAGAAGTGCCACCACCGCCACCGCTACCTCCGCCGCCACTGCTTCCTCCAAAAGTGTGTTTCAATTCTTTCGCCATGTATGCAAAAAATTCTGGAAAGATTGCCGTTATCATTCCAAGCACATAAAATGCTAATGCGAAAACAGAGTAAACCATTCCAATGTAACAAACTAGTTTTGTTGAAAGTTGATTGGTTAATTCAACATAATTAAAGTAAGACTTTGTACAATTATATAACGATAATGGATACATTATTATCAATAACATCAACAAAAACGTTACGAATGGTGCTAAAACAGAAGAAAATAGCGCGGTAAAAATATGATGAATTTTCCCACCACCATCGTAACGTTCTTTGTAATTGTCCAAAACATTGTTCACAAATCTTTCTGATATTTTGACATTGTTTTTGAATAAACTGTAGAGCAAAATAGTGAATGCGCCAAAACTCAATCTAGACTCAGACGCTGTCAAATATTTGAATAAACTATTGTGCAAATATCCAATATTTTCACGATTTTTTAATGTGTTGAAATACATTGTGTAGGTGAAAAGAGAATAAATACTTAACTCGTCGGAGAACTTTTCATAATGTTCTTCCATAAAGGTTTTCGCGGATACGTTTATTTTTTCAAGTTTTTCGGCAAATGTAGAACCGTGTAGTTCCTGAACAATTTTTTCAATAGAAGGGTAAAACTCTTGTTTTTCTTTTTTATCAGGGTCACCAAGTAGCTTTTTTATTGCAAACTTTAGCAAGTTGTCTTTTTCAGACTGTTCTCCATTTTCATTTTCACTATCTCCGCCACACATATCATTGATCATCTTACTATTTTTTTCAATAGAATGAGATGTGTCGTTATTGTAAGTTATTCGAATATTATCAAATACAGGTTCTCTAGGAGTATCAATTTGAGTATTTGTAATACTTAGAATTTGTTTTTGTTCTTTCTTCTCTTTGTTGTAGAATACATACGGAAATCTATTTGGATTACTTGGATATAAATAGCAAGAGTTTATGAATGATCTTATTCTTAAATGAGCTACTATACAAATGGAAAAGAATAACAAAACTATATCTTTTGACAAATCAAGGATAGTTTTTGAAAATATTTTTACAAATTTATCAAAAGTTAGTTTACCAAAAGGATTTTTTAACTTTTTACTTTTGTTTGTTACAAAACTCAAAATGTTATTTCTATCTCTCACAATGTCAGCACGGGATTTTACGTAACCTATCCCAAAATTTTTTTTGTTAATTTCATCTTTTAGAAGAAGTGTATATTTGATGATATCTTCACGCGAAATTTTCTTCTTTACTTCTTCGTCATTCAATAACGTGTCAACTGCGTTTTCAACATCAAGCATTTTCAGTTTGCCAGGTGAATTGTTTTTGATTTCTTTTAAAACTCTCACAAGCTCAGATATTGTATTATCGAAAACTTTTTCATTAAAAGAAATGTTCATATTAAAATATACTATTATTTTTTATTATAAATATTATCTAGCGAATAACAACCCGCCATTTCCAGATATAAATCTTATTATATTATAACGTTCTTCAAAAAGATGCATCTCGTAATTGTATAAATATTGGTCGCGATCTTTTGAAACGCCAATAATTTCACCAGCTTCATCACAAACCGTAAAAAATTCGGCAGATGGATCGACCGGAGGTTCTATTGTTGTGATTTCAAACTCTATTTTTTTGAAGCGACTAAGGTTCACGGCACCACTCGGTTGATGAGTGTCTGTTGTATTTATACCAAAATTGTAACAATAAAGACCAATATCACTACTCATTCTGGATGCACGATATGGTTCTAAATAGTTGTATATACCAGCTTCCATGTTAACTTCACGATATTTTCCGTCAAATAATATGGAAAAATTTTGTAATATATATTTTTCATTTTCTTGTGAAAATAGAGGTGTAAATAGATTGTTCACATATTTGATTTCGGTGGTACCGGAATCGCTATCATAATAGATTACATTTTCAGAAGGTGAAACTGCGTTAGTATAACTGCCACTGAATGTTACAGTTTGACCCGTATCGCTTGCTTTCAACAGTGTATAGGGTTTTTCTACAGTTTGCCAATTTGTATAATTACTCCATTCATTGCGTTCAAATGCGTCACTTCTTCGGAAAAACCACATCCAAGAAGAAACTAGTGCGTTTGTATCAATCTTGACTTTGTTTGAGCCAGCCAAATTATAGTGGACGTTGTATTTTACGTCTCTGAGCAAATATTTTTGTTCGTTCAGCGCAAATACACTGCTCTCTTCCTTGGTCAAGAAGCAGTAGTTCGCAATTAAATGAACATCTGCGTTCCAATTTGTAATTTTATTGCTATAGTTGCTTGCTTCAAGATATACAGAGGGTGGTGGTTGGAGAAAACGATACAACGAGTGTCGGTCGTTACTAAAATTTGGCTGTATTCGTGTGAACAAGTTATCTATTTTGGTAGAATAACTGTCGTTTAAATCGTCAATTTCATCAATATTGTTAATAGTGAACATTTCTTTCATCGGTTTGAGTGTTATTTCAATTGTAATTTCGTTGTATTGTAGCGCAACTAATGGTATGGACATTTGTGTATTGTTCATGAACCAAGGATTTAGTGGAACATAAATTTTTCTTCCTCTGATAGACGGTTCTTGGTCAGTTTCTCTGTAAATAGAATTTGGATAGTTGTTTACAAATTGCACGTTATATACTTCTGGACTGTGTATTTCTACAATATTTCCACTCATCGTATTAAACATTTTCTTTTTATCTTCGCTATAGTCTCTTTCTACTACGCAGCGAATGTATTCCCCTGGGTATTCTTGAATAATTTGAGTGCCAATCATGACCTTGACATTTTTGATCAATGAAGTTCCAATATTGTTTATCCACTTGAAATGATATGGCTTCCAGATATCTCCCACTTCTGTCGGTGGCCATATTGGACTCCATATATCAGGCAATGTAAAGCATAGATAAGAATCCAATAATAGTTCCGCGTTCCTTGGTATTTTGAATACGTATACAGAGTCATTATTTGGGTCAATGTCCCGAGTACCCTGATAATCTAATCTAAATTTTTGAATCCCAAAATTAGTGTATTTCATATAAACACTTTTGAAAAAGGTTTTCTTTGGATTGCCGTTTAAAATTATATTTTGATTTCCATATGCTATTAGATTTAACAATCCACCTGGCATTTTACTATTAATATTATAAGATATTTATTTTAATTTTTTATTTATACATATATTTTAAGTATGGTAGAAACAAATCAAGTCGGAGACAAGATTGCACAATACACTACATCTTTTTTTGAAAAAAATGGTTCTTTCATCATATTATCATTTTTAGTATTAATATTTTTGATTTACATATCAAGAAAAATAAACTTGGAAAAAGAAAACTGCAAAGTTATCAAAAATAATTCTCAAACATTCACATTCTATTCATTCGATGAATTAAGAAACGCAAATTATTTCAAGAGTGGTCCTTCAAATAATTATAATTGTAAGTTAAAAGATTTTTATTTCAAAAGTGCATATAATTGTTTTTGTAGTGGAATTTTTAGAAATGATTATGTTGATGTGTGTGCTCTCAATAATTGTGCAAAATCGGGAGTAAGATTTTTGGACATGCAAATTTTTTCCTTGAACAAACTACCAATTATTGCTGTCAACCACAACGATGACCTATTCCAGAAAACCACATATAACTATATTGATTTTGACAAAGGTATGAAACAAATAAACGATAAGTTTTTGAAATCGCCTAGTGATAGTGACATAAAGAATTTTCCTTTGTTTCTTCACCTGAAACTCAATTACGCTTCAATAGAAAAAAATAAGAAAAATGAAGAAAAGAGACAATTTTATGATAAAGTTCATGATATATTGATTGATGTGTTCGATAAGGATAATCAACTATTTACCAAAAATCAAAAAATATTCTACAATGATTACGATGATTCACGAGAGCAAATTATTGCGAACTTACCAATAGAACAATGTGAAAACAAGGTTTTCATATTTATTACATTGAATGATCATAGTGGGAATAGCAAAAATTTCAAGAAAAGTAAATTGAATGAGATTACTGATTTGCTGTCAACTGACGAGAAAAGTATTGAAATTGTCCGTAGTGATGAAATTATGGAAGATAATTATATTTCATTCCAAGGACTCGCCAACAGAAAAATGGTGGCATCTTTTCCCAGAAAGGGTGAAATAAATAACAGCAACTACGATTTTTCAGATGCTGCGTCAAATGGCATTCAGTTCATGTGCATGAATTACCAAAGGTTTGACTCATTTTTGAATGTTTACAATGACTTTTTTGTTTCTCAGATAGGTTCATCTTCACAAAACGTTACTTCTCCAATGATTAAAAAACCAGATATTTTAATAGACACGACAATCACAGGTGATTCTATGTTTGTTCCTAGGTTAACCTATAAAATAAAGACTGTAGATGATAATAAAATATGCTATGATCCTTCAGGCAATGATACAGACCCAGTGATTTGTGGGGATGTATCAAATAGCAACTATCAGTTATTTAACATTTATCAAAGTCCAGATGATTCAGAAAAATACTACTTTAAAACAACAATTAAAGAAAAAATATGCGATTTATCGGCAGAAGATGATCTTGTATATTGTAATGTGAATGCTCCTGGAAATACAAGTTATTTCAAAATCTCGCGAACTGGCGCCGACAAGTTTAAATTAAGAAACGATTCAAATAATAAATTTTGTGCATTGAATGCAAATAACAAAATAGAATGCAATAAAGATAATATGTCCGACGCAACTAATTTTTCAATTGAGAAGACCCTGCTTTAATTTCTATAGTTATATTAATTAATGAACTCTGATTATTTGAAACATTCAATCAAGGAAAATGAATTAGAGCGTAAAAAAATTCAGAAAAAACGCCATGTAAACGACAAAGTCCTTAATATTGTTCGTCAGTTTATTATTGACAAGAAACTTATTTGTTACGGAGGAACCGCAATTAATGATATTTTGCCAAAAGAACAGCAGTTTTATAATTACGAAACAGATATCCCAGATTATGACTTTTTTTCACCAAATGCAATTGAAGACGCAAAAGAGCTGTGCAATATTTTTACAAAGGAAAACGTTCATAGTATAGAAAGTAAAAATGCTTTTATCCATGGAACATATAAGGTGTTTGTAAATTTTGTGGCAATAGCAGATATTACTCAAGTAGATCAAGGATTCTATGATTATTTGTTACATCATAATATCAAAAAAGACAATGTGCTATACACTCCGCCAGAATTTCTGCGCATGAGTTTGCATCAAGAGTTGGCGCGACCGTTAGGTGATATTTCAAGATGGGAAAAGGTATATTCACGCCTTCAAGTGTTGAATAATTATTTCCCAATTTTGACCAAAAACAAGTTGACGTCTTATTACGAAGACAAACTTGATCTGACAAATTCTGAAATGAAAGAAGTATACGAAGAGCTATTTGATCATTTCCGTAAAAATAAAATGGTGTTCTGTAATTTTGATATTACAATTCGTTTAATGCACAAATATATGAAAATTGGCTTGAAATACAAGAAAGATTTTACAGATATGTTTATTATGTATACTGACAACTTGCCCAAAACAATCAAGGGTTTAAAAGACAAACAAATAGAAGGGTTAGAAATTAAAAAAATAAAATCCGTTTACAAGTTTGTAGATAATTATTGCTATTTGTCTTTTAATGGAAAAGTGATTGGGATAATATTTGCTACAAATTCATGTCTTTCTTACAATGTTGTTAAATTCAAAAGACGTGAAATAAATGTGGGAAATATTGATACATTATTGAATCTTTATTTTAGTCTTTTGCTGATTAATGATGTACCTATGAATAAAACGGTTATCAAAGAAGTTATTGACAAACTGCAATACGTTGTCAGTAACTACAGTGATGTTCTTGAAAAATATGAACATGTTTCAGCAATACCAGATAAACTAAAGCGATTCAATTTACCTTGCTATGGGAAGCAACAAGACAAAGAAGATGTGTTGAAAGAACGTAGCTCAAAATATAAAAAATATAGTAAAAACAAAACGTCAAAGGAATATCAAAAGTGGTTTTTCAAATATTCGCCGCGCATCAAAAATAAGACGCGTAAAAAGAAGAAGAAAAAAATGGGTAATTGAATTATTTATCACTGTCCACCTTTGATAAGTTTATGTAATTCTGAATTATTTTATCTAATTGTTCTAGCGTTATTTTTTCTTCTCCCTGTATATTTTGTTGTATTTCTTTCCATAATTTATCATTTTCGTTTTTATGTAAGTTGTATTTTTCTATGATATTTAACATACCGGGGTCCCCTTCACTCGAGCCTTCCATAATTGGGTCTGTTAGTTTTTCATTAAGAAATGATATTATACCAGCTAGTGTTTCTTTTTCTTTTTTTTCTTTATCGTTAATTTGTTGAGAACCAGAACCAGAAATAGATGAGGCATTATTAGTAGTATTATTAGTAAGATTATTAGTAGACTTATTAGTAGGATTATTAGTAGACTTATTAGTAGTAGTAGTCCACCTATATTTTTTTGTTATGGTGGGAGGGGGAGGCTTGGTATTATTATTTTTTTTTTCTTGACTTTTATATGCCAATCCAGCAATCATGGCAGCAGCAGCAGCAATCGGAACTGCCACAGAAGCCGCGTCTCCCCCCTTTTTGTTTTTCCTAGTATTTTTATTTTTATGATTCAATAGCTTGTTTTGTCTTTTGGTTGTCTTTTTAGTTGCTGCCTTTTTACTCACTCTTTTGAGAGTTTTCCTTTTTCCAGACTTTCTGACTTTACTCTTCATAGGTCAATGTTATATATATATATATAGTTGTTGAAAATAAATCAACACTCATCTAATTTATTATACTCCAAGTCAAAGCAACCCATAATGCAATTATCATCTTTAGTGTTACAGTTAATATCTAATAAGAAGCTGTATGACTCAAATAATTGCATTGTTATGTTAAAAAAGTCATTTTCTGTAATATTAATTTGAGCTTTCATACATGAACCGTGCTTTTTCCATTCATGACTCCATAAACTATCATCACAACCTTTCCATATTTGCTGCAAAGATTCCAATAATTCTTCGTCGGGTTCGTTATATTCAACTTCTTCGCAATATGTAGGGTAATGGTCTTCGTCAATTTGCGGCCATAATCCATGTATCATATACGAGTCAGAACACCATTTTTGGACTGCTAATTCATAATAGTTGTAAATTTGCTGACAAGTAGAAGTTTGTAAAATAACTAAAAAGATAGCCCATTTTTTCATCGCAAATAAATTTTATATATAGACAATATAAAATGAATACTTTGGTGAAAGAAACGCTTTCTAAAAATTACGAATTATACATTGAATTATTGGATAACGATGAGTTTAAAAAGCATTTGATACGCGAGTTGAACGAAGATATTGATATTCCGATTATCAACGAAAAAACAGAGCGCAAAATATTGAACTCTATTTACAAGGTAATTCTCTCTTCTCTGAAAAAAGTAGATATTGAAAAGATGTTGGAATCTTTTGATAAAAAGCAAGCCGATAAAAAATCTATGTAATATAAATGAGTATACCATCTATATTACCTAGCTCTGATGCTGCATCGTATATTGTAACTGATGTTTCAAATTTCAATCATTTATTTGAAATCACGTTTGATGTCAGCAATATTAACAATTTAACTGTGGATAATGTTTACTATGGATTTTCGCAAAATAACAATGTTGCTGACAATATAAATTTTTCAAAATCAAATGTAGTTGTTGGAAAATCCGGAGAAGAACCGCACAATTTTTATATTGACCAATCGTTAAAACTGGATGTTCATCGTCATATTCTTTGGGAAGCAGGACAAAATTTAGTCATGGATACTGTCCCAAGAAGTAATCATTTTTTCAGTAACATAGACTCTAAAAATGAAGCTATTGAAGCACAAATTCAAACATTATTCGATCAATTGGTTCAACAACCGCCGAAATTATTTTCTGAAATAAGTGGCAATACTTACGAATACTATTATTCTATTGGAAAGCGATTGTTTGAAATCGTCCTTCAAGATCAAGACCGTTTGAATGTTCTAGAAACAGATATATCACTTGCACAACAAAATAATCCTAATTCTCCGCAATTGACTGTAAACTTGAAGTTTTCTCCTGGAGATGCGGTAGTTGTTTACATAAATTATACTATTAACTATGGAAACAGCTTTGAGAATGGGTCATCCATGGATCCCGACAAAAGTTATCGCGTGTATATTGTATTGTCGTAATTACAGAAAAAAATCAAATTGAAGCGATGTATAATCTACAAATATTGTAAATACATATAACAATGCACCAAACGTAAGCGCATAAAACATATTCCCGATATTACTTGTGCCACCAGTTTCAGTCTTTATGAACTCTCCAAAAATTTGAGTCAATATGTTGATAATGTATTTCTTGAATTTACTATCAATGAAAATAAAAAACATTAGAGAAGCCAGTGAAATCAACTTGAACTCGTTAGATAGTGTGAATAAATCGGACTCTTTTTTGTGTGCCACATTTTTGTTATTTTCAGAATTTTTCATTCCTTGTTCTTCGTCTGAAAATGTGACACGTTTTTCTGGCTGAGTGTGAATGACATTTTGGTCAATTGCAAACTGCTCGGTTGATGGTTGAAGTTTGTCTTCCATTTCTGAACTATCAATTGGCGGAATGTTGGATTTAATGGGCAACTCGCTAATATTTGTTGTCTTTTCCATATTCAATCTTTGTTTATTTATATTATTAGTAATGAATTTATAAACTATTTACAAACTCATTACATTACATTAGAATTTTCTCTTTGACTTTTTCATCTTCATTGTCGCAATCAACCATTTCTTCTGAGATATCATAACATTTATTATTGACTTTGATTTGTCTTTTATCGTGAAGATCAGGTGCTTTATAAATTAAACAAGATCTAGAATCACAACTCATTTTGAATAGTCCAGCAAATCCAAGTCCTAAAACGATCGAAAAGAGAAGAACTCCTTTATCAGATTTTAACATTTGTTTTATTTCTTTCATAATTAAAAATAGAACTGTATATAATAAACTAATATATTAATAATTCACTTCAATATTAACATAATCTTCTTTATTTGATGAGCATGATGCTTCTTTTAGATTATATTTAAAGCAATTATTTGCCTTATCAATGTATAGTTTTTTGTCTTTGTTCATTGGCGTGGGATAAACTATAATTACTTTTTTGTAATCATCTGTCAAATAAATATACAATAATCCTACTGAAAAACTAATTAAAAATGCTTTAAAGTTGATATATTTTGTTAAATTCATTTATTTATATATAATATGTTTATTTTATAAAATTGAAGTAGAATATGAAAACTTATATAAGAAAACAATTATTTTGATTATAATGATGAAAATATTCTCGGTAACGTTCTTACTTTTATCAACCTCATTTCTTTTACATCAGCTGAATATTTTCACAAACCAAGGTGCAATACTACTTGAAAGTGGTGTTTCCTATGTTGTTGAAGGTGCCAAGACTACATGGAAATATTCTCTTTCGTTTATTGAAGATTCACATGAGAACAAGTTAAACAAGATGAAAAGAGAAAAAGAGAAACGTGACTTGGAACGAAAAATTCGCATTGAAGAAATCGAAGATGAATTGATTGAAGGTCAAAGCATCGTTGACAAAAGTATGCCGAATTATAACAATCTATTAATGATGTTTGGAAATGAAATACCTAAACAATATGAAACAGCTACTCAGATAGATATGATGAAAGGAACAATATTTGTTTCTGAATCGTTGATGTCACTGGCATCTATTGTCAAAGAAGAGACTGGTAAAAAATTACAGGAAATGAACCTTAAATATTTTGTGGACAAGATGTTAGAACGTGAAATTTATATGGATACGTTGATAATGTTTTATGAACAAAATGTAAAACATTATTATTTGACAAATACAATTGACGGCGGGCGTTATCAAACCGACCAATCAAAAATGATTTTACAACAAGCATTTGAAAACTACGAATCAGCGTGGAATATGAATCTGGCAAATGACTTTTTAAGACTCGCACAAAATCAGACATCAAATCTTACATATATTGATTATGACATTGTTTCGCAAAAAATTATGATCATGAATGAACCTGTAACAGAGACCCATGACGACTTTCCAGAAAAAAGTCAAGAAACACGCCATAAAAGGACTTCCATAAATCTTGTAGAACAAGATCCAAAATGTAAAACGCGACCGTACAATCACGAAAGAGATAGTGTTTGGAAAACGTATGATAAATATTGAATTTTCAATTAAAGCTTCGTAACTTCTCTTTCACTAATTTTAACACCTTCTAGAATATTACTATGTTTTAGTTCATAAAGTCTTTGTTGTTGTTCTATGTATCCTTTCATATTTTCAGCCTTGTTTATACTTTTATTTTCGCCTTCCCCACTCTTTAATTCAATTTCGTATGGCTCTTGTTGTTTTAAAATGTTTTCTCGCGATTCTTTGTATGCGTTTTCTTTTTCTTGTGTCTCTTTCTTGTGGTCTTCAAGTGTCTTTTCGTGCATTTTAATGTAAGATTCTTGAGGTTGTATAGAGTCCTTGTAAATTGATTCAAAATCTTCAATATTTTTGTACTCAAACAAAAGCTCATATTTTTTTTTAAGAATACTTTTCTTATTTTTGTTTATCATAGACTTGTATTTTTCCATGAGGTCTTTTGTATTCTGTTTCTCTATTCTCTTAAGTGATACAGCAGCAACATAATTCGAATCTACTAAACGGAATTCTTTTTTGTCATAATCAAAAGAGAGTTGGTTCTCTCTTTTTTTCTTGGATACCTTCTCATGCCTTTTTATTTTCCGGTTAATTTTGTCAATCTCCATTTTTCGCGAAAAGAACATTTCTAAGTTAGCACTATGGTCGGTAGCATTTTTGTTTTCATTCTGATTCATGGTTTATATAATATCAATAGGAATTAATTGTTCCTATTTCTCTATTATTCATATTTTGAAATTTTCTTAAATTGTACAAAATATAATCTCGTTTTTTATTTTCTTTTGTTTTTTGTCCAGAGATGTCTTGTTTGTTCTTGTATTTGAAATATAAAATTATACCTATTGTAAAAATAATCAATAGAAAACAACAAATATTGTAAATAAAATTGTAATACTTCATTTTCATATTATGACAATAACGTAGATTTGTGTTTACAATACTTTTTATTTTGTGTTCAACCAATTTAGGATACATATAAAATATTTTTATATTTTTTTAAAAAGTAAACATTGAAAATCTAAAATAATTATATACTATATATTAATCATGAGCAATAAAAAGAATGAAGAATCATTCAAACAACATGTGAATACAAGTATTATCATTTTCAGTTTGATAACAATTATATTTTTTCTCATCAAAGCATTTGTATTTTATTCTAGTGTTAAATCACCAGATACAAAGATTAATCCATTAAAAACAGTTTCTACTTTTGCATTTGTTGTTTTATTTTTCATGTTTAGTTATATTACAAATATTTCGGCAACTCAAGAGCAAATTATATGCGGAAAGAGAAATTACAAAATAGCATTTTATGCGACAGTGATACCTTTCACATTTATTTATTCAATTGGAATATTTATTATTACAATTTTTCCTGGATGGAACAGGTGTTTTTCAAATACAATCGGTTCGTATTTGATTGATTTGTGTGGCTTAAAATCAGTAATTGCAGATAAATTGAAACCAACTACAGGGGTATCCGAAATTTACCAATTGTATGAGAAATCTCCCCAAGTTCTTTTGAATGAAATTGTTCTTGATGCAGATGAAAATATTGAAGAAAGTTCAAAAAGACAATTACAATCAATCGGCATTGAATCTGGTGATGAAAATCAAAAGCTGCTCAAGCAATACATATATCTTAAGGAGACAATTGGAGAAGGAATATGGCATTACTTATTAGGAATCATTACAATGTTAATAAGTTACAACACAATTTTAGCAGAACACTGTAACGCTTTCTCAGTTAAAAAAGATGAGTTTAGGAGATACTTAAATGATAAATTCCAAAAAAATTGAAATAACAATAACCAAAAAAGAGAAAGGTAAGAGTTCATGTAATCATGTCCGACACTATCAACCAGTTTTATAGCAAAATTCATTCTGTTCCAGAAACTATGATACAAAATCATGGCAATTACAATTCAATATCATTATTCAAGATTGAACATAATGGCGAAACCTTCCGCCTTCCTCACTACAATTTTGACATTGATATTTATTTTCAGATATACATGGATTATTTGAAAATGTTGATGGGAACATCATTAGATTTTTCAATCTTTCATGTCAATGACCGCGAACATACTACGGATCTGATTCAATTGCAAGATGAAAATACCAAAAATAATACTAATATGGAAGACTTTATCAATTCTCGCTTTCAGTCAAGATGTTATTCATTTTACATTTGCCTAGAAAATACCAGCCAATATGATATTGAACGCTCTTTGATAACAAGCACTACGTTTTATGAAGAATGTAATATTTGTTATCAAAAAACAACATTGAAACACTACTATAATTGTGAATTAAAAGGCAAAAATACCCATCACGGAATTTGCGGGTCTTGCTACATTGGGTGGCAAAATGCTAATTCAGAAAATACTTGTCCACTTTGCCGGTCAAGCAAAAAGTAATATTGTGTCATACTCAAAACCACATGTTCATAATATTGAAATAATAGATTACAATAAAATAACTAAGAATGGCTAATAAAATGCTTACCAGCCACAAAGAGAGAATTGTTGTATTTTTGTATCCAACGCCGAATGGTCTTAATGAGTTTTGTTGATGATTGTATATTGCGTTTGGTTGTATAATATTGATGATTGAATATAACGAAACAAAAAGAAATATGGATAGGTATAGTTTATCTACACGCATTTTACTATATATTTATATATTTTTTTACTCTTTTATTCGTAATCATCTATTTCACACCCTTCATTATCAAGAACAATGCCATCTTCATCTCCTACCAGTGTTATATCTTGCGCTTCTTCATTATTTATCATATCGGTCAAAGAATTCTCAAATTGTGAGCCATTATATAGATCATTATCTCCATCAGTTATTGTTTCCGCATACAATTCCTTGGCAATATTCTTAATTTCATTTGCTCTTTCTGTATCTTCATTGTAAAACTGCTTATAATATTTAAACACACGGCTCTGGTTACCATAAGACCAATCTCCTAATTTGGCAGCCATTTTGTATTTCTCTGCTTCTCTTTCTTGAGGTCTCATTTTTCTTAGGGCTTCTGTCTTGATAGATTTCTCAGATTGTTTTGATTGATTATTGTTTATCATCATTTTTTCGTAACTATACGATGTATTTTTCATGTATTCCAGAACCATTTTTGCAATTTCAAAATTTATATTTACTACAACATCAATTGATTCTGTTAATTTAGTGTAATGGTTCAATAATTTATATAACAAATATAACAAAAATGAATATTTATTTGTTCTTTTCTCGTTAAATGATTTCAAATATAGCACATCTTTATAATTGGAAATTGTCTGTAAAATATTAATTGTTTCTTCACTTGCGTTTGGAATTTTATTAAACCCGTTTCTATAATCTTGGCGATGTTTCTTCAAATCTTCAATGTGAGCGTCCGCAAAATTAAATTGCTGAAATCCAGATTCATTGTAGAAATTGTTATTGAACAAAAGTCCAGGAATAAACGCAATCAACTGATAGTTAATGTTATATAACTGTTTCATATATAATTCAAATTGCTCGTTGTCTTTTTTCTCTAAATAAGCACCATTTTTCATATTATTCAATAGTGTATTCATGCCGTTTTTCACAGAACGATGGTTTGATTTGTTAAAGTGATTTGACATGAACTTCTTGTAATTTCTTGATAAAATTTCGAGCTCTTTCTCAAATTTGTCAGATACATTATCATGATCAGGTGCTTTTTTATTATTTTCTTCTGCATCAATCGCACGAGATACCGCATCTACATTATTTGCTGCTGTAGCCTCTTTATTTCCAAGAAGGAAATCGTTGTTGCGGAAACCTAGATTTTTCTCATTAGCTTCAATATTGGTTAGATAATCAAATTCAAAATCTGATAATACTTTGGTTTTGTTACTCTTATTTAGTCGTAATTTCTCGGATTCTATTTCTTGGCGTTTTTTTTGTTCATCGTATTGATATTTATGGTGCTGTGATAAAACTTTATTCATAAACGAAGAATTGATTTCAATATCGTATTTTTCTAATAATTTTATTTTCTTTTGTACGTCACCATTTTTACCGATTTCTTCCATTTCAGCATAGAAATTATCATCTAAATCTTCAAGATTATATTCCTTCGCCAACGTTTTCAAATGTTCGGGGGCATGTTTGTCTTTATTTTCAAATTGCAACAATCCTGATAAGAAAGAATACAATGATTCATTGCTGTATGTTTGCGCAACACTAATTTCTTCTTCTTTTTTATCAGTAATCGGAACCAACAATGTTGTTCCTTTGAAATGTCTGAACTCTTTTTCGGATAATTCGTGAAACATTTGATCACTTCTATTTACTAATTTGGAAAATTGAGATTTATCAATTTCAGATTTCACCAATGATTTTACAGCCAATTCTTTGTCTTGACAACAATAGTTTACTAAGAATGGTTCGTTGTAGTGACTTTTCAGTAAAGGTTCTTCCTTTTTAATCGACGCTTTTACTTCTTCTTCAATTTTGAGATTTATCATTTCCATCTCCCTTTTTTGTTTCTCATGCTTGTCTAACACAGTATCATTTTTATGTTTGAATCCGTGTTCATCATCTGCGCTTTGTGTTGAAATTTCCAAAAGAGCCGGTTTAAACATTGATGGAGGTGGAGAAACAAAATTTGCTTTTGGATTCTTACTTTCAAAATTTCTCTTTTGTTGTATCATATCTTTCACAAAAACATTTTTCAAAAAGAATAATTTTATGTGTTCATAAATATCATTGGCAATTATTTCTTCTGTCTTTTTCAACGAAGAAAATTGTCGGAAAATCTTAATCACCAAATCTGACAATTGTTTTTTTCCAGAATTATTTTTCTTGTCCGGATCTAGTCTCGTATGAAGATAACAAGCCAAGTATTTAATTCCGTCTAATGACGTTTCATCTTGTTCATATGGAAATCCAGAAAAAGACATGTTGCATGATGCATATGATTTCCCAACAGCAACGTTTTTACATTGCACGTAAATTAGAATCATTGATGTGATAACATATACAGTGCCATTTATACTAAGACTTTTAAACTTTGGATGTTGTGAAGATTCGTGGAATATTTCTTCTATGACTGCATATATTAAACTAGTATCATCATTGTGTCGGAATTTCACATCCAAGTCGCGCATCATGATTGGCGTTAATTCTTTGATAAGTTTCATCAATTGCTTATTTGGTTTTCTTTGAGGTTTGACAAGTCCCGTTTTGCCAGTAGTTGAAGAATTAAATTCAGATTTTGTGACAGTTTCGTCATTTTTATCAACAACGCCATCATCAATATTATCAATGCCATCGACAGTATCCAATTTTATTTTGAAACCATTTTCATCATATCCATAATTCGTATCAAAGTCTATCTTCTTGATAACAAATCCACTTTCTTTGTGGATCCACGCATCACCTTCTTCACTCAAATGTCCTTCAAGGTGGCAAATTTCTTTTATCATACTATCATGATTGTTATATAACAAGTAGGCATCACTTAATTTCTGCAAATATTTAGGTATCAATTTAATGTTTGTAGAAACACAATAAAACCATTTTTCATCACCATTATCAATCGCATATAAAGATATAAATCGTTGGATCAAACTGTATTTTCGTTCTAAATCATCAACGCCGAGAATAATGTGCAAGAGATTTGTATGAGGTGAATAATCTTGCAAGATTTCGTAGCCTAGATTGTCAAATAATTGTTGATACTCATATTTTTGTGAGTTGTATTTGAGAAGTCGTCTCAACTTGTTTTCTTTCAAGTTTTTCAGTTTACTCATCATTTTATTTCGCTTTTTTTCGCTGAAAAACTCATCTTTTTTATCAGTATCCTTTTCATTTTTTTGGGCATATTTAATCACAGACTCATGAATAATTCTAGTTTTGATATCTTCAAATTCGTCAATAGAGTTCTTTACCTGGAGAAATTTCTTTTTGTCCAGCGAACTATTTGTTTCTTCCGCACTGTTCCATTTATCCCCATCATATATATAAAATTTCTTTTCTTCCTCTACGTAACATTTATCGTCTTGACGAATTTGCGAATTTTGAATTAGTTTAACTAAAACAGTTAAAATATTGTCACGATCTGCTTCGTTTTTGAAGGCCTCCTCAAATTCAGCAAATTTATCATTTTGATTATGCATAATTTCTAATAACAAATCTAACTCTTTCACAAAATTATTTAGATCACCATCAAATTTTGCTCCGTTGATCACGTTTTCATAACAATATTGAATTGGATCGTATTGCTCAACCTCGCCATTTTCATTCTTGTTAATATTTTTGAGTATTATTTTATTTGTATCACGAAGCATTTCATTTTTTGTTCTATAATATTTATGGTAATCAACGCGATTTTTATCAATATCTTTGGATATCTCGCCATTTAATTGAGCTTGTAAATCCAGAATGTAATTATCTACATCTTCATCATCAAAATCAATGGTATTTGTACGATTTAATTGCATCAATTCAAATAACAATAGTTCCATATTATCAATGCTTGCGATTCTTAATAATTCACCCATCTGATAAGAAACGTCACCTGTTTTTGATTTTTTACCCGACAAATAAGAATTTTTTACAATTTCATACATATTTTCATGCGGAACATATTCGTAATTGTCTGGTCTCTTATTCATTCTAATAAAATGCGCTCTTTGTTCATTAATTGCCTTTTTTGTTACGCTAATATTTTCTCTCACAAGTTTTTGAATAAATGCATGGTCTGTAACATTCATTTTGGAAATGTTGAACAATGCCAATTTTTTGACACATTGAAACATAGACACTTCTTTTCTGTCAAATAGTTTTTCATAGACATCTTTCAACCCAAAATCAAGGTCTTCAATATATTCTTTGAATGTTTTGTCTTCTTGAAATTCATAAAATGTGGCACGTTTATTATCAAAATAACTTTTTTCCTTCATAACATCGCCATTCAATATTTTGGCTTTAGGTGTCTTTTCATAGCGAACATAAAGATTCTGTAATGATTTAGATAGGAGATTACTTGAATGATGAACATTCATTTCTTTGTAGATGGACGGTAAATTTTTGAACACGAGACCATTCAAAATAAGCTTTTCTCCTTTTTCAGCACGAACATTATCATACGGTATCACTTGTATTTCTCCCTCTTTTCCAATTGAAAAGAAAAATGGAATATTATTGGAACGGGTTACTTTGTTCACGAGCGCAATATTTTGTTCTGTTTGAAGACGAATTTTCTTATGGTAATTTTTAATTTTTGTATTGATTTGTGTAAGATTGTTATGGTCCGAAAAATCTTCCAATGAAGCGTTGCCCTTACCAATAACACTATATTGCCATTTTGAAATTTCTGTATCTATGCTATCAAATTCATAATTTCCAACTTTCTCGGGATTGTAAAATAGATCTTTGTGCAAATAAGATGAAAAAAGATTGACTACTTTGGGATTCAAATCAAATATAGAATAAAGAATTTGATTGTTTGGAATTTGTTTGATCTTGATTCCCGAATCTAGTGCCGTATATTCTTCCAAAAGTAATTTGTATTTTTCAATTTCTGTAATGACCTTTTTTTTGTTCTTTGAAGTAGACTTGCTTTTCTCAATATAATCATTGACTTGTTGTTCAATTGTATACATTGTTTGTCCTTTTCCATCTTGTGACAACATTGTCGCAATTTCTGCGTTGTTTCCGGTATCCACAATATCATATTCACCCGTTTGATAACTTTGGTAACTTTTGATAACGTCAATGGATTCAATATTGTATTTTTCAAGAAGTCCAGAATATTCAAAATCAATATACAATAGTTCATTTTCCTGAGTTTTTACAACAATCATATCATTTTCTAGTTTTCTAATTTCACCCTGAATAAATGCATCTTCATTGGCAAAATTTATTTTTATTAATTTACCAGGCAAGAGACCATTTATAACGCAATAGCCATCTTCTTGTTGGTTGACAATAAGTATTTTGTCAATATTATCAACACCACCATTTTCATTCAAATGAAAAATCTGCGTTTCCATATTTTCTGACACGAGTTTTAATTTTGATTCATCAATGTAATCAACAAAAAATAATGTATCGTTCAATAATTCTTTACTTACTGATTCCAATTTGACAATATTACCATAAAACAAAGAATTATTTAGATTTCTGTTTTCCATAATTTATATAAAGAATGAGATTATTTATTAATTTTTAATTTTTAATTACTAATTCCCGATAAATGAAGAGTGTATTTCTTTGAATATTTGTTGGATATATAGACAGGTATTTTTTATGTGGGAAAATATAATTTTTTTTTGTGATTGTTCTGTTTTATAGTGAATGTAAATATGAGCATCTGGTTGAACCGGATGATTCTTTTTGAATCCGACAAAATCAAGATCTGCTTTATAACTACTATATAAATAAACTTCAATCAATTTACCAATCGTATAATCATCCTCCTTTAGCTCAAGCACAAAGAAATCGTCCTCTGTATAAATGTTACAATACATATTTTGATATTCTTCAATCTCTTCTGCCGATTTTGTCCCGTCGTTTGATGCTGATATGTATTCTTCTTTTGTTTGAACATTGGCATTTTCATGATTTTTTGTATACTGAATCACCAAATTTAATTTATTTACAATGTATTCACAACTCTTTGCCATCAGTTCACGATTTGTAAATATTCCTAAACTCTCAACTGACATTTTATACTCGTTTTTATAGTAAATTCGTTGTGCATCAAGAATTTCAAAGTCTCGTTTTTCCTGTTTGTCTTCAATAGCATTTGCTCTTTTGGATATTTCAGGTTCATTACGCAAAAACTCATACGTGCAATTATGCACAACATTCCAACAAGAATTTTCTTGTGCACAACCAATTTCAAATTCGGCTTCAAATTTCAATTCTTCTACTTCATTATCGCTCAAATTATGGTTTGGATACAAAACGCAAACCAATATGTGTTCTCCGCTAATCGGATCAGGCGGAAACAACGAATCTTTCAAATCGCTTTGCACCGGTTCATTGTTCTGTTTGTTTACAAGAACAAAGTCTTTTGTTGTAACATATTTCTTTTCCTGATTACCCTTTTCATTTTTTACATGCGCCACAATTTTATAGTTTTCTTTGAATTGTTCAAAATTAGCACTTTGGTTGCTCATAATAGGAATGCACGAAATGCGATGTTTCAAATACTCATTGTTGAAATTAGTAGTATTTTTAATAATATTAATTGAACTTTCATAATGCGGAAATCCTTTGAAAACAAGAGTTTCAATATTAGACAAACAGGTTCGACGAAGCGAATTCGCAACGCAAGTTTCTACTTCTCGCATATTGAATGTCAACTTTCCGTCGTATTCAACAATGTTTTCAACTAGAACGCTCATGGTTGTATGTTATATAAATTTAGACTTTATTTTTAATTCAATTTTTTAGTTTATATCATCAAAAAAAAGTATACACTAAATCATATTGAAATACACTTCATGAATAGCAATAACAACAAAAATATGAATATGATGCCAAACAAAAATAATTTGAACAAGACAAATACAAAACATTTGTTGTTTTTTAGCGAACTTTGTGCTCATAGTAAGGAATTATTAACAAACCTAAAACAGAAAAATCTCCTTGACAAAGTTCAGTTAATTTGCATTGATAACCGATATGTTGAAAATAATATTACGCACATTTATTTAAATCCACAGCAAACGATGCCATTACCGCCAATGATTACATGCGTTCCAACATTGTGTATTATGCCAAACTATGAAATACTTAAAGGTGGTCAAATCATGGACTATTTTGCGCCAATGAGTAAAAGCATTCAAGATGAACGAGAGAAAATAAACATGGAACCTAATGCGTTTTCTTTAGAATCAGAAACGAATGGTTCCTTTGGAGTATCTAGCGATTCATTTAGTTTCTGGGATACAAATAGCGATGATTTATCTGCGCAAGGCAACGGTGGAACACGACAAATGTATACTTATGCGTCGATTGAGTCTACAAACAATCATTCCGAACAAATTTATACACCAACAGAAGACGCAAGTGACAAACCAGCGCCTATTAGTTTAGACCAAATTCAACAACAGAGAAACAATGAATTATGATTTAAAAAGACAAATTGATTAACAATTATCTTAATCAATTTATCTACAAAATGTCTCAATCTTCTGCCCAGAAAAAGCAAATTATGAAAACATTTGTCGATATTTACTTTGACTTGTTGAATACGATAAAAGAACAATTGGAAAACAAAAACAAAGAGTTTAACGATTTTTACAAGAAAAATTTATTGCTGAAAAAGACAAATATCAAACTGTTTATCAAAACTTGGTATGAATATATTACCAAACAATACTACCACTATATTATGGATAATAATGTCAACTATTTCTTTAGCGAAGAGTTACAAACAAGGTTGAGTCAGCAATACAATGTTCCAGTCATGAAATATATTGTTCTGATCAAAGAAAAATATGATTCTGTGAGCAATTCTATTGTGGAATCTATTTTAGCGAAAATCAAGTTTTTGACGCAAATGAGTTATCAGTATTTTAATAAATAATTACAACGATGATAGTGCAGCACGTACGCCAAAAGTTCCACCAATCAGAAAGAGAACAATTAATGCAATCCTTCCCCCCGATTCATCTTCAGGACGAAGTCTTTTATCATCATAGATAAATTTCTCTGGGCGTGGTGTAGAGCGGGTGTTTGATTTGTTGTTTGGTTGGTTGTTTGGTTGGTTGGTTGTTTGGTTGTTTGGGCGGGTGTTTGATTGGTTGGTTGTTTTGTTGGTTGGGCGGGTGTTTGGTTGGTTGTTTTGTTGGTTGGGCGGGTGTTTGATTGTTTGGTTGTTTGGGCGGGTGTTTTGTTGGTTGTGTGGTTTTTGTGTCTCGCCCCCCCCATGTTTCATACCTTTTTTTTTAATGCTTTTTCTTTTATTTTTTTTCCTTTTAATGTTTTCTGTTTTTTTTGACATGACTTTATATTATATATTATATTATTAAAAAAATTCATGAGATGAAGAATCATAGACAAAATAATGTTCCTGTTGATGATTTGATTGATTTGACACCATCAAATAATCCATTTGACGAGTTTCACTAATTGCATCTCATATTAATCTAATACCAAATAAAGTCATTTAAATAAATAATTTTACAATTACAATTATACAAACATGGAAAAAAGCGAAGATTTCCAAAAGATCATCGATGATTTTGTCAAGGATCTGTTGATTAGTTTTCCAGAATATGAAGACAAATTCAGTGTGATTGATTATGATGAATATTATTGTCATTGTAAAAAAGTTTATCCAGAAAATTTTTTTCATATATTGTATGAAAATGATGAGTTGTTCAAAGACGAAGAGTGTTGTTTTTTATTGCCTGAAGTGAATTTTAAGACCATTCTCTCTGACGAAAGTCTCAGCGACAACTCCAAAAAGACAATTTGGAAATACTTACAGTTGATTTTGTTTTCTGTTTGTAAAGGCGTTGATAATAAAGACGAGTTTGGAGATGCGAATTACATGTTTGAGGCGATCAACGAAGAGGAACTTCAAAAGAAAATAGAAGAGACGATGAGTGAAATGAGAAATGTCTTTTTCAATGACGTTGACCCGTGTTTAAATGAAATGTTTAGCGAGCAATTGGGCGATTTAAGTAACGTTGAAAATATTTTTGAATCTTTTGCCAAGGCGCAAGGTATCAGTGGTGAAGAATCTTCAGGAAATTTCTTTGAAAATGCGATGAATGAAGAAGAATTAAAGGACCATTTGAAAGGTTTAATGGGAGGAAAAATAGGAAGTTTAGCAAAAGAGATTGCAGAAGAAGCATCAAAAGAATTCGGTTTTGATGAGAATCAAGATGAATCAACGCAAAGTGAATTACTTCAACAGTTTTTCAAAAATCCGTCCAAGTTACTTGGAATTGTGAAAAATATAGGCGGAAAACTTGAGGACAAGTTGAAAAGCGGTCAATTGAAAGAAAGTGAATTATTGGAAGAGGCACAAGAAATTATGGGTAAAATGAAAGATATGCCTGGAATAAAAAACATGATGAGCCAAATGGGTATGGCAGGTGGAAACTTTGATGTTAAGGGAATGGCAAACAAGATGCAACAATCGATGAAACAGGCTAAAATGAAAGAGCGAATGCAAGAGAAACTTAGAAAGAATAATGAAGAAAAGCAGAAAGAAGCTATGGCTGGAAATATGACCCAAGTAGCAGAAGACACGTTTGTATGGAATGATGACAATAGCAATCCGAATGAACCCTTAAAGAAAAGTAAAGTAAATGGTAAGAAAGCGTCTACAAATCCAAAGAAAAAGAAGAAAAAAAAGAAAAACTAAACTAACAATAATATATACTTTATATTATATACACAACTATACAAATGGATACAAAATTCTGGTTAAACAATCCAAAAATATTATTTCATCAAGACAAACTATTAGAACTTTGGCCATACATGCATATGAGTTACAATGAAAAAATGAACGCTACAACCAGGTTTATTATTTTTGCGTCATTATTTGGATATGTATTTTTGAATAACTATTTGGTTTTGTTACTAGGTGTTGTCATGATTGTATTGTTGATTTTCATTCACAATTATAATAATATAGAAAACTTTGAATCGTCAAATTTTGGTTCATTAGATGAAGGCAAACATACTAGTAAAAATCCATTATATAATGTACTAAATAGTGATTATGTGGATGACGTCAATAAAGACAAAATAAGAGAAGAATATGATGAAAACAAAGAAGCTGAAATTAATCACCAAACAAAACAGTTCATTTATGAGGCAAATAAAGGAAACAAAGATATTGGGAATATATTCAAAAATCTTTCCGACAAAATAAATTTTGAATCATCCATGCGTCAGTTTTATATTAATCCGAGCACAACAATTCCAAATGATCAAGGTGATTTCCTCAGTTATTGTTATGGCGATTTATATTCTGAAAAGCCGTTGTTAATATATTAAATAGTAAAAAAAAATATATTACATTTTATATAATAATGAGCCAAGTTGTTGATTTTGTTTTTAACAACATGTCAAGGATTGGAACGGATAATTATAATTTTACTCAAGAGAATCTTATGAATAGATCGCATTTGGGATACAACACAACAAATTTTAGCGAGTTGAATGACAACAAAGTAATCAATCTAGCATCTTCACATCCAACCATGAACATGAAAGGTGGTTTTCAAGTTTCGCCAAATGGTGGCAACATTGATGAGAGCGGTGAATTAATCAATTCTAAAATGACAAACTTAAACTTCAAGATTAATTTACAAGAGCGCACTTTCAAGACAGTTCCTTATTTAGGAAGAGGAAACGTAGATGTTGGAATGGAAAATGATTTGCGCAAGGGCGACACTTTAAGAGAGAAAAAGAGTGCCGTAAAAATTAACGAAGAGTGCCAGGTTAATGTTGACAAGTTTCCGATGCAGAAGAAACTCAAAAAAGGATTAAACAGCAAACACATGGTAGAAGAATCGGCGGCAAAAGGCTGGGTGCGTGGTGGTCTTCCTTCGCGCGAGATTTACAAGAACGAAAAATACGAGTGTAATTAGGTGAATTATTATAAAATACTATATTAATAGATAGTAATTAAAACATGTCGTTTACAAGTAACAAAAATCAAGACGCAGAATACAAAACGGAAAAACTGATGAATTCCAATAAAATGAATTATATGCTTAGCAATGATTTCGGCGAAAACAAGTCAATCCATAAGATGCTTGAACTAGGCGGAGTTCCTAAATTGCATAGCGAAGCATTGTCATACAATAATATTGATATTGAGAGCAAACTCAGGGGAATAAAAAGTGTTAATTTGGAAGGAGCAAACTTTAATCCGGATTTGAAACCTAAAAAAATGACAGATACACCACTTTTTGAAAGACAAAAAGTCTTTGTTCCGCCTTCATTTTTACATGTTAGTGAAAGAAGTGGATTTCACAATATTTAAATAATTATATATATAATTTATAAGTAAACTATATATATAATGGCGTTTACAAGATTTCATGACGATACCAGTAGAATCTTAAAGACAAATATTGAGACAGCCTCTATGTGTAACTATACATTTAATGTTCCTTCCAATACCAACACTAAGAACGTTTACATTGACGATCCGCACATTCGTATGCAAAAGAGTGGAGGAACTCAATATAGCAGCATGGTTGATTTAGAAGGTCAATTAAAGCAAATGGATCGTGGATATTCTCGCGACTTTATTGATAACCAATATAATACTAAAAATCCAGTAAATCATGGATTGCGACAAATACCAATTTATCAGTTAAATAAAAGCGTTACAGACGAAAGTAGAAGCACTCATCCATCGTGGACTTATCGCTCCCTTCCACAACACCGTTCGGACTTTTTGTTTGAAGACCCACAAAAACATTGTTCAATGAAATTTGAAAATAATGTGGATACAAACATTATGACAAAAGACAATTATAGAAAAAATCATAAAAAAATATAAAACTTATATATAAGAGGTAAAAATATGGCACAAATTGCTATTCCATTACTATTGTTAGGAACTGCGGTTTTAATTAGTAACGATAAAAATGAAAATGATGAAAATGACACAGAAGAATCCGTTGGAGGCGGAAAGGAAAATATGGCTAATTTGAGCGACATTGATCCGCGCGGAGATTTACTCGCCAAAGAATATAGCAAATTTTACCCCAATATTGCGAAAAGTGACAACAATATGAATAATCAGCAAGACGTTTCGCAATACCAAGATAAATACTTTTTGAATAATGTTTCAAGTCAAGAACAAGCATCTTCAAATACTAGTGACAATATTTTCAAAAACCTTGCTGGGGAAAAAATCAAATATGAAGATATTAATCACAATAATATGAATCTTTATTACGGCAGTAAATCAAATGGCGTTGATGGCATAAATACTTCGTCTATCTTGGATTCTTACACCGGACAAGGAACATTTGATATTAAAAAAGAAGAAATCGCCACCATGTTCAAACCAGAAGAAAATACCCAAAATGTTTACGGTAACCAGAATCAAAATGAATTCTTCCAATCTCGTGTAAATGCGTCGCACCGACATGCGAACAATAAACCATGGGAAGAAATCAAGGTTGCCCCGGGTCTTGGTAAACAATACGACGAAAATGTCATTACAAGTGGATACAACAATTATAATGAATCGAGAGATATGTGGATGCCAAAAGGTGTTGACGAGCTACGTGCTTCCAATAATCCTAAAAATATTTATTGTCTTCACGATCACATGGGACCGGCTATTAAGCCTGTTCAAAATAGAGGACAACATGGCAAAGTTGTCAAGAAAAACCCGGATTCTTACTTTGTCAACAAGGAAAACTTAGGCATGATTGCAGGCACAAGTGGTCCTAAAATGCATACTGTTGGCGCACATCAAATGCTTACCAATGAAAATCGCGATAACACAAGCGTTGAATACTACGGAACTAGAATTGATAAAAATGGTGCTTCTTATGCCAAACAAAATTACTTAGACCCAAATAAACAGCAATTAGATGGTGTTCCAATCACAAATCGTGTAGATAAAAACACAAACCCTACAAGTGAACAAAATTATGGAAGACAATCTTACAACGCTCACAATAACAACCGAAACACAACAAAAACATCTCATTTTGGCGGAATGGGTTCTACTGTTTCCAGTATTGTTCAACCAATCATCAATGGTTTGAGACACAGCAAAAAGGTAAATACAACGACTAGTTTACAGTCATCGGGTAGTATTGGTTTGAATAATGCCGCAGCGCATACCATTCGCAATAAGCAACAAGTTTCCACGACCAACAGAGAAATGTATGAATGTGACTTGAACATGAATCATCTAAATGTTCAGAAACAACAAGATTCTGCTTATATGAACATTAATCCAGTGTTGAACGCAACTCAGAGAAATTCAATGAATCAAAGTGAAACGGGTCCAGCCGCATCTCAACTAAATGGAAACATGAGTTATGTGGCTCAATACAACCAAGAAAATAATAATCGCATTTACGCAAGTGATGTGCAATCTAATGGCAATATAAGTCTTTTCAATAATAAAATTGTGGCACAAGTCAACGCAAAAGAATGTGAAAATACCAGGTCAACGCCAGTATATGCGCCACAACCGACTTCTTATCAACACCCGAGTGATACTTTGGGCACAGTCACTTCTATGCCTCAAAATTATCAAGAACTTAGTAACAGTCAATTGGACAGTTCGTTGTTAGATGCGTTTAAATCAAATCCTTACACTCAACCGTTAAATAGTTCGTAAGCAATGACATGATATTGAAATCATATATTATATACTGAAAACACCTGACAAGTATTTTCTCATTTCTCCTTTTATTTTATCCTTGTCAAATTGACCAGAATTTCCATTAAAAACTACTTCATGTTCGGGGTATTTTTTAATTACAATCATTCCGTCATCTTGCACTTTTAGCTTGTATTTCAATACGGGTTTTTTGTCTACCACTTGAGTATACATCATAAATGGTTCCTTTTTGTGTTTCAAATATGCGTGACCAATGTTATTATCGGGGTTGACGATTTCGTTTAGATAATAATTCCAATTTTCGTTTTCGTCATTTTCAAATACACAAGATACACATAATGAATTATTTGCCAATGTTTGTCTGTAGTTGGTATCAAGTGAACAATCTTTACATCTTGAAACAAAATAGTTTATTTTTCGTTTGTCATGTTGATATACATCGGACATTTCAATTGTGCGAACACTATTGTCTTTTAGATCGCAAAACATTGGTTCTAAAAAATACAATGCGGTGTCAATAATGCAAAACTTATACTTTGTTAAGGGGATTAATATTGCGCAGTGGGTTAAATGGGGGGTGCCGGGTGTTTTACAGCAATTTGGAACGCTTGCCGCAATAATATAACTTTGTACATTATGGTTTGCTTGCAAATATTCTTTTACGAAATGTGACAAAGCAATACAGTTACCACTATTGTATTTATAAATGCAATTGGTTGATTGAGTCTCTTTATATAAAGTGTAAGGAAGTGTAGAAAATATTACATTATTGTAAACATTATGCAACATTTCTGAAAAATGTTTGTCTGATAACTTTTGTTCCATCATTTGAATTTCTTTGAAAATACAGTTTTGAGGAGTGCTCGTCATCTAATTATATTATTAACTTATAAAATATTAAATATTACACGCATTTTTTTATATTAGGATTTTCACAAAAAATAAAATGGAAAAAGTAAAGACAAAATTAGACAGTTATATAGAAAAAGATAGCATTCCAAATATATTATTTTATGGACCGTATATGTGCGGCAAAGAGGAAATATACCGAAAATTCATTATTGATCTTTACAAATCAAACGAAAACATATCCAAATATGTTCTTACAATTAACTGCTTATCTACAAATGGAATAAAAATCATCAAAGAACATATCAAACTATTTTCAATGCAAATATTCAACAAAACCAAAGATGTAAATTTCAAAACAATTGTCTTGGAACATGCGGATAATTTGACGTATGATTCTCAGTATAGTTTAAGGCGAACAATAGAGCAATATAGCAAAACCACACGATTTATCTTTGTTTGTGAAAATAAGTATCGTCTTTTGAATCCGCTATCCTCGCGTTTTGCACATATTTATATCAACGAAAACCGAAACAAGTGTTTGCATAATAATATAGATAAATTCAACTACACGAAATATAATTTTCTTATAGAAAAATACAATAATTTGATAAAAAATACAGATCCAAAAATAAACAAGCTATTGGAGATATATAAAATCAGTTATGAATTTCACAAGTGTAATTTTCACTGTTTTGAAATTTTCTCAAAATTTAGAAGCAATCCAAACTATAATAATTTGTCTTTAATATTTGGAAAAATCAATAAAAATATTTGCAATGACTTGTTTTCCATCTTTTATTTATTGGTAGTATTTCGTAATAATTTAGAAATAGAAATATATGATTATTATTAAATGGATGATTATAATTCAAATTTGCTGAACGACTCCAAGTCCGAGTGGTCGATTCGTTTGATGAACGTTTTGTCAGGACATATTATCGACGGATTTCGTTCAATATTTAGTGAAGCAATGGAAGTATGTGAAAAAAACGACGAAGCCGAGAAATATTTAATGACGTTCCAAAATTACTTGTCAATGATACCAAAATGGAATCAGAATATGGTCAATGCCGAAGTAGAAAGGATCAAAGAAAGTTCGCAGTGTAAGTATTTAGAAGACCTTATTACATGTGTTCACATTCTTCAGTTAAAAATACTGAGTTGCGTTCGTACTGGAAATCAGAACAAGAAAATTGACATTGATATACCTTGCTTCAAAACATTTTTGCACAATGTTTACATTAATATTGCTCGCAAGTTATATTCAAATATTTATTTATTCCAAATTGATGCCACGCCACTACAACAACAAAAGCATAATCGTGAATTTGAAATTATTGTTCAAACGTGCATTATGAATACAATTCGTGATAATGTTCCTGTAGAACAATTACTGAAACAATATATTGATGAAACCCAGGAAGTTGATGTTGAAAAAACAGAAAAGGTCGTAGAAGAACCGAAACAAGAACCTGTAAAAGAAGAAAATCCACAAGACCCGGTTGTAAGTGCGGGAGTTTCCCCTTCTTCTATTGTAGACAGTGAACCGAATCATGTTGTAATCAATGAACCACCAAGTTCAACACCAGCTGAGTTGCCTCCAACAGTAGACGATTTATTCCCAAATACTGATGATGTTAAAAAAGAAGAAAATAAATCTATTTCTTTTGAAAATGAAATTTTGGAAAAAGACAATTCTCAAGATGGTAACAATGAAAACACACTGACTATTGGAGATAATGTCCCATTAGTATTGGACAATGATTTTGATAACCAGAACGATTCTAATGTGAACGAACTTGAAGAAATAAACTTGGATTTTGATAATATTGAAGACGAAACAAAAATAACCGGAAGCGAGCCGCCAATAGATCTTGGTATAGAAGAACTCACCATTTAAATAAATTAAATATTTCGTTATTTATCATTTTTTAAAATAATAAATAACATATATGGAGTTGTTGAATAGTAATTTCTTTTTAGCAACAGCGATATGCGTTGTATATTTCATTTTGAAAGTTTCAATAGAGAAAAACAAGGATGCCAAAAAAAAGGTGTTCAAAGACAGCATTTTAGTTGGAATCGTTTCTTATGCTGTATTGATTTTTAGAAGTAACTTTGTCTCTTTTGAATCTAGTAAAACAACAACAATTTTTACAAATGAGCCTCAATTTTAATTTGAATTTGTGAGTTCTTTAAGACGATTGACCGCACTTGGCGAGACCGTTTCTGCCGAGTTGTTTCGCGAGTCACCCAAAAGTAATTTTACATTGGTTGGAGACGCAGTTTTGGCAGAACCATTATTATTGGCATTTCTGTTGACATTTCTATTTACATTTCTCTTAGGTCGAACTGCATTTGCGTTGGAAGTTCTGACAGGTTTTGGTTTTGGTGAATTGTTTGTATTTTTACGAGTCATTTTGTCCAACTTTGCTTCAAGACTATTCAGCTTGTGTAAAATCATGTTTAATTTAGAGTTGGGGTCTTGATGAAAACGATTTCGAATAGTGTTGGTATTTCTACGAGTATTATTATTTGCACCAGGTCTCTTTTTACAAGACTTGTTATTCCAGTAACATTTAGGGTCATGACTACAGAAAGGATGTTTTGTTTTGCGACGAGATGAACAGGCGACCATTATATATAATAGTTACATTTTATCTTTCTCCTATTATATATAACAAGATTGCGTTTTTAAGAAACAATGTCATCAATGTCCATGTAATGACATTTGTTATCTTGTAAACAAATTTCAATTTGCAAGTTTGACGATATATATTTTTTCATAACGTCATGTTCATATTGATCTTCTGGAATATGTTTGTGAACAATTCTAGATATCATCTTATATAACTTGAAACCTGGATATTTATCATCGCCGTTTGGTTTGTACAGGACATTTTCGCCATTATCGTCATATAGCCACGAAAAAATAAGATCATATACAGGTGCTATATTTCGATATTCATTAATATTGTTGATATCATCGCATACAAAATCAAAAATGCTACAAGCAAGACGGCATAAATCAAAACTCATATTTGGCTCTACGACTGGTTTTTTTTCGTTATAATACGGCTTGAAATTGTATTGTGTATGAGCTGTTCCATTCTTTGAAAAACTATCGCTACACAAAGTGTGGTCATTGTAATGATAAATTGCGCGACCAAAATCAATTATTTTGTAAATTTTACCATAAGTTGGGATTTTGTATATTTTGTCTTTTATTTTATAAACGAAATATTCTTTATCTGTTTCAGAATACATAATATTATTTGTATGCAAGTCGTTGTGAGTAAAGTTGTATTTTTTCTGATATACATACAGTGATGTAATGATTTGAAAAATTGCACTTTCAAGTTCTTCCATTTTAATTTCTCCTTCGTCTAATAATTCGTCCAATGTATTTCTACATTTTTCCATAACAACCACTTGCGTTGGAAATTTATTCAACAATAAATACATTTTATCTTCGTCTTCTTCCTCGCTATCTTCTTCACTATCTTCTTCGCTATCTTCTTCACTATCTTCTTCGCTATCTTCCTCGCTATCTTCCTCGCTATCTTCTTCACTGTCGCAGTCTTCGCTATCTTCTTCGCTATCTTCCTCGCTATCTTCTTCACTGTCGTAGTCTTCACTATCATCGTCACTGTCGTAGTCTTCATCACTATCTTCGGTATTGTTCAAAGTATCGTTATTATCATATTGGTATTTCAATGTTAAATTATTGTCATTTTCTGTTTCATCGACCAGAAATTCATTCACACTTGTCAATGATTGGGATATTCCCGAAGAATCTGAATGTGGGTCTTCTTCCTCTACAATAGAATCAAACTCTAAATCTAACTCTTCGTCACCAATACTCAAAACTTCTTTTTTGTTTTGTTGAAAAATGTCATTTGCTTCGTTATCTTCAAACTTGAATCTCTTTCCTAGATTTTGGGTAAAATAGTTGGAGTCGCATAAATATTCTAAATCGTCCGATACGTTTATTTTGCAGTTTTTTTTTTGACAAATGAACATATCATAACATTCAATTCCATGTAAAAACTGTTTTTCTCTTTTCAACATACCACTAATGTAATAAAACAAACTATCCACATAAGCGTAGTTATTTTTGTCATGAATGTATTTTTGATATTTGCTGTCGTCGTTTTTTTCTTCGCTACCAGGCAATATTGTTAAATCTTCATTCTTATATTTACCGGTCAAGTATTTCAAAAAGTCTACTAATGTAATATACTTGAAAAATACTTCTTTGTCATTGTCATCTTTGTCTTTTATCTCAAAACAATTTTCATCATTTTTTCTCTTGTATTCTTTGACTCCCTTTTGAATTTCAATATTCAAAAAATCTTCAACTGGAGTTTTTACTTTAACAATATCTTCAAATTCATTGTTTGAAATATTATTTAAATTGTCGTATAATAATTGTTGTTTTAGCATTGCTCATTAATTTTTATTATTGATATAATATTTTTAATATTTTTAAACTTATTAATAATGACAACCCATATGTTTTGCGTTCGTATATTTTGTGGTTTAAATTTATTTTCAATATATAAACAATGACACTAGAACTAAAAAAGTTTAGTATGAGTCACATCACGTTCAAAAAGGAAGAAAACAAAGGTCCGGTTGTCGTTTTAATTGGTAGAAGAGACACAGGAAAGAGTTTCTTGGTTCGCGACCTTTTATTTCATCACCGAGATATTCCATTGGGCACTGTTATTTCGGGGACAGAGGCTGGTAATGGATTTTATAGCGAACATGTCCCGAAACTATTTATTCACGATGAATATAGTTCGTCTATTATTGCGAATATTTTGAAACGTCAAAAAGTAGTCTTGAAGCAAGTAAACAAACAACTTACTATGTATAAAAGATGCAATATTGATCCCCGAGCCTTTGTTATTTTGGATGATTGTTTATATGATAATTCTTGGTCAAAAGACAAATTAATGCGTTTACTGTTCATGAATGGCAGACATTGGAAGATTATGCTTATCATCACCATGCAATATCCGTTAGGTATTCCACCAACCCTAAGAACCAATATTGACTATGTATTTATTTTGCGTGAACCATACATTGCAAATCGCAAGCGTATCTACGAAAACTTCGCTGGTATGTTTCCTACATTTGAATCATTTTGTCAGGTAATGGATCAATGCACCGAAAATTATGAATGTTTAGTCATCAACAATAATGCGAAATCAAACAAATTACAAGATCAAATCTTTTGGTACAAAGCGCAAGCACAAAAAGATTTCAGATTAGGTTCAAAAGAATTTTGGGAATTATCTAAAAATATTGGTTCGGATGACGAAGAAGAAGCTTATGACCCTCAATCATATGTGAAAAAGAGCAGTGGACCGCGAATTAATGTAAAGAAAAATAAATGGTGACGCGTTTCGTCACCGAGCAAGATTCTTCACGCAGTCATAACAAATAGGTGATCAAAACACTCACATCGTTTTCACTTTTAATAGCAAAATCATTTAAAGCCAAGTCGTGCATTACTATATAATGGATATCGTAAATCTCATCGAAACCAACCCAATCACCAAGTTCTCTGGCAATTACCAATCGCGATTGGTAGGGAAACTGAGGTATTCCTTCACTGAAACGCAACAACAGGTATTCCTCGCCAACTTTTACTGTTATTTGAACTGTTGTAATACAGATTTTGTGGTTGACCTAGACGATGTATGGAAGTGGATGGGATTTCATGATAAAGCAAAGGCAAGAAGGCTTCTTGACAAACAGTTTATTGCTGAGAAGGATTACACAAAAACCGCTTGCCCTGCAGGGCAAGCGGTTTCGTCCAACGGCGGACAGAATCGACAGGTATTCAAAATGACCGTCCCCGCCTTCAAACGATTCTGTCTCAAAGCGGGAACATCCAAGGCAGACGAAATCCACGAATACTACATCAAGTTGGAGGAGGTCATCCAGGAAACCATCTGCGAAGAGAGCATGGAACTCCAGAACCAACTCAAACTAACGCAAGAAACTGTCGAACAAGAGAAGCAGAAAAAACGCCAAGCCGTGGAAAAAGCAATCATCGACCAATTCCCCAAGAATACCGAGTGCGTCTACTTCGGCACGATCGACAACACGGAGGGCGGCGAGACCCTCCTCAAATTCGGACAAACGAACGATTTGCGGTCGCGCGTTTATAACCACCACAGCAAGTTCGCGAATTTCGTTTTGGTGAACGCATTCAAGGTCCAGAACAAGGTCGAGATCGAGAACCTGATCAAGCAGCACCCCAAGGTGAAGAAACAGTTGCGCCAGATTACAGTTGATGGGAGTACGTACAAGGAGATCATTGCTTACAATGCGACATTCACGACAGATAAACTGACGTATTACATAAAATCGGTTATTGAGAGCAAGCGGTACAGTGTAGACAATTACAACAAATTGTTGAAACGGAACGATATGTTGGAGGAGGAGTTGGCAGCACTTAATGTTGCAAATAAGAAATACCAGGCGACGAACGGGGCGTTGGTATGCGAGATAGCAGAGCTGAAACGTAAGGTCGGTGAGCAGGAGATCCAAATCAACAAACTGATGGCGGATTGCGATTACCAACAACAGCAGCCGGTGAGCGAAGAGACGAAACGTTTTGACGAATTCATCAATGCGTGTTGTATTGTCCGTCCTGATGTAGAGGAGTCGAGCGGTATGATGGAGGGTCAGTTTCGCATATGGAACGGAGTCAAACCAACGAAACAAACCTTCCACCAGTTCAAACAATATTTGGATACGCGTTTCCGTCCTAAACGGTTAGAAAAACAGGATAAGAATCAGGTGGTCCACGGGTACGCAGGGGTGAAATTACAAGTAGTCGAGTACAAACGGAGTCGTGGGGTAGACTGCGACGCGGAGACCTTCGTATTCGGAGTATGCCGGTTCACGCCACGGGGCAAGGTATTGAATTCCGAGTTATTGGCGAATTACAAGCGATGGAAGAAGAAACTAGGAACAGATGTGTCGGACGATAAGAAAGAGATGAAGGAGTTGAAGGAGTATTTGAACGCGTCTCCGTACGTCCAAAAGGCAACCGTTTGGAAGAATGGTGCGACGAACGAAGGGTATTATGGATTGTCACTCCGCGAGGAGGACGTGTACCAACATAAATTAACATCAAGTACCGGAAAACGGGTAAACAAAGTGTGTTTGAAAACTAACCAATGTTTGAATATGTGGGAAACGATTGTCAAGGCGGCATCTTCAGAGAATATGTCTGCGGCGAAGATGAGTAGAAGCATTAAAAATAAGACGGTTTTCAACAACGATTATTTCTTTTCCTTTTGATGTCATGCTTCAAACTGGGTTTTAAAGTGTTCTAAGCCTTATATTTGAAAACATCCACACTGTGCTTGTATGAACCAACTTCGTGTGGACTCACTTGCTCAATGTGGTTCGAATTCTGACAATAATAAAGCGCCTTGGACCTTTTTAGTTGGAGCGCCTTTTTGAGAGAATTTAGCGATAATTTCTTAGTATTGTGTTCCTTCAAATAGTCGCGCACAATATTACTATCAAGTTCAACAATTTTGTTTGCTTGTTTGGAATTTTTACTGTATTTTACTTTCATGATTTTTCTTCTAACTATCTACAATAATAATACTTTTCTCTTTATTTAATATTTAAAACATATTTAGTTATATTAAATAAAGATTCATGATACCAAAAAAAGACAAAAACGGTTTGATTGTATTCAAAGATTATCCGGAGTTCACTCCAAATCTAACGCCACAAGAAATATTTGAGATGGGTAGTTTTGGTGGCACTTATTGGCGTCCGATTTACTCCAGTGTATTGAAGAAAGAATTCAAAGACCAGCATAAAAAATATCCAAAGACTTGGTGGAAAAATCTTCCAGAAAATTGGTTAACTTCTGAATGGGACGATTACGACAAAACCATAAATAAATATAATGTGAAAGTCGGTACAACATTAGAATATTGGGAGGAAAAAAAATGGATAAATGAAACGCATCCATATGGTTGGGTACAATGGTATTGTGATTTTTATTCTGGGAAGCGAAGCCCTGACGATGAACGCCAAATAAAGCGGTGGGTAAGCACAGCCGGACCAAAAAGTAGATTCCGACGAAATTTAATCAATCAGATTCTGGAAAAAAAGACAAAATATGATGATTATGAAGTAAGTCCTAAAATTAGACAAACCTTACAACATTGGGGATATGAACTTCAGAAGAGTGATTTGAAAAATTAAAATATAGCGATAATATATAATGGGTAAAACGAAGACAAAAAAATCTAAAATGACAAAGGTGTCTCGTCCTCGTAAAAATGTTCGTAATGGGAAAGGTAGCAAAAAGAATAAAACGGTCAAAAGACGCAACTTCAAAAAACGTAAGTCTTTGAAGAAGATGAGGGGTGGTGCGGCGGCGCTGAATGCATATAATCCCCCTGAAAAAGAGGAAGGATTTCCCAATAAAGTTACCGAAAAAATGGAACAAATACATAAAAAACAGGATGAAGAAATAAAAAAACAACTTGCTAAAGGTACAAAACGTGGATTAAACAAATACGAAAACTACAATAATTATTTTTATAATGTTGATATACCCAGAGAAGTCACCAACGAAATGAAACAACAACATGAAAAACAGAACAAAAGAATAAGAACAGCAGAAGCAGAACAAAAGAATAAGAACAGCTGAACAGAATAAAATGAAACATAGTATTCGTGAACTGGAAAAGTAATGTGTAAAAGTTATCTTTTAGATAGGATTATCTCCATTTCATTTATTTTTTTCTTAAGTTCTTTAATATCATTTTTCATTTCAATCATATCAGAATTACTTTCACTTGTATGTTTTTTTTGAAATAATGAACTTTTTTTTTCAACGTTTTTTAGTTGAAAATCATTTTTTTTAATAGTTTGTTCGAGAGTTTTAACATCTAATTTTGTTTTTTGTAATATTTCGTCGTGAGGAATATTGTTCAAATGCATTTTATAAGCAATACATTTACATCTTGATTTAATACCACCAGCTGTCCGTTTATGATTGTCTGCAATAGTTTTCAAATCAATATTCTGGTCCAATTCGTTCAACAACAAAGACTCTTCTTCTTTTGTCCATTTTTGACCAAGATTACTAGGGTATTTTTTATCCGGATTTTTACTTTTTATCATCTTAAGCATGGAGCTTTCTGTTTTCGCTTCAGTCATCATATTTACCATTAATTAAGTTATCGCTACGGATTTAAATTATTTTCAATTTTTATACAACAACTCCTCCATCTCTTTCAGTTGATTCAAAATCTCTCGTTTAAACAAGTTGAACTTTTGTCTTTTATCAGGACATTTAATATTTTTTTTAAAGTTATGTGCAAGATTTTTGAAACATCTCTCTTTTCTCTTTTCTTCCTCAAATAATTTGGACGCAAAACATTTTCTCATTTGTTTTTGAACAATGACCGCCATATTATTTTCATTTTCAGTAGATTTTTTGGAAATAATATACCACCTCCATTGTCGTTGGATCAGTGATACAGACCTACTCTTTATAATTTTACAAGTAATCAGCGAAAGAACATAGTTAATAAGTGCGCGTTTAAGAAGAATCTTGGAATACCATTTTTGAATCCTTGTAGAATAATAATATTTATAAGACCATTTTATGAATTTCTGAAACTTAATGAATCCGGTAATTGGAATAAATGAGAACTTCTTTTGATTCCGGAACCATAGTTGTATTTTTTGCACCGACTCTATCTTATTTTGCATCTTTCTTTGATATGCTTTCCATATTGCCATTCCGGCAGAAATTGGCGATGATTGGTTTAAATAGGTTGGTATGTATTTATTGTCTTTTGTTCTCAAATAATACTCGGTTTTGTTTTTCATTGATGTTTCTAGTGGAACATAGAAATCTTTCAAACGTTTCTCTTCATTTTCAATCTCTTTTATGCGAGGTTTTAATTTGTCTTTTACCCATAAATTGATAATTTTGATAATATATTGCTGCATACCAATTGGCGCATTCGTCCATTCAACAACACTTTTATTTTGCTGTGTCAGTCCAAGCTTTTTATCAAATTTATGATTAAAAGTGAGTTGCTTTTTGATACATTTTCCAATAATGTTAATGTCATCGTCATAAAAGCCGGTCATGGAAAAATCTAACCCACCAAGTGTTCTTTTATGATTGTGATTGTCTTCGCGAGAAATATACAACTTCCTGATATATTCTTCAGCGAGATAGTTTATTTCATTTTCACTTTCTATTCCATTTTTAATACAAAATTCATTGAATGATTTCCAGTTCTTTAAATTAAAGTTATCTTTCTTATTTTTTGGAATATAAAGATCGTCTGGCATTTCAAGTTTCAGAGAAACATCGCATATAAGCTTCCAATCTTCGTTCTCCAAATCGTCTAAAGAGATCAGTTTTTCTTTTTTGTTTTTATCGTATTTGAATACCAAACTTTTCTTACCAATCTTTGTCAAAAACGCAATCATCGTTTTTTTGCTCCAAATTTCAATCTGAAATGTATCCGAAAGCAATGATTTGGGAATTGCATAATGTTTTACTTCTTCTCCAAATACAGATATTTTTCTACCCTTTTCAAGATAGTCTTGATATGTTGTTCCAATGTTTATATAGTCTTGCATATCATCTTCTAATTCTCCGATTTCTGTATATTTCTTCTCACTCGTTTGAATGATAATAATAGTTCCTTGTGAGATATTTTCTTGCTTCAACAATTGAAGAGCCGTTTTGTTATCTTCTGTATATGAATTTGTTACTTGATTCGTATAATCATTGAGCGTTCTACACATATTCCAGTCTATTTTGACATGTCTTGCTATATTATCTTCTGTTCTTGTAACAACAATAATAAACTTTTCGTAAAATTCATCTTCAATATCACACCAATTTACGAGAGTAGAAATGCCACCTATTCCAAACTTTCCAATACCACCATCTATATTTTCGGAATGTAGTTGTATAAACCGATACAAATTTTCTTGATTCATACCTTTACCATCATCTTTATATCTAATTTGATAGTATTTGTTACCATTTTTATTATTTCCTTCTTGCTTGTCAATGATAATATTTTTGGCTTTTGCATCAAAACTATTGTCAATTAATTCTTTTAACAGCGACAAATTATTATGTCCAGTTGAAGATGTTCCCAGATGTTTTAGATAATTATAAATATTTACGGGTTCGAATCTTGGACGCGCCATTGTTGTGTTATATTGTCTGATAATGAAGTGTATATAGAAAGGTTTAACTTCAATTTTAAAAATATATACTTTTATATAGAGAAATTATATACACAAAAATGCCACCATTTACCCCTTTAAATATAAACGAACTCACGCCAAGGGAAACCGAAATATTGGAAGAATATACGACCGGAGAGTCTTTATGGATAAATAATTATTTGAGAAATAGAAATATGGAACAACTATCAGACTCTCAAAAAGACAAACTGCGTAACAGTAGCATTCATCTGAATAATGTTATTAATCGCTCTCACGTCAGCACCAGCACAACAAAAGTCTATAGAGGCGCAGAGGCAATGGAAGAAAAATGGAAGAATTTGAAGCCGGGTGACGATTTGTTATTTACACAAAAAGGTCTCATTTCCACAACATTTCAAAAGGATGTTGCGATCAGTTTCATTGAAGATGATTGCGATTGTTGTTTGCTTGTGCTAACTTTGCCGAAAGGAACCAAGGGACTTTACATATCAACTGCTTCAGGGTTTAATGAACTAGAAGAAGATGAGTTGTTGTTACCACATGGGTCAAAATTCCAGGTCACTTCGCGCAAGAAGATGAAATATAATTCAAGAGAAATTATCACATATTATGCCACCTTGATTTCACAACTATAATTTCAATCATTTTTGAAAAAATTGAAATTATATTTTCAATGAAAAGAGAACTACCACAACACAAGATAAACATGGAAGCATTGCTACAACCACACGTTCAAGATGCGCTTTTTGAGAAAGCATTTAATTATGTCAAGGGAAAACATCAAGAAGTAAATCTACAAACATGTCTAATGGAATTATTTGATGAAAATTTGGATAAAGATTATGTCATTTGTGTTTGTTTGGCATGTATCAGCTTGATTGAAATGGGCTCAGAAGATTTTGAAAAAATAGAAGAAGGACTCACACAAAAGATGAAAAAATCTGTTATGACCCGAGCAGCAGAGAAATTGTAAACTAACAAACTATTCGATAGTTGTATTTGTCCATGCACTATTTTTCGGTTGTTTTATGAATCTGATTTTCGTATCCGCACGTATATCATCAGTAATAATGGGCGTATCGGGGCTTGCGCTACCATTTACTACATTTTCACAATTTCTTCCATTACAAAGAACAACCTTTAAAACACCGCCATCATCAGAATCAACATAAGTTTTGTAAACATGTGGAGGCATAACAACTCCATATCCCTCTGCAAGATACATCCCGGCACTCAAAACAGACGCATCCTTTTCATTCACATAAAAGTAATTTTTTCCTGCTTCAGGATCTTTTTCCCAATCTGCGTGAATAAATCCCTTACATAATTCGTTTTCTGATACCTTATTTGTATTATTATTTGTAATTACGTGAAATTTGTTGCCACCATATTCTTCAATTGAACCCATATCAACAAGTTGAGTATCAAGATTGACTTTGTATCCGTTTCCATCATCTTCGTCAGCAACACTAGTTATTGTAACACCTTTTACAATGCTCCCTTCTAATACTGGGCGCTCTCCACCTATAGACGAAAATTCAGACGCATATCCTGCATCAAAAACCAAAATATGGTCTCCTTCTTTAGCGTCCCTTTTTAATGGTATCTCAAAATAGTCTTCGCAATTTTCCATACCTTCGCGTTTGATAACATATTTTTTGAAAACAAAATAGAGTGCAACTAGCAACGCCAATAGTATCAAAATTATGTATATATTTTTACACTTTGCGAATGATATATTTTTTTTCAAAAATTTAATCATTTTCATTGTTTGTTTGGTGAAATTTGTCTTTGCCATTTATATTATAGTTTTATAAAAAAACAGAACAATTAGGCTGATGTTTTTGAACATCTTCCCCATGTTTCACCACATTTGTATCCTTTGCAATAAGGATATTCAGACGGACAATTATAGTCGGTATTTTGAACGACACCACTTTGCCCACAGCACAATGGATCTCCCTGTACAGCTCCATTATCTGCTAAACATTTAAAATCACTATTATTATTGTTATTATCGTCTTCGACGGGCATGCTATCAGAAATTGTTAGATTGTTTCCGGACGCTTGAAATATTGCCGGAAGACCGTCGAATGGTCCATAAAATTTTGAAATTGCGGACTCACCTTCGCATATTACAGCCGTATCATCATCACATAATTCTTTATAAGTATAACCAACCTTTGTACCGTCAGACAATGTATAAGCATCGCTGTTGTCTTTCACAAGCGTTCCCGAATTACACTTTACGCTTCCAATGCAATAATTATATTTATCATCACTTGTTTTGATTCTATCTATCTGGGTATTTTCTTCAGAAGTTTCTCCATCTTCAACAAGACCCAGTTTTATTCCACTATCATTTTCACCATATGTTGACAAATTAACAGTGAGCCCTTCTTCAAATTTGAATAATTTTCCAAATAAAAAAGAAGCAATTGGTATTAACGCAAACACAACCGAAATAATAATGAGTAATACTTTTGCCTTGGTTTTGTTCATTTTTCCTTATATAGTAATATATTATTTTAAAAATTTTGATTACATTTTTATTACGCCGCTTCATGGTCAGTTATTTGATTGAATATCTGATTCGTTTTCTTCATTTTGCATTTCTTCCACAGTAAACAACGCGTTACATTCATCGTCAAATACTTCATTATTTTCAATAGAATTGACAGACTCTTGAGAGCAATCAGACGAAAGCGAAGAAATAGATTCATCTAATTCATTTTTTTCTTGTTGGATTTCTTTTGACGAATCATCGTCTTTGATTGTATGATTATTGATTTGTCCGAAAAACAGCTCTATTTTCTCCAAAAAGTTATGTAAAATATTATTATGAAGCTTATGATAAACACAAATATAGTTTCTGTGCAAATTGTTTGTCATATATAATTCTTGATTCAAATGTTGTTGATTTATAATATAGTTATCCAAATTGATACCATAATATAAACTTTCTTGTCGCGTATTTATTTTGGCTTCATTCTCAGTATGAATTTCATATACTTTTTTGATAATATGAATCACATCTTGATGTATATTATTTATAATATCAAAATCGTATGATTTAAAATTATCCAAATCTTTGTATACTGGATATGAACGCTTCTTTTGAAATTCTTTGATTGTTTCATATTGTTTTGGCAACAACTTGTCTTGTAAATAATCGTTCATCATAAAAAACAATTTGTAATAATCGCCATAGATTCGGTTGTCGATGTAACTATATAATTTTAACATGTTTTCAAACTCCAATTCTATCAGCTTGTTTTGAAAGTGTACTGAGTCAAGACCAAAATAGTTTTTGGACTCTTTTTGAATACATTCAATATAGTTCTGTTTAATAGAATGTTTGATTTTTTCAATATCTTCAATGCGTTTTTTTATTGCAGAACGAATTTTTATGATATTTTCAAAGCCGTTATCAATCTCCTTGTATATTTTTTTGTCCATATAGATATATTAATGAGTGAGAAAAAAGAAAATGATGAAATTGTTGCGTTGATTGAATGGACTGAGGGGCACGAAAAGATACTCATAGATTGGGCTGACAAAGCCATGTGTTACAGATGGTTACACGCGCGTAGTCATCAAAGGTTTTCTAAAATAAATACATATTTTACAATACCTGTTATCATAATGAGTACATTGACTGGAACCGCAAATTTTGCACAAGATCGTGTGCCGGAATATTACAGAGGGTATTATTCCATGGGTGTGGGATTTGTCAATATTTTGGCTGGTATTATTACCACCATCCAACAGTTTTTGAAAATATCTGAACTGAATGAAGGGCACAGGGTAAGTGCCATTGCGTGGGACAAATTTTATCGTAAAATCAAAGTGGAATTGTCAAAACCAATTCCTGAAAGACAAAATATAACAGACTTTTTGAAGAATTGCACCGAAGAATTTGACAGATTGATGGAAACCAGTCCTATCATCCAAAAACAAACTATTGAATTATTCCAAACCACTTTTTCGGGAAGAAAAATGACAGATGCACAAAAAGAGGCATTCATGAAACTGAAAAAACCCGAAATATGTGACTCCCTCGAATCGGTTCAAACATCACTTTACAAGCAAGATATAGGAGAAAAGTTAAAAACAGATTACAAGAAATTATTGACAGATGTTGTCACAAACAAAGTCAATGATACTGCCGAAGAATTTGAAAGCAAAAAGGGCGAATTGATCAACCAATTTGTCACTTTATTTGAAAGCGAAATGATGCGCAAACCTACATTAAATGAGTTATATTCCAATCTTATTTCGGATAGCACACAAATAGATAAAGAATATTTGAATGCTTATTGGTTCAAAACAAACCGCCGCGATTCCACGGTTATCAATATTGATGGTGAAGGCGAAAGCAAGGGAGAAAACGGGGATGTTGAAATGGCAACTTTATAAAAAAATTGATATAGATAGAATATAAATACTATTGGACAATTCATACAAGAGATACTGTAAGATGTTGTGCATCAAAAACAAACACGAGCGCGACGATAATATTGAGTTTCAAGAAAACGGGCACGTTTACTATGTGAAGAAAAAGAGAGGTTACAAATCAATCACTACTGTTGTCCACAATGCTTTTGAAAAGTTTGATTCTGATGCTATTATTGATAGAATGATGGCATCTAAAAACTGGGAAAAGAGCAAGTATTATGGAATGACTAAGCAAGAAATCAAGAAACAGTGGAAAGATAATGGTGCTGAAGCAGCCCAGTTAGGAACAACCATGCACTATTTGTTTGAATATCATTACAACGACATGTATGATAGTGAGTTGTCTAGTCATCCAAAATTTTTCCAAGATTTTATGAACAATAATGATTATGAAGATACAGTAGAATACAAATATTTCAAGAATTTTGTAGACGACCATCCAGAGCTAGTTCCCTACCGAACAGAATGGAGTGTTTACGATGAATCAAATAAACTCGCCGGTTCTATAGATATGACATTCATCAATGAAGATGGCACTCTCAGCATTTATGATTGGAAGCGCTGTAAAGCAATCGAGCGATTCAATAATTTCAACAAGTCTTGTATTGTTGAAGGTGCTGGACACATTCCAGACACAAACTATTGGCATTACTCCCTTCAGCTGAATCTGTACAAGATGGTATTGGAAACCAAATACGGATTTACAGTAAAAGACCTTCATCTGGTTGTCATTCATCCGGATAATGAAATAAAAAATTATGAAAAGATAGAATTGCCATTTATTCAAATGAAAGATTTGAAGAAAATTATTGCGTTTTCGCGATCAAAGTTGTTTTAGGTGGTTTCAAAATTAATGACTTCTTTATATTCAGAATCTTCCAGTTGTGACTCAAGATACTCTATACGTTCACTCAACCTTTCAATTTCTTCATCTTTATGTTTACTCTGAATTGTCCGCTGTCTCAAACTTCTTCTCAACGACTCCTTTTTCTTTTTGTCTGATTCTTTCTCTTTTATCAAATTAGCGTTTACGTCTTTTAGTTTCGTTAATTCTTTTATTATCTCCATATCTTTTTTTACAATGAGTCTATTCTTTCTTTCTAAAATTTCTATCTTAATCCGGCATTCTTTCAACTCTCTTCGGGTTTCTTCGTCGGACCGTTTATTGTACTTGTAGTCTTTCACGAATTCTTTATGTTTGTTGCTTTTAATGTGAGACTTGAACTGTGTCGTTGTGGAAAAACGAAACGAATGGTCACATCCACATTTGTATGTTGAACGTTTTCTTTCATAACTTTTGTATGGAGAAACATCTGTATACATTCCAGTATTTTCATCAAAAGTAGGTTCATATACCAATACTTCTTCGGTCTTTACAAGAGCCATCTTTGGAAATGGTTGTTGAAATGCCTTCGCTGAAACTCTTTCTCCATTTTCAATTTTATTTCAGACTTGTAAGGGGGGGTGATGAAAGCATTTGAATAAAAAATATGTTGTGTTTTTACAAAATATTTTTTATTTTATCTTTGGTTTGTTAAATTATTATTTTTCCCAACAAGTATAGAACCCCTCCAATGTTTGACAATTTCCGATCTTACCAACCGGTTCAGTCAAATATTCATATATAACTTTTCCGCTTCTTTTGTATGTTCCATCTTGTTTAATATTTTTTGGATCATCTTTATGAATTACTTGAATCTTAAAGCCCTGCCCGTCCCAAATGCTTCCAATTTCAGGTTCCATGATGTGCTTGTGTGATGTAATAGGATACGTATAAAATATTTTCAATTTTTTAAAGCATGCATCCACCACTTCCCGTTGATCCGAAACCACCACTTCCACGACGCGTTGTACTAAGTTCCGAATCCGAATCTACAATCACAACCTTGAATCGCTTCAACATCGGACCACAAATTTGGACTAGGCGAGTGTGTTTCTCGCACTTAACTTCCTCAGATGAATATACAACATCAAACATTGCACCTAAATTACCACGATATCCACTGTCAATGATACCGACATTATTGGCAAGGCGAAACTTGGTCTTAGAAATACTTGAACGCGGATACAAATAAAATCCAGTTGGAATGTTTTCGCGGTTCACATGGTGAACCATTTCGCATTTGATAAAAAGGTCTACTTTATTTACTTGTTCGTGACTCAATAGTTGCTCTTTTGGGACAAATACATCAAAACCACTGTCGGGAAAATCATTATGATACATGTTCTCGTTGTGCTTGAGAGCATTTTCACGATAGAGTTGTTGCAAATCTTCCGAGCAATTTTGAACGCTAAGATAGAGAGTATATTCTGGTTGCGAGAGCTGCGCCGACGGAGAGGTTTGGGTTTCGCGCTGGACAAGGTAAGCCATTTTGAGTTCTTAGAGGTTGATGATACTTGTCAAGTTGACTTTAAGTGTTTTCAATTTTATTTTAATTTATCTCTTCCGATAAATGTTGCGAAATTATAGAGATAATAGAGAGTAAACATAATCATGATCAATTCGTTCAAAGAAATGGTAATCGTGTAGTATTCATCTTTGTCGTTTTCGTTTTTGCTCATGATGATTGTAAATGTTCTCGTGTTATAGTTGTGGTGTATTGTTTATCTGGGTTTCAATTTTAAATTATACTATCACAAGAAGTAGTATTTCTTGTCAAATTCAAATATCTTATTTTTTATCAAAATATTGAAATACATAAAATTTAAATAGACAAAAATCAAAAATAGCAATAATAGCTCGCCCAATTTGTCTTTTTTCATCATAGTTGACTCTGATAAAATAAAATGATCCACAAAATTATCCAACACATAGGAACTAATAACTGACGCAATAATCGCAACCACAAACAAAAGATATAACTCAGATTTAATTATTTTGACAAATGCTTTTCCTAACGGAATTTTGCATATTAAATTATATTGATAAAAATAAAAATATGCCAATAAACCCATCGACAAGATAGACAACAAGAATTTAGTGACAAACATTGGAATTGTTGTAAATATTTTTATTGGAAAAGACAATAAAATAGATGCCGACGATATCGGAGTTGTACAAACTGTGAGAGCCCATATGAAAAGTGATATTTTGAAGCCCTGTTGAAACCCATTTTTTATTCCATAAAAGACAAATATAAACAAAAATAATAGAGATATAATATTAAAATAGTTTCTTTCAATATTTATTTTGTCTTTTTTATAAGCATGACTCTCCTGATTTTTATCCATTATGGGAATCTTTGTCACTTATATAAATAATACACATATAAAAATAACTCTGCAGATTATAAAAGCAATAATGCCAAACTTCAATTTCTTTACCTATCTATTTATATTTTTTTCTCAGTTGGATAATTTTTTCCACAATTTTAATTTTATCATTTACTTTACACTGAATTATTTTAATTATCGCATTTATCAACTTTCTTCCAAAGAAAAGAGAAATATTCTCTTCAAGAAAGTGTCAAACTACAAGTTTCTTTGTAATAAATATGATGAACACAACGAGCCAATTGGAATTATTATTCATAAAAGTCTACTTCCTCATTTTTTGGTATTCAACCGTTCTTATCATCAAGAATTTGTTACCATTATTTGTAGAAAATCATTTTATAACGAATTGAATGAAGAAATCAAAATAAGAGAACAAATTGATTTGGACGAAGAATATGTTCCGTGTAAAAGTAAATCGTCGTCTTCAAGCAATATTACATATATGACCAAACGAGGAGAATACGGTTATTTTGAATACGGAACTCGCGTAGTTAATTTAGAAAACATGACAATTCACAAGAAATTGACGTTTTACGATACTCAAAAAAAACTGTTTCGTGATATTATGAAATTCTACAAGAATAATCATTTTTGTAAGATTTATTTGAGTGGCAAACCAGGTTGCGGTAAAACATTTTTCGCGTATTTAATGGCGCAAAAATTAGGATGCTATTTATGCGACGTCTATAAAGGCAATGAACCATCGAGTAATTTTAACGAAATTTATACACGGGCACGAGTATCAAGTGAGAAACCCATGATTGTCATTTTTGACGAAGTTGATATATTAATTTCGGAAATTCACGGAGATGCAAAAATAGAACACAAAAAATATAACAAAGAAATTTATGACAAAACCTCTTGGAATTCCTTTATGGATAAGATTGAATATGGGATGTTTCCGTATGTTATTATTTTGATGACTTCAAACAAAAAACATCGTGAAATAAGCAAATATGATACGTCTTATTTGAGAGATGGACGCGTCAATATCGTAAGAGAATGGTAACAAGATTATAAATAAAATTGAAACGAACTTATATATAATGTGATTTGGCGATAAAGTAAAAGCATTAAACAACATGAACGCTGATAAGGAATCATTGCTTTATAACAGATTTTATCAAAAATATAATGTTTATAGATATCCAGAATTAAAACATAAAAAAGATGGCACTCTTGATATGAGGTACAGTGAAAATATACAACTTTTTGGAAAAGAATACAAAAAATACTTATTGAAAGAAAATCGCAAATATAACATAGTTTATGATGGACCTTATGAATGTTATCGTTCAGATATTTTGAAATTAAGTGAAGAAGATATTGCTTGTTATAATAAAAAAATTGAAATCAAAGCAGAAGGCAAGTGAAAAGCACCACCAGTTTCAAACAATCCAAAAACATGGCTGCCTCTTGCAACATTTGCTGCGAATATTACAACAAAAGCACGCGTTCAGTTGTAAAATGCTGCTTTGGTGATTGTAACTTTGAAGCATGCAAGAATTGTGTTCGCAAATATCTATTATCGTCTACAAATGATCCACATTGTATGAACTGTAAAAAGTCGTGGAATCAAGATTTTATGACAATGAATTTGAACCGTAGTTTTGTTTCACAAGAATACAAAGAAACGCGAATGGATTTACTTCTAGAAACTGAAATGAGTAAAATGCCGCAGACTATGGAAGCCGCGCAAAGAGAAAAACAAATTCAAGATGAGAAAAAAAATATCATGAATATTGACGACGAAATCAACGAACTTCAGATGAGAATCAAGAAGTTGTCGAGTAAACGTCGTCATTATCGTATTAAAATTCAAGAATTACAATACAATACCGTTGAAACAAAAGAAAGAAAAAAGTTTATCATGCCTTGTCCTGGAAATGATTGTCGCGGATTTCTAAGTTCGCAATACAAATGCGAAATGTGTAATATGCACACTTGTCCAAAATGCCTTGTTATTATTGGTCAAAACAAAAATGTTGAGCATGTTTGTAATGAAGATATGGTGAAATCGGCAGAACTCATCAAACAAGAAACAAAACCGTGTCCTTCATGTGGAACACGAATTTCCAAAATATCCGGATGTAATCAAATGTGGTGCACAAATTGTCATGTTGCTTTTAGTTGGAACACCGGAACAATTGATAATGGACCTGTTCATAACCCGCACTTTTATGAATACCAGAAAACTACAAATGCCAATGGTGTTGCACCTAGAAATCCGGGAGATGTTGTTTGTGGTGGATTGTGCAGCATTTATACACTAAGGCGCGCCACTGAAAGCAAATTGAATAAAACTCCTTACGGTAAAGAAAATCGCGTTTATGTTCAAAAAATAATCACTGATATTGAATCTCTTCATCGTATTGGTCTTCATATATCAGAAGTTTCGTTGCCACATTTCCGCAATCAGGCGCGGGATATTGACCATAATGAGTCATTGAGAGTTGACTATATTTTGAAAAGAAAGACAAAAGAGGAACTTCGTAATACAGTATACCAGCGAGATCATTCTCGTCAAAAAAATAAAGAAGTTCTTTACATTTTCGAATTGCTTAATGTGTCGCTTATTGAAATGTTTGCACAGATTGTTCAATCTCAAAATAATGAAAAAGAATTTGCACATGAAATAGAGGGGTTTCTAAAACAATTTCAAAATTTAGCAAAATATTGCAATGAAAATTTTGAAAATATCAGTGTATCTTACAATCGTGTGGCTCCACATCTGAAATATGCTGTTGCTCCGCAGGATACTTACAATTATTATCGTAGAAATTCATCCAACCAAGAATTTAGATATGAGTGGATGTTGGTAGATAAAAAATATGAAAGCTATTCCCAAAAAAAGAAAAAGCACAACGAAAAACAAGCAGCAGCGGCAGCAGCCGCCAGCGAAGACTAGATATTTATGTTGTAGTGTGATGTGTAAAACAAATTTTCAAATAATTAATATATTTTTTATTTGAAAATAAAATTGAATTACATCATTTAGAAATATAGTATTTCATACAAACGATGTCAGGAATGATTGAAACCGAAATGACCGATTGTCTGGAGCAAATGGCGAAACTTCAAGAGAAAATGGAGCGTTTACAAGAAGAAAAAAATAAACAAGCAGCAGAAGACGTGGTCAAACAAAACTCTACTGAACCAAACTTACAAGTTATGTCCGATTGGTTGGACAAGTATGGGGAAATAATTGAAGAAATTGAACGCGAGAGGGTAATTGAAGAACAATACCGGGAATTAGAACATCACCGTGATAATGGATTAGAAAATAAAATCATAAAGTATAAAAAAATTATAAATTTTGATAAAGATTTGGATCTTCCAATTAAAAGGTTTAGACATGAAATTGGTCGCGAAATAGGACATGATATCCATTCAAAAGAAGAAATAGAACAACTCCGCATTAAATATGAACCAACGCCTGAAGAATATGAGTTATACAAAAATAAAGATATCATCATAAAAAAATATTTAGATTTATGCGAAAAGAAAAAATTAAATCGCAAATACTATGGTACATGTGAACGGGCCAGAGTTAATGGAAGAAAAGAAGTTATTTCACGAAAAGATATTTTATTTAAAGTGCCAATTTTCATGTCCACAAACAATAATCCAAGCTATTTCATGAAACAATATATTGAAGCTACACACAACATGTTTCTCATCCAACAAAAACGAATTGATGAATTGGAAAGAAAAATCCAGGAATTTTAGAATACTTTGGATATTGTCAAATTTTCAAATATAATTATATTATACTACAAATGGAAATGAAAATTTTTGGAGTTAATATGAAGGTATTTTTCAGTATATTAGTATTATTACTATTATTGGATGCTGTTTACATATCAATATTCAACGAATTTTTTAATCGTTTGTTCAAACGAGTTCAAGGTGGTCGCGACCTTTCGGTAAAATATAGTGGGTTTCTAGCAACTTATTTGCTTATGACATGCATTATTTATTACTTTGGAATTATCAAGAAGTTTCAACCAAGTGATATGTTTTTGCTAGGAATAAGTATTTATGGTGTGTATGAGTTAACTAACTATACAACACTGAAAGATTGGAATTTAAAGATGGTAATATTAGACACACTTTGGGGTGGTATCTTGTTTGTTTCTACGTTTTATCTTATTAAAAAATTGAATTAACTTGATTGTGAATTGAAAGACAACAACAGAATAATAATAATGGACACAAAAGATTCAAAGATTTACGAACTCCCTCCAGAACTATGGAATATTGTTATGACACATTTTCACAGTTGCTACAAAAAGCCACTTCATTATCAAGCAATTATGGAGTGCAAACATTTTGTTCGTCGTCGTGGCATTAATATTGATTGGAATCTGTCGCCTATTGCTAATCGCAATAAACATAGTGTATTTGACTCATTCTATATTTGGATTGTTTTGAATAACTGGATTTACTGGGAATTTGGCGACACTACATTGAAACCAGACTTGACCATGGTACGAAAATCGGCACAAGGAAATGTAAAACAAGAATTTGAACAAATATGGAATGAATATGCAGCTCATAGCAACGAAGACAACCTGTTATCAAGAATTCACTATTAATTCAAAAACTATTTAAATAAATCAGCAAATAAATATTTATACAAGCATTTTTTATTTATGGCGTCTCTTTTGTATCGCATTATCCCTCTTCGTGTTCTCCGCAGAACAACTGGTGTAAAATTTGACGAAATTGTGCCGTCAGATATTCCAAAAATAGATGGAATTGATCGCGTGATTCATGGACCGAATAGCATCTCACCTGGACCTGTAGAAGAGTCAACACCACCCGTAAAGCGTCCTTGGTACATGCATCCAGGACAAGATGACAATCTTATGGTGTTACAAGGAACGCGATACGTTGATATTTACAATCCAAAGAGTCGTAAAAAAGCCTCATTCATTATTACTCCCGATAAAGTATACAAAAATGACAAATTGTATTATGATGGTCCCGCGATGATTGTGTGGCCAGCCGGTATTTTTCATCGTATTATTAGTGGCGAAGAGGGCAGTATTAGTGTAAATTTTTCAACACGAACCGGCGAATTTGACATTGATAATAATTTCAATATTTACGATTTAAATGTTCATTCAGGTGAATATCGTGTAATTAAAGACGGTTCTGAAGATCAACCAGTCCATGAATATAGTTATCCAAATGATGAACTTAAAGAGTTGTTCAAACAATATTAATATAATCATATGTATTATGATGAGTATACAAGCAAAAACATTGATTGAATTTTGTAACAACAACAATCATTTTAGCGATTCAGAAGATGAAAGTTTAGAAGAATATGATAAACAACCTTGTTTAGAGAAAAAAGACAAAGTTGTTGTTGACCAGCCAGTAGTATCACGCGAATCTTGTGTAGAATCTATAGTTGATTCTGATAAAATTACAATCATAGTAGATTCCAGTAATGTAAGTCAGGAAATGAAGTGTGAGCCAGGATGGGAAAATATAGAGTTTGCTGATTTGGATGATGTAATATTTGATGAATCTTTTACCATTATAAAAGAGAAAACATTATGAAGAAAAATGTAAACTTTTGACAATATGTCCGAGTGGTTAAGGAGATGGACTTGAAATCCATTGGGTTTATCCCGCGCAGGTTCGAACCCTGCTATTGTCGTATTAAACCTGTGAAAATTTAAATAATATAATACATTATAAGAATGTTGAAACAATTGTTAGTTGTCTTTTTATTGGTAAACGCGCTTTTCTGGGGGTTGGCATCCCACAAACAACACTGTAAAGTTGCTTCTAAATTCGGTATGAAAAAATGCCCTCCGCACTGGATTCATGTGTATGTCATGGGTTTAGGGTCGTTTCTTTTGACCCTTTATTTGGTTCAAGGGCGTGCCGGTCTTTAATAAATATTTGTAGTGTAAAACATTTAAAAATAAACTGTTTATAATATTACTAAAATCATGGACACCAAAAAGTTTGAAAAAACAATTGTCTTTTGTGTATTAGGCGAAACGGTTACTTCCGATTTCTTGCGACTTTGGACCGAAATTGTTGGTTATTGTTTGATGAACAAGATTAAGCCGGTTTTGTCAAACGCAAAAACAAGTATGTTCAACTCTAAGCTAGGTGTTTTGTCGCCGAGTGGTGAACTCAATGTTCCGTTTGGAGGAAAACAAGATTACGATTACATTATATATGTGAAAAACAACTGTCTTCCAACTGTAAATATGATTATGAAAATGATAGAGCAAGACTTGGATATTTTGTCTTGTTTAACAAGTAACGAACGTAGCCTCAAACACACAAACTACATTGAGAAATTTGACTTGAATAATGCGAATGGCGCTTCACAAGAGTATTGCAAGTTCGATGATATTCGCGATTTGATGAAAAAAATCCAAGAATACGAGAGTAGCATTATCGACGCTTCTGGTAATTTGAAGGAAAATATTGAAAATATAGAGAAGCCGTCTTCGTTGGTGAAAGTAAATCATATTGACTTTTCAGTTGTATGCATTAAAAAGGGTGTTTTTGAGAAACTTAAATTTCCTTGGTTCAATTACGAAGGTAGTGTGAATGATGTTACAGGTGATGTATACTTTTGCAATAAATGTAAAGATGCTAATATTGACATTTATGTAGATCTTCAATTGCTGGTCAATTGTGAGAGAAACGTCATTTGCTAGTTTACTATGTTAGTATGTTTTAATGTAAAAAAATATAAATATTAATTTATAGTCTAGACTAATATTTATGAAAATAAAAAAATTTATATTCAGAAATCTTAAATACTTGTATGTGGATTGGGATTATTTGAAAAGTAGCTACGAAAATGGTTATTTACAAGGAGCGCATGTATTTGCCAGACTATTTGATATGGTTGATGACGGGTTGTTTGTCTCGCAAGAAAAAGAAGAATATAATTTGACTCCTTATGATATTTATATAGAAGATTGGACATTATTTTATTCATTTGTTCGAAATGGATACATTCCAAATACTTACGATATTGACAAAAATGTGAAAGAATTGAACTATTGTTATGACGTATGTATTAAATTTGGAGGCGTTCCTGAGTTTGAAAGATATTATAATAGTTTTTTCTACAATGAAACCAATGAAAGAGATGTTTCCGGTGAATCTGTCTATAATCCAATGACTCCAATAGACGATAAAAAAGGATTGTTTACTTGGCGCGTCATTACATCATTTACATCATTAAAAACAAATGAATCTGTCACCACATGTGTCGCTAGTGAACCAGTAACAATATTTTATTGTAGAAAACCGATTCAATCGCAAGAACAAGAAAATAACACTTAAATAATGATTCCATTACCTTTCAACATAATATATTGTCCTTTGCTTAATTTTGAACGCGTTATTTTGTGCGTGTCTCCGTAAAATATGCTGCGCAAATGAACCGGTTTTAGTTCGTCCCAAATGCGCTGTTCGTAAATTGGATTATCTTCAAACATGAATCGTCTCACGTATTTAAGAGAAAGCAAATAACGCGAATCGTGAATGATTTGCGCCGTATCATGGCGTGGAATAAACCTGATGATTTCTCTTTTGATTTCGTCTGGCAATAGTTCCATTTTCAAATCTGTGTGCGGTTGTATCTCTTTGGTGTTCATTATATTTGTTTGAAGATAATCATTTCAATTTTTTAAATTTTAAGATTTTATTCATTTTGATTGTTCATAGTTTCCATTGTCACAAATGCAACTGCATGAAGTGAGTCAAATACTTCCATTGCAATAGTGTCTACGGTTCGCGCAACCATTGCATCATGGTGATTCCCACCATCAATTAATTTTTTCACTTGGTCTTGTATGTATTCACATAAATTCATATTGTCTCTTTCTGCATATGGTGTATCCAGTTCATAATTTACCACATCAATCAGAATATTATGATTTACTCCTTTTTTTACTGTTTCTTCACTCAACTTTTGTCGGCATAGTGCACACTTATTGCTTGTTCTTGCTAAGTTTGCGAAACAATCTACGCAGAAGTCATGTCCACATTTTAGTTTACATCCACTATTATTTTCTATTTTTTCCATACATATTGAGCATTCAAAAGACGGTATTTTCTGATATAAATATTGGTGGTATAAATCACGAATATATTTGTGCTTCATATTGGGCGTTCCATCTGCGTTAATATGGTTGATCTTCTCCAACTGATTGGTTCTGGTAAGATACTCAAGAAAGTGTTCTGATTCCATCGTCGAAGATTGCGAGGCAATCCAGTGATTGGTATTTTTGACACATTGAAGTAATTTATTTCAATTTTTTTGGAAAATATTGCTTGATTCTTTCAATATTTGAAAGGGTTTTATTTTCATTTTCCCGGTACAAGATTACCTCTACAATTGCAATCGGAGAAGACAAATATACGAACATAAAATACAGCAGGTCATAACAATATTTGTTGTAAATTTTGATAATTGTTTTCTTTAAATACTGATATTTATTACTTTTTAGTGAATTTAAAAAGGACGAGAAAATATACAAACAATGTGTGCTTATATTTTCAATTTTCAACTCTTTGGTTTCCAAAATTAGGTTAAACTCTTTACGCGATTCGTAATAATGCTTCATAATATTGATAATTTTATCGCAATCAGCACGCGATTTAAAAGAATCTATATTTACATGCACTGTAGCATAGCAGGAATATAGTTTGTGAATATTCAAAATATCATCCATTGTAAAGTTGTAAAAAAGACAAATATATTTATATATCAAAATAAAAGTATTTCATATAAATAGAGCAACATGAAGTATCATCTTATCTATTTCTCAATTGGAGATTGGGGTGCAAGTGCCACACATGTAAACTCTGCTAAATTGGTCGCAAATGCTATGGCAAGTTATCATCCTTATATGAATCCATTGCCTAATTTCGTTGTTTCTTTGGGAGACAATTTTTACGAAAATGGCGTCAAAGGAATAAGCGATGAATTGTGGGAAACCGCGTGGTTTTCTGTGTTTATTAGACCATTTCCATCTATGCACAATATTCGCTGGTTCTCAGTTCTTGGTAATCACGATTACTATGGTGGAATTGAGGGCGCCAATAGTCAGGTTGAAATGTCAAATCATTCGAAACACTGGGTTATGCCATCTAGAGATTATTATTCATATGACAAGGAAACTAGCAGTTACCACATTTTTATTGATACGGTAAAAATATACCCAGAATTATATGAGAAAACAACAAATTTCTATAATGAAGCAGACATACAGCGCTCTTTGTACGATCTGGAACACATGTTGATTCACGCAAAACAACTAAAATGTAAATGGATATTTGTATATGGACATTATCATCTTTTTTCTAACGGATATTATGGAAATTACAAACCCATGATACAACGAGTCCTGCCACTCTTACGAAAATACAAGGTAGCTGTTTATTTCTCCGGACATGAACACAACTTTCAACTACTAAAATATGATGGAATATATTTCTGTGTCAATGGTGCTGGAGCATACCAAGCAGAAGTCAACTTGTATAATCCAAATATTGAGGTGCATATGATTTACGGTAATAAAAATAACGGGTTTTTAATTCACAAATTGAATGACAAGTATTTAAATTTACAGTTTGTAAATATAAATAATATTGCCGAATTTGAATATCATATTCCGCATCCGGGACTCGAACCCGGGTCTACCCGGTGAAAGCGGGTTATCCTTACCACCTGGACTAATGCGGAGAAGTTTGCCTCGCGACAACGGTGAGATTCGAACTCACGCGTGCACAGCACAATGGATTAGCAGTCCATCTCCTTAACCACTCGGACACGTTGTCATTTTATGCTCCTAGCAGGGATCGAACCTGCGACTTCCAGCTCATAAGACTAGCACTCTAACCAACTGAGTTATAGGAGCAAATGATAAACTAAAAAAAAACGTAAACATAATAGGTCGTTGTTATTGTTATAAAAACAATATTAGTAAAATGCGCCTATATCAGAGGAATATTGTTTATTTTAGTTTATCTCACCCGATGTGGGACTTGAACCCACGACCACAAGATTAAAAGTCTTGCGCTCTGCCGACTGAGCTAACCGGGTTGTTGTAGGTCCTACTGGGAATTGAACCCAGATCGCCACGTTCAAAGCGTAGAGTGATGACCATTACACCATAAGACCTCCTGTCCAACTTATTTCACATATATACATTGTATTATATGTTTATATTATTTAGTCATAATATATTATCCCCTGAACTTAAAGGAAAATATCTTAGGTTTTGAATTTTGTGTTTCGGCTTGATATTTTTGTTTTAATTTTTGAGTCAATTTTGATTTAAAACATGGGCGATTATCTTCAGTTTTCATATAATAGTATCCGTTTTCGGAAAGCCATTTTTCAAAATCGCTGGTTTTTGTTTTCTTATTTCCGAAAACAGCCATCACTAAGACCATTGTTACAATATATGAATATTGTTTATGTCATTAAAAGTTTGATGTTCTAGTATTTCAATTTTTAATCAACCAAAAAAAATTGATTTGCTATATTCATGGTTTGGCGAAGATACCAGAAACAACTATAAAATGGCTGCACTTACCGAAACGAATTACGCAAATGTTCGCCAGGAATTGGAAGAATTTGGCTACTCAATTGTTCACAACGTTTTGACACAGGAAGAATGCGAAAATGCTTACAATATGTTTCACGAATGGAAAAATACAATTCACGATCACGACTATATTCACAATAGTGTTGATCCACACGGAATTTACAAACATCATCAAGTTGGACATACAAAACACGCATGGTATATTCGTACCAGACCTGCTGTCCAGGACGTATTTAAGCAACTTTGGCGAACAAACGAATTAGTTGTTTCTTTCGATGGTTGCTGCTATATTCCTAAAAATGCAAATAAAAAGGACAAAAACTGGACTCATAGCGATCAAGCACCCATCACAGAAGGACTTCAATGTATACAAGGTTTTGTTGCACTAACTTCCAATAAAGAACGCACCTTTGTGGCATATGAAGGAACTCACAAAATTCATCATCAGTTTTTCAAAGATAGAAATATTCAAAATAGCAAAAACTGGAACAGAATTCCTGACGCAGATATTGAAAAAATGGGCGAACAAAGACGAGCGCTGGATGTTCCAGCAGGTTCACTCGTTTTGTGGGATAGTCGCACATTTCACCGTAATCAGTATGGAAAACCATTTTCAGAAGAACGGGTTGTCCAATATGTTTGTTATTTACCCAAAAATCATCCTAAAAATACACCAAAAATGCATCAAAAACGCCTGAAATATTTTGAAGAAAAAAGAACTACTTCTCATTGGCCAGTTCCGGTCCGCGTAAACGGACTACAACCACAAACATACGGAAATGAAAGAAATGTAATTGACTATAGTTTGTTGGCAGAACCGGACCTAGAAGAGCTGAAACCCGAGATTTTGAAACTCATATAATTACAGTATTTTCTAAATTTGTATTGTGAATATTCATATCAACCAGACTACTTTCTTTATCATTTTTTTTGTTGTTTTTCATAACCAACCCACGATTGTTATACAACATAAGCAATATCTCTTTTTTTACTTCGTTAATGACATCATTATCTTCTTGGTTTCTTAGGTAATTTTTGAAAGATTGAATCATTTGAGGATATTTCTCTTTATATTCTTGATACCAATTTGTCAACATGATTTCATTATATTCATATAGATCATCTACTTGTTCTTTTTTATCTTGGATCTGCCACGCATTATTTTTATACACCATCACATAATTACCCTTTATAGACGAAATATAAATATTCATATTTTCAGGCTTCTTTTCATTAAAATGGACTTTTTCAATCAGCGTCTTTACGCAATGATTCACGTCGCTTATGCAATTTACATAATCACTATCTGTGAGATGACTATAGTCGGTGTTGTTATAATCAAGTATTTGAATATTATACACATTATGATTTGTAATTGTACCATTATTTATATTCTGGATTTGTAGCTTGTTCACCAATTTTTCTATCTGTTTCTGCATTTTCTCTAACTGATTATCTTTGTTTGAAATAAGTTCATTGATTTGTTTGTCTTTTTCATTCAATAATCGCGCCAATTCTTTGAGGTCTTCGTCGTTATTTTTCTTACAGGTGTATTTTATATGACGATACATTGCCTGTTTTGTTGTGAACGATTTAGAGCAATAGTGACATGGATTTCTTTCAGCAGATGGCTCCAAAATCTTGTTGAGCGTTTTATTTGAATTTTCCGTCTTCAATGCCTTTTTGTGTTTTTTGGTTGTCAGGTGTTTATAGTAATGTGTTTTGATATGTGTAGAATATTTACAGCATCTACAGTCATAAATCGGCATTTAAAATACTATATACTATAATTATAATAATATTTAAGTATAAACAATATTGGTTCTTGATATTTTCCAGGAAATTTATTCTCTGTATATTTCTTTAAATATGCTTTTATTTATATTAATTTTGAATATAAAGACTAGTCATTACAAAATTATACGCCGCGACACTGACCCAATAACAAATATAACTTTTTTTTTGGAGGGTTGAATTCATAAACGATGCTAAAAAATGACGAAATATAAAAATGTTGACTAATTGTTGACTAAATTGTTGACTTTTGTTGACTTTTTGTTGACTTTTTGTAAAATCATTTTTTTACAATATTTGCGTATAGAATCACACTATAATGGTTTGATGATTGTTTGTAAGTTTGTATTATTTTTTTTTGAAAATATAACTTTTTTGGGAAAAAGTTATATTTTGTAGAAAAAAAGTTATATTTGTTATTGTGAATCATAACAAACAGAATATAACTTTTTTTGAAAATTCGCAGCATAAATATAACTTTATAACTTTTTAGTCAACATTTATATAACTTTTTTTTGAGGGGGGGGGGGAGCAACCTTTTCGAATTTTCAGAAATTTTAAAAAATAAAAAAAAATAAAAATCAAATATTTCATTTATGGATATTTTTCACATATTTCTACTTTTTCTATTTTATCATTCTATTGAAATCATCTTTCGCTTATTGTATAACATGACGAGTATCTCCTCCTTTATTTCATTCAACATTGTATTTGAGTCTCTGTTTTTCAAATATTTTGTAAACGATTCCACAAGGTCAGGTCGTTTTTCCACATATTCATCATACCATTGTTCCAACACAAATTCATTATAGTCGTATAAATCATCTACTTGTGTTTTCTTATCTTTTATTTGCCATTCATTGTCTTTGTAGATCATCACATACTTGCCTTTGATATTCGAAAGATAGATGTTCATGTTTTCCGGTTTATCTGCATTAAAATGCACCTTTTCTATTAGCGTCTTTACGCAATGATTACAATCCTTGATACATGTAATATAATCTTTCGGTGTCAAATGACTATAATCTGTATCGCCGTGATTCAATAATTGAATGTTCATTGTATTGTTATTGATAGTTCCGTTATTAATATTTTGAATTTGAAGCTTGTTTATCAATTTGTCAATTTGCTTCTGCATTTTGTGAAACTGTGCATCTTTATCTGAAATCAACTCTTTGATCTGTTTGTCTTTTTCATTCAATAACCGCGCAAGTTCCTTGAAATCTTCATCTTTGTTTTTCTTACAAGTATATTTGATGTGCCGGTACATTCCCTGTTTATATTTGAATATTTGATTGCAATATTTACAGGGATAACCAATGCTATTTTCTTCGTTCAAAAAAGGTGATTTTGGGGTGGTTTTGGGGTGACTCAATGGTGACTTTGGGGTGGTTTTGGGGTGACTTTTTATTGCGTTTTGATGCTTTTTTGTTTTCAAATGTTTGTCATAATTCCCTTTAATTTTCGCATCATACTCACAGTGATGACAATAATATTTACTCATATATAAAATGATAAATATTATTTTTAAATAGTTTTCATTACTTTTTCATTACTTTTTCATTACTTTTTCATTACTTTTCATTACTTTTTCATTACTTTTTCATTACTTTTTCATTACTTTTTTACTACAAGAAATATTTGTTATTGATAGCATAACAAAAAATATAGTATATAATATAATATTCCTTACCATAATTCCAAAAAGTTTCAAATAGTCACCTTTGGATAACAAAAAAGTAATGAGGGAGGGGGGGGGGAATCATTTTTCAATTCTCAGAAAATTCAAAAAAGTAAAAATAAAAAGATCCAAAAATTGGATTATGGATAAATTTGTCAAATTTCCAAGTCATTCGATTGCAATCATCTTTCGCTTGTTATACAACATGACAAGTATCTCTTCTTTTATTTCATTCAACATTGTATTTGAGTCTCTATTTTTCAGATATGTTTTGAATGATTCTATAATATTTGGATACTTCTCAGCATATTCATCATACCAATGTTCCAATACAAATTCATTATAGTCATATAAATCGTCTATCTGAACTTTCTTGTCCTTTATTTGCCATTCGTTGTCTTTGAAGATCATCACATACTTGCCTTTGATATTCGACAAGTATATGTTCATGTTTTCCGGTTTATCTGTATTGAAATGTACCTTTTCTATAAGGGACTTCACACAATGATTACAATCTTTGATACAAGTAATATAATCTTTCGGTGTCAAATGACTATAATCTGTATCACCGTGATTCAAGAGTTGAATATTCATTGTATTGTTATTAATAGTTCCGTTGTTGATATTACCACTATTCATATTTTGAATTTGAAGCTTGTTTATTAATTTGTCTATTTGCTTTTGCATGTTCTCTATTTGTTTGTCTTTCAACCCAATCTGATTTTTCGTTTCATTCAACAACCGTGCAAGTTCCTTGAAATCTTCATCCTTATTTTTCTTACAAGTATATTTGATATGCTTACTTAATCCAGAGCGGTATTTGTATACTTTTCCACAATATTTACATTCGTTTCCCTGTTGGATTGGTAGTTTTTCATTTTGGATAACATTTGGATAACATTTGGATAACAGAGGATAACTTTGGATAACATTTGGATAACATTTTACTTTTTCTTGATGTTTTTTTGTTTTCAAATGTTTATCATAATTCCCTTTAATTTTCGCATCATACTCACAGTGATGACAATAATATTTACTCATATATAAAATGATAAATATTATTTTTAAATAGTTTTCATTACTTTTTATTACTTTTTTATTACTTTTTCATTACTTTTTATTACTTTTTTGAAACTTTTTAAAAACAAGAAATAAATGGTATTGGTATGGTAACGAATTATATTATGTGAAATATGGATATTGTTACCATCATTAGAAAAAAGTAATGAAATGTTATCCATGGATAACAAAAAAGTAATGAGTGAGGGGGGGGGAATCATTTTTCAATTCTCAGAAAAATTCAAAAAAGTAAAAATAAAAAGATCCAAAAATTGGATTGTAGATAAATTTGTCATTATTTCAAATTTCCAAGTCATTCGATTGCAATCATCTTTCGTTTGTTATACAACATAACAAGTATCTCTTCTTTTATTTCATTCAACATTGTATTTGAGTCTCTATTTTTCAGATACTTCTGAAATGATTCTATAATATTTGGATGTTTTTCCACATATTCATCATACCACTGTTCCAACACAAATTCATTATAGTCATATAAATCATCTACTTGTGTTTTCTTGTCCTTTATTTGCCATTCGTTGTCTTTGAAGATCATTACATACTTGCCTTTGATATTCGAAAGATAGATGTTCATGTTTTCCGGTTTATCTGTATTGAAATGTACCTTTTCTATAAGGGTCTTTACGCAATGATTACAATCCTTGATACAGGTAATATAATCTTTCGGTGTCAAATGACTATAGTCTGTATCTTTGTAATTTAATAATTGAATGTTCATTGTATTGTTGTTAATAGTTCCGTTGTTGATAGTTCCGTTGTTGATATTTTGAATTTGAAGCTTGTTAATTAACTTGTCTATTTGCTTCTGCATCTTTTGAAATTGATTATTTTTATCTGAAATCAGTTCTTTGATTTGTTTGTCCTTTTCATTCAATAACCGCGCAAGTTCCTTGAAATCCTCGTCTTTGTTTTTTTTACAAGTATATTTGATATGCTTACTTAATCCAGAGCGGTATTTGTATATTTTTCCACAATATTTACACTCATTCCCATGTTTGGTTGGTGTTTGTTCATTTTGGATAACATTTGGATAACATTTGGATAACAGAGGATAACTTTGGATAACATTTGGATAACATTTTGCCTTTTCTTGATGCTTTTTTGTTTTCAAATGTTTATCATAACTACTCTTCACTTTCGCATCATACTCGCAGTGATTACAATAATATTTACTCATATATAAAATAGTAAATATTATATTTAAGTGATTTTTTGAAACTTTTTTGAAACTTTTTGAAACTTTTTGAAACTTTTTGAAACTTTTTGAAACTTTTTTTGAAACTTTTTGGAAGAGAGTAATAAGTGTTATTGGTATGATAACAAAATATATTATGTGAAATATGGATATTGTTACCATCATTAGAAAAAAGTTTTAAAATGTTATCCATGGATAACAAAAAAGTTTCAAGTGAGGGGGGGGGGGAATCATTTTTTCAATTCTCAAATATTTTAAAAAAAGTAAAAATGAAAAGTCTCAAAATCAAATTGTAGATAAATTTCTCAAATCATTTGCTCACAATATATAAAAATGATTACACTATTAAAATAAATATGAATATTTATTGCAATAATATTACAAGTTATATTCATTTCATAATATTATTTTTGTTTATTTGTATTTATCTCTGTAATGTACGAACACCACCGATTGTTCCTTGAACACGTAATAATAAATATTGAGGAATTCTACCTTCAGTGTTTTGGATTATATGATAAATATCATCTTTTATGAGTTCTCTTTCATTATCATTAGTAGCTTTGCTGTATTCGTCTAAATAATATTTCAAATTATCTATCGAATTAGAGACAGTAAAACCTCCGCTTTTTGCTTCTTCAACTCCACCACTTCCCCCGCCCGTTTTACTATAAAGTTTTTTTTTAATTTTTTTGTTTTTATTTTTTTGTTTTTTTGTTTTATTTTTTTTTGTTCTGCGGATATTCTTTTTATTTTTTTTATTTTTTTTCATAGATTTTTTCATAGATTTTTTTATTTTTTTCCCACCATTTTGAAGAGGTGGAGGAATTGAAGTGTTAGGAGAATGGAGATAACTACCCGAATAGATTTCTCCATCTCCTCCGAACTGCGTATATTCGTAATCATTAAGTGCTAGTCCAACCGGTTCTTGATTATTATCTGACATTTATAATATATGAAAATATTTTAAAAAAAGTAAAAATGAAAAAGCCGATTATATGATTCTCAGATAAAAATTGAAATAATATAATAATTCACATATTTTATAGGAACCTCATGGAACACATTCCGATACCACGCCTTTATAGAGTTACCAATAACGAATTCTCGCCGAATATAAATAGCATTTGGATAAATGAAAGTGGAACTGTGATAAGAGTGACAAAAATACAATCGAGAAAAAGACCAACCATTGTATTTTTCAAAAATGTAAATTTAACTGATAAATTTACTGATGTTGAGTTTTCCGTTTCACTGCACAAGTTTCATTCTATGTTTTCGCAATTTGAGCATTAGAATTATCGCCGAAATATTTTAATATTTTTAGCATTATATATAAATTTATGAATCATCAAATTGTCATTGTTTTTTTATGTTACAGTCTCAATCCATTTATACGTAAAATAGCTATTACACAACTGAATGATTATACTGGTTATGCTCTCATACAATTTACAACGATGATGGGAAATGTTATCTATTTGGTAAGAAATCAACGATTATTGGAGTTGAATGATATCACTCTCAGGCATTTACAACACTCTATGGGCAGCAGCGCTTTGACAGTTTTAAGTTCGTACCATATGACCCGATTGTTGAAGGAGAATTCTGCGAGTAGCATTACATCTCAAATTCAAGTATTGACAATCATTACCAGCTTTATTGTCGATTATTTGTTTAATGATCAGTTGTTGACAAACAAGCAAGTATTTGGTATATTTTTGATGGTAAGTGGGATTGTTTTGTCTAAAAACTAAACACACATATTTAATGACTAGTTGCGAGAATTACACTTCCAGTAATAATGCCAACTCCTAATCCGAAACCGAGCGTTTTACCCCAACTGTGGTTTGGTGGTAATGTCATTTTGAAATTTGTTGGATCACTATTTTGTGTGTTTTTGGGCTTATTATTTTCGCTTTTAGTCGCGTTTAATTCTGCGTTTTTCGTTTCATAATTATTTCCGTTACTTCGTTGTTCTTGTCGTAAGCTATTTTTCAGTTGTTCCGTTATTTTTTCAATAATGGCGTTTTGTTCACCCGGTGAGATATTTTGTTTCTGAACATTTTCAATTGCTTCAATTGCTTTTTCTATCGACTTTTCTAAATCTTCGCTTGAGGGCTTATGTCCAGAACTTAAAATATAACTATTTGGTTTCATACCTTGGGTTGTCGTTCGAAGAAGTCCACTTGTTGAACCACCTCTTTTAAGTTTGTTTGTTTTTGTCTTATTGTTTCTCTTTATTTTTGAAGTTTTATTTTGTTTCGCCATCATATAATATGTAGAAATATTAATTATATATTATTTGACTCTTGCTTTTATTAAAAATTGAAACTCGTTTTGTTGTAATTTACAATTCACACATCGTGTAAAATGCTGCACATTATTAAAGACCTTCAAAGTTGTCTTGACACTGAATGCGAATTGAATCGTGAAAAATATACTAGATCTGGAAATAGTCATATTCTTTATATATATGCGCATGGTTCAGACAAAAATAGTGTCTGGAATATTTTAAAACCAATAAATAACAACAGTTCATGTTTTTCAGTAGACTACTTGTCTGAGGCAATTAAAGTTGCGATGGAAGCTGGGTCAAATGTATATATTATTGCAAATTCATGTTTGTGGAATTATAAATATAAAATGGGGTTTACTATTCCAACTATTTCATTTGGACCGGATGAGACTACGCGCCTTCCGTTTCCAAGTGAATCAATTGAAGCAAAACTAGAAAAAATATCAGATAGTTTTACAAAAAAATTCTTTTTGGAATGGATTCAGGAGTTAAACCAAGAATACATGAAACATAAAAATCTGTTTGAATGTTATGATGAGAATGGAAAAATTGTAGAGGTTAAAAATTATCGCATTATTCAAGCATCATAATTTCAAACCCATGTTATTCTCGGATAATAATCACCCATCATTTTCATGATTTCGTTTTGGTCGGCATTTGGTGTATTTGGTATTTTATTTACAAACTGTGGTAACAACTGTCTATAAAGTACCCCGAAATATTGCGTCTGACCCGAACAATTGCGATCATTTGTAGTTGGCGGAAATAGCTGAAGTGAAACATTTTGAAGATTATGGCAAAATAAATAAAGACAAACCTCGCTGTTATCATTTGAATGATTTTTTAATATGTTATCGCTGATTGTTTGCGTTGTTTGACGCGGACTACTCAGATCAACAATGCTTACCGAAAAATAGCGAACATCATATTTTTTTCCTGCTATATTTTTCATGGAGGTTGGATAATCTGGCAATTTAAGTTGAATTTTGCCGCCCGTAAAACTATCCAGACTATTATTGTAAAACGCAATCATGTATCTTGCATCGTAGTTAATAAATAAATTGCTTTTGTTTTGTGGTGGATAGAAGTTGTCATTTTCATTTGGTTTGTAAAGTGAATATTGTGGGGATGTGTCCTGGATATCAATAACCGGGCGAGATTTGTCATTGCAAGGTTCAATGTGATTCCATTTTTTGTTGTAAAATAAAGACAAATTTGGAAGTTGAACACCACCGGTATTATTAACTCCCATATAAATACGATAAATCAAAAGGTAATATTGGTTTTGATCCTTTTGATATTGAATGTCAATATTTAAATCAATTTGATACTTTAGACTGTTGTTGTATGGTATAGTGGGATTATTGTATGGATTGGCGGGAGCGTTTATATTGACATCGTGTATATCCCAAAACGGTTCCCATGTTTGTAAGTCATACATTTCAAAAGAAAAATAACGCGAATTTGGAAAAACACCATCAAGTTTTATGAGTGAACTATTTATGACTGTGCCGTAATATTGAGAATTCCCATCAGGCCATTCTATATTCAATAAGGTGGAGTTGGCAATAAAACACCAGGCGCATGTTAGATTGTAGAACATCATTTCTTAGTCAGGGTTGTTTACATATTTTTAAATATTTTATGAAGGGTTATTATAAGTATACGTTACAATGAGTCAAAAGAGGAGAGCGAGTCAATACAAAAAAATGAACACAATTAGTGAGGAGGTGGAAGAGGTGGATGCGAACAATTCAAAATTAGCAGAACGCAGAGATCCTACTCGTGTTGTGTCGTTAGACAACAACCGTCCTTATACTCCCGTTACCAGAAAAACCAGTAGTGTACCGTTCTGTTGTCCTAGAAGTAAAAAAGTTGGTGGTATGAAAAACAAAGAGAAAAGAAAAACAAGAAAAAAGACAAAAGGCAAGACGAAGCGTAAGTGGAGTAAAAAATACAAGGATAGTATTAATTGCAAGAAACCGAAAGGATTTTCACAACGCCAACATTGTTTAGCGAAAAGTAAAAAAAGAAAGATAGCCAACAAAAATTGAAATCACACCCAAACAGATAGATAATTAAACACTTTCAAATCATGGATAAGATTGTATTGAAAAATGGTTATATTGACGCATGCGATTTGAACAAGGTCAGCAAATCAACTCAAAAGTTAATTCTTGAAAATTGGATTTATAAGAAAAATAAACACACACAAAAAGAATATTATGTTAAACCGCCGCCCACTTGGATGAATGATAATCTTCAACAAAATACACGATTTAATTTGTTGAAGATTGCTTGCGAGCATCAACCTGAAACATTTGAAGAGCAGCTGATGCGCGAACTGAATATGAATCCGTAACAACATGATTATTTAAATTTCCGGGTTTTGTTTTTAGTTTTTGAATAAGATAATGATACTTGAGGCACACGTTTCATACCTTTCTTATATTTTTTCATTGATTTTCTGGCAAGTTTGAGTGCTTTGGAATTCTTTGAACAATATTTCTCCAAAATGCCATAGTCAACACCAGCCGCTTTTCCACCGGTAATAGAACTAGCAAGACGGGCATATGCCCATGAATGTGGTGTTTGATTCGGACGACTTCCGCTAGAATAATACGCACCTTGTCCCTTTTTGAATATTTTTTGTAGTCCTTTGATATTACATTTTGTCTTTTTTGCCAGTTCTTTGGATGGTTTAATTGTTTCAGTCTTGTAAAGTTTCTCTGCTTTGATGATGTGTGGCGAAGATTTGTTTTTGAACGACTTTACTTTTTCGCGTATGACATATTTACCTTTTTTGTATAATTTCTGTGATTTAATAATGCCTTTTTTCTGTATTATTTTATCCCTTTTGCTCAAATGGTCCGGCACATACCGTTTTGGGACGGTTTTTTTGGTTGCCATCGATATACATAAAGTGGATAATAAAAAAAGTTATTTACATATTATCTTCGAAAATAGCAATATATTGGATTGTAAATCTAAAGGTTCATAAATGCTGCAATATAGTCGTCATTTGTTTTTAATTTGCTTCGTCCGGCAATTTGATTGATTTTTGCGAGTTCTCTTTTTTCTTTTACACTTACAAGTCCTTGACGTATTCGCCAGAGAAATTGAAGCGGTGAGATTGAAATGAATTTGTAACCAATATCAGAATGCAAAACGTGTTTTCGTTTATATCCGTTGTTATATGGTTTAAAATATGCCATAATAACTTCTTTTCTCATTTGTATTGTTCCGCAAGGAAAATTGCCAATCTCTATTTCATTGGTATATTTGAAACTTCTTAAGTTAGTCATATCTAGATGTTTAGATTCTATAATTTTTCTCGCTCCACTTGGTTTTATAATTTGCATAAGTTTATTGTGTTTCATTCTTATAGAGTCCATTTCGGTTACGAATGATTCCATGGATTTTTTGAAATTTAAGAAATGATTTCTTGACTCTTTCGGAATGTAATCTTTGTATATAGTAGTAATCGGATTGAGAATTTTTCTTTTGAACTTTTCATTCCGAAAAGGAAGGAACTTTTCTATAGTTTGTTCCGAATGTGTGTTGTATGTTTTCTCGCCGAATCGGAAGAAGTGAAATTGCGCTTCTTCTCCTTTTGAATGTGGTGTTTTGAGTAAATAAAAGAGTATTTTGTTTTTAACTTGAACTGGTAGAAATTGCGAAATAAACACTTCCAGTGAGATTTTGTCCATGACGCGTGTTTGTAGGATACAAGTCCTTCTCTTAACTTAATTAAAATCAATTTTATAAAAAAAGTGTAAATCAATTGTGTGTTGCCGTTCGGTCCGAGAGACTTTTAAACATAATAATGTTGGTATTTTTTTATATTGTCTAATGATTGTTTTATTTTACCCGTCCAATAATAGTGGAGTTGCGACGGCTGCACCGACTACTAAGAAGATAGCCGCCCCAAGTCCAACCCTATTGAAGTGGAATGGTTTATTATCATCTTGTTCACTTGTCGGCGCCACCACCACCGCCGCCTTCTCAGAAACTCCTTGAGATAAGACACCTTCGCCTTCACCTTCACCTTCACCTTCGCCCTCATCTTCACCTTCACCTTCGCCCTCACCCTTATCCTCGCTTTCACTATTTATCTGCGTTACTTCTTCAATTATTCCTTCCTCTATTCCTTTTTCAATTATTTTCATATGTTTATTTAATTCTTTCTCGTAATATTTCTTGTCTTTAATTACTCTATCTAGTTCATTCATAGTTGCTTGTTTTTTTTTACCATTTTTATTTTTTTTGTTAATGTTTTCATATTCTTTATCCAAGAGATATAATTGGGCTCTTAAAAGATAAAGATGTTGTATCAATTTACTATATTCTTCATCCCCAGAGTAAAAAGATCTTCTCTTTTTGTATTTTTTATGACTTGATGCGGTGGCCTTCGCTGTTTCTCCTAGTGTGTTTATATTATTATTTTTTTCTTCGAGAAGTTCTTGTTGTTCAAAAAATGAAGTCCCCCCAGTTAGTTTTTTAGAGTCATTGCGTTTTATATTAGAACGCTTACTTTTCTTCAAGTTATTTTTGGTTAAGTTATTTTTGGTTAAGTTATTTATGTTGATTTTGTTATTTTTGTTATTTATTTTTCTAGAATATTTCTTACGTGTTATTTTTTTATTGTTCATTATATATTTTCAAGATTAAAAAAAGTGTGAAATGTGTCGAAATCCATAAAGAGTGTGTGTTTAAAAAGGATGTAATATGTTAGTAGTGTAGAGTAAATTGTGTTGATAAAGTAATAAATGTTTGAAAGTGAAAATGCGAATGTGAGAAGTAGTAGAGTGATAGCCAGTACAGCGTCCTAATAAACCCTGGGCAACTGAATCGTAAGAAGGGTAATCAACAAATCGGTCATAACAAATTTGAAGAAAGTTCAATGAAATAGACTTAGCACACCTCAACTTGTCGATGATGAAGATAAATGTGTGTTTGTTAGGTTTGCTGTGAAGCAAAGAATAGAAATCGCGTTTCTTGCGATAAGAAGGTTCTGAAATATATTGAAAATCAAAAGACTTGAAAACCGACCGAAAATCATGAATCAAATCGTGGTGCTTTTGTCCGCGAGGAGTTCGTATAATGTGGTAGAAAGGGTCGGCAAGATCAATGTGTTCAAGCAAATTACGTATATTGTCGTGATGTCCAACCAATGGCTTACAGTCAAATATTTGCCCGTTTTCAAAGTATTTCTCAACGGAAACATATTTGTCAGGAACTTGCATGCGAAGAACCTTCAACGAATTCTGCCATATGTCAACATGATTCAAAAGTGAATCGGGGGTGGCAGTAAAATGAACAATCTTGATGTTCTTGGAATAAAGACGCTTGATGTTGAAAAATCCCAACTCATTGTAGAGAGAATACAAGGTCTGCCCGTATTTGTTGGCAATATGAGACTCGTCAAATATGATCAAAACGTTGTTCAAATTCTGAACCATTTTGATAAATAGTCTCAGCTGATTACGGTGAAATATGCGAGCATTCAAAGAATCAGGAAATCGCTGCTTGGTCTGGTGAGTCCACTCGGTAGAGGAATGTCCGGTGAAAATGAACACATGTTCATAGTCAACCCGATGTTTTGCGTCGTTTTTTGTGAATTCGCGTATGATGGCGAGCATAGAGCCAGTTTTCCCAGATTGTGTAGGTGCAATTGCCAAAACATGCGTGACGTTAAGGTCATGAAATGCGTGACAAATGTTGCGCCCAAAGTCCCTTTGGTTGTCAAAGGTATCCTTGAGGTAAAGTTGCTCCAGTTGAGGGTCCACACTCCCATGCACAGTAAATGAGTTGCGCTGCCATGTGTCGTCAAAGACGAATGTCTTGGAAATGGCTCGTTTGATGCGCTGTTCCTTCTTCTTTTTGAGCAACTTGTTCTGAATATTGTCAAGTTTGGCTTGTTGTTCGTGGGAAATAGAAGCCGAAATAGAAGAAGGAGTCAAGTTCTGTTCAACAGAAAGCATGGTAAAAGAGCGACCAATATTGGCGATGTGCCTAGTAAATGTTCGTATAAACCATTTCAATTTTAAAAATTGAAAAAAAGTTCAAGACCATAATGTTAGCAAGAAGATGATACGAAAATCGTGTAGATTGTATGAAGACTTCCGCGAACCACGTGAACTCCGTCTGCGTCGTTCGTCGGGTAGTCCTCGTTTGGAGGAAGAATATATCAAAATCTATAACATAGAAGAGCATGTTCTGTATAGAAAACAAGAATTGGCGAGCATCTACCAGACATATCAATACTATAAATATGAGAAAGAAGTGCTATATTGGTTGAACAAAAAGTGTGGTATCTACACAGAAGAGAGTGCTTACGAAATGTTAGGTTGCTACTTGATCGGAGAAAGTAACACAGAAGAAAAGGAAGAAAGTAAGAAAATAATGGAGTATCGTTTGAATTTAAAAGACAAAAATCTAAGGGTGGGTGAGATATATGTGTGTTATTGTATGAATTTGCTGGATCATTTCAGCTACACCATACTAGCAAGTTTGTGAAAAGTATGTGAAAAATGTGGTAATAAATCCGGTAAAAAAATCCGACTCATTTCTTTTTTTTCCGACTCATTTCTGGAGTTCAATAAAAATGCGAAAAAATGGTTGAAAATGTGGAATAGATGAATATGAAAATATAAAGAAAAGTGTTGAGATTGTAGTATATGCCGTTTGACAAGTTCGAGAAATTGGAAGAAAGTATAGAAAAGTATTCAACAGTTTGTATAGATAAAGATAATAATGTGGTAATAAATGAAGAGTGCAATAGATTGCTGCTGTATTTACAGCGAAATATGTTGCCCAAAAGCCGTAATAGTGTTTTGTCGAATAGCGAATCAGAAAATAAAAAATGACTGGTGTGGGATTTGAACCCACGAGTACGAATACATCAGAACTTGAGTCTGACCCCTTAGACCACTCGGGCAACCAGCCAGGTGTTGGGAGTAAGTCCCAATAATATTTGTGTTTATTTTTTTAAGTTATTTTTTATGTTTTTATGTTTTTATGTTTTTATTAGCGAGCTTCGGCGGCATCGGCATCTTCCCCCCACTCAAGTGGGGGTGGTGATTCGTTGACTTTGTCAGCCTCTTCCTTGAGGCGGTTGAGCGCATCTTCATCCATTTTACGCTCGCTTGCTCGCTTGCGCTGTTCCCGGCGCTTCTGAGCATTGGTGAAACAACCATAATCCCCATCGTCATTTTCCTCGGACTTACCTGAAGTATTGTTGCGTTCTTGTAGAATCTCGCGCTGAGCCTTCATGAACTCTTCTTCGTCTTTGCGACTCATAATGCGAGGTCCGGTGCGGACTTCCTTGCGAGTGGCAGCCTTATTCTTGCGAACTTTCCAGAACCACGGCGGGTTGTATTGGATCTTGACCTCTTCATCCTTGTTGATTCGTTCTGCAAAATCATTCAAATAGTCAGATTCATACATGTATTCCGAAAAGTGGATGAAAACCACGTGAAATGGCTCGCCGGTGTTGCGATCGGTCCTGGAGATCATATCAACCTTTGCCACACAGCTGTTGCCGTACATGTCAGGTCCGAATAGCTCACAGAAGATTCCCTCAACGTAGTTCGCGTCAAACTTGTGGTATACCCTTGGAAGGCAGACGGAAGGAAGTGCGATAACATTGTTGGAAGCCATGATAGTAAGTATGAGATGTGTTACCCGAAGGTGTTGGTGCTGTCTAGTGAGAAGGTAGAAACTGATTTCAATTTTTTTTGAAATACTGAAAAATGGATTTTTGTAAATAAAAAATATTGTTTTTTGTAGCAAATTATTTTTTTCTAGTTTTTGTTAGATTTTTGTTGGGTTTTTGTTTTTGTTAGGTTTTTCAGTGACAATCAAAGCATTTGTAGCGCCCGCCCTGCCAAGTTCCAAACATATAGTCCCCATCTCCCGGATACTTATTGCAAACACAGCAAATATGTGTTCTGCGAATAGGCGCCATCATTTTTTGGTAATTTGGGTCTTTTTTTTGCTGTTTTTCTCTTTCTTGGTAAGTTTGCCTGTAAAATGAGTCAATAACTCCAGCATTGAAATCGCAGTTAAGTCCACAATCTCCCATTTTGTGTTTTTTCTGTTTGGTTGTAGACAGCGTAATACGGACCACTAGTTTCAATTTTAAGTTAATTACCTAAAACTGAAATAATGATGCCCAACTCCATATAGATTTGTTGTCGGTCCGAGTGAATACCCGACAAATTGTTTAGGTAAATCTCGTTTTCTCTTTTTCTGAGTTCTGGTTTTGTCATTTTTTGTATTTTTTGGTAGAGTTTGTCATACAAATCACTGTGGTGTGTTGGTTGTTCTCGGAGGTTTGCGAGGTCCATAGTTGGCAATAGAGCAGGTGTAGTAGACGCTTGGTATTTCATCCATGTCTCGGTGGTATTGGCATGTGTTAGCGTAAGTCTAGAATCAATTTTCCAATAAAAAAAAACTGCCGAAAATGCTGCCAAAATGATACCTATTTTTTTATTTTTTTAAAATATTGTGCTACAAATTAGTGGATTTCGTATAGGAATCCGTTCAAAACGGATTTGTCGCGTCTGTTAAGTTGGATTTCGTGGTTGTGTAGTTTTTTGTCCTTTTTTTTCTCGTTTTGTGTGGCGATTCGCAGGTTTTGGCTTGCAACGAATCTGGTATATCCGTTGTAGTTGATTCGTATAGCATAAATAGAGTTGTCGTGTAAATAGTCAACAATTTGTGCGACTCTTCCGCAGTCTTGTCCTCTGATGATCATAACATAGGACCGCTTTTTCATGCTCATAGTTGGTGTTTTGTATTGCTTTTCTCGCCGGTGTTGGTAATAGTATGTATGAAACTCCTAATAATTCAATTTTAAAATGCAATAAAAAATATGGGCTATTGCCCTACCATTTTGTATGTTTCTCTTTTTTCTCTTTTTGTCTTTTTTTATGGAATAGAATCGTTGAAAATCTGCTCATCCACTACAAAATCATCTGTGAATTCAGCGTCAAAGCAGTGTTTCTCGTCGGCGTCAATAGGAAACACATATTCGTTATTTAGGTCATCGTGGCAGAGCAAATAGGCTTCATGTTCGTTGCCACACAGGTAAGGATGCTCTGGCTCTTCTTCCAGGAATCCGTTGATGTGGTTTTGGATGTCGATGCTGAGTGAGATGCCGTTCAACAGTAGATCCAGCGGTGTTTCCTCCCCAGTATACAGTTCCTCTCTGGGCTCAAAGAAGAAGCAAGGCTGAAGCTTGGTCATGGTAGCCATATGGTATGGTAGCCGAGGTAAAACGAATTCTCCCCCGGGTGGTAATACTTGTAGATTTGTAGCACAGAATAATTTCAATTTTTTTAGATCATAAGAAAAAATAAGAAAAAGTATTACATATCACAATACACCCTCCTCGTTCTCCTCGTTGTCGCCCACCCACCGCCCAACCTCCCGGTATCCGTTTTTCGTCCTTTTCCACACCGTTTTGATATCTGAAACGTCAAATATGACGAATTTGTGCATGTTCTCTGCTTTGTCGTGAACTATCAACTCGAACGTTTTGGTCTCCTTCTTCCAAGTCCAGTCGTGAAGAGAACTGTAGCGAATATCTTGGCTCACCTTGTTTTCCGCCGTGACCTCTTCGTCCCAAGAATTCTTAACGGATATCGCAAGTAGCAAATCTGCGGATTCTTGCTGGCGGCGGATTCTATTCGCCGTCTGCTGACTCCATTTCTCTATCAGGAGTTCTTTCAACATCGCTGCCTCGCAAATCCAAGATTCAGTCATGCGCTTGTCAGAATCAAGCATCATCTCTTCAAATGCTTCTATGTCCCCGAAATATAGATAGTGTGCCATCAAATAGGCCGTGTATTTCGCCTCTTTGCGGTTTAGCGTGTCAAGAAGAAGTGAGACTGCCTTTTTGGCAAACTTCCTAGAAACGCTTCTATCAATTTCGACGCGATCAATGACTTTCAGTGCCTGAATCTCCATGTCGGTGCTGAACATCGTGCGTTGCGTGTTTAGTGAATGTGGTCTTAGACCAATGCTGCCTTCATATGTAGTGCATGATTTATTTCAATTTTGTGCTACAAACCCGGGGAAAAAATCAAAAACTCGCACTTTTCGGAAAATGCGAGTAAAAAGTAGTATTTTTCATAAAAGTGCGAGTTTTGCCTATAATTCCCAAATAATCCAAAATAACATAAGTTCCGTAAACTCGCACTTTTAGCAAAAAAACGAGTAAAAACTCGCACTTTTAGAAAAAAAATGAGTAAAAACTCGCACTTTTCAGAAAAATGCGAGTTTACGAAACTTAGGCTTTTTCAGCAATACATATATGAAAAAATTGAAATGAAATCTGTGGCACAAATGAAGGCATCACCGGTCATAGACCAACAAACACATTATCTACTCTCAAGCTTCCAGTCTTCTACATTCTAAGCATGTCGTCCACTGAGATGTTCGCGAAACTCCACACTGAGGCTGCTCTTTCTCTGTTTTGTAAGATTGCCGTTGAGGCGATTAACGAACAGAGTTCCAAGAGTATCCCAAGTGCTGAGGAGCTTCATGGATTGATCATGGGGAAAGTTTTTGGCGATGAGGAATCTTCCTCGCCCGTCAAGAACGTTCCGCGGGATGACGTTGCCAAGAAAGTTGAAGTTCCGGAAGTTGTCCAAGAAGTTCCTCTTGCAGAATCGCCCAAGAAGACCATCAACCTGACCTCCAAGGACTTGAAGAAGCAGCCGCTCAAGATCATGAAGAAGGAGCTCAAAGATGGGGACGAGGTTGAAGTTGAAGTTGAAATTGCATTTCCGTATCTTGCGGAGGTGGATTACAGCGATACTTGCCAGTCTCTTAAGGTAAACGGCGGACTTTTCACTCCTTGCCTGACTCGCCCGGCTAAGGATTCGAATTTCTGTAAGTCTTGCGCAAAAGCGGACCACAAGTATGGCACTATGGAGCAGCGTTCTAACTGCTCTATGCTCTGCTATGTGGACCCCAACGGTAAGAAGGAAATTTCATTTGGAACTTGGCTCAAGAAGCGTGGGGTGGAACGCGCTATTGTGGAGTCCAAGATCCAGGAACAATACGGTATTAGCCTGCCACAGGAATACTGGGTTCCGGACAAGTCTAAGGCATCCCGCGCTGTAAAAACGGTTTCAACGTCTAGCGATGATGAAGCCAGCGTGGAAGGCGATAAACCGGCTCCTAAGAAAGCCGGTCGCAAGCCTAAGAAGGAATCCGTTGCCGAGGTTGCTCCTGTAGAGGAGACCAAGGAGGATACCAAGTCCGAAGCCAGTGCTGATGAAGCCAGCGCGGAAGGTGATAAACCTGCTCCTAAGAAGCGTGGTCGCAAACCTAAGAAGGTGACTATTGCTCCTGTGGAGGAGGCTAAGCCTGAAGCCAGTGTGGATGAAGCCAGTGAAACTCCTGAGAAAGAGCCTGAGACTCCTGAGAAAGAGCCTGAAACTCCTGAAACTGATGAACTCCAAGAAGAGCCAATCAGCGACGAGGAAAATGCTCAGGAGGAAGTTGAAGTTGAGCCTAAGGAGGAGGGTGAGAAGCCCGAAATGCTCAACGGTCTTCCTAGGAAAAATGGCGCTATTCGTAAACTAGACGCCGATCACAACCTAGTATTCTGGGATAACAATACCTATGTTATTGACCTAGATGACAACTGTCTCTGGACTCACGATGAAGATAACGAGATTGTCACCTGTGTGGGTGAGTGGAACCCGGAGACTATGGAGGCCGTGCTAGATGAATAGAACTCTCCAAAATCCCAAGAAATAAAAAACCAGAAAAAGACAAATAGTAAGTAAATAGTAAAAAAATAAGGCAGCCCAAGGCAAGGTATAAACCTATTTTTTATTATTTATTTTTCCCTACTCATTTCTATTTTTTCCTACTCATTTCTGGAGCACGTCAAAACGCCCTATTTTACACGCAAAATGAACGATTGGAAAAAAAATTGAAATGATTTGTAGGTGCAACTCTATAGCAACGCCTTTGGGCACACCTACAGAAAATTCGATTACCCGCGCTCAGACACTGCACTGTTTGAACATGGCCTCTATTTCGCAGAACCTTCCGCGCACCTTCTACAAGCTCGCCGACAAGTGGGACAAGAAGGTAGGCACCAGGAACTACGAGAGCAAGTGCTGGACTATGAGTTCCGTTGACAACCGAGATCCAATCCACAAGGTTGCGTATCTCATGTCGGAGAAGCTAGGGTCGCAACCCTTGGATATGTTCCACAAGTTGGTAGCGTTGTCGCCTGATTGCCAGGGGACACCAAGCCAGCAGGTCTGGATCTATGACATGCGGCAAAGTGATACTCTACCCAAGTCTCAGGCTGACACGCAACGGCTCTATGGCTTTGTGGATAAGCTCCTGAAGAGTTGGTTTGACGGTCAAGAAAGGAACTATCTCTTTCAGAACGTTCACATTGCAACCTGCTTCTTTGTGTGGTATTTCACCAAGCCGAACTTCTTCTACAAGGACAATGTCATGAAGCAGACCACTCGCCACGGAATCCAGCGCGTGTGGACACCGCTCTTGCTAGGGAAGAAGATGAAGCTCCAAAAAGAGCCAGTCAACGCCCCAGCGCCAAAGAGCCAGTTGTCCACCACAACGGATGCCCTCTTGCCGAAGCAGCAGCAACAGCAGGAGAAGCTCCGTAAGGATATCGTAGCATTGTTGGCTTCAACAACGCTGTCAACTGCTTTACTGGAGTGGGACGACCCGCGCCGTCTTCACCTCAAGATCTCTGAGTGTCTGGCAAATACCGACTCAGGTCTCTCCATCAAGCAGAACAAAAAACTACAAAAAACATACAACGAATATACCACTATTACCGCAAAGATCAACAAAACGCTGGACAAGATTAGGAAAGTTGAGCGGGCTAATGCCAAGATTGCTATTCCTCCAAAAGAGCCAGTGTGGGATGACAGACTTGGACCGCCTCCAATCTCGCCCCCAGAACTCATCCGCAAATCAGCGTGCGAGATTTATGAAGAGAGTCCCTCTTCTCCTGCTGAGTTGCCTGACTGTGTCGGTTGTGCCACCGGACAAGCCAATCAGTTGGCACATGTGGGTGGCTGTTTACCGGACGAACTGGAGGCGGCTGAGGAGGAAGATGTCCCCGACTCTTGGGAGGATCTATAGGTCCGTTGAGAGAACGTATATTCAAGAAAACTAAATAAAAAGTAGGTAGATAGGCAGCAAAAGGTAGGGATTTTTTCCCATTTTTTATTGCCATTTTGTAGGACAAACTTGCGTAAAAAAAATTGAAATCATTTTGGCGAATATCGCTAATTCAACCCCGCCTTTTGGCACAACAATACATTCAATACTCTCCTGCGTTTCAAGCAATGGCTGCTCAAAAACCCCACATGTTCGACCAGTGCGCCTGGCGTCTCATCAAGGACTTCGGCGGCATCTACGGCATCAAGATGAACTATAGCAAGATCAAGAACCTGTCGCGCGCTAAGTTGAGCAAGGCATGTGAAATCGTAGAGCACCTATCTTATTTTGGTGATTGCTCTATGCTTGTTAAGCAGTGGAAGCACACTATTCTGAAAAAGGTAGCTGAAGGCTACAAAAATAGGCAGTTTTACGAGGAACTGGCAAAAATGGTTGTACCTCCACCGAAAGTCACCTGCATATGTGGCTTGAAGATGGGGTCCAAAATTGGACAACAACACAATCACTTTCGCACACGCAATCACGTGAATCGTATGTTGAAATGCGTTCCGGTAAGTAAAGTTGTGGAATCAAAAGCCCCTGTTTGGGAGCAAATGGGAAACTCGCATACACTGGTTGTGCGAAAATGGTCCGATCTGCAAGGGCAATTTTTGGTAAAGCAGATTGATCTCCGACCCTATATGGAACAACGAGAGCGGTTTAACGGCACTACTCATTATACGATTGATGAAATTCTAGTGGGGGGATGGGACATTGGTTGGTAAAACACCGAAAAACGTAGAACAAAACCAGTAATTGGGATGGCAGCACAAGGCAGGGATTTTTCCCATTTTTTATTGCCATTTTGTAGGTCAAATTCGCGAAAATAAAATTGAAATCAACAAGGTGAATGCTGGGAAAGCAACCTCGCCTTTTGGCACAACATTACATTCAATACTCTCTACTGTGTTGTCATGACCGTTTCCAAGTTAAGTGCTAGCAACAAGTACATCGTGCAGGAGGCGTATCTGACGAAGAAGCTGAGAGTGGCTCACAAAAACAAGGGAAAGAGTGACAGGACTTGCCGTTTTGTAGGACGTTTCACTTCTAAAGCTGAGGCGGTTCTGGCATCAAATCAGGTACATAACACGATGAAACGCAAGGAAACACTGAACTCGGAGTTCAACAAGAAAGAGGAAGAGAAGAAAAAATCCCAAATTGCTTTGGAAGCACTTCAGAAATTGGACCACGATATCCTGTTTACGAATCTTCGCGACTGGGACTACATTGGAAACGACGAGTTCAAGGTGGATATTGTTGACAAAGCTGGCAATTTTCACAGGTACAACTACTACGAAAACGAAGGAAAAACCGTCTGGCGCCGTGGACCGCGCAACGCAAAGGGCGTATGTATGGCAAAGCCAGTGGGAGCGTGGGTGGGCGACGAATAAACTCCCAGCGAGTTTTGTAAATGCTTGGGAGAAGTGAGAATGTTGTGGGCGCGCTTAGATAATATGTAGTATTTTTTATTGCGTTTTACTATATTTAATTTTCTAATTTCAAATTGGGCATAATCCCATTTTTTAGGATGTTCTGTTGATTTAGTAATTTTATAGGACAAATTAGCAAAAAAAATAAAATTGAAATCAACTTGGCGAATATCGCTAATTCAACATCGCCTTTTGGCACAACATTACATTCAATACTCCTCAAGGTTTCCAAGCAATGGCTGTATACAAAACTCCCTCAGAGAGGTGGTGGCAGCTATACCTAGATGACAACGGATATAAGGAGAACTTCAACGGACTTCATCTTATTTGCGCTTTGTACGGTGATGACGAGGAGGACTCGGATACTCTTATGCAGAGTATGGTAGGAAATAAGCATGGACAGCTTTTCGCATTAGAGCATTGTGATAGTGAGAGCATGTTCAAAGAGACGATCTCGTCTTGTATGTGGCGCGATCAGTATCCAGAAGGGTTTTTCGCCCACTTACAATCACAACTGTGTTTGGTATTGGGCCTTAAAACAAAATCAAGGGTGCAAAATTGGGAAAGGTGGGGTTGGGACATAATCCAATACGACAATGATCTCAGAAACCTCAATAGAAGCAGATGGGTTGGTGATAAGAAGTTGGAACAACTTCTAACAGAAGAACAAAAAACCAAACTAAAAAACAGATTGATACACTATCATGGCGAGGAGCGAAACGGAAAGATAGTGGTTAAAGATTGGTATAACCCTTGGATGAGCCGCGAGGCCGACGAATACGCCAACTATATCAGGCGGGGGTGGCAGTGCTGATTTCGTCAACCGGAATCATAGAATCAACAAAACATAAAAAGTAACTACAATTCGGCAGCAACCAGGCAAGGTATTAACCTTATTTTTTATTGCCATTTTGTAGGACAATACCCTGTAAATAGGGGCATTTATTTTTTTAACTCATTTCTTTTTTTTCCCACTCATTTCTGGGGTAATTTCAAATTGGGCATAATCCCATTTTTGGGTGTTTTGTTGTTTTAGTAATTTTGTATGACATAATAGTAAAAAGATTAGCGGGGATCATTAATCAACACTACAAAAATACATTTAAAGCACCAGTCAATACTTTAAATATATTAACACCCAAACATGCAACAAAATACCAAAGCAGTCGCGGGAGCAATCTCGTTCGCAATCTTCGTGCTTATCTGCTACTATATCTACCACGAATCTTAAATAGCTCTTCCGCGCAAAACATCAGGTAAATCACAAATATAACACCAAACAAACTCAGCATCAAACTACAAAAAACCTCGCAGTCGCTATTACCAATATTGTCAACAAAATTAGAGGTGCTGTTTTCACTCGTTCTCAAATAGGTAACAATCCTCATTCCCATTACTTACTATGTTAGTTTAAATACCAATCAAAGTTTAAATCATTCGCAAATTATATAAAAAGATAAAGCCAAAAATCCATTACAATATACAATACTAAATGCAATCAATCACGGACCAATATTACAGCAAAGTCAACAGCGAAGATTACAAGCACAAGGAAGCCGTCCTCACCTCGCTCCAAACCAACAGTTTGAGCCTGAGAATGACTCGCTATGTATACGAACCCCCGTTCAAATACTACGCCATTCACCGAATCCGCAACAACTTCAATATCAACACTATCGGTTATTTTGATTAATTATATCACCATATTGTAAGACAAGCAACATTACTCCAAAATGAGAAAAGTATACGTATCAAAAATGATTAGCGATGAAAATATGGAAAAGCGCGCCAATACATTCGTGAAGCCCGAAGATATTCACCAATTTTTCAATACAAATGTGGATATATACGACGCAGATACCCACAAACTGCTCGCCAAATTTCGTAAAAATGTTCTCAAAACTAATCAACTGCAAGATTTCTACGACGCCACTTACGATTATACCAGCAAAATGGTAACAGCCAATCGCGGCAATACGACCGGAAGTAAAAAGCGCAACCTGAAAAACAATCCCAAAGTGAAATCTGCTATTTTAGGCTATTTTGATCGCTGGGGTGCCAAAGAAAAAATGCAATTCCGTAGAGCAGGCGTGCCAATTCCGTTGGAAGTCCGCGAGACCAGATTTTCTGCAGTTCATCCCGACAAATTTCAAAAAGCCCTTCCGCTTATCAAATCTATCGACAAATATTACCAAAAAATGCTAAACAAATTTTACAGAAAACAGCGACAGAAAGCGGACGAAACGCACTTCAAAATACCAGAAACGTCGTTCACTACCATCACCACCAACATCAACTTTCAGACTTCTATTCACAAAGATAGCGGCGACGACGAAGAAGGGTTCGGTAATCTGGCGGTCATTGAGAACGGAAAATACAGCGGCGCGGAAACGTGCTTGCCCCAGTATGGTATTGGGATCGATGTGCGTCAAGGCGACCTCTTGTTTATGGATGTCCACGAATGGCATGGAAATCTGCCGATGGTGCCCACTTCCAAAGACGCAACCCGCATGTCTATTGTGTGTTATTTGCGCACCAAAGTATGGGAAAGAACACGCAATAAAAGCAAAACATTCCAAAAAAGACACCTTAATTCAATAAAAGCTATCAAATTAAAGTCACAAAACCACAAGAAAACTCAGAAGAAAAAAAATTGAAATAGCAATCACCGGGGTTTGGGCATCATTCCATCAAGCCAGAAGCAAGAAAAGCAAAAACAAAAGCGACAAAAAGCAACACAAGATGGACACCAAGTTCATGAAATCTCTCATCAAGAAGATTACTCGTTACCAAGATACCAAGAAAATAGTAACAAAACACGAAAAAGCCGCCCAAGTCCGCTCGTTGTTCTTGATGTTAAACCGCGAAAAATACAAACAGTTTTCGTTTGCAACAAAAGACAAAAAGTTTTGGAGGATTGTCTCGTTCAAAATCGTGGAATTTGAATGCGACGTAAACGAGATGATAGTTGAAACACAGCGCGCGATTCAAAAGCACAACTCACAGAACACACAAGAACTTGACAATCTGAACAAGAAAGTCAATTATTACAATCTCGTGTTGAAAACACTAAAAAAGTATGACAAACATTATGGTGAGAAAATAGGGCTCACACTAAACCGCCTGTTTTGTACAGACATATCACATTACATTCGCGAGTTCATTTAAATTACTTACAAAAGGTTTCCAATTGTGTTAATAAAGTTATCAATTTCATTATTTAATTTTTTATCCACATTACCATTAATATGGTATCGCAGCTTCAGATCGTGAAGCGTTTTAATAATGCCATTTTTTTTATTTGAAAATGTCATTTTTGAAGTAAATTTGTAGCTCGCATACATTGTCAACAAAATAACCATCAATATGACAAAAATAATAGACCACGCAAATGCATTGTTATGGTCGGTGCTGCTTCGTTTCATCGCAATATTCAATACCACTGGAATCAAACAACCAATAAAAATGAAGAGCGCTTCAATGAGCGGCGTGAATTTTTCGGCAATATCAAGGAAGTTTTTCTGCAAGTTTTCGTCACCAATATTGATTTCGTCAAATGAAGTCAGCAAGGTGAAAATACCGGCAACTCCGGCTCCTAATAGCCCAGCACAAAAGTTGGAAAATGAATTACCAAGCATCGCTTTAGATCCGTCTATAATGTCATATTTTGTCCGCAAATTATCAACATATCTGTTTGTTTTGTCTTTATCTTCCAAGATTGCCTTTGGAATGTTCAGCGGTTTACAGTGATATGATTTCAGCACATCCGAAAGGTCTTTCATGTTTTTGTTTTTGGAAATTTCCTTCTCAAACCGGAGCACGTGGTTCATCACTTTGCGCCAGTCATGTTCGGTCCATTTGTTAATGATGCCAAAATTCTCTTTAATATTTTCTTTGTATTTCCCAAATTCAAAATGTGTAGAAAGTGGATTTAAAAACGACTGCACAAAAAGGTTGTCCAACGCCTCGGTGCCCATTCGCATCCCGAAGTTATCAATAAATCCAAATATGATAGCCCCAATTCCCAGGACCATAATAACTCCGATTTTGGAGAACTTGGTTCCCGCAGCAAGCTTCATCAACTTCTCTTTTGTAAATACGAAAAAGTTGGAGAGAAGCAAAATAAATCCAATTAAGAGTAAATACAAAATACCACAATATTTGTCAAACGGCTTAATCTCGTTTTCTACAATGAGGGATGAAAAATAGCAGCCGCCAAAGAAGGAGAAAATAATGATAACTGGCAACGCAAAAAATGCGAACTTTCGCTTGCTAACTTCTTCAGAATCGCTGCCGCTTGCGGCACTACTTATGTCATGATCTCTTTCAAGATATGCGATTAGATACAAAGAAAAGACAATCAAAACAATTGACAAAAAGAGAAACGAGTAATTCAAAATATGAGAAACGTTCATGTTACTATATTAATACCTTATATATATACTCATACAAGTAAAAACCAAAAGAAAATAAAACACGAAAAAAAAAAATTGAAATACAATCGCTAACCATAAAGAACGCATCGCCACGACAGACAACACCATGGATCCTTGGTACGAAGCATCTTGTCCGTCCGAATCCGACGTAGAAAACTCTATGCAAAAGTCGCATATTTACATTTGTTTGCATCAGGAGTCAAATACAGACGAAGAAAATAAGTTTCTCTGTCAAATTGCGTCAAACGCTCTCAGCAAAGAAAGAGAAAACCTCAAGCCGCTAGACGAAACAATTGCCAAAAATGCGCACAACTACACACAGATCAACTACGAAACAATCCGCCAACACCCAAACTGGAAAGAATTAGCACAACAAATCTTGAAAGAAGAAGTCATTGCACATAAACCGTATGGTTCTTGGCGGGGATTTAGCACATTTGTTATTGGACCATTGCGTGAAAAGTTCATTGTTCGTGTTATTCGCGAAATATGGGCAGTTCAAGTTATCCAAAGCAAGTTGGTTCCAGCTTGGTTGGCTCACAACTATTGTCCCACAGGAAGGGGGTATGAACGAGCCAGCGAACATTATTCGTCGCTACAACTCATAAAATAATTTCATCAATTTCAACAAATTCATCCAATCCAAATGAGAATAAAAGACAAAATAATTATGTATCATTATGATATCATAATGAATTTACCAGAATCCGTTATTTTGAATATTTTTTCATTTTCTCCGAGTTTTGTCTTTTATAAGAATTGTAAACGTGTTTTAAAATACAGCTCTGCCACAATATTTGAATTATTATCAAAATATTACTTTAGTTTACCACTATTATCACCACCCCACTCAGTCCACCCGGACTCCTCGGTTCCCCCAGTTCCACCTATTCCCAGTTACCTATTTTTGGATTACTTTTTACATCACAAGCACCTGTTGATCTTGGATAATTATCAACCATTTGAAGAGTATTTGAAACAAAATGTTTGGGCAAGAGAATTATGTTGCAATCATCCGACAAATCAAATTATTCACCACTCGCTACGAAATATTATGCGTCTTTCATATTTTGTGAATTGTTTGCGAGAGCTAGCAAGATACCAAAGACAAATGACAAATGATAAAATAGAACAATCAAATATTGGAATAAGTTATCAATGTTTGATTGAGTGTGTAAATAAAGAGAGCGAAGAACAAAGTAAAATGCTGAAGCATTACATGAGAACAACCACGAATAACTTTAAATAACTTTTCCTCTTCTGCATTTCTCTTTTTGATTTCAGAAAATTTACAAGTAACTTCTCTTTTTCTCTTTTCTCTCGATTTCATTTGAGATAATTTACAAATAATGTTGTCATTTTCTCTTTTTTCTCGGTTTCATTTGAGATAATTTACAAATAATGTTGTCATTTTCTCTTTTTTCTCGGTTTCATTTGAGAAAATTTACAGATAACTTCTCTTTTTCTCTTTTTTCTGCATTTGATTTCATAAAAATTACAAATAATGTTGTCATTTTCTCTTTTTTCTGCATTTGATTTCATAAAAATTACAAATAATGTTGTCATTTTCTCTTTTTATGGGTTTTTGTTTTCCCAACATTTTTGTTTTTTTTAAGTCGCTGTGAAGTTCGCAATGGCGGCGCAACCTTTTTAGATGTCTCGTTTCGAACTTCCACGTTGTTCAGCGTCGGATTCAATCGTCTTGAGCGGCGAGGCGCCGCAGCCAACGAAGCCGGCAACATGGCATTCGCCGCCTGTGTATTCCCACATGAAATATTGTATTTCTCACACAAACGCCGCAGCACATTTTTATTTTTCTTGGTTTCTTTGATGAATTTTCGGATTTTGGATTTGTCTTTTAACAGGTTGGAATTTTTATGAACTTCTTCCATTCCGAATTCCCAAGTCTCGCCATTTTCAAAAAGAATGTCATATTGGTACTCGGAAACCTTTTTCCCGGTGTCTTTATTCTCGGTAAAGTTCCATTTTTTCTGAGTAATTACCCCAACAAACTGCTCCGGTAATTTCTTCCCACCCTGTGAAAAGTAATTTCGTTTAAATAAAACAAAATCCAATACATTATGTTCCTGATGATTGGTCTGAGATGATTGCTGTCCAGCACCATTATTTTGTATAACATCATCAATGGCATAGTCAAGCGTTTCGTATTTGACATCGTCGTAATAGTCGACCACGAGCTGCATTGCCACATGTGGGTCCACTTTGATATCTTTTGACCCAGCCACGTATTCATAATCTGCGCTCCCTTCCTGTAATTTACGGCACAGGACATGTTTCACGTAAACAGAATCGGCTGGATCTCTAGACAGCCCAGTCACACGGTAAAGGTCGTCCTTGTTATCCCTCAATAATCGTCCAAGAAGCCATTCTTGTTTGCTCATCTTGAAGCGCCGCTTTTCGCCAATGTTTCGTTCAAGCAACGCCTTGGCTTTTTTGATAGGCTCGCTGTAATAATGGTTGTAGTTGTGTGTAAGTATTTTATAGGCATCATGATCCATTGTTTTGGATACATTTTTCATGTAATCAAGCACGTTGTGTATGTGTGTATAGTAGCGCTTTTCTTTTTTCGCATTTTCGGTACTAAATGTGAGAATGATTCCTTTCCCAGACGGTAATTCCGACGGCTTTTTACCCGAAACGGATTCAACTTGTGCATAATACTCGCGAAACTTCATTACATTTGTAGATTGTTTGTTATGGTAGTAAATATCGACAATTGACAGTTCTTGTCCCAATGGTGGAGGAGGCGCCGAAGCTCCCGCCCCCGCTCCTGTCCCCTTTTGAGATAAAATCAGTTTGTCTTTAAAATATTGTTTGCTGCCGCGTTTGAGCGCCTTGTCTTTGCCCAACAAAACTGCCCGCGCACGCTCATGTTTCTTTTGTTCTAATTGTTCAGCTCGGTGTTCAATGATATCTTCCCGTGTTATTTTGGGCATAAACTGGTCTTTGTGTTGGCGAACAAGTTGATCCTTGGCTTTGTCAACATAAAATAAATAAGCTTCTTCTGGTTGTGGTATTTGCGAGTTAATATGCACAAATGCCATGTTAAAGAACTCTTTATATTTGTCTTTTTCAGGTAAATACCATTCAGATTTGGTTCCAGATGGCATGTAAATCACCGCTCTCTCAAATTTATATTTCAGTTTCTTGTGGAGTCCTTGTTCCACAAGTTGCGCAAAGGGAGTTGAGGCAACATGTTTCGCTTCTCGTCGGTAGAAAAAAATATTATGGAGCTTAAAGCCGCCGTTTTCCAATCCCGGAATGAGAAACGTCTGTGCGCTCTCAAGTCGTGTGGCAAGTTTTTGACGTGTATTTCCAAAGTTACTCATACCAATTTTGATGAATGTTCGTCCGTCCACCACCTTGGATATAATGTAAATATAAGACCGGATTACATCCACCGGCTCTTCATCTTGAAAAGTCCGAATTTTTTCCGGAAAGTGTTCGTCTTCAAATAATTCTGAAATAAGTGATTCGGTCGTGCTATAATCAATACCTTGGTTCTGAATCCACGAGCTGTCACGTGATGATCGTTGTTGTGTTTTCCGTTGAATATACGAAATGGGTTCCTCGTCGCGAGTAGTGCTACCCGGCGAGGAGGAAGACGATGACAACGCCGCCGCCATCAATAGTCCAAGTTATATTATACAATTAAATTAAAATCAAATCAAGAATGTCAAAAAAGACAAAACGGCATTCTGTAATTCAAACGCGCCGTTGACCAATGGTCTGTCCATATAATTGGGATGAATGCCAAAAATCAGCGATGAAAAAATCAAAGAAACCATCACAAGCATCTGTGTATTTTCTTTTCCAAAAACAACCGGAATAGTATTCACGCCATTTTCAATATCTTCGTCGATGTCTTTAATATCCGCCAAATTAGTGCACGCAAACAACACTAAGAAACAGGGTAAATAATCGTCCACGTCGCTGAAAATAGAATAATCATGATCGTGTAAAATACATGGTAACAATACGGCTGAAAATGTCCACATACTTGCCACAAAGACCGGTTTGAATCCAACAATTTGTCCTTTCAGTTGCTTATAGTATTCGGTGCTATATAACAATCCAGCGGTCGGTATGTTCAAATACCAATAGTCGTCATAGAACAATAAGAATAATATACAATAAAATGCGACACAATAAGACGTCTTATAGAATGATGAATTGTTGTATAATGTTTTATACAGGTCTTTTTTCTTTTCGTTAATATTTTCGTCTAATCCATCTTCTTGATGTTGTTCAATATATTCCACCGCGTCTTTGTATCTGTCTTTTCCGTAAGTATAATATCCAATCAAGAATTGTAAAAGCACTACTTTCAGCGTGGTCACATCGTAACCATAGTGTAAATTTGTAAATACATTATCAATAATATTGAGCGGCATTCCAATGTCAATTCCGTGTAGTGGAAGAGGAGAAATTACCATATTTAATGAAACGCTATTTCGAATCATAGGTTTGTAGTGTTGTTGTCTTTTGATTAATAATGAATGTGAATGTTTTTGATAATTTCCTAAAAATGCTAGACTCTTAGTCATAAGTGAGATTTACGATACTATATATACAACACTAGTATATATAGTAAAACAAACTCATTACTAAATATGTTATGCCCATTTTACAATACCAAATATACTAGAATCGCCAAATGAGGATTTTTTGTAAAAGGTGTCAAGTAAATCCGAATAGCTTGCAATATAAGGATCCGAAAATTCAAACTCTTTCAATAAATTTTTCGTTTGTAACATATCTTCCGCATTTTTGATAAATTTATTAAAATCATACATACTTAATTTAGTATTTTTTGTAATAGGTTTATCGGTCGTTTGTTTTGTAAAGTTTAAATGTGATTTGTGTGACAAATGATTCGCAGACAGTCCAAACGCGTATGGTTTTTTTATTGTGATTCCCGAGGTGTAAGCCCATTGTGGGTCATCTTTTATTTCTTGTTCGTCAGTTTTGCTAAATATCATTATACTTGGACCGCGCATTCTATTGAAAAATTTGCCAGGTTTATGTTCATAAATAAAATTTTTGTATGATACTAAATATAAGAAGCCTTTTTTGTCTTTATTATGTTCCCAAGTTGATTTTTTATCTGTTTTATATGAAACTTTTTCATCTATATTATAAAAATAGATTCTCTCTTTCAGAAAGTTAGAATTGGACCATTGTTTTCTGGACTGTTTTCTATTAGATGATTTTTGTCTTTTTTTGTGCCTCTGGAGTTGACTCATTTTCTTGGCTTTCATTGTTCCAAGTTTTATTGTTTTGTTATTTACACAAATGGTATTTTTACATGTAAAATCCTTTGTCATTATACTATATTTACAAAAATAAAACATAGTATAATTTGGTTCAACTTATTTATTTAACTCATTAATCTAAACACAATGTCATCCAGTAATTCCAAGTAATCGTCTAGTTCTTCTTGTTCCTTGTTGTTGCGGAGTGATGCGCGGTTCATAAGATTTGCCCATGGACGGTCCAAAATGTCAAAATGACTAAACTTGTCAATCATGACTTCGTCAATGACCATGGAATCTTGAAAATTCATCAAATCTGCGTTTAATAAAGAAAGTGGTGGAATGGTAGGAATAAATCTCCATTTATCAGATAGTTTATGTTTGACCACGAACATCTTGCCCCGCTCGCGGGGAACAGTAGCGCCTCCATCAGGACTCTCGTCTTCGCCTCCAACAGCATCGTCACTTCCATCAACAACCTTATTTGTCTTTTTTTGATTTCTGAATCCTCCAAAAATATTGGATTTGAGTAGTTCAACATAGTCAGTTTCCACAATCTCTTCAATCTTGTCATTCAGTTTGTTGAGCTGTAACATTTCCGTATCTACATTTATATTGAAATCAAAGCCAAAATCCAATAACTTGACCCCCGACCCTGACCCCATACCCTTTTGTAAATCAAGCGGTTCAATCAAAATGATCTTGTCCACATCTTCACTCGTTAATGAGGAATAAGTATTCCATAAATCCGCCACCCCACTAGAGTGCGAAATAAGAGCCACTTCACTATCATAATCCGTTTTCTGTGTCAACTTCTCTAAAAGTTCGCGATTGTTTTCTGGATTAGAACTTGCAATATGAACTTCATAGTTGTTGCTCAACTTAGAGATAAAATTTCCATACATTTCACGTGGAACTGGCTGCTGGAACCGCGCAGGAAAAAAGAGTAAATGTTGCTTCTGCATTGGCTTGATCATGCTCATCATGGAAGGAGAAGATAGCGAACATACCCCTTGAATCATAGACCCTATTCCAATTAAACTTCCCAATATTATTGAACTTAGCTTCATCATAAATTAGTTTTATTATGTATTTTCTGAAATATTTAAATGCTTTTACATTTATATACACCTCTCCTATGAAGTGGTTGTCCTTGTCCAAGTCGTTTGCCGTATTTTCGTCCGCCTTTAGCATTCTCTGCCTCGTCTCTACACCCTCTTCTGCTTCTGCATTCAATCCTCTGGTGAAATCTGTCTCATCGCCGCCACCACACCCACCAACAACTCATTCGCCATCAGTGAAATCATTTATGCCATTTTACGAACTTTCGCACCATGAAAGTGTTAATCATTTCTCCGAAAAAGCGAATCACTTTGGCGAAGAATTGGGTAAAAATGTTGTATTGTCGGTTTCGGCTGGATTACCCAAGTTCGATTCGGTTGGGCACAAGATTTTGAGTGCGAACCACGATTTTATAGCAGATATTTTGAAAAATGAAATATTGTCTCACGCTGCAAAAAAAACCATTATTTTGGGTTCCATAAAATTGGCTCAAATGGGTGACGACATGGGATCACATATTTTACAAAGTTATTATAATTTAGTGGATGCGTGTTTGTAGTTGTTTGTATCAAGTCTGTGCCAATACAGAATGAATTGTCTTTCTGAGTGTCTTGTTGTGTTCATACATTTTCCGTAATATACGGACTCGCTGTGTTCCGCGAACACGCATTGTCAAGCAAATATATTTTTCGCCTTCTTTCAGCACTTCTAGTCGTGTCATTTTTCGCTGCGCGCATGTCATTCGTAAACGGTGAAGCAACCCATTATTAACACCAATATAATACAAGCACGAAAAGCGAAAGTATTTTTCTAAATAATGTTTAGAGGTGAAGCATAAATTTGCAATATCTGTAATGTCCAAATAAAGGAGAAATTCCTTGTGAATATGAAACTTTTTGCCTAGCCGCAGCCATTCCATCAGCATGACCAAGTTTTCTGCCTGAGGTTGTTTTGTCATTTTCAATCTAATGAATCAGACCAATAAGATCAACTGAATCCACATTCATGTTCCATAATCTATTTCAATTTTTTTGGATATAAACCATAATTGACAAAGTTAAATTATAATAGTATAATATCAAAACACAAAATGAAAATACCATTTCTGAAGTTCATTCAAAGTGGACTGTTGACAGGAATGCCTTCGCTAATATACAATCCTTACACACAAACGCCGTTGAATATTCCACTGACGATTTCAGAGGACAGTATTTATTTGAATTTCCGTTTAACTCCACAATACTCGGATTATTTACAAGAATACGTGAATAAATATAATGACAATTTGTCTATTGTTCCAGTTTGTCTTTTTTCAGAAGAAGAAGAATTCTCAAAATCAAAATCAAAATATTTGAGTGTTAATGTATATAATTGTTCCAGCCCGGCGTTTTTGAACGGCAACAAACAAACCCTTCGTTGTGAGCTCAATACCTATGTTCAAGATAAACGCACTGGACAATACGGGACATTAATCCTTGACTATTTATCAAACGACCTCTCAATGGATCCGGTAAACTTGTTCAAACTCCCGCCTTCTCAAAGAGACGGTAGTGCCAAATATCATATACTTTATCAAGACCCATATCATCCACACCATCCTTGCTACCCAACGCATCCTTCTGGTATCCTAAAGCCTCGTGATTTGTTTCAAACCAAAAAAATATACATTGATTGTTCTTCTAAAAAAGACAAAATCAAACTAAGTCTGAAGTTATGTATAGATAAATTGAAAGAAGTGACAGTTTATACAAGCAAAGAATTGGTAAAATTCAGCGATTATATTTATTACAAAAATGGAATATATGACAAGTTGTTTTATGACGATACGCTGGTAAATGCAAACTTGAAATCCCCCTCTTCATCTTCCGACAACTCGTTACCAAATTGTCATATTTCGTCCCACACTATTGAAGATGATGTGAGCAGTTTTTTTTTCTCGTATAAAGATTTGTTTTTCGAAAAAATAGACAGTGTCTTTTATTTTGAAAATAAGATAAACTTTGTGGGAAGTATGTGGGAAAACATAAATTAATCATCCATAAAAGTCTCCATAAAAGACAAAATGGTGTCAAAGTATGCTTTCTTGGTTTCCACCCCACGATTTTTGTTCCCCACACTAAGCCGTGTTTTGTGCATAAAGTCCGCCAAAGGCTGATTCAAAATGTCGGAATGTCCGTAGTTGGAAATCTCTAGCTCCCATAATTCTATTCCACCCAATTCGTCCATTTCACCTATATTCAAGTTTTCTGTTGTTAGCTTGAATATTGGAATAAACGGCAAACCAAAAGGATCAAATGTTATTTTATAGGACTTCATTGCGTGAATAAAAGACAAAGATTCAAAAGCCCCTTTTATATTCCATTTGTCTTTTGAAAATTTAGTGTTGACTGGATCTAACAAAAAAACGTGGTTGATTCCACGTAGTTCACAGCATTGGTTGAGTAGCGTCGTGCACCCCGACGAGTGTCCCATCACATTTACACTAGAATAATGATATTTGTCTTTTGAATAGAGTTCATCAATATTTTCTTGAGAAAGACAATGTTGAAACGGCACTTCATATACATCAATGTCTCTAGATTCCATTTCTTCTATAAATTCGCTGTAAATATCATGTTGAAACAAATTGCTTCCTCCCGTAAAAAAAAGCATGCATTTTGACCCGCCACCTGCTCGACTGACGCTTGTCGCCCCACTCAACCCCAGTCCTTCTACTGCAAAAAATAAACTAAAATACAAGAAACCAGTTAAAAGTATCTGCTTCATTTGTATGCGAAAATATAAAAATAATCTAAAAAAAATTGAAATGCTCAAGATAGACAATAAAGCGGCACCACTCCAACCCAACAGCATAATCATGTATCAGATTTCCAGCAACTTCGGTCGTCCAGTCAAGAAGTCCAAAAAAAAAGACAATAAACATAAGAAGGACTTAAAAGACAAATCAGCGCCAGAACCGCGCGTTGTTGTTCGTTTAAAGTGGGAAGAAATTGAAAATATGACAATTGAAAATCTGGACATTTATTTGAAAACCAATTTCAAAATCAATCAATAAATTTCACTAAAATTACCAACTAAACCCAAAACCAAAGCGACTGCGAGACCGCCGAGTTTCAACATGAAGCGTTTCAAACAATAATATAAGTTGATCTGCACTACCTCTTTCTTTATATTCCGGCTTGAGCATATATTGATTGATTAAATTCTGAATATTAAGCGGAGTATTTTTCCATTTAAATGTGCTAATTTCTGCTTCTACATCATATCGCGCATTTTCAAACAATTCCGCGAAAACAATACCAGCGCTCCAAATATCCGTTTTATGATTATATTTTTGATTATTTTTCATTTCGGGTGACATGTAACGTCGCGAGCCAACATGAGATGTGAGTTCACTATTGTCCCCAGTACCAATATTGAATTTCTCCAATATTTCAGGACTTATGCCCGGAGACGAAGATAGAATCTGCTCCAAACTATCTTTGCTATTGTTTCGTTTAATTTTATTGTCAATAAATGTACTAAGTCCAAAATCGGCAATCTTGGCATGCCCTGATTGTGTCAATACAATATTTTGCGGTTTAATATCACGGTGAATTAGCGATCGCGGTTTGCGACAGTGTAAATATTCAAGACCCCGTAATACATCAACACATATTCCTACTTTTTTTGATACGTTGATATTTTTCTTTTGCTTGATGTAGTGGAGCAGATCTTTATTTGGTAAATATTCCATGACAATCGCAAATGGTTGTTGCACAAATCCAAATATTTGAACAATATTGGGGTGGTGAATCATAATGAGCGTATCAAGTTCATTAATAATAATTTGCTTGTCTTCATTAGTCAACATATTGTCGGTTTTTGCGGCAACAGGCGTGCCTCTCCAGTGAGCCCGGTGGACTTTACCAAACTTGCCTTCTCCGATAACTTCTTTGAACGTCAAATCCCAAGGTGGAATTTCCCACTCTGTAAATGAGCGATTACGTTTAATATGCTTGTATTTTTTAGGAATTCCGTCAGACAAACTTTCGTCCATGTCAAATGTAATATCGCTTGCATCCAGTGCGATAGGATTTTCGTTTTCGCTGTTCATGATTGAAGATTCAGGCTCAGTATTTAAATACAATAAAAAATATATTTATAAATCAATTTTATCCGCGTAAAGTAAATTCAAAATTTCACTTTATTCATAACATTTTCCACGAAATTATTTGGATTCATCATGACAAATAGTGAAACAAGAAAGAACAAATGTTTTCGCTTTTTGAACTTCCGCGGAAATACCATAAATGATCCGCCGCGTTTGGAATGCGATTTGCCATAAAATAATCTGGATTCAAATTCGTCTTCTATATATTTGAGCCACAAGTTCTCGTCATCGCCTTTACCCTCACCACTACCATCACCATGGCAATATAAATGCATCAATGGAATATAGTAAGTGCTTTTGTAAACATAATTGTTAAACCCTGGATTTGCGTAAATGTTAACATCTTGATCTTTTGCCAAAACGTTTCTCACCAATCCAATACCCACAATTTTGTTTGTAGTATTGTTCATATCGAGAACAAAGAGCAATTTATCCGGAGTATTTACCGGAAATGTCAGCATGGTGCTATAAAGCGCGCCATTCCAACCAATAGTCTCTTTGAATCGCATATTTTGATAATATGTGTCGCTAGTAAAACGAGTTGTATAAATGTCATATACTCGCTCTATTTCGCATTCGCCATCCAGAAAGCATTCATTGATATATTTGACAAATTTATTGTGAAGATGTCTGGAAAAGATGCGCTCGTGTTCTTTTTGAATTTTGAGACGTTGTTGAATAAGTCTTTGCTTGTGTTCTTCTTCTAGAACTTTTATGTCTTTTTCTTCCACTTTTTCCACCATAATTCAACAGATGTTTGTGTTGACATTCATTGCGCAGACCATTTTATTTCAATTTTTTGATAAACACAAGCATAAACAAAATACAATGTCAAAAATCAATATAAAATACAATATAAAAAAATAAGCACACCTATTATAGAAATAAAAAGACAAATAATGCCGTCTATTATTGTGAAACTCTCAATTGCAGCAATGATTGGTTCGTCCTTGTTCAGTCAAATCCAAGCCTATAACAATCGCGACTATATTTCCAAGCTGAATCAGAATAGTCAAAATGGTGTAAGCTATCAAGAAAACGGGTTTATCAATCACACTCAAGCCGAGTTTGACCAATTTTACAAGGGACTCAACAGTGCTTCTCCATATCGTGAAACTAATTGTGCGACTTTTGTCGTGAGTCCAAGTGATTATAGTTCGCCTCCCGAAAGTTGGGATTGGCGCAAGAATGGGGTTGTCACCACCGTAAAGAATCAAGGAAAATGTGGAAGTTGTTGGTCGTTTAGTGCGGCGGGTGCGCTGGAAGGTGCCTGGGCAATTAGCACTGGTCAACTATTCAACTTTAGCGAGCAGCAGCTTATGGATTGTTCGCGACGTTACGGAAACATGGCTTGCAACGGTGGGCTAATGGACAAGGCGTTTGAGTATGCAATTGATAATGGTATGTGTAAGCTAGAAGATGTTCCTTATGATGCTCAGAGCGAGTTCTGCACTCAAACAGTGAAGAATTGCAAAAAGGTAGCCCAATTTAACAACTGCTTCAAGATCCCGGCAAATAATGAGCGTCTTTTGCGCGAGGCGGTCTATCGCTCTCCGGTCGCAGTCAGCATCGAAGCCGACACCAAAACATTTCAGTTTTACAAGGGTGGTATTTTAGATTCAACAAATTGTGGAACAGAACTGGACCATGGTGTGCTGGCTGTGGGATATGGCGAAGAAGATGGAAAAAAGTATTGGATTGTTAAAAATTCCTGGGGTTCTGATTGGGGTGAAAATGGCTATGTGCGCATTGGGCGCTCTGATGATGAAGATTCCGAGGGTGTTTGTGGAATTGCCAAGGATGCGTCTTTTGTCATGGTGTAATAGAATAATAAACAATATAAAAATATTTTTGACAAATATATAACCACGCATACATACACAATATGTCTAATAATACTATAAAAATCATTTATAATGATTCATTTGCATCTTTTCCATCTGCGATGCCAACAACTATGATGCCAACTATTTTGATTACGAATAATAACCCAACTGTCAATATATTAATGACTGCGTGGGTTATTATTCAGATATTCTTTTTCTTGTTTTTGTCTTTTAGTATCATGACTATGATTTCATATATATTTCGAATTAGACTTGCTCGTGAAGTTATTCAGCGCTGACGCTATTTACAAATATATTAATAATATCCAAGTAATAGTCTAGTGCGCCCAAAATACAGTCTCTATGATACTTGATGGAATCGTATCTTAATAATATATTATTTGTATCATAAATAATGTAAATAGAAAACAATAACAGCGCGAATGTTGTCAGTAACTGTTCGCGTCTTTTGGAGTAAGGGAAAAAAATACTTACGAGCCTTACAGCAATCAAGCCCAATAAAAGAAAAAACAAAATTATACCTAACCACGAAAGGTCCATTTGATAATATACAAGGATGAATCCAAAAATAAGCATCATGAAAAAGAGAAGAACTGTGAAGAGTAAGGCGCTCAAAATTGCGTTTGGCTGAATATAGCGAAGGGAAAATCCCAAAAATAATCCTTGTAGAATACTAAATAACGTAAACAAGATTGAACGCTGCATAAAGCTCATCTGGAACATAGTCATACAAATAATCAATATAACTCCTAAAATAAGAGCAATTAAAGCATATAAAGTTTCAAACTTGTTTTTTTTATTTTTTTGGCTTGACTGACTCCTGTAAATAACAATGAAAACCAATGATGTTGCAATGAGTTGACACAACAATGTTGTAAAAATACATCTTAGAAGGTTTTTTTTATGGTGTATTAATTTTGAAAACTGTTTTAGATAATTCATTATATATTATACATTATTTATATAATATAATAGTTTCCAAGATAAGATGAAAAATACTTACAAAAGAAGCAACAAAAGAAACAAATCGTCAACTCGCAAGAAAATAAAAAATAAAACAAAAAAGATAATCAAAAAGGAGAAGAAAATTAAAAATAAAACAATCAAACTGAAACAAAGAGGTGGAGGACCTGTTGATTTTATATATTGGTTGTTGGAAAAGTTTTTAAATTTGATTATGTATGGTTGGTTCCCGCAAAATCGTCCGCAAAATCGTCCGCAAGATCGTCCGCAAAATCGTCCGCAAAATCGTCCGCAAAACCGTCCGCAAAATCGTCCGCAAAATCGTCCGCAAAACCGTCCGCAAGATGAATCTCAAATTGAAACATCGGAGCTTGTTGAAATGTTCTCACCTGAAGATATAGATAAATGGGATACATTAAAAATAGATAACCCCTATAAGACTGGGACGAAATTTAAAAGTGCTCTTGATTTTTTCGTAAATCAACGGTGCAAATATATTTTATCTATTCATGGTACTCCACTAGAGACTGAACTGTCAAAATTATTCAAATTATATGACGATAGTCAAAGAGAAGGAATAATAAATTTTTTATTTGATGAATATACAGATAAAAAAGATATTGAATATAAAGTTTATTCAGACGGAGATATCCCCATTATTATTTTTTATAACAAAGAAGATATTAAAGGTTTAGTAAAAAAAATGAAAGAAGGTGTTTATAATGAACCAATTTTAAAATATATTACAAACAATTACAATTACGAAGAATCTGAAGAAGAAAAAAAACGTCATATTGATGAATTTTTTGATAATGTAACTGAAGATAAATTATTGAAATTACCGTTTATATGGGAAAAAGCAATTAATATAAAAGACACGATAGAAATAATAGTTACAAAAATATTATTTGGAACTGTAACACACGAGAGTAACCCTGAATTAGATTGTGGTTGGGGTTCTGAAAAAGCAGACATCCCAATTAATCTTAGTTAAAAATAGTGATAATCATTATACTCAAATTTCTTATCAAAAATCCACGGAATATATTGAAATACATATTTCTCAATAAAATTCATTCGTATTGTGAATCCGGTCTCAATCATCTGATTCACAATAACATTTCCTTCCAAAAAATCACACAGTTCATCTATTTGTTTTTTATTATCACATAAAAAGACATACATATCGCGCCCAAAGCAACTATAACTGCCATCATAATCTTTGAAAAACTTTGCCAATCTTTTATGTGGCAAAATCAACTTTGGTTTTCCGTAATATAAGCAGGGAACAGTGGAAACAAATCCGTTGAGTGTCAATACATTTGTCTTTTTATCAAATAATGAACCAGTAATAATCTTGTAGGTTTTTTCTTTTGCCTCACCGTCGTCGCCGCCGCTACCACCATCATCATCACCACCTCCTGTTTTCTCTATATAATTTTCTAATCCTCCTTTTGGAAACTTCATAATTTCTCCAGCCAAACATGTGGGGTGTAGCGTGGATATTTTCAAAACGTGCTCGGAACACGAAGAGATTTGTCTTTTTTCAAGAAACTGAGAGTGAGAAATAAAGTCACTTACACAATTTGTCGGAATGCATTTACCGGGCATCAGTTTAAAATCTACATATTTTCCACTACCATGATCATATAATTTGAATTGCTTTCCGAGTCCGACCCCCAGTTCTATTTCTGTATTTGTCTTTTTCTTCTGAACTAAAACATAACAAATCGGCGTTTGACAATTATATTGAAACATTGTATTTGCTGTTTGACAGTCAAATGTTTTCAACAAAATAATATGATGATCTCGTGTAAAAAGGTCATAAATACCGCCTCGGTCGGGTTTCAACCAAATACACGGAATAATAGCGTAAAAATATCCACCCGGTTTCAGTATGTGTTCAAAACAGAAATGTGTTATTTTGTTCCACAACGTGACCGATTTTGACTGGGTAACGCTTTTATCTTCCTTGTTGTTTTTAGCCAAAGAAGGGACGAATTTTTTGGTGAAACAGTTGAACGGTAAATTTCCAATAACAAGATCGCATTGTTCCATACAATTCACATCCAAAGTCAAACAGTCTTGTAAACTGATTTCTGAATACTCTTCGCCCAAGTTACTACAAACCTTTTGTAAATCGCCAACGTGTTCTTGGTTTATTTCATTGAGTATATATTTAAAGTCACTATCTTTATTAAAAAAGTCATTTTTGTTTACAAGCACATCAAAAAATACGCCTTTGCCGGCACCAGGTTCAAATACTTTATGCGCCCCCACCAAATCCATCCGCACATCTTCCAAACCGCTCGTGTTTAAGTCATCTATCATTTGTTGGACTAAAAATGGAGGAGTAAATACTTCACCATATTTGTCTTTGTTGTTCATACTACAGTTATTACAAAATTATGATAAAAAAGGAAAACTAAACTAACTAAACGCTATAATTGTTCATTTCTTTTGTTTCTTAGTTTTCCTGGTCCCACTCCTACCCCCGCCGCCGCCGCGTTGACTCATATTCCAATGTGCCATTCTTTTTTTATTTTCATTTCTTGGCACACATAAATAGCCACAAAAATCTTTGTAATTTAGGGTTCCACCATAGTCACGCGATGCTTTACGAGGATTAAGAATCAAGTTATTTTTGGAATCATAGTTGGTAGAGGGTTTGTATCCTGGTTTGTGACTCCACTGTCCATCGTCATTTTCTCGATAGTAATGATAATCACGATTTGGAGCTACAACAAGCGCGCCTTTGTAGTGCGACGGAATACATTTCTCATTTTCACCAGTCTTGTAAATATTTGGATTATCAGACAAAGTGCGACTCATAATATTAGGACATTTATAATCTTGTTTTTTAAGCAACGGATATCCCGAAACGTATCCGGGCTGAGCGCGTCGGCAAAGTTTATACTTATGATAATCTTTTTGACACATTCGTATGACTTCGTTGTTCTTTTTATTCAAAAAATACATGTAACAATTATGACTTTCGCGCAAGTAAGGATTTTCGTTGAATGAGTTGTTGTCTGAAAAAATCTGTGTCGTATTTTCCGATGAAAAATGTCCATTCTTTTTGAATTGTTTGTCAAAATCTATATTGTCATTTGGAGTAAATTTTACTTTTTTGAAAATCTTGTTGATTATTTTTTGTGTTTTTCTGATTCTCTTTTTTGCAAGTTTTTGTTTCTTCTTCTCCTTTTTCCCAACCTCCTGTTTCCTAGTTCCTTTTTTTTTGGATTTTGATTTCTCTGTTCTCTTTTTCCTAGTTTTCATTATAGTAAAACAAGACAAAATTATGCAAACCTAGAAATTAGACTTTTTTTGAAGTCCCCGTATCTTTTTTCAAAATCATTCGCAAAGATAAGATCGCCATTTTCTACGCATCCATTCTTTAGACTGTTATCGTGTTTCATAAGCTCGTTATACTTGAAAATAATCTTTTTTTGTATTTCTAGAAAGATTTCTTGCAAATATGCTTTGGTTAATCTTGCCCATGTCTTTTTAGCATGATTCCAATAATAGAGAGTGTTTTTAGAGTCTGAAAATCCATACATGTATTTACAAGAAGATTCGCTGTCCATTTCATAAATCACATCTACTATGTGTTCATATATTGTGATGGTCTGATCCAAGATATTTAGAACCCCGGAACCACTAATAACACATTTTTCATTAATCGCAACTAAAATATCTTCTTGCGTTTCAGCGTTTGTTTGCTGATTCAACAATTTTATCTTTTCTTCTGATGTGGAAATGGTTGTGACCATAGCGACTTGTGCTTGCGGTTGTTGTTGTTGTATGTTCTTCATGGCGTCCATTTGTTCCTCTACCTTACACAGTTTGTGATTCAGATTGTCGACAACATCTTCTATTTTATCTATCTTTCCTGAAACCTGAATCAGCAAGGCATGTATATCTGTAAGGCTCATGTCCAGCGTGCCATATATTATACTATATGTGTTTAATATTAATTCAATTTTTCTATAAATTAACAATAAAATTGAATTAAAATTTGAATGACAATAACAATAATATCAAACAAAAACACTATGGAAAAGTATCTAGCAGCGCTGGTTCTAAGTCAACAACCCACAATGAACTCGGATTCGACGCGTCCTCATTCTACTATGAAATCTTACTTGGAGAATGTTCGCAATATCAAAAACCACTTGTTAAATAATTTATCAATTTGCGCCACGTCTGTGACGATCCAAGAGCAAACACAACCAACACAACCAACAATACAGCAATGTTTGATTGAGTTAGCATCCAGTAGTTTACATATTTTGTCTCAAATAAAAGACATAAGCCCACAAACTATCATTTCTGATAATACAAAACTATTTGAAAGAAAGAACACAGACTATGGTAATTCATTTGTAGATTTTGAATTGATTGGAATTATTGTTCGCCTGAATGATAAAATAAATCGCATCTTGAACCTGGGAGATGCAGACCCAGAAACTATGAAAGTGGATGAAAAAATAGAAGACACAATCAACGATTTATACAATTATTGTATTATTGGTCTTATGTATAGTTTGTAAACAAATATCCTATATCTGTAAAGTATAAATAGTTCAGTATGTTATTAAAAAATTATAACTATTATATATAATATCGTAAATATGGAGCAAATGACCCAAGAATTGAATATGGATAATCATAATTTAAAGACCATTAAAAAGATTTACAATGAATCTACAAATGGAAATACATTTTTAAACAATTACACGCTATTAGATGTTGAAGACGGTAAAAAACATTTGTTTTCTTTTTTAATGAAAAAATACAATTACAAAAACTCTGAATACATTCAAGATTTTGTAGAAAAATCGTCGTTGTTATTGGCTCAACAACTTTTTTCATCGTCCTCAATCCAGACGCAATCTCAACCTTGTGTAGGAGGAGAAATAGTGGCAACCACTCGCCCAGACTTGCCGATTTATCACGAAAATCACCGAATTATAAATATTGATTCGTGCTACCGCGAAAACTTGCTTTCGCAAAATCAAACTTATGACTCTTATACAAGCAGTAATATGGTTATTGATTTGAATGACAAACTTGATAAAACGGTCAGTTTACAGCTCGCCAATATTTGCATTCCATTCACCTTTTATAACATAAGCAACGACCAAGGCAACAACTACTTTTATGTGACTGACACAGCGACCAGCACCACCAAGATTAGCATTAATGGTGGAAATTACGACAATTCTTCTATTATGTCTAGTATCAACGAGGCGCTCAGCGAAAATTCAATAGACGTTTCGTTTGAGATCAATAGTTTGACAAACAAGGTTTCTATAACAAGCCCAAATGGAACTGGATACACGATTGTTTTTTATGACAACGACAATAATAGCGAGTACTCATTTGCTGATAATTGTTCATCGTCAAATAGTGGCGCAAATGTTCAAAGCAAAGTAAATCACAATCTAGGATGGCTTTTAGGATTCCGCAACATGGATGTTGAAAATTATGACAAAATTAGTTATGATGTCAGCACCACCACAATTACCGCCGAGGCGCTGTGTCATTTGCCATACACAAAATACTTTATCATTGTGATTGACGATATGAACAAGAATCAGAGCAACAAGAGTTTAGTTCAGATCAATAATGGTAAGGCGCATATGAGTAAGCCCAGGTATTTCAAAGATATTGATAATTCGTTAAACTGCTTATCTGAGAGTAACTTTGATAGTTACGTCAACGACTCGGGGCGCAATTTGACCAAAAATCAACTGTATTCCTCGCTTCAGGTGAACAATTACCGCGCGTCGTTCAATGAAACCAACAGCAAATTGTCTGCTGATTTGATCAATAATGTATTTGCCATTGTTCCATTTGAGACGAAATCACTTGTATGGGGAAGTTCGATGTTTACGAGCGACAAAAATAAATTTGTTCGAAAATACAATGGACCAGTTGACATTTCTAAACTTAACGTGAAGTTATTGGATGATCGCGGTAATTTATTGAATTTGAATGGCGCGGATTGGTCGCTCTCCATGATCAGCACTCACTCTTATAAGAAATAAAAATTGAAATCGTTCTCCTTGTAAACGAGAACCACAACGAAGTTCCAAAGACTCGCTCTCTTCTCTAATCATATTAACAAAAGATGTATGAAAAAATGACAAAAGAGAATCTCAACGCTAAATATTCCGAAGACAAAAATATCACACTTCACGAATTTAGCGTCAACGAAACGCGGTTTATTTGTACATCGCGAGGATTGTTATTTCGGCAAATGAAAACGGGTTACTGGAAAGAAATCAAAAATACCAAAAATCATTCCAAAGGATATAATGTAATATTAGTCAACAAGAAACAATATTCTCGTGCAAAATTAATTTTGTTTGCCTTTAACAAAATTAATTTGGACGATAAAAACAAGAACATTTATCACAAAAACATGAACCGCCTTGATTGTCAACTAGAGAACTTGACGTTAGAAGTGCCAGAGAATTACAAGCCTAAGAATTGAGTGATGCCGTCTTTGCTGCGGTCGCCTTCGTATTCTGAATGATTTCCGGATTCATCAAAAGAGAGAATAGTAGGATATCCTTTGATTGAATATTTTTTCATGATTTCGGCGTGTTTCTTATTATTGGACGCATCGCCGCATTCCACTTTCATCAATTTAAAACCACTTTCAGAATCATTAATTTCTTTGCTCATTTCATCCCACTGTGGCATGAATTTCTTGCAATGTCCGCACCAATCGGCGTAGAACAACACCAGCACTTTTTGTCCCGAAATTTCTTGTTCAAAATCTTCCGCGCTGGCAACAAATCCCTCTTTTGACAAATAGCGTTGGCGAATAAAATAAAGGATTCCCAATACAGCCAACAATATTAATACTTTATACATATTCTTCGGCTTCATTAGAAACATCAATTTCTTTTGGAGTTTTTTTAAACTCAACATCTTTAAAAGTTTTTTAACACTTAGTTTGGCCATTTTTTTTATATAGTATAAACTGATAAAAAAAATAGAATCAAATTTTTAGAGCTCTAGGTGGGACTCGAACCCACAACCTCGTGATTAGAAGTCACACGCGCTATCCATTGCGCCACAAGAGCAAAATATATAAATACATATATATATAATATAAAAGATGTTTTTTAACAAACATTTCAAAAAGATGTTGAACATTTTGTTGTTGGTAGTTATTTTTGTATCATTGACATGTTATTATTTTGTTCAATGTAAATCACATATGAGTATTATTGAAGGTAAATCACGAAAACGAAGACGAAGACCAAAACGAAGACGAAAACGAAGACGAAGACGAAGACGAAGCCGAAAACGAAGACGAAGGCCGACCACCTCATCGCAATCGAAAACAAATACTGTTACAGCAAATAGAAACAAAACAACCCAAGCATCAACAAAAGCAAGAACTGCCAGAACCCAAGCCACTGTTAGCAAACAAAAGGAAGCCGCGGCAAAACAAGCAGCAGCTAAAGCCGCACAAGAAGCAGCCAGAAAGAAAGCCGAAGAAGAAGCAGCAAAAGCAAGAGAGGCTGCGGCGAGAGAAGCAGCAAAGAGGGCTGCTACGGAAAGAGCTAGAGTGGCTGCTCAAAGAAAAGCAGCAGAGGAAAAAAAGAAAGCAGAAGAAGCTGCGCGAAGAAGAGCCGAAGCAGAAAAAAAGAAAGCAGAGGCGGCAAAAAAAGCTGCGGAAGCTGCGCGAAGAAGAGCCGAAGCAGAAAAAAAAGCGGCAGAAGAAGCAGCGAGGGCAGAGGCAGCAAGAAAGGCTGCAGAAGAAGAAGCAAGAAGGATTGCAGAAGCAGAAAGAGCAAGAAAAGCCGCACAAGAAGCTGAACAGCGCAGGTTAGAAGAAAACAAAAAGGTGCAAGAACAAATATATGATCAACTCAGTGCCGGTGTTTCCGGAACAAATATTTCCAATTGCGCGGTGTCATATAACACTAATTTACAATTAGGTAAAAATAAAGGATTATTTAATATATTTGGAAATAATGACATATTAAGATGTAACAAAGATGGAAATCCAGAATTTGTTCCGGCTAAACAAGAAGAAATAAACGACAAAGGATTCGTAATAATAAATCAAAATAAAAACAATACTTCTGGTCATATCATGTATGGAGATACCATTTCGCTTTGTGGAAAGAACCACGTGATAGGTGGTAAAGATTCTACCGAAAAGGTTCAATATGGTGATAATATTTCAATAACTTCAAACGAAACTGGAAAGCAATTCAACGCAACTGTAAATCCAAATGTATATAATTTATCAAATGTTAAAAATCTTAAAAGTAATGACTATAAGAACGAATATGTTACAAATAATGAAGAATGTAAGAATTCGGGGAGTGGTGGTGGTATTTCTGCACAAGGTTAAAGATTTTTAAGGTTAATTTGCATTTTAACAATCTAGAATCAAACTAGAAAACCTACATCCACGACGCGGTTTGCAATCATTGCTTGTTATGGCTCTCACGGCAGGGATCGAACCTGCGACAAATGGATTAACAGTCCACTGCTACTACCACTGAGCTACGCGAGAAAGATGAAGAACTCTAAATCAAAAAAGTTTTTGATACATCAGAAATTCCAGTGCAAGGTGTGGGGTTCGAACCCACGCATGCGAACATAGCAGATCTTAAGTCTGCCCCCTTAGACCACTCGGGCAACCTTGCGAGAAAACATTATCATATTGTTTTTTTTGGAAAATGAATATGATATATACTCTACCTGATTGTCGCCCTCGCTGCCATTGCCGATGTTGTCGTTGTCGTCGTCGTCGTTGCCTTCGTCGTACTTGTTGTCCTCCTAAAGCCTGTAAATTTGTAAATTTTTAATTTGAGTTTGCTGCAAGATAACTTTTTCAAAATATCCAATTTATACATGAATCATGAAAAATAAGTTCATATTCATTTGAAATTGGTTTATCAGTTATCATTGAATAAAATCCTCAAAACACACTATTATCCAATCACACTCTACCACACAAATAATTATATTTTTTATGATGTTTGCTGCAGGATACCTTTAATGTTCGTTTATAGTAGAACATTATGAATCAGGTATCTTATACAAAGCTCAGTGACTACTCACTTTGATACTTACATATGGAGTGTTGTGTTTAAATCATTTTAGCGATAAATCTAATCTCATTACAATTCGCTTAAAGAGACAATTTCAACCCCGAGATTCTTCGCCTTTTTTATTTTGGTTGTTTGTGCATTTTTGTCTTTTACAATAAGTAGCTTTGTGTTTGAATTTACACTATCTGAAATTTCGTAGCCGTGGTTCACAAAATATTTTTCTTTTTCTTTATCACGGACCCCCGAAAAGACAATATTCCCCTTAATACTCTTTTTTGCCCCTTCACTCGCACCCCCCTCCCCACTACTTTCATTTTCAGTGATGATTTTTAATAATAACTCCATAGTCGGCAACTCAATATTGGTAACACTACTTTGAATCAAATTATAACTTTGGATAAATTCAGCAAATCCCTGACAAAATAGAACTATACTGTCGCTTGTTACTTGGGGTGTTTTGAACTCTTCTGTTTTATCAACAATAATGTTTGTCATAGTTTCAAAGTAGTTCGAATTATAAATTTTTGAGAAATCAAACTTCGCATTAGACTTACAAAAGCGTTTAATATATTGAATGTGACTATCCAGTTTTTTTTTACCAAATCCGCGCGGAAAACATTGAAGACCTAACAACCATTTCATAAAATATTCTTCGTGATTCGCATGAATCATAGTAAAGTCAAGAGTTTCCTTCAGAGCATTTACAATCTTTTCTCCTTTTTTATTACCAACTTTGTCTACTTGTTCCCATTGCTCCACACTTAGAGTCAAAACATCTTGTAGTTTATAAATACCCAATGAGTTATACAAATTCAGGAGCGTTGTTTCTTGTAAACCACATTTAAGTTCAAAAGACTGAAAGAATATCATATTTTTCTTTACAATGGACGCATAATTATCACTGTTTGTGCTTACCAAATCCACTTTATTCTTGTTCCAACAATACGAAGAAACATCAAGTTCAATATTTTCCAGTAATTTCTGAGTAGTCGGATGCGTCAGATTTTCCCACACAGATGCCGATATACTATCATCTTCACTGACAATTTCAAATATATGCGGAATCACATTTCCACTTAATCCAATCTTCACCACCGTTCCATGTTTAATATTGTTCTGTAAGATATACTTGGCATTGAATCCGGTAACATATTCAACTTGTGAACCATCGCATTGCACCTTTTGTGCGAGTTTAATTTTGGGTTTCAGATAGTTGTCTTTAGAAACATTCCACAACACTTGGTCCACCACAGCCTCCTTCATTTCCACCCCAAGTATATTGTTCTTGTAGGCAAAGGCAAAATCCGGATTAGAACTATTGGAATGAATGCATGGTTTGTCATTTGTGACAATAATTCCATCTATTTCGTAATCGTATTCGGTTTTCCATTTTTTCAAAATATAATCAAGTAAATTGAGATCATTCAGCGCAACAGATGATATTTTGTCTTTATATTGAACAATTGAACATCCCGAATCTTTGATTATTTTTATTTTGTTACAAAATTGAAGCGGATTATAGTGGTAAACATCATAAATGATAAAATCAATATTTCTGTAAAAGTCCTCGTTTTCTTTAGAATATACACGATTCAACAACCCACATACTAGGTTTCGCGAGTTGGCAAACGACGCCTTATACTTTTCGGTAAAGACCGACTTGCGAATGATGAGCTCGCCGCGAAGCCCAAACTCGTAATTGGCGTCCAAAGCTTGCGACATACTTTTGTTCTGTTTCAAAAACGGAATCAAATAACTAATGTTTCGTCCGGTTATTCCGTTACCTCGCGTGTAAAGTTTTCCCTTGTAATACATGGCACTGACACCGTCCAATTTAGCGGTCACAGTGTAAGGACCTCCAAATTTTTGACACCAATTGTTTATTTCACCAATAGTTTTGTATTTATTCATGGACGCCATAAAATAGGGTAGTTTGGTAGATCCCGAAGTATTGTGTCCAGCATTTACTTGCGCACCCACTTTATCTTTCTTCACTATGTCAACACACTCGGATTCGGATTTCAAACAATCAATAAAACAATCGTATTGCATATCGCTCCACGGGCTAATACCATCATTGTAATACATATTGTCTACTTCATTTACAACTATACCCAAACATTTAGACAAAATATTTTTGTTGTATTCTTTTTTCAATTCTTGTAAGTAATTTTGAATTTTCATTTTTCCTTCACTTTCACTTTCATACTTGACACTAGAAATAGTATTAATCACGAGATTTGCAATGAAGGAGCACTGTGAATCGTTAACAAACGCCATGAGAATAATGTCAACTTGTCTTTTGTATTTCTTTAATAAAAAGTCATTTATATCAATTTTATTTACTTTACTAAAAAAATAAAATTGTTATTTAGTATAGTTGTAAGAATGCGCAGAAAAGTAATTCTTTCAAAAATTCGCGATGAACCAGTAAAAGTTCATTATGAAATTGGAGAAGAAATCGACAACGGTGAATATGAAGGTCTTTTGAACCAATTTAGACCTATATTTGAATTTTCTTTGGCTGACAGAATCATTTACGAGTTTTCTTCTGATATTATACCGTCGTTCAAAAGAAGCTCGGCATTTACAAACGAAGACTTGGAAAACATTGTTCGTCCATTTAAAAATGATTATAAAATCAAAAAAAAGACAAAATCAAAAAAACCAATCGCTTATTTCATAACAAAATCTCGTCGCGTTCAGCCCAAAAACAAAAAAGGGAAAAAAGACAAAAAAAATAACAAACCTAACAAGAACATCAAACATAACCAACAAAATAGAAAAACTCAAAAAAATAAGAAAACACCAAAATCCCCCAAGAAGAAAGCGAGCAATAAAAAATAAACCAATATATTAAATTATCTATCTCGGATGTATACCTATAAAGTGGACCCAAACAAGATTAATACCGGATTCAAAGAATATTCTCATTTTCTGGTTACAATTCGTGGAGTGTTTTTAGCACTCATATTATTCTGTGCAAGTTTCTTAGCACCATATATTGGGTGTAACTACCAAAGCAAATTGAAAACGAGCATGACAATGCGTTACCTTCTTTTGTTTTTAGTTATTTACTTCTCCATTAACTTGGTAGATAGCGATATTGATGGGGTTGAAAATCCGTTGTATTCAGTGGTCAAGTCTATTTTTGTCTTTTTAACATTTTTGTTGTTGAACGCGATTGACTCTTCGTCTATTATCATTACACTTGTCTTGTTTACACTGTTAATTTTAACCTCAAAGTACTATAGTTATTTCAAAAACTTGACACACAATCCAGACGAAACAATCCTAACTTTATTAAACATTATCCAAATTATTTTAGCATTTTCAATCATTATCTTGTTAGCCATTTCAACGTTGTTCAGACAAAGCAAAAAAAGATTTACTGATTATTTTCTCCTTCGTAAATGTGAAAGATTAGAGTTGAAATGCAAATAAAAAGTTAAATGGAACAGAAACTACCGCTGTCATCAAAACAAATGCTACACCAATAATAAAATACAAAATACCAATAAGCAAACTCAGAAATGCATCAATAATTGAAAAATAGTTAGTAAATCTTAAACCGAATATCTTTAGCTTGGGTGGCTTGATGAGTATCTTGAAAAAATCAGCAATCTTTACAAATGCGCTACACATATACTTGTAAGTTTCCATCAATAAATAGATCATCACATAGCCAATGTAAAATAATATATAATATTTGATAAAATACCCCACAATAATGTAAATAACATATACAGAATTTGTCAAAGCATCTACATCCAATCCCATCGGAAATCAAATATGTTTATATATAGATTACAAATAAAAACATTTGTAAATATTGAATGTAAGAAAATGGTATATTGGAATTACCTTCCAGATGATTTGATCATGAATATTTTGGAACACTTGAATTATCAAGATTTATTTCATCATAAAAAGACAATACTCTCCAAATCTATTTACTGTCATATTCAAAAACTTTTGAAAATTTCCAAAAGAGAAAATGAGATTAGTCATAACTTTTTGACGTTATACTGGGAAAAAGAACAATTGGAAAATATACCAATTATTTTGTATGCACCACACAAGTATGGTAGTTCTCTAAAATCACGATTATTTTCTATTTTTGACAAGAGAGAACCCCATCAAAAACTATTCATTTCTAATATTTTTACAAACAAGTTGTCTTTTATGATAAAACCAATCGAGAACCAAATTTTGTTTGTAGAGTTTCTGGAGACCAAGTTGAATTATAGTGTGTATACGCGACCAAAAAAGTGAATAGTCAAATTTTATATTAAATTATATATAATATGAAATTTGATAAAAAATCAATAGTCTCATTAGCCCTTACTTTATTTATTCTTGGGTTGATTACAATTATTGTAAAACTGGCAATAGATGAGTGGAAACGAAGTAAACAGGAAGGTCTTCAATATTATGGCGATGAACGGGACTCTCTTCAAGCACCACTCCCCTATAAAACAATCATGGAAAACATTAAATATCCAGATACAAATTCTCCAATTTACGATATTGAAAATGAAATTCATAACTCTAACTTGTTCAACAGAAGCGACAAAAGCATGCATTTTTCCGATGAACAAATCATGAAAGATTTAAAGCATTTCAATAATGCGAGCAACTTGCTTTTAGAACACTATTTAAATAATAATGTTCCAGAAACAACTACGATAAATATTCAAGACCTCAGCGGAACCAATCCTGTAAGTAGTAAATTATCTATTGAAGACCTAAGCGGCATTAATCATTATGATAACATTCAATTTAAAACTTTTATAGACGACAACGCAGTAACACCTCCAAGTTATTTACAAAATAATAGCAATAACATTACGATTGAGAAAACATACATGTATAGAAGACCCAGCGGGAGTGATGATTTTGATCCAAATGGAACTACGCCACCAAGTAATGGAATGTATATGCTTAAACAGATTAGCAAAGTGAATAACGCCGAAGAAAAAGACAATATTTACAATTACAATTATGATTTATCGGGATTATATTACACTGACATATATAATGAACTTACAAAATACGAGGATAGTTCGTTCAACAATACAATTCCAATGACCAAGCCCGGAAAATATTCATCTTACTTTTTTGAATCAAATTATTCCGATTTAAGTGACAATGTGACAACAGATTTCAAGCATTTTTATAGCACATCGAACACACTCGCTGGACGCAATCTATTCAATAAGAGTTAATACATTGTTGAATCGCAAAACCTTATCAAGTAAGTATCGCCCTTCTTCGTCAATGAATCCTACATGAGTGCAGTGTTTATAGCCGATTGGTAAAATATTAATTTTAGACAATTTACAGCAACAGCAACGCAACAGCATATTTACAAATCCCTGGAATTTGAACACAATCCAATATTTTTTACGTATATGGATATTTTTAATTTCTTGTTGAAACATTGCGTCAATCAACATGAACCCCTTGTTCAGTTCTAAAAATTCGGACAAAATACTATTCTTACGATTGTATAGCCTTTTAATTTTGTTCATCAGTTCTTGCGACATCTTTTTCTGTTCAAGGGTGCGATAAAAGCGAATTTCATTTTTAACATTGCGAAGGTCGTTCAACAAAATAAGCTTGTAATTTTCAACACTCTTGATGTAAGAAAAGACATTAATGTTATAAATATTGTAATAACGCCGATTAATATGTTTCGGTAAAATAAAGTTATTGTTGTCTTCAATGTTTTTCAGCGACTTTTTGATTTCAAATATTTTATTTTGAATTGTATCAATCAATTTCTTTTCCAAATGACTTTTGTATTTTTGATACTCTTTAAGCTTCTTATTTCTCTCAGAGTTATAAATCTGTGTGTTTGAGAAGTTCCCCCGATTGTTATTTTCCCACATTTTTATTTGCTCTGAAATAAAATTCTTGTTTGTAATGATTGGATCTTGAAACAGCAAGATTTCGCCAGACGAAAATTCAATGTAATTCTTCAACTTGGAATATTGATATGCCGAAATCTTGTGCGCCTCTGCCGACGCATCCAGTTTTAAATAGTTGATGATTGCTAACAAAAAGGCAATAAATCCGTTGAGTGATGAAACAATCACCGCCATATCATCGCGATTATGTGTAATGCCCGTAATAACACTACAAATTGTTGAAAATAAAATAGCAGGCACCATAAATAAGTTAAGTTTGAAGTTGCAGAAATAAGATGCCTCTGTATAAATAATCACATGATACTTGATGTAACTTGCCAATATGTCTAACGCCGAGCTATAGCGATGAATAAGCGTCACTTCAAAATCTTTGTATACCTTTTTCTTTAATTTTTCAAACGAAATTTGATCTAACGAATGCTTGGCATTTTTATCCAAATAATCTTCGTCTTCTGATTCGCTATTGGCTTCCCAAAAGTCTTCCACATTATGTAGTATAGTCATGTCGCTGTCAAGTGGTTCACCAAGTTTCATTCCACCAATACCGCTCACAATTGCATCGTCGAAACTGTTGTCTTTCGCAACCCTTTCTTTATCAGATAAATCTTGTCCATCTTCCCCTAATTCACCACACCCTCTCCCATGAGACTTACCCGCTTGATCAATAATTTTTAAAAATTCACTATTTATATTGAAACATCCCATATTGTCTTCTTTGTCTTCATGACTCTTGTCATTGCTAATGCGAGGATCAAGCGCCATTTTGTATCGCATCATTTCGTTCATTTCCTGTTTCATATCTATTCTGATTTGATGTAATTCATCGTCGTGATCACCCAAATCATCCTCATCAATGGGGTGATTTTCATTTCTTGTATCGCGAAACGTTGCTACCGAAGATGAATCGTCCTTTTCGGTATCCTCGTCGGAGCAACACAAATAAGAAGACGCTCCTTGCCCATCACTATTCGCACCTTGTCTTTTATTTTCTTTTGTTCCTGTATTTCCCATTTCAATATCCTTTTCGTCGCCTTCCATAATTAATATGATTATTTATTTAAAAAATTGAAACAAAAGAAATTCAACAAACATTATCAACATAGGATGATTCTTTCAAACAAAAAAGACAAACTGTTTTCCGCATCTTTGTCGGAAGCAACAAAATCCGAACTTTTATTTAAGCATGGATGTGTTGCCACTTATGGTGGAAAAATTATTGCTCGCGGGTGTAACACTTACAAATGTTATTCGGCAAATGACGATTTTATCCACGAACAATGTAGCTGCCATGCTGAAATAAACGTATTGCGTCAAATATACCATAACCATTCTCGTAAAAAGCACAAATTAAATCGCATTATGAAAAAGACAACCTTATATATTAGTAGGTATTCAAATAATGGAGAAAGTACAAATTCAGCTCCATGTGTGAAATGCTTAGCAGTCATCAAACGTTTAAATGTAAGGAAAATTATATTCAATTTAGATAACGAATATTTTGAATATAATTCTAAAGATTATTATACTACCCATCGCACGTTTGGTGACATGTATTATCGCAAATGACAGTTATTGTCCAATATAATTAGAAAAAATATTATTTTAAAAATCACATCGTCTATTTTCAACAATTTTTTATTCGCAAATACCAGCAGTGGTGTTAGCAACATCTTCTAGTGAGGAACTACATTGCCCTTGTATAGGCACTGGAACAGGCGCTTTTGAGTTTGGCGTTGGAAGACAATTTTTCTTCAAAAATTTAGTTCTCAAATATTCGCTGTAGTCCATCGTGCCGGTACTTTTTACAACGTTTGCAGAAGATAGTTTTTTACAATTTTCAAGACCATTACAAAGTTCACCGACCTGATCATTATCTATAGTTGTATTTTGTCCATTAATTCTGTTGTAATATTCCGAATAATCATGCAATCCCATTTTTTTTACTACATAGTTCGGATAAGTGCTCTTCATCCATTTATTTCGCGAAGAAATGCTTGCCTGATTATTTTTAACTGAAATACCAGGATTTGCTTTGTTTCCATTGAATTCACGCTCATGAAAGTCATAATTGTTATATTGACTTTTATTCATTACAATTGGGTAATGACCACAGCAAGAACCGTGACCACGCGGCACGTTACCTTTCATTGGAGTTTGTGTTTGAACTTGATTTGAGTGACTTCCCACACGACGCGGATTATTAATAGAAAAGTCACCTTTTTTAGAAGATATTTTGGAATATTTGGTTTGAGATTTACGTTTCAAGACAACCAACGACATTATATATAAACAACATTTAAAAAAAAAATTGAATTAAATCCTCGCCCACTATAGTAAGAGGAAAGACTCATCGCCAACAGCAACAATGACCAAGATGAACTACAAAGTCGCTATTACCGCATCCAAAACGTGTGCAAGTTCCACAACCAGCATCACTGCTTCTCAGGAAAGTCGCGAAGAATATTTGAAGATGATTGAACGCGCAGATTTTCAGAAACGAGCCAATGCTAAGATGAATGAGATCGTGAATCGCTTCATTGCTTACAAAAGAGAAGAGCTACAACTAGAAAATTACGAAGATGAAGAAATTGAAAAAATAATTGAAGATATGATTAACAACGAAAACGACGAATATTACGATTACTCTAGCGATGAAGACGACGACAGCGTATACTCCGATGAAGACTCCTTTTGAATTAAGTTAAATAATCATAATTATTATAAGTTATTTAAATAAATATTACACCCACACATGGACAATAATGACAATGACAATGATTATGAAACCAGCCAAGTGATTGATATTAATGCTGAAGATATTGAAGACAACTTGAACAATATTTTAGAAAATAGCAATACGTTCAAGAAAAATAGCAATATTGACCTTATCCGCTGCATTATTTTTTATGTTGATGGTAAAAATGTCATGAGTTACAAAAAATATGAAATTCCATTAAGAGACAATTTATTGCCAAAAAGTGAGCTTGTCACATTAATTTTAGAAAACAAGAAATATCAATCCAAAGAATACGATTTAACAGGAATTCACAAATTTGAAATCAATCTAAAAGAAGACGAAATCAAGAACTTCTGTAAATCTTGTGAGTCATATTCATTTATGAAGCAATATAAAAAGATTCAAGACATTAAGTTTAGCCCTGGCATCGAACTCTTCAATGACGCCAACAATATTATTTTATTTTTTACCAAAAAAGTGAAATCCATGAAGCGCAGTGCCGAGCAATCTACCACAAACAAAACGCGTAAGCGAGTTAAATTTTCCTCACCAATTACCGTGTCGGAAGATTCTCAGCGTAACAACAAAACAAGTAAGAATAGAACTTAAAGGTAAAAAGATATAATAACCATCAACCAGCGAATTAATGATGGCATCATCACGCAACGAAAACGGTGCAATTGCACACAGTTGGGTTATTGTGAATGATGATTCCACCACCGAAACATACAGCGAAGATTTGTGTTCAAAACTAGATTCAGAAACAGAAAGTCGTCAGGCAATGAGTCGCGAAGAAAAGCTGAAAGAATCTTTTGTTCAGTTTTACTTTCAATGCGTGCTTAGTGGAAATAATCAAGAATTGGAAGAAAAGTTCGAATTGCTACTATCAGAATGTTTTGAATCAAAAAAATATTCCAATGTTGACTTCTTGCAATATATTATCAAATTGTGTCTGCAGAACCGTGACATAAAATATGGTAAAGGGTTGACTGAATCCACATATATGATGTTGAATGCACTGACATATTATTGCTATGAAAAAGAAATGTTTTCGCGAGACACAATCCTAAAAATTCTCACAGGATTTGTAAAAAACAAGTTCAATGAAGACTCGCAGTGTTACGAGCATCCATATGGTTCCTGGAAGGATATCAAATATTTTCTTGCCTACCTTTGTAAGAACGAAACATATACATATGTAAATACAAACAAGTCCAGTATTGTGGACGAGATTATTCAGAAACTATATGTGCCAAGGATGATTTCCGACCGAAAAAGTATGAGCGTGTATCGCCCGATTAGTTTGTGTGGAAAATGGCTCCCTCGCGAAAGCGGACAATTTAAGCAACTGGCTAAAAAAGTCGCAATCCATTACTATCAACACGTATTTCGTGTGTCCGAATCAAAACCCCAAATATATCAACATTACCGCAAACTAATTTCAAAGTTCAATCAATATTTGGATACAACACAAATACACATGGCGGGGAAAACATGGGACCACATTAATTTTGATCATGTAACTTCCAAAACACTATTGCTGAACAAGCAATCATTTTTAAACTATAAAAACATTGACGAATCGCATCGTCATATTTGTAAAGAAAATTTTCAACATTTTATTTCAAGCAAAGAGAACAGCGGAAATTATTTGAAAAATGACAATACTGTTATGCCACATGTATTGGTTCGCAACGCATTTCGTAATCTAAACAATCTAGAAAACAACAAAGAGGAAATTTCACTTGTAAACATGCAGTGGAATGGGCTCATGAAGACTCTAGAAGATAGTAAATTTACTCAAGACGGACTCTGTTATCCGTGTATTGATGTTTCGCCATCGATGTTGTCCGATAATAGCACTCCTCTTCATTGCGCCATTGGTCTAGGACTTGCCTGTTCACACTTGTATAAACACAATCGTTCATTCACGTTTTCTTCAGAACCAAGATGGATTCAATATAATGCTGAAGAAAGTTTCACAGAACGTGTTTATAAAACAATGAATAGTGACTGGGGGTCATCTACAAACATTCATAAAATGTTCCAGAAAATATTGGACACTTGTTTGCAGAAAAATGAAAAAGGTGAAAGAGTTTCTCAATCTGAACTGGATAAGATCTGCCTTATTGTGTTCAGTGATATGCAATTTGACCCTCACGAGTCGCATCCCGACGATGACCTATTTGACATCATCAAGAAAGAATACCAAGATGCCGGATACGAGAGAATTCCATTTTTAATCTTCTGGAACTTGCGGTCAACAAATACATTCCCGACTATAGAAAAAAATCAAAATATGATTCAGCTATCTGGAAATTCAGTGTGTTTGTTAGAAATCTTCATGAAAACAAAGTTAGAAGATTTCAAACAATTGGAAAGCTGGGATATACTAAAACAAATCCTAGATAACAAACGATACATTTTATCTTAATATAGTAAGAGTCAAATATGAATATGTTTATGCGAAATATTATGAATAACACACAAAGGCGTTCAAATAGACCGCCACCCCAACAAATGCAAGCGCGCCGTCGTCAATACGGATTCCGTAATGGATATAATCAATCAAACCAATTTCAAAGACAAAATAATTCAAATACTTCACCACACAATCTCATGAGTGTTGACCGTCATCAAATTCGCCACCCAATATCTGAAAACGAAATAAGAATCCCGTCCACATTACAATATCAAATGTTCAATATATTCATAAATATAAATGTGAATAATTTATCCAGCGAACTGATCAACAATATGAATCCCCAACAATACTTTTCTGAATTTAGTTATGAAGGATTGAATATACGTTTTTTCCACAATGAAATATTAAACTATCAAAATATTGGAAGTGAAATTGAAAGTGTTTTAAATAATATAAATGAAAGAGAATTCCAAAATATATTGAATGATTTTTATGTTGATGAAATGAATGAATATATTGATGACACTCTTCACAATGATAATAGTTCACATATGAATTCAAGAGAAATAATAAAACAAATCAACAAAAATATAACTCATGGCGAATATGTTCATTATGCCTCTATTTTGAAAAATCACACATGTCCAATTTTATTGACAGATTTTGAAAACGAAGATATTGTTTCAATATTTACTTTATGCAACCATGCAATTCATGAATCTACATGCGAAAAATATACAAAAACATTTACAAAATGTCCATTATGCAACCACAAACTATTTGAATGATATAGTGATATAAATTTCACTTCCTAAATTTCATCAATGTTAATATTGTCTTCATTTAAATTTTCTTGTTCGCCGGACTCATTCTCTTCGCCATCGCGTTGTCCACTATTTGAGTCTACGTCTGAATTATGTTTGCCTTCCGAAAATGTCAAATACTCATCACGATCTTCTTCAACTTCATCAATATTCAATAATATATTTTCTTGTTGTGTAAGAAAAGACAAATTCACCTTAGATTCTTCCAGAAGTTTATGTTTTTCATTGTTTGTATAAACCTCAAGCATATCACATTTGTCTTTTTTGTTCGGTTTGGAAGTTTCCCAGTTTCTTAATCCAATAATCACCCAACTACCAATACTTATCATATTACTTTGCTTGTTTCTTCCTGTAAACTTGTTTCGCAATATACAAAGTCGCTCCACTTGGTCATTACACATGATCAAAAACTGACCGTTTCCAAGACATTTGGTGACAAGACCATAAAGTTCTTCTTCACCATCCGCAAATCGCATTTTTTTGTTATTACTTATTTCGCTATTTGAATGTGCGTTTTTTCGCGCAATTTTTTTGCCATGTTTGCCGCCAAAGTTTTTCACCATAATGCTGACAAATAAAGTGAACTATATAGTCTAAAATATAATGTTTAAGTTAGTAATTGTTATTAACTAATTATTATATTAAAGAAAAGGAAGATATTGTTTTTAAAACCTTTTCTTGCTTTGGTCGCATGTCATAGTCATAATGTAAACAACTTTTCAATAATTCTTTGAACTCGGTTAGACGAAAGTTTGTGGAAGAAATTTCGTGTTCAAAGTGTTTCATTGCGTTCAAACATCCAACCGATACACGATATAAATCCCATGTATGACAACCTCTCTCAACAATATTTGCAATATGTTTGTGTATATCGGTTTGATTTACAAACAAGTTTTTATAATGTTCATATACCTCATTTTTGTGAGTTTCAAAATCATCAACATCTAAAAGCCATTTTTTACCCTCAAGAAGATTATAATAACCATTGACAATTTTTTTCAAATCATATACGTCTAAAAATCGGTCTTCGTATACAAAAAACTTCAAAATATACTGCTCAATAGACAAGTCAATTCGTTTCAATTCACTATTGACAAGTGAATTTCTCAAATAAGTAACATTCGGTTTTTTTTGGTTCATTATTTTGTCAATATCCAGAGACAGTCCAAAATCAATCAAATGAAATTTTCCAGCTTCATCGTAAATAACATTATTCATGTGCATGTCATTATGAACAATATTGAAATTTTTCAATATATTAGAAACATACACACAAAAATAAAAATATTTCAATATTCGACGAACCGAAAACTTGCTACTGTTGTAAATATAATTATTGACTGTAATTGATTTATAATACTTTGAGAACATTAGCACGTATTTATACTTTTTGTCTTTTTTGCGAGTTAAGACTTTTTTACATGGCTTGTAACCACGAACAATTCTTTGAGCACCCTTTGGTTTGATTTCACATTTTCTTTCCACAAGAACAATTGGATTATTTTTTAACATTTTTGTAGCCTTTAATTTTTGCCCAACCAAAAACTCATTTTTAGATTTTGAATCATAAAGCACCAGCTTACTCAACAATCCATCTTTTCGCTTTCCCTTGGCAATAGACTTTCGCGACCCATCACATTTTATCCTTGGATAATGAACACAGCCATACGCACCACTAGAAAAAAAAGTATTTCCATCTTTTGGAGGATTTTCTTGATCCATTTATATGACCGATTGTATTATAATAATAATACATATTATTTGCCCTTTTGAAACATCATATAATATTGATTTTTCATCATTTTTTTCAACTTGGTCTCAAAGAGGGCGTCGTCTTCTTCTAAACGACCTTTCTCTCGTTCAATCATTTCAGCATTTTCTTCAACAAACGTTTCATAATATTCGGATGGTTTCAAGTTTTGACTTTTTTGTAAAACTTGCTTGACACTTTCTAGCAATTCTTTTGAAAACACAATTTCCTTTTTTCGTTTCTCTTTTTGTCCTTTGGTTCCACTTTTATTCGCGTTAGGGGCAGCTTTGGATGTCATTTTTTTGATATGATAATATTTGATACTTTTGAATATTTTTTGGGTAATGTTATTTTTTCCTAGATCATATTGATTTGTCTTTAACATTTCTTCTTCGCCTCGAACCATCAAATTTATTTGTGGGTCTTCAATCCATTTTTCATAAGCTTCTTTCAAATCGGTTTTATTAAGAAAGCGATTTTTATTTGCAAAAAGAACCATTTCTTGATATAAGTCATCGTTGGAAATCTTGAAGCGATATGTTTTTACAGAAGCTATATTTTGGCGTTCATCATCCATGGTTGTCATACAAGTGGTTGTGTTGTGGGATACCTATCTTAAAGTTTTAGAAACTTCTTTCAATTTTATTTTTAAAACAACAAAACATTCAAACAATAAAAAGAGAAAAAGAGAAAAAGAGAAAAATCAAATATTTTTGTATTTTTGTAATTTATTAAACGAATAAAAGACAAATATGTCCTCTAAATCGGCAGTCTTTAAAAATAACATAGATATTTCGGGCACTTTAGATGTTTCCGGAAATTTATCTCTTTCCGGGACATTAGAACTTGACGATTCGGCGACAATAAATATACACGGTTTGGATATTCCGTCCCTTCCAACAGATTTGTGTGGACAGATTCTAGCAGTAACTAGTAGCGGCACCGGATTAGAATGGATCAAAAGTGATTCTGTAGGGGGAACTACCACAAACGCGACCGTTTCAAATTTTTATGAAAATGTGACCACAGATACCTCAACTGATGCGGATAATACCAAAAGTGGGTTTTACAAGTCGCTGTTGACAACATTAGACATATCCATCAACGAATAGATATACTTCCCAACATGTTAAATTCGTCCCTTATTACATTCATAATAAAAATAAAATAATATATTTATTCTTTAATTATGAGTACAGCAGCAAAGTTTTTAAATAATGTTGAAATTTCCGGAAATATAGATATTAGTGGAAGCATAAATCTTAACGGAACACTCACAGTTGATGGCTCGTTTAGTTTATATGGATACCACATACCAGACCCGACCGGACAATACAATAAAGTTCTTACGATTAGTGGTGACGGATACAGTTGGGAAACCGTCCAAAGTGGAAGTGCTGGCGACGAAGAGATCAACTCCGCCGGACAAACATTTTATGAGATTATTACTGAACAACCGAGAGCGTTTGACGTGTCGCAAATTGATGATGCTTCGTTTGCAAATACATTTAACACAATTGATATAGCTTGGAATTTTGATAATTTAATACCAACAGACGAAAATGGACAACAACAAATTTTGAATATTACCGAAGATCTAAATCAAAGAGTCCTTCCATGCATCACGCACATATATTTTGATATATCTAGCAGTCAACAACCGAATACTACTTTAACCAATTCTAGTCAATTTGTAATCGCAGTTGATGCAAGTGATAACTATAACGTTGATGCACCAACAACTACAACTCAGCAAACTTGGTCAATTGGTGATGCCTCCTTAAATTCCACTCTTACTTATAAAACATTGACGTTATCAAATGCTAATACAAATGCTTTACTTTACAAGTATACGGTAAGAATATGGGGAGAAAATCAAAGTAATGGAACAGACGTCAATAAATTAACATACAGTGACTTAGAATTTCTCTCTTCAGGTATACCAGAAACGCCAACTATTCATTCTATAACGCCAAGTGGAAATGCTACAGCCACGCTTGATATATCATTAAACGTTCCTGATATTGATAAGAATAATGATAATACTGTCTATGACGCAGCTGGAGGAATTGAAATAAAAGATGTAGATATTTCTTGTACAGAAACAGAAACATTACGAAGTAGTAAGTATGACCATGGAAATAGTTTTGAACTATCACAGGCAGTCACAAGCCAAAGTCATGCGGGTGGAACTGACCAAGATATTTCTGTCAATGTATCATTTACAGACACCAGTTTTAATTTAGGCAGTAAATATGAAATTCAAGCAAAATGTATAAACGCCCTCAATGCTACCGATGGTCCAAACAATGACGGATATACAAGTTATTCGTCAGTTTTTCAGATGACGGATTTTATTGATATTCCTCCTATGCAAAGTCTACAAACTTCTGAACCATTTGATAGTGTATTTACTTATAATGAAACAGAACTTGGTTCAGATACCCAATTTGAAATAAATCAGGCTTATAGTAATATAATGATATACGATTATTCAAGAACAGATACGCAATCCGTTGTATTTAATACATCTAATTCATCATCAAACCCGTCTGAAATTGAAGTATCTGATCCAGACGCAGACAAAAACGTCAGTTTTGGCTATGGAAAATATATAGATGACTCTTTAAATTTAGTGACACTAGAGTGTTGGTTAAATGACAACGGAACGGATATATCACTTCATACAATACATTTTCATGGATGGAAGCATCAAGATGTATCACATACATACTATTATCAAAATAGTAGTGGAAATAATATGGAGTTTTTTACAATACCAGATACATCATATGCTGATGTATATAGCGGAACAAGACGTAAAGAAGGATTTAGACTAAAAGCATATGTAAATAGCAAAACAATATTATTGACAGATATGAGTAATAGCAATTTAATGGTGCCGTTTGATCCATATAGGGATGAATATGGAAATAGCACGGGATATTCTAGAACATCTAATAGTAATTCGTCTTCAACTTATAAGACCGGATATACTTTTAACTATAGATACACCCATAATAACTCTTATTTAACCAATTATAGTCAACAAATTGAATCCGACCAATTATATATTGACTATTTTCCAGATTATAGTTTAACATCTTCAAATGCAACTAGTAATTGGGATTATACAGTTGAAGTAAAGAGCATTGGATATGTAATGGGTATTCCTTACGTAGAAACAATCGATTTATCTATGAATAGAGATCATTATAATATTCACTCTGAATATAGATATCATCGCTCAGATGGTATGATCGCTGAATTTGATTACTTATATGCAAGAGCTTCGAATGACAATACATTGGGGGGCGCATTAGATGAACCAGATGATACATACTTAACACTACCAGATAACGTTGATGACTTTAACAGCGATGGTACATACAATGGTGGAATGAGTTGGACGTCTTTGAATTATGAAAATAAAATAACCGCCGCCGCCGATGATAATACAATTATTGGATTTAGAACAAGAATTAAAACGTATAACTTATATGATGACAGTGACTGGTTTACAAGTGATATAACGTTCACCGATAATGGTAATAAAAATCATTATTTTGATTATGATAGCATAAGAAACAAAAGCACAGTTTTCAGTACAAATAACATATACGAGTTAAGTTATAATACTATTTCTGATTTGGGCTCTAACTTTTACAGTGTTCATAATAGCTTGGATGTTTACGACAATAGTAATCACGAAAAAGAAATTCAATCACATACAATTCCGTTTATAAGCGGAAGTTTTACAGTAGACGATAGCACATATCCAGATATTTGTGGTTCATTTGAATGGGGTGATAAATTGCCTGCAACATTTACAAATGCTGTGTATGATAATAGTTACGTGGGAATAGATTTAAGCGGAAATAGTGGCGATTATAAATGCATCGTCTACAAAGTCAATACAAGTGATAGTGAGGAATATGGTACTAATTCAAGTTATGGCGTCAATCTTTCTTATATTGCAAATAGGCTTTTTGGTTCTACAATAGAAACAACTTTAGCAAATGACATAAGCAATAATGTAACTGATAACACGGATATTCTTGTGTATATTGTTGGATATTCTACAAGTGCTGGAAAAAATGTTTTGGGAGTAATTAATGAAGGAAATGGCAGTACAAACTTATTTGAAGGTGGAAAGGCATGGTATGCTCAAAATACATTTGAAAATGATAACACACCTCTAAGTTCATTAGCAGGAACAGCGACTAAAGTAGGCGCGCGTATAACTGGAGCAACAACTCCGAATGCTACAGAAATAATAAGCTACAATTCTTTCAGTAACGTAAATGGTCATTCCCCAGCCGTTGTTTATGTATTTAGCGATACATCTGATATGTATTTATACTTTTTTCTAAAAATTTAAATCTTTTTTCTAAAAATTTAAATCTTTATTTTAGTAAAATGGTTTGTTTAAAAAATAAAGATTTAAATTATAATATAAATGTCTGACGATCCAGCGGCGTTTGATGATTTTGAAAAAGTCGATATGCTTTTAAAAAAGGCTTTTGGCGTACCCGCTACAAAAGACAATACTTATTGGTTTAATGAATCTTTGGGTAAATCTTTGACTATTTTTGAAAAGGACTCTATAAATGTTTACAGCGTACCAGATGAACCATATTGGGATGATACTTCTATGAGTGATGCATCATTAGCGCAATATGATATACAAATGACAAATTCCGGAAATTTTGGCAGTGAGAACTTTTCCGAAATTAATGAAATATACTATGATGGAAATGTGAAAAAATATAGAGATAACGGTTCAAAATCTCCTGGCGCATATCTTGATAGTACCAAAACGGTAGTTCTTTTTGTTGGTTTAAAATTAGACATTATGGTTACGCCAACCACAGGAACCGCCGATGAAGCAATTGCATTCATAAAATATGGCTCAGATTCTTCTTTAAATTCTATTTTGTCTAATTCTTTTCAATTTAATTATAATAAGTTGTCGGGAAATATTTTGAATAGTGATGGGTCTAGTTCGGGATTAAGCGCATTTCAACCATATTATTATACTCTTCAATATTCAAAATCCAACCCGTCAACATATGGATTTTCAAAAGGTAATTGGTTTTTTGATTTTAAATCTGGTATCATCACTTTTGCAGATGATCCTGGCGATACGTTTTCAAGTTCAGATGATCAATCTCTTTACTTCACATTTGTCAAATACGTCGGACCCCGCGGTTTAGACAAATTAATAGACGTCAGCGACAATTTTGATTCAACCGCGACATCCGGTTTTTACGAAAACCAAATTGTTGTCGATTCAAGCAACAGCGAAATATACTTGATGAAAAACGGTTCGTGGAATTCTATTGGCGGAGGTGGCAGCGGAGATTTGACCGTGGGGGGTGATTTGAGTGTGGGGGGAGGCATTATCACGAACGATATTAAAATTGATGGTAGCGGAGTCATTGTAACTTGTGATACTAGTGAATATGGAGGAAAGAATTATTTTGGGGGAATATTGGGGTTTGGTAATCATGATGATGCTTACCCTGGTCTTCACAATTACATTGTATCATATCAAAATACTGATGTATGGAATATGGATTTTTATGTAAGAGAAACAAAGATGATGGGGTTTGTAAATAGCAAGGGTCAATCGCTACAGATTGATATATGTTATAATACCATTATTAGTTCAGATTTGACGGTGGGGGGTGCCGCCAACATTTCAAAAACGTCTGATTATTCTACTACAAATGATTGGGCATTAGATGTTCTTGGAACCGCGAGAATAAAAGGCGGTGTCACGATTGGTGACGATGGTGTCGTGAACATTATAAATTATCAAGCAACAGGTGTGACTGATAATGGTAAAATTGAGAACTGCGCAATACAAACAAATATTGATGAACGCGGTATGCATGAAATAAATGGTTTAGATTATAGTACTTATGGTAACTTAGTAAATTCACGTAAAATATTAACACTTCAGCCATATTTCGGACATGTTGGTATTGGATTGACTGATCCAGACACGTCTTATTTATTAGACGTAAGTGGTGACACCAATATTAGTTCAAATTTGACGGTGGGGGGGGCAATAATTGTCGGGGAGCAAGACGGTTATGTACCGAATTTGAATGGTAGTTACAATTCTACTGCGTCTTTTGTTGCAAATGACTCAGACTTGCATACATATTGGAGTACTGGCTCTGGCGGCGAGCAACAAGATATATATTTACATTTTGACACACCATACAGTGGAACTAGTAACAACAAAGGATGCATATTGTTCGAAGGACAAAGTTATTCAAGGCAAAAAATTCATTTTTGTTTAAACAATAGTACCGGCAACGGTGGTGCAAATTATGCAGACATAAACGATGCAATATTAAGTATAATCCCGGATGGTTATGTAGGTATCGGTGCAACAAGTCCATCATACCCACTTCAAATAAGTTCTACAGTAACTAACAGTAGTCTTCCTATGTATATGATTGGTAATCGTATAGATACAGAGAATTACTGGCAAGCCGGCGTTGGTAATGACTATTCGGGAAATCAGTATAGCGGATTCTCGGCGGCAGAGGATTCAGACGAGGTGGTTTTCTGGTATCAAGATTCACAAATACGCGATTTAGACGAAGGAAATCAAGGTGGTATGATATGGGAATGGACTGATGCCAGCAACGGCTACATCCCGATAAGCGTCTACTCAACCGGCGCAGTCGTTTCCGCACAAACATTTGCCACCACTTCAGACCGCCGAATCAAAACAAACATTTCACACATAAGCGATGACGAAGCATTAGTTCAGTTTAGGAAACTCCAGCCTAAAAAATATAACTATATTGACTTCAAGAAAAAAACAACTCAACAAGTTTATGGTTTCATTGCACAAGAGGTTGCCGAAGAAATTCCAAACTCCACAACTCAAACATGCGATTTTATACCAGATTTGTATTGCTATGGTGAAGTAGATGTGTGTAATAATACTATTAAATTATTACAAAAGTCAATTATAATTGATTCAAGCAATCAAAACATAGTATTACGAGACGTTTCATTAAACATTGACTTGAGTGTGAATGATACATTAAAATGTTACGATGCTTCTAATGACGAATTTGAAATAGAGATTAGTAATATTGAAATAGTTGACAACGAACATATTCTTACGATAGATACAAGTAATAATGAACTGAGTAAACATTCATATTATAATATTGGAGATGCTTCCGTAAATATTTTGCATAATAATTTGGTTTTCATCTATGGTAAAAAAGTTGACGACCTCCATCATCTGAAAAAAGATTCAATATGGACAGTCGCCGCTGCCGCATTACAAGAGGTAGACCGACAACAACAAGCAGATAAAGTTCGCATATCAGAATTAGAAACAGAAGTTATCACATTAAAAAATCAAGTATCTACGTTTGAAACTCAAATATCTGAATTACTAGCACGTGTTTCGTCATTGGAAAATAATAGTTCTACAACTACCGATGGTTCATAAAATGCTGTAAAATAATATTTTTCAAAACCATATACACAATAATATTTGACACCGAGATCGGCAATGTTTTTAATCTGTCTTTTTCTTTTGACAAAGACAAATTAATTAATTCATAAAAGACAATATAGAAATAAGACGCGGTGTCATCGTTCGTCAAGTGATAAAACTTCAAGTAATATAAAATGTCATTGGAAATGTCATCTTTTACAATGGAATACAAGTTGTTCAAAATCAAGCTTTTGTCGCTTTTGACATCATTATAATTGCGTTTCACAAATAACTTGCATCGCACGCGAATGTTTTTACAAATCTTGCCCCCACACCGAGGGGGTTTTCCAGTTGGAAATGCTTCACAAGTTTGACCTATTTCACCCAAACAGAGATAGCCACAAAACCACAACATAAACCACTTCTTCATCAAAGAGCCGTCAAGAATCTTCATAATAAAGGTAGAGCTTTTGTCTTTATTACTTTTATTCAATGTGAACATCCAGTTTCAATTTTTTTCAAAACTTAAATAATGGGGTTAAAGACTTTTTGTCATATTATTACAACCACTTTGTCGTCTTTGACACGATGATGCCGCAGCAAAGTCGCCAACAAAGAACGCCACAACCTTCCCAAAAATCATTTGTTTTGACAAATAAAAAGTGTGTTGAATTTTACAGCAAGAATCCACATATTGATTTCAATAATGTGAATGAAATGTTTATTGATCTCTTTCAAAAACTGACTTCGTCTGGTGGTAACATTTTTCGTATTGATGAAATGAAAAATGCGCTGTCGCAATTGGACAAAAAACTCAGTGAACTTGACAACAACATTACTCAAAATAATACAATGATTAAGATGACTCATGATAATTTGAACACCAACAAGGACTTTTACACACAACAAATAAAAACTATTATTCAGGAAAAGGAAAATGATCCGACAATTCTCAAGCTAATTCGTGAAGCAAACGAAACCTGGACACAAAAATCCATCATGACTATCACCGAACTCATTCCCAAGGTGAACGGTGCTGTTTCGCAGGACATTTCCAAAGCAATCCAAGAGCAGCAACAAAGATTGTTAGACGAATCAAATGCCAAATTCCAATCATTTTTGAATGATAGTCAACAATCTTCGCAGCCCGAAATGCTAGAAAAAATGATTCAAGATAACTACGAAAGTATTTCTAATAAGTTGCTCAATACATTTCAGCCCTTTTTCAACCAAGAATCTACTTTTTATCAGAATAATGTGGAGCTACGTAACTTTCTGGACAAGCAAAATAATTCAACTTTGAAAGGCAAAGCTAGCGAAGAAAAGCTGGAACATTGTCTAAACCAGGCATTCCCCTGCGGCTCCATTATGGACAAGAGTGGCGAACCTAAAAGTTGCGACTATTTGCTGGAGCGCACTGAAAATGGTGCGGTGTTGTTTGAGAACAAAGATTATGCGAATAATGTGCCGAATGAAGAAGTGAAGAAATTTATTCGCGATATTGAGTACCAAAAAAAAGACGGCATCATGTTGTCGCAGCACAGCGGAATTGCTAATAAAGAAAACTACCAGATAGATGTCCACGACGGACAAATTATGGTGTTTGTTCATTGTGTAAACTATGATGAAAGCAAGATTCGCGTGGCGGTGAATTTGGTGGACCATTTGCGCCAGATTTTGGACAAGTACAAGACGGAAAAAGAGGAGTTGGTATTTTCAAAGGATGATATGAGCGCAATTAACAAAGAATATTTGGCATTTATTGAGCAGCGAAATGGATTGATTGAGAATTACAAGAAGACTTACAAAGAGCATTTGAAGCAATTGGAGAGCTTTGAGATGCCATCTTTGATGAAGTTGTTGGATTCAATATTCACAAATGTAGAACAATTAACATATACTTGTCAATATTGTAAAACCTATGTTGCTAAAAATAAGCGGGCGTTAACAACGCATCAAAATAAGTGCAAGAAAAGCATTGTCAATTTAGATGCTCAAGAACCTTTAAATGTCTAATTCCATCAAGCCGCGAATAATGAGCATAAATACGATTGCATGGAGGAGGAGACCGACCATCGTTGGACAACCGCTCGACGACGAAATAGAAACTAATGAACCTAAAATGTTATTCATAAGCATGTAAGTGTATGGACTTGAAATGAGTAAAAAGACAATTGCTGAATAAAGCGAATATTTCCATTTATCTTCAGAACCGTATTCTTCATATTCTTCTTCATCGTCGTCATCATATTCTTCGTCATCATATTCGTAATCGTATTCACTTTCGGTTTTGTCTTTACAGCAATCGTTTTCGCAATTTTCATCGCAAACTTTTTGCTCAATTGGTTGATTCATCATCATTGATTGATTCATCATCATTGGTTGATTCATTATTATTTTATATAGTATACTTTTTTTTTATTTTTTCAAATTTATTCTGTTTTGTCTTTCTTGGCGTTATTTTTTGATGTTTTTTCCTTGCTTTTCTCTTTGATTGATTTATGGTATTTTTCTAAATAAGGTAACGACAAGTAGCCTAAGGCGGTTGCTGTCGAGAAAAATAAAATTGTAAATTTGTTATATTTTAGCGAATGAATCAAAAAAGTATTGTATGATCTTAGAATAGCATTCATCTGTATTACTATTTACTAGTATAGGATATTAATTTTTTTAAATTCTTTAGAAAAGGTTATAATATATAAATAATATATATAACTTTTGATATGTCAAGAAAGATAAAACAGAATAAATCTGAAAAAAAGTCAAAGAAGGGGGGAAACAACTCTACTCAAAAAATAAAAATAAACAATTCTATTGGTGGTGCTGCTAGTACTTCTACTAATACTTCTACTATTAAGGATCCCACTAATAATGATAATCATGAATATACAGTTATTTTATTAGAAAATCCTACCACAAATATTGATATTAATAAATTAAAAGATGATATAGCAAATAATTTGAAAGAAGCAACAGATACCCCCCCTGACGGCTTTGAAAAAATTATTAAAAACGGTATACATATTGGAGAAGAACCAATTACAAGGGGTCGCGGTACCACTTTCTCATTTTCGTCACGGACAAACACATCATCCAAAAATTATTTAGGAATTACATTAGATTTAACTTATTTAAAAAAAGAGACTGATATTGAAGAGGTAGATATATTCAGGATATGTAGGAGTTCAATTCTTAGATAAAATATATTTAAATTTCAAAAAAATAATATCCTATATTATAATATAATAATATGCCTGGTGATAATAGTGACTATCAATCTTTGACTACTGACAGTAGTTTCGCGGCTACTCTTTACACTGGCGCTGCGAGTGAGATAACTGGCTATGTGTTTGATCTTTTTCAAGCCGACGTTTCTTTAACATTAGATCCTTCGTTTGCGGCTGCGTTGCCTGGTGGCTCTGGATTTACGGCAGTTGATGCAATCGCAACATTCGACTTGAGCGCTTCTGTTTTCAATAACTTGTTTTTCATCACTGTGGACTCTAGTGATATCAATAATGATGATAATACCGATGTTATCTTCTCAATTGATGGTAGCGCTGTTCAATATCCATTTGTAGAAGCCAGCGGCGCATCTGATGTGAGTATGGCGTTTTCTAATTCTACAGTGAAATATGGTGCTGTTAATAATCAATACGTTGATCAATCATTGAAGAAGGATATTATAAGACATATTGCGAAATCCATTACTGGAGGTTATGCGGTCGCCGATATTTTCTCGAACGAGGCTCAATTAATTGCTGATGTTGAGTCGCGAGATGATAAGTTGCACGAGAGCCTTCATGAGTCAATTGATGCCCTTAAAAACGTTACACAGGGTTATACAGTTGATCAAATCCCTGGTATTGGCGACGATGATCAAAAGCGCTTCTTCCAAGTCGCACAGTCACTTTTCGGTATTAATATGAATGATGTTGGTGGTAGACAACTACAGGTTTATGAAGATTTATCAAATGCTTCGGTTGATTCTAACGGTGACCCGAAGGCTTCCGTCACTGTTTCACTTAAGTTTGAGAAGGGCGACGCTATTGCTCTTCGTATTCAGTATGACCCGTTTAGCAGTCCGGTTGGCGGCGATACCAATGGCGATGGAATTGGTTTAGGTGGTATGGGCAACAACCCGATACCCAGTCGGTCTTACAAGATTCTGATTCCTCTAAGTTAAATGTAACGAAACCTTAAAATAATTTGGACTCATGCATAAATAATATATAAATAGCATAATTTGTTCTATTTATATATTAATGGTTGTTGGCAGATCGTCCGTTGACAGTGGTCGGCAGATTGGAGGATTCAATTTTGTTGGAGGTAAAAGAGAGAACCGTAACCTCAAATACGACTATTTCAGGTTAAAAATTTTATATGAACGAGTGTTGTTTCAATTGCGACCACCAATGACATTATACAATGAAGGTGAATTTGAATTCTTTATGAGTTCAATGCCTAACGTCTTGACATTGACGCGTGTCCTGAACAACGAAAATACGTTCTTTATGAACGACCCCAAACCTCTTAATGATTATGAATATGAAGGTGGATTAGTAGATAAGTATGTTTTTATTACAAATCGTTTGGTGGATACTATTAAACAGGCAATGACCGAGTATATTAAAATTCGCAATTTAGAAAATGAAAATGCTGAACTAAAAACTTACAAGGAAATATTACACGACAAAGACAAATTAGTAGCATATTTAGAAGAGCAACAAAACACCGGTCATCTTTTTTCGGCAACTGCAACTTTGCAAACTCAGCCTCAATTGAAATTGTGGTATCAAGTTTACTTGAAAGAACATGGACCGCCTGGTGACGGAGTATTCAATAGTGAGTTGTTGGCAGAAATCATTGAAGAACTAATCGCCTCAGGCGAAGTGACAGAAGATGAATTAATTTTTTAAGTTAATGTTAATAAAGTAGTCAAGTTTTTTGGATTATTTAAATATTTATACAATGAATCGTAATTTATTTTTTTTGCTTGATACTGTTTTATAAATTTTTGTAGGCATTCTTTTTGGTATTTATCCGTTTCTTTGATATCATAATTCTCTATAAATTTTGCCGCGACTTGTTCAGCAAGACTTTCAAGCAACTCTATGTCTTTTTCTTGTTTCATTTTAACCGAAATTTTGAATACATTTGACAATAATGTTTCTTTTTCTTTTTCTGCATGTTCTTCTTGTGCTTTTATTTCATCTTGTTTCTTCTTCAATTTATCAACTGAGTTTACGGATATTTTCAACAAGTTTGACAATAAGTTTTGTTTTTTTTCTATTGTGTCTTTCGCGAATTGTTCAACTGTGTCATCTATTTTTTCAAAATTGAATATTTCTTTTATATTTTTAATTTCGGTATGATGTCCTCCAAACGCTTCCTCAACTTGCTTATGAACCTCTTCAAACAATTGATAAACTATACTATGCTCTTTGTAGTTACCTATTTCATCCTGGTAATCTGCCTTCTCCTCTCCGCTAGCACTACCACCAACTAGAGAGTTATTAACTAGAGAGCCATTATAATTATCTATAAAAAACTGTTTGTCATTTTCCCAAAATCCGGTCAGCTCTCTTTTTTGAGTATTGTCAAATAAAACATTATGGTGTTTACTTGAAATGCATTTTGTTATATAATATGTGCTTGCTTGTTCAAACATAATAAGTTTCATTAAAATGTCCCAACATTCAGTTCCTTCTATGTCTTTAGTCGCGTCTATGAAGCTTGAAAAATGTAATTTATTACTTTTTGATTGTTCTTGTATTTTTTTTTCTAATTCAGTTACAATTTTTTTATTACTGCGTCTACATTTAACAGTATCTTCATCTGGAGATATTTTCATATTTCTTAATTTTAAAACACTGACAAATATCATTAGAAAAAAATTTTTTGGATTTTTTTCCAGTTCTTTACTATTTTTGTTATATTCAAATGGAAAATGTGGTATTTTGATATTATTGCAATAGGATACACTTTCATCACGTAATTCATCAAATCGTGGTTTTGTTTTTGTAAATTGATATTCATTAGAATTTCTAGTAAAATTACAAATATCTTCATAATATTTATTTAATGATTTAAAGATTTTGTCTTTACTCAAATTGGCTTTTAATTTTTCTAAACGACCATTTGTTATATATATATATTTATCATTTCCTTCTAGTTTGTCTAATTGTGAATCGGTTTTCAATAATATTTTTATATCTGTATCCGTTATTTGAAATTGTTGTTGTATTTTTTCAATATATAATTTTAAAATATTCTCAAACATCATTTTGTAACGTGTCGTCCTCTGTACTGGTTCCGAGACAAAATTTTTAAATTCATCTAAGTTAAACTCATTATCATTGAGTTGCGTTTCAATTGTATACTTATGATTATCTGGATCTGGATCTGTATCATTATTTATAAATGTTTGTTTCATTATTTTATAAATTTCTGGTAGTTCAGTATAATGTTCTATTGTTAGAAGATTCTTATTTTGTATCACCGTATCGGGGGTCTCATTATTTCTTGTTTTTACTTCCAATTTACTAAAAAATATATCAAAAATCATACTATACTGCTTGTGGGCATCCAAATTTCCTTGACTTGTAATATTATTTAAAAACTCAAAGGAGTGATGATCTTTTTGTAATTCAAAAAAATTTTTTATGTAACTTTTTTCAAAACCTCGCGTTTCTTTTTGTTTACCAAATGTACTTGAAGCACGAGCATCTGTTTCGATTAGGGGAACAACACTTTCTAAGTCGACAAAATCTTCTTTCCTACCGTATAGTTCAACTCCAGCATATTTTAGAATATCATCCAATAAGGTCTTAACAGTTTGTAATATTTCTTTATCTACATTATGTTTCTTTGTTATTTGTGTAACTTTTCCTGTAAGGTCATGTCTGTGCATCATTACTTTTAATGTTGTATCATGACTGTTGTATAAATTATCAATATACTTTTGAAGTATTTGAATTTTTTTGTAGTAGACAAATTGTCCTTTAAATAATTCCAAAGTTGCGGTTTCTAATAGGTCTTCTGATTCTTCTTCTTCTTCTTGTTCTTCTTGTTCTTCTTTTTCTTCTTCTTCTTCTTGTTTTACTCCTTGGTTGCCTGATTGATTCGGCGACATACCCGCGTCCACATCATGTTTAGTTTCTTCTGCATGTTTAGTTTCTTCTGCTCCTGATTCTTTGTCCGACGCTGTCATTGAAGTTCCATTTGGTGTTGTTAAATCAACTACGTTCCTTTGTGTTTCATCAAACGATTCTTTAATCATTCTAAAACTTCTGGAGCCCTCCTGTGGTGGTCTTTTTTTTAGTGCTGCTGCTGATGCTGCTGCTGGTCTTGGTGGTAGTGCTGGTGCTGGTGTTGATGCTGGTGCTGGTGCTGGTGCTGGTGTTGATGCTGGTGCTGGTGCTGGTGTTGATGCTGGTGCTGGTGCTGGTGCTGATGTTGATGCTGGTCTTGGTGCTGGTGCTGATGTTGATGCTGGTCTTGGTGCTGGTGCTGGTGTTGATGCTGGTGCTGGTGCTGGTGCTGGTGCTGGTGAATCTGACTTTGAATTAATTTTGTTGTTTCCACTTGATCCTGTTATAAATGGGCTTTTTTGTACTTTTTCTTCACTTTTAACTCGTGCTATGTTTTCAGCTGCTGGTGAATCTGACTTTGAATTAATTTTGTTGTTTCCACTTGATTCGTTTTTAAATGGGCTTTTTTGTACTAATTTTCTACCTTCAACTTCTTCTATGTTTTCAGCTGCTGGTGAATCTGACTTTGAATTAATTTTGTTGTTTCCACTTGATTCGTTTTTAAATGGGCTTTTTTGTACTAATTTTCTACCTTCAACTTCTTCTATGTTTTCAGCTACTTTTTTATTTTGTTCATTTTGTTCAAATGTTGATTCTGATGGCGGCCATGCTTCTTTTGGTTGTGCTTTTGATTTGGTATTTTGCAAATCAGATACACGTTGCGAACGTGGTACTATTTGTTGTGATTGCGAATGTAATAGTATTTGTTGCGAGTTTGATTTGGTATTTTGCAAATCAGATGCACTACGTGATCGTCGTAGTTGTGCTCCACCTTCTTGATACATAACATCATCAATATGATCATCATCTAAATCAATAGAGAAAATGGCGCTTTCTAAACAAGCCATAATATTAATATATAGTATTATATTAGTTATTCATAAATAAATTCATAATGGCAATTGAAAAGCTTGACATTAATCAATATTTCTATGAATACATGTTGCAAAACAAACTCACTTTTTTGATTTGTGCATTATTATTGTTCACCTATCCATTACAAAAGGTTGTTCTTCCAAAATACTATGGAAAAGTCATATCGAACTTGCAAGACGGATCAAACAAGAAATTTATAGAAAGTGCTAAAATGTTATTAATTATTTATGCTTCTATTCAGTTTCTGCATTCTATTTATCAAAAGGTCCAAGGAACGCTTATTCCCAAGTTTTCAGAATTTTCAATGAAGAAAATATTTTCTAGTTTACTGAAAAATGACAATGAAGATTTTGAAAACATGAAAGTCGGCGAAATATTGGCTAAAATATCCAAGTTGCCATCGTTAATCTATCGTTATTTAGATATTTTGAAAAGTGTTGTCTTTTCTCAATTGATTGTTTTTGCAACATGTGTGTTCCACTATTATCAGGTTTCATTCCAAACATTTTTATCATTTATTTTAGTTGTATTTGGAGTTTTACTGTTACAATTCATTACTTACAAAACAACAATGGGTGTAGAAACAAAACGCGAACAAGAACAAGACAAAATTTATCAACACCTCCAAGATGTTTTGAACAATCTGATTTCTGTTATTGTTTGTAAAAATGAAGAATACGAAAAAGACAAATTGACGCAAATATTTGGTTCTTTTACAAAAACTTTCAACAAGGTCTTGAATATCAACTTCATTATGCGTGTCATTTTCTCTTTTTTCAATATTTTCTCCTTTTGTCTTTTGAATTATATTTTATACAAGGAATATTCAAACAAAAACATTACTAAAGAACATTTTATCTCATCGTTTATCATCACTTATAGTGTGTTACAACTATTTAATGATGGCGCCCATTCTGTGCGAATGTTAGTCGACATGACCAGCCAAATCACCGACATGGAACAGTTTTTTAATAGTCAAATTTTCCAGAAAAAACACGATTCAAATGAAGACGACCGTTTTGTAAATGGAGATATTATATTCAAAAATGTAAATCATACCTACAACAAAGATGGTAGTGAACATGTTGCATTGAAAAACGTAAACCTTAAAATTAAACAAAATGAAAATATTGCGCTTACTGGACATATTGGTAGCGGAAAATCAACGCTCATCAAAGCGCTATTGAAGCTAACCGTCCCTACTTCAGGAACGGTCACTATTGGTGGAGTTGATATTAACAATATATCTAAAAAGGAATTATATTCGCATGTGTTTTACATTCCACAAAAACCCAAGTTGATGAACCGAACTTTATATGAAAACATCATTTATGGTCTGGAAGAACCCGAAAACAAAAAAGACGTTCTATTCAAAATAGACAATATTATGACTTTCATGAAACTTGATGATATTACAAAACAAACTTTTACTGAAAAAATGAACGAGTCTGTTGGACTAGAAGGTTCAAAATTATCAGGCGGACAAAGACAAATCGTCTGGATAATCCGCGCACTTCTCCGTAATCCGTCAATCATTATCATGGACGAACCCACATCATCGTTGGATAAATCCAACAAGCAAAAAATATATAATATTATTGAAGAAATTGGTATTCAAAAGACAATCATTGTCATAAGTCATGACGACATATCGCTTGGTTTCAAAAAAGTTTATATGAAAGATGGAAAAGTGAGTCAGCTAAGCATTTAATTTCTTAATTTATTATATAAGAAATCAAATGGTATCCAACACAGATGAATTAATCAACTTTATCAAAAATGACAATACAAACAAAATAAAATATGTTATTTTATTCTTTGTATTTATGATTGCTTTATCACAAAATCTATTCAAAAACTTATTTGGTTGTAACATGAAAAAAATAATAAAAAACAACTATACCAAACATGCTGTTAGTTTGTTATTTCTGTTTTTGTTGGTTGATATCAATATAGACGCAAATGTAGAATACAAATCAAATCCGCTCATAAGTCTGATATATTCAGTGATTATTTATGTGCTTGTATTTTTGTTATTGCATAGTAACAAAATATATGTTACGTTCATTACCATCATCATTTTAGTTTTGATTGTTTTGGACAAATTCAAGAGCTACTATCAATCCACAATCAACGATCAAGAAGATTTACAAAGTACATTGGAGTTAATTTACAAAACTACAAATGTATTTGTCATCATTGTCATACTTACAATTATTATTGGTACACTAACCTCTCTAAATATGAACAGTCTTAAAAAAACACTCTCTGGCAAAATAAAATCTTGTGTTTGAAATAATCATATGTTTGTAAAATCTACATAAATAATATACTTAAATAAAGAATATTATTTATCTTGTAGTATATAATGTTTTTATTTAATGTTGCCAAAAAGAATGAAGACGGAGGTGTAAAGTCATTTGAATTTTTGAAAATACTCAATAATCTGGTATTGCGCAGGACATCATGTAGTAAGATTATGTGCTGTGGCGGATGGTCTCTTTTAGGGATCTATTCTACTAGTCAACTAAAATACATTGTACCAGTTGTTGTAAAATTTGCGTATGGTAGTGTAATTATTGTTGGCGGCGTTTCTTTGTCTGCCTGGATTATTTCTTACTTTATTTACAAAAAAGAAAACGAAGAAATTGAAATCATTGAAACTGAATACGAAAAATACTTGAATTTTATCAACAAAGATTACGAAATGTTTATTGATATTTACAAGAACGAAAAGGAAGACTATTTTACAAACGAATCTGAAACATTTGTCAGTGAATTGAAAGACATCTCCAACCATGAAACATATGAACTTCCATATTCATATAATCCAACTTTGATGTTTTATTATGACAGCGATTCATCCAGTTTTCATTATTATTCTCAAAGTGACGTTTCGTGTAAACTTCTAAACTCTGTGTGCAGAACTTACACGATGAGTAAAAAATGCATTCAATTGTTCCAAGATGAGGAAGAAATTCAATATATGAAAGGACAGGCATCTGATGTTGTAGACGTTTCCTTTTCAAATGTGCAACCCGAAGCAAGCTCTTCGAATTCATTGAACTCAGCAGTATCTACAACCGAACCAGAAGAAAAAGAAGAAGAGTCAAATGGATTTGTAAATATATTTTACAGCAAAAAAAGTAAGAAAGAAAAGGCAAAGAAAGCAAATTTACCAATATTAAAGACAAATAAATTTGTTTATAAAGGGACTCTTGATGAATATAAAAAGCAGTTTTTAAATAACAAAAAGGGAAGTGCACAGGAAACAACATATGAAGAATATTTGGCGAAGTGTTCAAAATAAATATATTTTTGAAGTATAATAGAATTCATACAAAAATGTATTCAAATTTTCTTGTAATAAGAGAAATATTTTGTCAAGAGAAATGCTTTTCCCAAAAAAACGATTATTTGCAATGCATCAATATGACAAGGCAAGACTATTTACACAAACATCAATATAATGCTAAACGCTTTAAATGTCAAGTCTACTTGAATAATTATTTGAGTTGTCTTAATTACAAAATTGCACCATCTATTATTGAAGAATGACATAATTATTTTTCTTCAAGAATTCAATAAACCCAATACTCTTTTCCATATCATAACTGCTTTCAAGATTATTTTTGGCAATTTCATAGGCTACTCTTTCATAAACATTAAAATTTTCAATATAGAGATTCAACAACTCATCCAGCGGTTTTTCGCATTTGGTATCATTCTGATTTTCCATTTTCCAACAACGCAATTTTATGATGTTAACAACACGCAACCATTTAAATCAATTTTAATCATAAAGAAACTAAATAGATGGATCATATGATAAAGTATGATTATCGTATAAATAGACAAAATACGGTTCGCTCATATTTTCAAGGAAAATCTGGTCACCATTCATGAGCGAGTCGCATCCGTGTTCGCTACTACATTTGCGTCCATTACTGTAAATTGGTAATTTTATGTTATCATAAATTGTATAATAATACCACTTGTCTCTACGAGTGTGAATTGGTTTTGCAAAAATTGGAAACATCTTTGTAGACTGATTCTCGTTTTTCAAATAACCAATTTGGCGATAATTATGCGGTTGATTATATTGTAACGGAGGACTATATGGATTCATTAATGTGTCTTTTGGTGTATTATTATATGATATGCGTGGATCCATAATTGGTCTTAATAAATCATAACTACTTTGAGGTTTTTCATAGTGGAGGTGTGGCGACAGATTATTGTGATGGTGTAAAAAGGAAAAATGTGGTGGCAATAATGGTGTTACAAGATGAGAACTTGTTTGCGGAGAATTATAGTGCCTGTATATTAAATATAACAAAATTCCAGTTAAAATGATTAGAAATAACATTGTAACATTTTCAATACAGAATGTGCCAGGCGGACATTTAGATGTTAATTTTGATTGTTTTGCCATATAATCGCTATAATATAATGAAATATTATTATATGTAAATATTATAATGAACAAACTGACTGTTATGAAAAGCGCTGTTGCAATCATACTTTTATTATTTATTGTTCACAGTCTAGGTTACATATACAAGTATTTTTTGAAAATAGAGACATTTGAACTGGATATTTCAGACAAAAAGTTGGAGAAATCTGTTCAAACGGCGCTTGAAAAATTCTCATTACTGGAATCCAAAAAAGAAGCGATGAGTTGTAAGGCTAGAACGTAATTAGAACATTTAATTATATAAATATATATCAAAGTATTTATATAATGGACTATCTCGAGATAAAAGAAATTTTACAACTTATAATAAATGCGATTGATAATGAAACATTATGGGAAAAACATTATGAAAATCTCAGAAAAATAGAGAAAGATTTACCGGAGTCAGTAAAACAAGTCAAAGACAATGAAAATGCTGAGATGCCTGATTCTTTGGACAAACTGAAAATTTCTGATTTTTTGAAACTTGAACTGAACGTATATGGAGATAAAAATCATGAACTGGTGAACTTTTTAATAAATAATATTGAAGACATATTTATTCCTCACGTTTTCAATTTTAAAGAAAGATTGAAACTTACATTATGTGCAGCATGTCATATTGATGCGAATGTGTCATTTTTATCAGACAGTTTCTTCGAATTTAGTTATGATAAACTCGTGAAAAAATTTGAAACGCTTGAAAATCTTGAAATGGAACATAATACTGAGGAAGTTCCAGTTTCTAATACTGATTATATAAAAAAACTAGATCAAATAAATTTTCTATTAGAAATAGATAAAAAAAATGCAGAATTACATGAAAAACAAAAAAATAATTATGATGAAACAAAAGATACATATTTAAAAGAATTAACAGAATCACACAAAACACCACAAACGAGAAGTGCTACGATGACGGGTGGTACGACGGTAGATGGTGTTTTAACTATAAATAATTATACTACCAATAAGAAAGTTGATATTAACATTAATGAAATTTTTGAAGATATCCCAGCTGTGAAAAAGTTGAATTGGGAAGGCGACAATTTAATAGATAAATTTAAAAATTGTTATAACAAACTTCCTAATAATGAAGACGACAATGAAGGCAATAATGAAAAATTACGACAGTGTATGTTTACTTGTTTGAAATGGATCAGTTTTAATGGTATGACGATCGGAGACAACGCACCTCCCGCTCATAATAAAGTGTTTAAAATTTTAAATGAAGCCCTTAAAAAACACATTAAAGAAAAGTATTTTCCAGTTTTAAATGAAAAAAATAGGGGTGAATTGATGGAATTAGTTGAAAAGAATCTACAAGATCCCAAGTGGAAATTTAGTAATTTTACAGAATTTTTAAAACATTTTTATTTTACATCAAACGATAGTACTGGAAAAAACAATAACGCAATTATTCCACAAACCAAAAAAGATTTTGATGAACTTTATTTAAATGCAGATATTAATAAACAGACTCCAATTGCGTTGTTTTTTGATGAAAGAGATTCAACAAATGATATATTCAAGATATATATATATATTTTATTTGAATATTTGTGTGCAACAACTTTAAAACATATAATTCAATATGAACTTGAAAAAGAAAAACAAGATATTGGAAAGATGTCTAAACATACAATGCGTATACAAGATATTTCTAAATATTATAATAGTCTCAACGATGCGAACAATCCATTACTCAGAGCATTTTTGTTATTTGTTCGTGACTGCGTTCATGTAATGTCTAACGACATAACTGTAACCTCGGAAAAAGGAAATCCCTGGTATACACTAGAACAAAGTCTCGGTAATCATATTAGTCTTGAAGACGAAACAATTAAATGTGATGGTAATGACAGCGACACAACATCTCTATTTGACTATATTGAGAAACAATTAAAAGAAAAAGGAATCGTTGACTCGAAAATAAACCTTCTTGTCAATAAAGCCAAACTTATATATCTTCTACAAAACTACAAATGCTTCTAGTTATACCTCTAAACATGGTGAAAACTGATTTGATGTTTCACTTTTTCTAAATAATTAACATATCTTTGATTTATATTAGCATAGTTGTTTCCATACAAACAAAAATACGTATCGCAATTTTTGAATGTATAATAAACTTCACAAAATAAAACTAAAAATACAAGATAATTTTTGACAAGAAAGTCTTTATTTATCAAGAAATTTTCTGAGTTCATATTACATTCTCTAAAATAATAAACATCGCACCTCATATATGGCAATATAATGGCGTCATTCAAATAGTAATGTTTGTACAAAAGAGTTTTGACAAACTGCACTGTAAAATCATAGTAACTAAATTTCATTATTTTGAATGTTGTTTCTCGGGTTACACGATAATCATCGCATTTTTGTTCATAGAATAATTTCATTATTTTTTCATGGTTTGGAAATAAATAACTTATTATTTCTTCGTTAATGCATTCTGGTAATCCATAAGAACCAAGTATTTTGCCAAATAAAATATGAATATTTATTTCATTTATCTTTTGATAATCAAATGAAATAAATGACATTATTTGTTTTTTATTATCCAATAAAACACTAACTTGAATTATATTTATTTCATTATTATATTACTTTAAATTTAGTGCTTCTTAGACGTTTTGCGGTTTTTATTCATTTTCTTCTGCTTTCTGACAAGGTTCTTGCCAGTTTTACGAACATTTTTCACAACCGCCTTTGCCGAATTTTTGATTTTCTTTACTGCTTTTGCGGTCTTATTATTAATGTATTCGCCAATCTTAACTCCTTGTCTTTTCATTTTACCCGCCATTTTCAAAACATCGCCGAATTTCTTTTCCGGGTTTTCCGCCTTTACCTTCATTACAAATTTGTTCCAGTCAGAAAGCTTTCTCTTAGTTTTACCCCCCATTCTCTATATATGTATCAAATATTAATTTTCTTTGATATTTTGAATGTCTTTTAATTCTTTCAATAATTCGCTCACATATTTCTTTCCAAACGAAATGTGAAATCCCATCAAACGATGGCTCGAGTGAGCTGCTCTGCGTAGAATTTTTTCAATGTATTCGCAATATGTCATTTTAAATATAACCTAATATGATATTTAATAAATTTTCATCTATATTGTTTTTTTGTTGAATATATTTTTTCATAAAATATTTTTCTCTTAATCTCATAAATTGATTCCCGAATTTTTGAACATCTTTTGATAATTCTAACAAGCTTGTGTTCAACTGACGGTCACATATTGCGTTATAGCAACACGGACATTGGTGGTCTTCTAATTCAACTTCATTCTTCGTATAATAAAACAAACTACATTTTGCAAAAAAATCAAAATATTTTATTGTATCATTTACAATACTTTTATTATTATTGTCTTTATGAGATAAATAAAAGGTGAATGATGGTTCTTTGAATGGATAATCGTAATATAAAAAGATTTTGACGTTACAAAAAAGATTTTTATTTTTGTAAATATTGATTACATATTCATCTTGTTCATTTTCAATTAATGTCCGCACGTCAACTTTGTCTTTTCCATGATAATCTTCTAGCAGTTTAATTTCTTTATAAACGCGTTTCATCATTTTTAATTTTACCATTTCATTTATTTTCAAACAACATTGAGATTTATTATTTATTATTTTTATAAATATATAATAATACTAACAACATAATGGACTATTTAACTTATTTCTCATTTTTTATTACTTGCTCATTTCTTGTCACAACAGGAACAATTACCTTTATTGAAGCTCTTCGCACCGACATCGTGCCCATGCGACACATTCTCAATCTAGAAACATGTATTTCTATTGTTGCCGCCTACTTTTATGGAAAATTCATAACTATGTTGGAGCCGCATAAAGAACTTATTTTAGACGAGAAAAAAGACAAATCTGAAGAAGACAAAAAAGAGTTAAGTAAAATCGAAAACAAAATCAACGATACACGTTATGTAGATTGGATGATTACGACACCTATCATGCTACTGGTTCTAATATTGGCATTTCAATACAATTCAGGTGAAAAGGGAGTCAAGTTTGCCGATTACTTGTTGATACTATTAATGAATTATGGGATGCTCGGCTCTGGTTATTTAGGAGAAAAAGACAAATTAAACAAACTAGTTGCAAATATTATTGGGTTTGTCTTTTTTGGATTGTTATATGGTTTTATGTATTACAAATATTTATTGAAAACAAAGAATGGAAATAATGTCAACAATCAGATGCTATATGGTTCATTTTTTATTTTATGGGCACTTTATGGATTCTTTTACATGACCAAAGAATCTATCAAAAATACCGGATATAACATTTTAGATCTTTTCTCCAAGTGCTTCGTTGGAATATACTTTTGGTCTTATAGTTCAAATATTTTTGTTTGAGTGAATTCATTGGGTGACGAGAATTCAAACAACGCAAACAAAGTGTTATATTAAAAATATTATAACACTTTATAATATAAATGGAGTTAGTTAAAATTTTGTTGAAAGTTTTGTATTTAGGTTTATTGTATTTTGCAATATTGATGGTTGTCAAGCCATTGATTAACGTTCCAAGAAGTAATTTGATTCTTATTGTTCTTTCACTCAGTGTTTTACTAATGTATTTTACATTTGATAACATATATGATGTCATAACTAAAAATGAAATTATTCTTAAAAAAAATGACGAAGATGAAGACGAAGACGAACAAACAAGTAAAGATAATAAAAACTCGACAAAGATTGAGATAGTTGACAAGGTCCACAAAGAAGCATCTTCAGACTACTTGGTTGATCATACTCACAAATTTGTAGAAAATAAAGTATTTGGTTAATAGTATTTTCTTTCTTGTATAGTGCGTAATAATTTTTCGCGATTTTGTATATCACTTTTAAACACATACTTTCCAATATGGTTCAAGTTGTGAGTAGTATTTAACCATACTTCACCTCCAATATCATTCACTCGTTCACAAAAAGAATAATCTTCAGACAAGTAAACTTTGTCTTTTATCATGCAACAAAATAGTCCACAAATTGTATTATCTTCCTTGCTTAAGTTATCAGTTTTGATTGTTAATTCAGTGTGTTTTTTGCATAACTTATTAACAATTTCTCTCTTTACCATCATAAATCCGGTTGATGCGTGTTTGACACGAATAAAGTTACCATCACCACTTTTTATTATTTTTTTGTCTTTACCCACCATCGCATTGTAATTATAATCTAATCCACGAGACTCCAATGACTCTTTTGATTGAATTTCAGTTTGCATGGAATACATAAACCGTTTCCAGTTAAATGCTTTCTTAGAATAAGCACAACAAACAACATCTTTGTCAAAGTCTAGTAAATCAATGACCGCTTGGGCTGGAAATTCAATGTCGGAATCAATAAACAATATGTGTGTGAACTCGCTGTCCACAAATTTAGCAAGCGAATTATTGCGAGCGCGCGGAATCAAGCTCTCATTTCCCACAAAATCAATCACATATTCAATGCCACAATTTTGGAGAAGACTATTCAAATTTAAAATACTCATCGTATATTGCATGGTCATCATCGCATCATAACAAGGTGTAGATATAAATAGCTTGATTGAATTTTTTGGTAAATTATTCATAATTTGTCTTTTACACTATTTTTTAGGTTGCTTTTTATTTTTTATATTTCTTTTTGATTTTTTAATTAATTTCTTGTAGTCTTTTCTAGAGATTCTATTGCGCTGACAATTTATCTGCATGTTTGCATGCTTCATTACTTTCTTTAAAAGTTTTTCACTGCTATCCAATTCTCGGAGATACCTGAATGTATATTTAGAATGAGTTTCACAAGGAATGCCATTCGCAATGATTGTATCAGCAAAATAATTGTTTGTAAATACGTGATAATAGACAAAATATGGATCACTGGTAATATGTTTTTTAATATTTTTCATCATTGATACCGGAGCATACATGTTATTGTTCGGTAAATACACACAGTGATTATATGTCAAAAACAAATCTTCATTACAAGTAAAGTCTTTGGACAATTGTGAACCACGCGGTATCCTATGCGGATACTCTTTTCCGTCATTTTGTTTCACATATTTTTTCACTTCCAAGCATTCAATGACATTATTTTTATGATCAACCAACTTGTCTTTTCCTGGAACCAAATCTTGTATCTTTTTGTATCCTTTTGTGGTGAGAATATTGGTGTCGTTCAAAAAGCACGGTATGATACCAGTGTAAGGATCAATAAATACTGGGTCATATTCTTCAATAACTTCTACTACATTTGCATTGTTATATGCGGTAGCATCGTAGTTCCACGAAAATGAAAATGAAATATCGTTATAGTATCTGTCATCATTGAATAACGAATAAAAAGTTGTATCATAAATTACAATTCCCAAATCTGCGCTCACATCAGGGAAAATCGGACTGACTGAGACAACAACAATGCTATTACTACTGTCTACACTCTGTATTGATGTATTTGTAATCTGAGTGCCACTTGTAAGTGGATAAATGTTATTCAGACTTATTTCAATTGTTGTACTAAAAGACAAATCAAGATCAATGTCTCCGGTAGTAGTTGTTCCGCCGGCTTGGACAACACTGCTTGTTATTTCAACTGTTGGTGGCGAAGGTGGTGGAGGACTAGATGAAATAATCTGCGAACCGAAAATAATACTATTGGTATCGTCAATCACATACACGTCGTCTTTACTAAATGGACTACCACTTGCGTCAACGTTGTCAATTTTCAATCCAAATGTGTTGTCCGAGTTCACAACGGTTAAGTAAGCAACGCCATTAATTTCAACTTTAACCAAATCGCCCACATTTGCTAGTGGAACAAACAAAACACTATCAGTATCAGTATTGTCGATTACTACCGGCGGCTCAACTTGATTTGATTTAGCCATCACAACCTGCTCAACATCTGGTATTTTCTCAGTTGCTGTTTCACTGAGAGTTACATCGTCTATTCCCATCTTAATTGCCGTAACATCTTCAGCCTTCTCTAAAATTTGATTTATTAGTTTTGTAAAAACCTTATTGTTAGTAATTTTAACTGCAGTCGGTAATACTACTACCGGAACTGTATCCACTTCTCCGATTGTGATTGTTCCTCCCATATAATCGTGATTTTCACACTGGTAATATAAAGTAGTTGGTGTGTCAGAAGTAATACTTATTTGTGTATATGCTCCCGCGGTTCCTGGAGTTCCATTCACACTTACATCGGTTGTATATTGAACAGTCTTATCTACGTCTTCATAGAACAATAATGGATGTCCAGAATTAGTGGCATCATCTTGGTTAAACCGATACACATTGTCAGGATCAAGTGCCAATGTAAGCGCCTCTGTTCCGTCAATATAAAACGCGCTACTTGAACCTTGATTATAATATGAATTACTTGATGTTTTGGTATCAACTGTGACCGTGTAGCTGACATCAACTGTTACTTCGCCACCTTCTTCTTCATCAAAATCGGGGACTGTTAAATCAGGGACTTCTACCGCTAAAATCATATTAATCTCATCAAGAGACAGTTTGTCTTCGTCGGGAATGTCAGCATCATTATTGAAATCCCCGGCAATAGATGACGGGTCCAGTACAGCTGAAACCTTGGCATTAATCGTAAACGAAAATTCATTACTTGAACTGAAAGCATTTCCCGCTTCATCTGTGATTGCCCCATCCCCTAATTTGAATGATAGTGTATTATCAATAGTGTTATCAAGTGCTGAAATAACAAATGAATAAAGTGAATCCGAACCATTTAGACCAGACAACGCGCCATTTGAAGTTATCGTAAAATCGTTAACATCAAGAGAAGGTATGTTTTTGTTAAATTCAATTGTGAAAGGCACGACCTGTTGATTCGAGCAAACATCTTGATAAACAATATCACTGATACTGGAAACAATTGTCCCTGTAGGAATAATGCTATCATATTTCCATGAATAATTATATGAAACATCATTGTATAATTCTTCGTTATCAAAATAGTTGTAAAATCCAGTATCTTCTGGAAAACTTACCAAAATATCTGCCGACGAATCAACGACCACATCTGGAACCACCGTCAGTACATAAGAATTATTCGCTCCACTCAATGTTCCAGAACCATTTGTAATAACTATATTACTTACATCAACATTTTCAGTAAAGTCTAGTTGTAAATCAATAGAACTATTGTTTGTAAATGCGCCTTGTTTCACATCACTGGAAGTAATTGTTAGTTCTGGAATCGGCGGTGTGTAAGTCCATACAAATTTATTTGATTCTTTATTTCCTTCACTATTATTATCATATCGTGTAACTGAATTTTCAGGTAGTAGTAATGACGTTTCTGTATTCGGGGTAACACTTTCCAATGTAAATGTATAACTTCCATTCCCTTGATCTACAATGTTTGTTATTGTCCCGTTGACAATTGTAAATATACTGGCATCAATTGTATCAAAAGTAGCGTATGTTAATGTGAGGGAGACTTGGATAGATTTATATAAATGTGAAGCTCCTGATTTCAAGTCAGGGCTTTCAATAGAGACCATGTATTCAGTTCCCGTGTAATTCCATACAAAGCTATTTGAAGCAGTATCGTTGAAAATATTAAGGTCGTCTTTCACCTTGTTATCCGCAATCTGAAGCGAAATAGATACAGACGAAGTTGCAGGAATTAATGTTGCCTTATAACTTTCCCCATATGTTATCATATTTCCCATATATTCATGTGCTTCACATTGGTAGTAAAGAGTTGTTGGTGTATTCGAATCTACCACAATAATTGTAGATGTTGCCGAAACTGTTACGCCAGTAGTATATTCTGAACCACTTGTCTTTTCTGCATCTGTATAAAATTTTAATGGATGCGCAGAATTGGAAGCATTGTTAAAAGTATATGTATTTCCTGGAACAAATGATACTACCTTGGCTTCTTCGCCATTCAAAAAGAACGCGCTTGAACTTCCTTTACTTGAATATGGATTATTTACCGATGCTTTGCTACCAATAGTAATAGTAAATGTGGTTTCATGATCTGGGAATGTAGTTGTTTGCGACAACTCAGACAAATTACCATTTGTAATATCTACATCTGCCAATGTAAATCCCGAAACAGGTTTACTGAAAACAAAATAAATTTCTATGCTACCGAGATCCGCACTGTCTCCGCTATTAATATCTTGAGAAGCAATGTAAACTTCTGGCTTAATATTGTGATATGTCCAAGTAAATGTGTCCGATGTTGCATTTTTATTTCCATAATCGTCAGAAAATGCGTTTCTCGGAAGTGTCACACTAATTTCACTACTCGCAAACGGCTGAAGTTTATAAGAATAGTTTTGTCCATTTCCACTGAAATCCACAATTTCAGCACTACCATTCACATTGAGCGAATTGATGTCAAAATTGCTTGTTGCTCTTGATGTGACAACAGTGAAATTCACAAAGCCGGTGTTGTTGGTAAGTCCAGATTCTTGGCTGGCTTCAATGCTAAATGTTGGAACTATATTATCGTATTCCCAATTATAGGTCGTGTTTGAGATACCGCTTTCAAACGCTTTACTTAATCCCTTGCCAGTAGTAATTGGATTGCTTGTTGGAATATCAATAAGGATTGAAGCAGTTGTAGGGCGGAATGTTTGGACTTTGATAGCATATGTTGTTCCGGAACCAGTGGTTTTGATAACCTTACAATTTGTTCCTGTAATATAGTCTTTCCTGAAATTAAAGACTTCTTCTGAAAAGACAACTTGGATCCATAAAACATCTTGATTTGTAAGTGAACCTGGTGCTCCAATATTGGATTTTATACTCTGAATAGTAAGCGGAGCAGACACATACTTCCAAGTAAACACATCACTTTCAGGATTTGAAACAACATTGAGACTTGAATTAATGTTTCGTGTAATTGTATCTTGTTTCACAAAAACCTTACTATCATATAGTGTAGTGCTCGCGCCGAATTTGAATGAGACTTTTGTATCACTCAATTGTTTAAAATCAAACACATAGCCAAATGAAGTATCAAAATTAGATTCGTCAATAATAAAAGACTGTGTGTCAATAGAAGAAATGCTTGCTACAGTATCATAACTTACATCCATTTCCATATTGATAAATGCTTTTGGTAATCCATAATCTGTTTCTGAGCTGTCCATAAACGTGTCTGTGGTGGAAAGAGTAATGCCCGAAATTTGTGGTGCCGTGTCATTCATACCCGTCTCATACATAGTATACAAAGCATTCACTTCTGTGGAACTAATTGCGTAGTTATAGAAACGTAAATTTTTAATGTATCCATTGAAATATCTGTAAATAACATTTGCGTTACTGACAGACGCACCAAGCATTTGAAATGCTCTTTCTCCTCCCGCGACTACATTTGATACGGAATGCGTTTCTTCCAATACACTATTCTTGTAAACTAGAATTTCCGTTGCTGTAAATGTGACAACCATGTGAACATAATCTGTATTGTAATATGGTAACGCGGTAGTCACCGGATTGATCGCGCCACTTCCAGTGCTTTTAATGTGAAATTTGTCTTGTGTAGCGTTTCTTTGAAGCGTAAAATTATCATTGTCGTCGTTTCTGAGCGTTAGGATCGTCGCATACTGGGTATTTGCGGTTGTTTTTGTTTTGTACCAAAATGAAATAGATGCTTCCCCAGACCCGTTGAATATTTCTCCCGAGATGGTAATGTAATCCGATGTCGATTTTTCAAAATTATATTCATTGTAAATTGGATTATAAGTGACATTGCCATGTAAAGTTAGGTCCAACGATTTAGAGTCCTTTTGATCTGATGTAATTACCGCAACTGTCTTATTATTAATAACTTCAATGTCTAAACCATTGTATTTCCATGTATACACATCAGAGCCTTCATAGTTTTCTGTTAAATTTGTAGCACCATCTACATAATTATACTGAAACTGGTCTTGTGGAATATATATGGTTGAATTTGTGTCTCGCGAAAGACTTTTGAATTTGAACGAATATTGTGTCGGTGATATTTTTGCAAAGCTATTACTGACAACAAAACCATTTGTGAAAGAAATGTCTGACTCTGTTAGTGAAGCAAATGCTAATTTAGTATTCGTCGTGTAAGTCAATAACATGTCAATTATATTTTTCTTGATTGTTCCATTGTTTGCAACATCTGCACTAGTAAGCACCAGGGATGGCTGTTCAATATTGGCAGTCCAAGTCCATGTAAATAAAGTTGGCAAAACTGTATTTGAAGCATCGAATGTGCTTTGCATTTCAATAACCGAATCCACGTTAGGAGAACTGGCAATAAAAGTAAAAGTGTATTGAGTATTGTTTACTCGTTGAAATCCAGTAATAGTTCCGTTGGATGCCGAAATATCTTCTTTTTGTATAAGCTGTTGATTTGTAATAAATTCTCTTGACAAATTTATTTCAAGAACAATGGAAGATGATGTTTGAGTTTGATTGTTTGAAATATCTGGACTGTTAAATGTCATAACTGTAACCGGTGGTGACCATGTCCATTCAAACGGCTCCACAATATAATCCACAAATATATTATCGCTTTCTGTACCAATATTGAACTGCGATGTTACGCCAAATGTTGACGCTGTAAAAACAAATTCATATAATAAATCTGATGGTTGGGCAAAGTTTTTTATTGATCCGTTTGTTGCTGTAATTGCTGCTGTAACGCTTCCAGTAGCAGGTTGAGTCAAAATAATTTCCATATTGATTTCATCATTTTCTGATGTGCCATTATTTGAAACATCGGGACTTGTGAAAGTAATTTTTGGTGCGTTGTATGGAACATCGGAAATACTTCCGGGCGAACTTGGAAACAAAAAGTTTTCTAAATTAGTCAAGGTTGTTCCAAGTTGTTCATGTAAAACTGTCCATGTCTGTCCCAAAACAACATTATAATTATATGCTTTATTGAAAGAGTTTTGCACTTTACTCAGTGTTGTCATACTTTCAAGTTTCCATTTTGATATATCCTTTTCAAAAAACCAGTTATCATCAAATATACTACTCATATTGTTAACTTTTGTTACATTCCATCTTGAAATGTCCTCATTGAATAAATAGCAATCCAAGAACATCTGACTTATATTTGTAGCATTTGTCATGGTCCAGTTTCCAACGCCTGTCAATTTTGAATATTTACAATTATAAAACATTTGATATGTATTTTTAACATTTGAAACATTCCAATTAGAAAAATCTACGTTTAATTCATTATTGTGTGTAAATGTATTTTTCATGGATGTTACATGCGATACATCCCATCCACCAATGTTCAAATATCCAGGAGAGCAAGAATGATTTAATAAATTATCAAAATTGTTTACACTAGATATGTTCCATTGAGATATTTCCGGAAAGTTCACCAACATAGCCTTTCTGTGATTCACATAATTTTTCATTATTTGTCGTAACATATATGCGTTCATATTTGAACCATTATTTTTGAAACCAATTCCACCAAACCTTTGATATGAATAATATTCGTTTCCAAAAGCATTATCTGGAATATCCATACGATCTTGGATGTCCATCCAAGAACCTCTGAAAACCTGATTGATTCCCAGAGCATTTAAGAAAAAATTTCCAAAATTGGTTACTTTACTCACATCCCAAGGCGTCAAGTCGCGATTAAAGGAGTTAGCAGTATGAAACATTGAATTCATACTTGTAACATTTGACACATTCCAATTTTCAATCTTTCCGTCAAATGTAAGTGCATACATAAATGTTGCGCCCATATCTGTTACATTTCCGACATCCCAATCACCAATATCATCATTGAATTGATAGCAGCCATAAAACGCTTGTTTCAAAGAGGTTACATTTGACACATTCCATGAAGAAATTTTTGGTGAAAAATTATAACAGCTATAAAAAGCAGCTTGCATATTAGTGACGTTACTTGTATCCCAATTATTCAAATCTTCTTGAAATACAGAACTTCCAAATCCGTTGAATAAATTAGAAAAATCTGTAACGGCTGACACGTTCCAATTTGAAATATGTCCGTAAGTAGTTTGAGCACTTGTTCTGTTATTTTTCCAACTTACCAAAGCACTCTTTAATGTTGATAAAGATGTAAATGTAGTAGCAGGTGCAGCATAATCAGGAACAAATGTGGAATTAATGATTTGATTATTATAATCTGTAGCACTCTGAAACATATTGGTTGTATCTGCATTTGATGTATTCCAACCTGTTAAATCATATTTCATCTTTTGACAATTATAAAACATACTAGTCATATCTGTAACATTTGCAACATCCCAACTACTTAAATCTGAATTAAACCGCTGGCATTGATAAAACATTTCTTTCATACTTGTAACATTTGCTACATCCCAATTACTAAGGTCACAGTCATAATACCTGGCGCCATAAAATGTTCGTTCCATAGATGTAACATTTCTTACATCCCAATTTTCCATTCTAATTCTGTGATAGTCTTTTGGAAACATTTCAAACAAACCATCCATATTTGTCAAATTTGAAACATTCCAATCTTCAGATTTTCCAAACAAACTTGCACTATAAACGCTGTGTACTGCATCAATATAAAATGCTTGTTTCAATTGTTTTATTGATGTAAATCCGACAACCGGGTCATAATCAACTTCTATGTGTCCCGTCGGAATGTTTTTGAAATCATCATTGTAGTGAGCAAACATTGTGTATGTTTTTATTCCATTTATAGTAACATTTGCCTGAGTTTGAACTGGTATATTTTTCCAGCTTCCGCCCAACACCTGAGTAAAATTGCGAGCTAAGCGAAAAGTATCTTGAAAAACTGTGCCATTAGAAACATTCCAGTTTGATAGGTCTTGATCAAATGAAGTTGCCCATTGAAATGTCCCAATAAAGTTTGTAACGTTACCAACATCCCAATCATTAAGAGGCTGATTGAATCTTCTAGCTTCATGAAATGTGTTGTGTAGTGTTGTAACTTGTGAAGTATTCCAATTGTTTATATTTTTATCAAATGACCACGATTTATAAAACATATGCGACATATTTTTCACATTATTTGTATCCCAAATTGATAAATTTTGATTAAAAGTAATTGCTCCTGCAAATGCACTACCCATATTTGTAACATTACTCACGTTCCACGAACCAATTGGAGCATTAAATTTAGACCGATAGTCTAAAGGTCCTGAAAAAGCACTATTAAAATCTTTCATATGGGAAACATCCCAATTGCTCATTCCATCTAGTTTACTCCAATCCTTTTCTGTATTATAATCGCCATTTGAATGTATTGCATAATAAAAAAGCCCTCTGTTTGATTCTTTAAATGTTAACAGATTTGAACCAATTATCCAACCTGATATGTCTCCAAAAATATCAATCGTTGTTTGGTACGTAGATACTTTTACATAATCTCTTATTGCGGCATGAAGTAAGCCAAGACTTGTAAATGTGTATGAATCTAATTCAACTTTCACATCGTAAATCTTGTCATTGAAGTAGAGTCCAACCAAATTTACATTTTCAGGTGTCTCTAATATCCAATCACCTTCAAACATCACGTGACCAGTTGTATCAATAGATGAATGAATTGTCATATTTGGTGTTCTCTCTTGTAGAGTCTCCAAAATGTGTTTCCAGTCTGGTCCAACCAATTTACAGGTTAATATATCAAAATTAGAAGATTTTATTTCATCTTGTAAAAATAGTAAAAAATCTGAAAATTTTTGCCACGTATTTAGTGATGGATCAGGTCCATTGTATTGCGAATAGTATATTTCCTTTTCCTGTTCAAGATGACCATCAGGATAAATTGGAGTTTCATTATACGCTCCTTCACCCATGCTAACATCTGGCTCTTCTATGCCGACAAAATATTCACTACTGGGGTCTGTTATTACTTCATCAGTCCACTCGCAACTGTCTTTTAAAACATCGTATTTCAATGAACTCTCTTCATCAAACAGTGAAAAATGCATTGAAGGAATATTTTTTTTGAACAAAGCCACGTTGTTCAAAGAGGCGTCAGTATGTTCAACAATTTGTCTTATTTTTTCTTTCAAGATCTCAAAAGTTTCATGAGAATGATAAACGAGTATTTCCGTACCCGATGTAAGACTTTCATACACTTCCGGCAAATATTGCGACAAACTCGCATCAAATAAAATTAATTGGTTCAATTGACTTCTTGAAGTGAAAGTATCAAATGACGATTCCGAAACAAAGTCTAATGTTCGCGATTGTTTTACTTCTCTCATTACTTCGCCATTTTCAACAACAATATGATGAGACAAATTGGACGCTGACATAGGTTTGTATAAATTTTCGTTGTTTTGTGGAACCTCATCCATAATGATTTTTGTGTTACTTGATTCAAAATGGCTGGTAACTTCCTGAAAATATTTCAAGGCAGCCCCTTTTTCTTTTTCGGGTGTATTTGAAAAACCGAACACCGCGGTCTTTACTTTGGGATTTTCCGACAACCGTGTCAATATGTCTTTTAAAATAGTGACAGATTCACTGTCTTCTTGAAAAGACAATAGGACATCTTTACTCAGAGCAACTTCGTCAGCACCTACATTTTTAGGAATATGACATAAAATGTTTACGTTTATTGTTGATTCGTCGGATGCTCCATACACCGTATCTACAATATTTTCGGTTAATTTGTCTATATCATCTAAATCGTCATGTTCATGAATAAGTCCAAGATAGCATTTGTCTTTCAATGAACCTTCCATGACTGTAAGCAATCCTTCCAAATCATTTTCATAATAGTGTATTGGTATCAACAAAATATGGACTTCGCTTGTTGATTCAGTATTTACCACAGCATTTTGGCGATATTCAACAAACTCCTTTGAAAAAATATTCAAAGAATCTTCTACTTGATTTTCTAGAAAACTAAGATTTGTATTATTTACTTGGAAATAAGTATCTAAAAATTCTTTCAGTTCATTATTTTGCGAGTAAAATGTTCCAAATAAAGTATTCAACCAATTTGTTGACGATTTTATTGTTTCAGATTGTTCCAATGAACAAAATTTGGACAAATAATTCATATTCACATTGAATGCTTCATTTCCGATAGCACTTTGCTCAACATGTTTAAGAGCATTTAAATAGGACTCATAGTAAACCAAATGATTAATGTCCATGAAATCCACATTTTCAATTTCAAATGATTTACTCAGTGTAACAAAACAATCATTGATGTGCCCCCAGCTCTTGTAGCCTGGATCATGTAAGTCCAGATCATACAACTTTGCGACCTCTCCCACAAATACTTCGCTTTCCACATTACTTTCAAGAACATCGAAATTCACAAACAATATTTTGGTAATGTTAAATGTTTGTGTTTCCATTTCATTTGTAATGAATTCTTGTATTTTGGTATGAATATTGTCTTTTGTTGTTGAATACATGTCTAATTTCACAATGGCACACGATGTCTGCTTGAGATAATTCAACGTGTTATACAGAGCATCTTCAATGAACGAGTCAACTACAATAATCGTAGTTATCATCTTATAATAAATAAAAACATTTAATTATTATAAAAAAATACTCAACGCGATAAATAAATTGTTCTATATTATTTCATCAATTAAATCATAATGCAAACATTCTTGCGCGTCAATCCATAATTCGTCTAAAAGAAGTTTTTCTAACACCTCCTTCGTTATATTAGAATTTTGATAATAAATGTCTTTTGCATTCTTCATGAAGAAATCCAAGTTTGCGATTTCATCTTTCATCTCATTTAACCGCCCCGATGATTGTGATTGAAGTTGATGAATTAACATAAATGAGTGCTGTGTCATGTATCTTTTTGCCCCAGAAACCGCAATTAATGACGCCGCCGATGCCACAAATCCATCAATATAAACATGTACTGGAGTATCCAAATTGTGGATTACGTCACACACATAAAACGTCGGCATCAACATCCCCCCTCCACTTTGAATGTGCAAATTAATCGGAAATACTTTGCCGTATTGAATCTGAAGTTGTTTGGATTTTACATCAAGTTGTTTGAGGTAAGTTGTCAACGCCATACACGACTCAATCGTGACCGGGCTATAAAAGTTCAATGTCAACGGATATGATGCGTCGGCTGTTTGTTTGAGAGAATGGCTTAAAGGCGATGACGATGGTTCTTCTTCGTGTCCATTATTATCATTTGCCCAGTTATATATAGTGGCACCGGAACCCATTGCCGAAGCCCCCGCATTTCTCAAAAAGTTCGCGCGCGACAAATGAAAAGACTGTGCTGTGATTGGATAAAAAAAGACAAGTGGGGCTAACCAAGAGAAAAATTTCATATAAACTACAAACATATTTTATTTACTTATCTTTTGTTTGTTATGAGCCTATCTAATAATCCAACAACTCTTCGCATTGTTCCTCGCTATTTTTGATGATCATGTTTCGCTTGTTATACAAAAACATGATGATTTCATCCTTGATAATTTGTTTGGTCTCATCATTCTCAATGTTTGCGTCAAATTTCTCGAAGTTTTTCTTGAGAAAATTATAAGATTCTTGGTCCATGTTTTCGTTAATATCGCGATCACGCAGATTCTCATCATACCACTCTTTCAATATATAATACTTGTCTTCAATCAAATCGTTCACCTCTTTACTGCGCGACTTGATTTGCCATTCATTTTCATTGAAAATCAATATATATTTGTCTTTGATATTCGGAATATAAATGTTCATATTTTCCGGCTTTTGTGGATTGAAATGAATCTTTTTCATGATTGTCGGAATCGCATCATTAACCTGTTGAATTGCCCGCACATAATCATTCGCCGTTAAATGCGAAATATCCGTGTCTTTATAGTTCAAGATATTTGTCACAATCACATTATTCGTATTGTAATTATTGATCTGCAATTTGTTCGTCAGTTTCTTAATCATCTGGTCCTTTTTCTGGTTATCACTTTTGCTCTCATTCAGTTTGTTATTGATAGTATTGAGTTGCTCATTCATCAACTTTACCAACTCTTTCAAATCTTCGTCCTCATTTTTCTGACAAGAATACTTGATGTGTTTGCTGAGACCAGGGCGATACTTATATTCCTTACCACAATACTTACAAATGTGTTTCGCGGATTTCGCCGAATCACCTTCGCTCTTGGCTATTTCATTCTTTTTGGATAACTTTGGATAACATTTTGGATAACTTTGGATAACTTTTTGATGCTTTTGTGTTTTCAAATGTCTGGTGTAATTAGATTTCAATTTAGTAGAGAAATTACAGCATTTACAATCATAAGAGGTCATTTACTGTAATATCAAGACAAAAAATTCTTATATTCTTTTTATTCTTTTTTATTCTTTTTTCAAAATGACTAAAAAAATGATACCATCAATGATTTGATTTACATACAACAGCGAACATCTTTTTGTTAGCATATTCTTAAAAAAGAATAAAATGGATAACAAAAAGGAATAAATTTAACCCAGAGAGAGAGGGGCAACTTTTATACATCCATATAAAATTTCAAAAAATAGTTTTCTGGAAACTTGCATTTTATTTTCATGGATATTTTGCTATCGACATTTTTAGCGATAATTCGCGGATCTATAAATGGATAACTTTGGATAACATTTTGGATAACTATGGATAACTTTGGATAACATTTCTTTACAGTAACAAACGAAAAATACGATTACATACAATAAACCATTTATGATAACAAATACAAATAACATAGAATTGTGGGATATTCCTTTTTTATTCTTTTTATTCCTTTTTTATTCTTTTTTGCGAATGATGTGATAATGACACGACAGATGGTTACAAATAGTTATTCTTTTTTACTGATATTTCTTACCATATTCTAAAAAAAGAATAAAATGGATAACAAAAAGGAATAAATTTAGCCCAGAGAGAGAGGGGCAACTTTTATACATCTCTACGAGATTTCAAAAAATAGTTTTCTGGAAACTTGCATTTTATTTTCATGGATATTTTGCTGGCAAATATTTGGTGGCTATGTTTTTAGCGATAATTCGTGGATCTATAAATGGATAACTTTGGGTAACATTTTGGATAACTTTGGATAACTTTGGGTAACATTTTGTTGTGGTAAGGTTGTGTTATGGATACTCATATTTATCAAACTATTTGCGTAATAAATATGAAAAGTGATGATTTGCTGGATATTCTTTTTTATTCTTTTTTATTCCTTTTTTATTCTTTTTTCACAGACACTGGAATATTGACACGATATATGGTGATGATTGCTCATTCTTTTTTACTGTTATTTCTTACCATATTCTAAAAAAAGAATAAAAATGGTAACAAAAAGGAATAAAATTAGCCCAGAGAGAGAGAGGGGCAACTTTTATACATCTCTATAAAATTTCAAAAAATAGTTTTCTGGAAAGCTCGTTTTTTATATTGACATGTCTCAATCATATATCAACAAACTAAACGCTTTTGTCAATTATTATCCAATCAGATTCCTCCGTTTCCAAATCAGCATTATTGTTGGCTGGCTCTATCACCGCCGAGGCACCGCGCACCAGTTTGCCGTTTTTCAATTTAAAGTCGTCAATATTTGCCCTACTATTAAACTGGATAATTCCGTACTCTGTTTGCTGCTCTTTGTTCATTTTCTCAGCAATATGGTAAGCCAACTTCTTGTTCATCGTATATTGTTGTGGACAGTTTTGATAGATCCACCATTTTGTCCATTGAGCATTCGAAAAACACTCGTGACTTTCTACATTGACAACAAGCCATATAAATCTCTTACCATAACGCAGCCGCAGAAGTAGGATTGTGTTGTTTGCCGACATAATGACTATTCACTATATATAATAATGTTAAATCAATTTTTAATATTATTATAATTTGTCATTTTGTGTTGCGTGTTTCTTATTTTCATTTGCTCACGAGTATTATCGTGTAGTAATCTGATTCACATTTGTCAATGTTGCACCTGTTTTCATATTTGTCTGTTTGACTGTTTGTGTTTTCACGCCGTTTCTAATTTCGGTCGTGGTTTCTATTTTCGTATCCCCGTGAATTTGTGTCGAAGTGCTTCTTTGGAATCCACCCATCCCACCCATTCCACCCATTGAAGACGTTCTTATATTGAATGTGGTCGTGGTGGTATTTCTCGCATGTGGATGCTGCATGTGTTGTGGAGGTTGATGGAAGAAATCGTTATTAAAAAACTGCTGAAAAATAATATTTGGATCCACAAAATGAGGCTGCTGGCGATGTTGACGAAAATGGGCGCCACCCGGCATTTGCCGGGAAAAAGGATTTGGATTGTCATATTCTTCTTTCTTTTCCGGATCGGATAGCGTCTGATACGCCTCCGATATTTTTTTGAACATTTCGGGATCTCCGCCGCGGTCCGGGTGGTGTTTCAATGCCAGTTTTTTGTATTGCTTTTTTATTTCATCTGCTGATGCATCTTTAGATACATTCAAAATTTCATAGTAATTCATAGTTTAGTGTTTAGTATACCTATTTATATTACATAACTTTTAATTTCTATTTTTTTATTTTGTTCACTTACATTGTCTTTACTTTGCTTCCTTTTCTTTTCTTGCTTTTGCCATTTTTCAACTATGATTTGCCATTGCTGCTTTTGCTGCGCGCTATCTGAGACCTTTTTTGTCATACAATATTGTTGAATATATTATTTTTAATATATTTTCTTTTAAAAAATATATTGGGTTACAGCTTCCATGCCCATATTGGCGAGTAATTATGTTGTTGGTTTTTGAACTTCCATACCACTATCTTTCTGTCAATTATTTTTATTTGTTTTGTATCACACTGCTTTATTTAATTTAATTAGAAGATCTTTGACATTATTTATTTCTTCTGAGGAAATCACATCGTAACGTCTGGCTTTTTTAATTGCCACATTGAGATTTTTTATGTCTTTTTTTATGTCCTCAGGATTTACATTGTTTTGTCTTAGCTTGTTTTCAGTCTGAAAGATGGCTTTTTTTAGATTCTTTCTATGCAGTGTGGCTTTTGATAGCTTAGTCTTTTGCTGCTTCGTATTTTGCTGCACATTAGCTAGCCGCTGTCCGAGTGCCTCCTCCTTTTCTTTGATATGTTTCATTATTGCATTTTTTATTTCTCCATTATTAATAAAGTTCATATTAAAATCAGTAATGGATTTTTTATCATTTTTGCTTGGTATTTCAATTTGTTTTAAAACAATAGGATTGTAAAATTTACCAAATCTCATAACAGATTCATAAGAATCATCCATATTTTCGACCGGTATTTTGTAGTATTTACGAAGATAATAAGCATATAAACCGTTTATGTTTTCTATTTCTAGTTCTACTGGATCTAAGAAAAAATTTATTTTTTTCTGTTCAGCTCCGTTTTGTTCTAGCTTGTTTTCAGCCTGCAACATGGCTTTTGGTAGCTTAGTCTTTTTAATTACGAGATCATCACGAGCAATGATTTGAAATGGGCGTTTGAGTTCGTCATGAGAAGTTTCTTCTTCTGCTTCGTAAAAGGCAGCAGGAGCACCAAAGGAAACTTTTGCCAACTCATCTATTATATTATTTAGAAACCACAATATTTGTTCATAATATGAGAGTGCGCGTTCAGCAGCAGCAGCATCATCAGCAGCAGCATCATCAGCAGCAGCAGCAGCAGCAGCAGCATCTTTTCCTGTAGTAAGATTCTTCATCAAAGCTGAAATTTTTACCAAGATATTATCAAAACACCCCCAATCAAAATAAAAATCATTAATATTATTATTCATCCAAATATTTATTTCAAATAAATACAAATAAGAAATAATTTCATTTAACATATCTTTCTCTTTATCTCCTGGTATGGTTATTTGATAAAAATCTTCTTTGTAAAAATCTTCAGAATTGTATAAATCATAAGAAGTCAATAAATCTCTAAGAAATTCTGTAAAATCATTAATTTTTTCTTCAGATTTTAATTTTAAAAACAAGTTATATATACTATATGCAGAAATAACATTGGCATCTTCACTCATGGGTTTTAAATTGCTCGGCTGGTTGGCCTCCCAAGCAAGCGTGCGGGGCGGATTTCCACTCATGGTGTTTGAACTGATCGATTTGTTTTTTTGTGTTTCCGCTTGGTTTGCGCCACCACTTATAGCCACTGGAAATTTTTTCTTCAATTCGTTATATTTTTTTAAATATTCAGTAACTAAATTAATATTTCTAGAAGTGAGCGCACCAACAGTTCTGTCATAATTTTTGATCATCCATTTGACAACAATTTCATCAGGCAGTTGATCTATATCATAAGGGGTTTTTCCCCCAGTGTCATCCATTTCAGCAATATTATTGTTGGATGATAATACCTTTATTTGTTTTACTTTTGTAAAAGATTTAATTTCTTCTTCTAATGCACTTTTTAAATGTACGAATTTATCCTTGAAAATTTCGTTTAAAGTAGAAGCAGCAGCAATAGTAGCAGGATCAGGAGTAGCACCATCACCATCACCATCACCATCACCATCACCAGCACCAGCACCAGCAGGAGAAGCACCAGAAGCAGCAGCACCATCAAGTTCCATAATAGCACCAGAAGCAGCAGTAGCACCAGTAGCACCATCACCATCACCATCACCATCACCAGCACCAGCACCAGCACCAGCAGGAGAAGCACCAGAAGCAGCAGCACCATCAAGTTCCATAATAGCACCAGCAGGAGAAGCACCAGAAGCAGCAGCAGCACCATCACTGTCACCTTCTCTGACACCTTCTCTGTCACCCTCATCACGATCATCACCACCATCAGCAGGAGTAGTTTCAACTACCATATTACCATCACCATCACCATCACCAGCACCAGCACCAGCACCAGCACCAGCACCAGCACCAGCAGGAGAAGCACCAGAAGCAGCAGCACCATCACTGTCACCATCACTGTCACCTTCTCTGACACCTTCTCTGTCAGCCTCATCACGATCATCACCACCATCAGCAGGAGTAGTTTCAACTACCATATTACCATCACCATCACCATCACCATCACCAGCACCAGCAGGAGAAGCACCAGGAGCAGCAGCACCATCAAGTTCCATAATAGCATCAGTAGCAGCAGCACCATCACCACCATCGGCATCGCCATCGGCATCGGCATCGGCATCGCCATCGGCATCGGCATCGGCATCAGCACGATCATTCATCATTAAATACGACGTAATATAATCAACACAATAGTTCAAATCATCTGTTGCTTTTGGTTTGAACATTTTTGTCAAACCAGATTTTAGACCAGACAAAACAGAAAAAATAAACGTCGTCCTCCCTCTTCCTTCGAACATATAAGACATAGTTTTGTTGATAGACTTCATTTTATCTACAAATACATCAATATCTTCAAGGAGTATATTAATTGAAAGAATATTTTTGATAATATCTAAAAGAGGTTTAATATTTGTTTTGTATGATTTATAAAATTCTTCCTTTTCTTCTTTTGTATATTCGGTTGATTTGATTTCATCAATAGTTAACAATGCATCCTGTATTTTTTCATCAACATGTGAGAGTGTGCCTTGTGCTTCTGGATAAGATGTCGGATGTAGGATTTTTTTAATTAAACCTTCTTCTTCTTTTTTATACATAAGAATACGCATTTTTACAATCTCATAAGATTCAATTGAAGTTATTTTGATAATTTCGTCAGGAGATTTTATTATTCCCATTGCGACAAAATATTTAGTATACACATTCAGGTGAGCGGCTCTTACTAACAGTGGTCGCTCACTAAGGTATAAAGCAAGATTTTCGCTATTTATAATAATATAGTGAGCAGCGGGAGGAGCAACAGAATTATCACCCTTACCCTCACCATCACCCGGTTTCATAGCAGCACCATCAACTTTCATAGGATTAGTAGCAGTAGTACCATCAGCAGCGGCAGTAGTAGCAGCACCAATAGTAGCAGCACCAGGAGCACCACTAGCACCACCAGCATCAGAAGCATTAGTAGTAGGATTAGCAAGTTCCATAGCAGCAGTACCACCACCACCACCATCAGAAGCATTAGTAGTAGGAGTAGGAACACCAGCAGCACCACTAGCACCACCATCCTCACCCTCATCCTCAGAAACTCCCATAGCAGCAGGAGGAGGAGGAGGAGGAGGAGAAGGAACACCAGCAGCACCACAAATAGAATAATTCGCAGGGTCATTTTTGATAGTATACAAAATATTGTAAAGTACTATGTGCGATGTATCACCAGAATATTTAATTAACATCCAAAAACATGCGGTTACTTCTCTTATTTCATTTACAGTTTCATTTACAGTTAAATCATTTTGATTAGCAGTAATATAATCATTTATAACTTTACGGAGTCCTTTGGAACAATCTTCAATTTTAGGCGAAATTTTTTTGGTACGAGGTAAGACATTTGGTCTTGAATCACCAGCATCTGGCATGTTCAAAGCGACCATAGCTTGACTTGTGGCTAAAGGATATGGTTTAGCTCTGTCTCCTAATTTGAATAACGGATTTTTATATAGATATTTTTTTATATCAGTATTTTTTTTTTTTCCGGGTTCATACAACATTTCAAAATCTGTAAAATAAATATCTTTACATGCATTAATAGCGTGATTAAATATCTTACGAGCTTGAGGGTCATTTACAGCAGCACAATATTCATCTTCTATGTGTGTAAATAATTCTTTCCAAAACATATTAAAGTTAAATAAGTGACGTTGTTTACAATTTACGGGACTCCAGTCAGCAGCTTCATTGTTAACAACATGTTCCGGTTTCCGGCCATCCTTCAATGAAAAATACTTATATAATAATCTGTCACAGTTATAAATATATGAGTTATAAAACTCCCTCGGTTTAGAAAACATATCATTATTGTCAAGAGCAACGCCAAGACGATCGTGAAAGATCAAATTTTTCCAATGTTCATCAAAATAATTTTCTGTTGAAGTTTCTGCCTGATCTATAAATTCGTTCAATGCATAACCATAAAATACCCCTGAAAAGACATCCTTTACACGGAATTCACACGACTTCGTATTGATTACATGACTTTTTTTTTCAAGAACATATTTACTTTCTAAAAGGTCAATGAAAGATTTTTGATTTTCGTCGGTGGTCCAGCCGCGAACGGCGCGCATATATTCATCTTCATTTATTGCCGAGACAACTCTTTCAAACCAATCTATTCGGTCATGCATTGTGTCCCATTTAAATGAACAATATTTGCCATCATAAAATAGTTGTAGTTCCATGTCCTGCTGTCCGCATGCTTCTGTATTCATATTCTCGATTGACTGTTGTGATGGCGGCTGCGGTCTTTCTAACGAAGCCCCACCTTTTTGATATTTTAATATCTTGTTTGTTTTGTTTATGCGTTTCGTTTTTTTTTTATATTTTTTGGTATTTTTAATTAGTTTTTGCATAACTAAATATTGTTTTATATATTACGTATATAGTATTTTTTAATATCATCACCTTAAAATGTAAAAAAGAGATTCATCTTTTCTAACACCCATCAATTGCAATCATCTTCCGCTTATTATATAACATGACGAGTATTTCTTCTTTTATGTTATTCAGCACCTCATCTCCATCGCGGTTTTGTAAATATCGCTGAAATGATTTGATAATGCTCGGGTATTTCTCTTTGTATTCATCATACCACGCTTCCAACACAAATTCATTGTTATCATATAGGTCATCTACCTGAGTTTTTTTGTCTTGTATTTGCCACGTATTGTCTTTATAGATCATCAGGTATTTGCCTTTGATATTCGACAAATAAATATTCATGTTTTCCGGTTTATTGGCGTTAAAATGGACTTTCTCTATGAGTGTCTTGACACACTTGTTACAGTCTTGAATGCAGTTAATATAATCCTTCGGTGTAAGATGGCTGTAATCAGTGTCCTGATGATTCAACAGCTGAATATTGATCACATTGTTGCCGTTTTGGACAATACCTTGATTGATATTTTGTATTTGAAGTTTGTTTGTCAATTTGTCGATTTGTTTCTGCATTCTTTTCATTTCAGTTTCCATTTTGGTTTCTTTCAATGCAAGTTGTTTTTCCATTTTCTGTTCTTTCAGCGCAAGTTGTTTCTCTTTCTCATTCAACAGGCGAGCAAGTTCTTGGAAGTCTTCGTCTTTGTTTTTCTTACAGGTATATTTGATGTGCCTATACATTCCTTGTTTAAACTTGAATTTTTGTTCGCAATATTTACACCTAAATCCAGTATCATTTTCTTGATCAAATGATTGGGGTGACTTTGGGGTGACTTTGGGGTGACTAATTGGTGACTTTGGGGTGACTTTGGGGTGACTTTCGGTTGACTTTTTGTGTTTGTTTGTTTTCAAATGTCTAGTGTAATTAGATTTCAGTCTGGTAGAGAAACCGCAGCATTTACAATCATAAGAGGACATATATGACTAAATATACATATAACAAATATAATCTTTTTATATTCCTTTTTATTCATTTTTTATTCTTTTTTTGATTATCAAATAAATATGTTATGTGAAAAGGTAACAAAATGGATATTCTTTTTTATTCTTTTTGTTAGCATAAATCGTTAAAAAGGAATAAAAAGATGGTGACTCAAAAAAGAATAATGAGGGGGGGGGAGACGGGGAAAACAATTCTGTAAATTTTAAAAAAAAGTAAAAATAAAAAGTTCGAAATATTGATTATAGGATTATTTAATTATTTTGATGAAAGAATCAGAAACTAAAATCTAATTATTCAGCTTATTGAAAATCTTTAATTTATCTGCATCAGTAATGTCATCTTGATGATCTTTTGTTTTAAAAAGTTCAAGTTCTCTTTCTAATGCTGATATATATTCATGAACTTTCATTGATCCTTTTCTGTAACTGACAACATCGCAAGGTTGTCTGGTTGTATCAACTGGATCATTGGCATGTTCTTCAGTAGACTCGTTGACAGGCTCTTCAGTAGACTCGTTGACAGGCTCTTCAGCAGGTTCTTCAGCAGGTTCTTCGTCAGGTTCTTCAGCAGGCTCTTCAGTAGGCTTGTTGACAGGCTCTTCAATGATGGTCTCGTTGTCATCTGAAGCGCCTTCGCCAATACTCAGTTCTTCCGCGATCGCATGTTCATGTTGAGAGGTATACTCAACATCTGTAAGCGTATTGGACTCTTCATCTTTTTTTTCTTCACATTGGTTTGGAATTTCATGTTCGTTTGAAACTACAATAGATGCCACTTGTGTTTTATATTTTGTAGGAATTTTACTTTCATGCACTTTGATATTCAATTCACACGCTTTGAGATAAAACTTCTCAGCTGTTTTAGTTGAGGTATCGTATTGTAGTGAACTAGTCAAATTATTTATAGACTCTTGAGTTGCTTTTGTAAACAAGGTGTCTTTTTTGAAATTGATGGTTTTGTTATAATTAGTCCCGTATTGTTTTCCTAAACATTTATTATTGTATTCTAATTCGGTTTTAACATAATTTTTAGCTCCATTCGCGCTACCAGTAGTCAAACAACCTTGATGTCTTCCCTGTCTATAAATATTGGTTATCCCTTTCGGTAAATTTGCATCATTTATTTTACTGGAAAACTGTGTACCAGTGCCCCTAATAAGAATCATTCCTTCTACATTTTTGTATGAAATTTTTCCGTTTTCATAGTAATCAGGAAGATCAAGATAACGAGTCAACTCTCGCCCTTTTACAATTTTGTAAAGTCCGGTATCGTTGTAAATTCTATACTTTATTTTATTTTCTTCTTCGTTGATACTGTATTCCAAAAACACCGGGTCCCCTTTCAAGTCTTTTTTGATAATTATGACAATTTGTTTCGTAAATGGTCTGCACTCATCTGTAGAGTAGATATCTTCATTTTCGTGAATTTGTTCACCATTCAATGTAAGTATCAAATCATTTTTTCGTTTAGAAAGTATCTTTGAGTAAGTATTCGATAAAGATTCTTTGGTATTTTTTTCTAGATTTTCAATAGATGATGAAGATAGAATATTTTGTAAAACTGATTCTAGAATTAATGTTGATCCTTGTTCATATGGATGGTATTGGTTATACTCTTCTTTTGACATCGATCTAAATAAAGTTGGGTTATAAGACTTCATGACATCAGCCTCTAGCATCATTTTTTGATATTCAAACTGAATCAAGAAATATTCATCATTAACTTTTGTTATCACCGTAAATTTATCACCAATAGAAACAGCCGCTTGTTTCATTCCTGTACCAAACTCTGAAATAGTATCATCATTGTCGTGATCTTCGGTTTCATAACCAAAGTTGAATGGATTTTTGGAACCTGTATCAAGGATATATTCAAATCCTCCCGGACAGTCATCAGATATTTTGATTTTATATAGTCCAGTTCCCTCACCATTTTTTTGTAAAGTAATATCTACACGATTGGCGATAAGTATGGGATAATCAACAAGTTCGTTTAAAGCAGTTGTAAATGTATAGTTATTGTTCCGTGCGTGTTTAACTTTCGATCTAATGTGTTGCGCTCCAACAACTAGGTGCATTTCTGTTGATCTATTATTTAACTCGTTATGTTGTTCTTGGTCAGCGGGTCCATTCATAAATTTGGAGTTCATTCTGAAAATTTGATGTCGTCTATGTCTATTTCATTGTAGAGAAGTTTCTTTTCAATTTTTTTTAAATTGGTGGCGTGGGGGTGCTCAAGTGCGAGTTTCCATTTTCAGAAATCACGAAAGCAATTGACGGCATTTTGTTCCCACCCACCGATCATGGTCGAACCAGTCAAAAATAGAGCCAGCGCGAGTTAATGCATGCAAGATGCTTATTCAACTCGAAACCACCATGGCGCCGGCGCCGCAATTTGAGGACCGCTTCTTCGTTGTGTGCGGACAAAACGATGACGGCGAAATCACCGTGCATATCTACCAAGACAAGGATGCTACCAAACATGGCTACGACCACCTCAGTTACGATGCAGTCGTGTATGAAGGTTGCGAATATGAAGGCGTCCCGGTCTTATCCGTGAAAACAGCCTGCGATTTGTACGGCGTGGAGAGCGCTACCAGTTATGATATGAACCGGTTGTCACGGGCGTTTCTAAACCGTTCGCGACTGCCTTCAAAGACATGCTCCCTGAGATTTGTCTGTTTTCCACCAAAGAAGAGGCGAGCGAGTTCGTCACCATTATGAACAACGGTGGCAAACTTGTGTATGAGATTGACGAGCAGCATGTGATTCTGGAGTAGATTGTGAAGTTCTTATTCGCAGAAGTCACGAACGAATTGAAGACATTAGTATGATTATTATTTTAACTAAAAGAGTTAAAATGAGTTAAAGATATAATATATTGTTATAATATAGAATGACAAAATATACTTGCGAACGCTGTCTAAAAGAGTTTTCGCAGAAATCGCACTATGACAAGCACAAAATGAAAAAAAGACCTTGTCAAGATAATAAAGGAAAGATAGAAGGGATTGTTGAGAATGTCATTATTGAAAAAAAATTGATATTAAACCTTAATGTTTTATTAGATGAAAACATGAAAACTTGTTGTAAGCTTGGTCAGTATTTCACTACAAACTTGGGTCTTAAAAAAAAAATTCTAGAATTTGTAATGAATAATCCTGATGTAATTTTAGAACCTTCTGTTGGGCAAGGCGATCTAATTCAAATTATTTATGAGAATAATAACAAAATACAATTCGATATGTACGAGATTGATACTAAAATTAAAATGTTAGATGGTATTCCAAAAAATGTTATTTATGGGAACTTTTTGGAACAAGATATTAAAAGAAAATATAAAACAATAATCGGAAACCCTCCCTTTGTAAGAACCACAAAAGGCAACTTATATATTGATTTCATTGAAAAATGCTATAATCTACTTGAAAATGACGGCGAATTAGTATTTATTGTCCCATCAGATTTTTTTAAATTAACAAGTGCTTCAAAGTTGCTCGACAATATGATAGCAAACGGAACATTTACTCATATTTATCATCCTCACAACGAAAAGTTATTTAAGAATGCGTCTATTGATATTATAGTTTTTAGATATTGTAAGAATAATAAACTAAAAAACCAAGTTTTGTATAATGACGAACAATTATATATAAACAATACTGAAGGGCTTATTACTTTTGACAAACTCTGCAATATAAATAGTGATTCAATGTTTAAAGAGGCTTTTGATATTCATGTTGGTCTTGTTTCTGGTAAAGAAAGTGTTTATAAAAGTGAAAAGTATGGAAATATGGAAGTTTTAAATGGTGAAAATAAACTAGATAAATACATATTTATAGAGAAATTTCCTTCAAACAATCAAGAAATTGATACATATTTATTGAGTTACAAACAAGAACTGATTGACAGAAAAATAAAAAAATTCAACGATAACAATTGGTTCGAATGGGGAGCTCCCAGAAATATTAAACATATTAAAGAAAATATTGGAAAAGAATGTATATATATTTATACATTAACAAGAACTAAAATTATTGCATTCAAAGGAACTGTTACATATTTTGGAGGTAGTTTGATTATTCTCATACCTAAACAGAAAATAAATCTTGATCATGTAATATTTTATTTGAATAGTGATGATTTTAAAAGTAACTTCATGTTTTCTGGTAGATTCAAAATAGGACATAGACAAATTAGCCACTCATATATACCTAAAAGTATCAAAATACATGACAGTATAGGGCAATAGGATTTGTTTGATTAGCGCGACATTCAAATCCCACGTTACCCGTAAGTAAATGTAATTTGTCGCCATAATACATATTTACATCTTGTATATTACGAAAGCGTTGGAAGTTTCCATCATCGTTGAACATAATAAATGAATCACTTTTTTCAAAAACCTTCGAAAATGACATGTTAATAATGTTCTGTTTTAGTTCGTCATCAGTTAATATGCTAATTTCATCACCTGAAATTGCTTTCCAAAATATTGCATTATACATTTTTAGTTCTTCTGCTGAATATTTTACTCTATCTTTTACACGAAATGGTACCCACTTTTTATCTGCAATATCAATAAGTGTGTTAAATTTATTATTTATATAGTTTCCAGGTTTTTCAATAGAAACCTTTCCACCGTTCCACTTTACTTCTTCATTTTTATCAAGATATTTTATATCTCCTTTACCATTTTTAATAATATTTACATAAGGTTTATCTATGTTTTGGTTTATGCCTGAAAGAAGACTCATGAGCCACTCCCCCTTTCCAATATTTGCCATACCGCCATTTGATCCAACTACTATGTCTTTGATTCTACTGGCGAACAGTTTGAATTTTGAATGTTTTAGATAATTGTAAATATTGCCGTTATTTGATGTATTAAATGAATGTATATCAAGTATTCCTTTATACAGTTCATCAAGTAGATATGGGATCTGAATATTGTTACGTACCGCTGCCATATATATAATATCTACCAATGTAATGAAATCCGAACCATTTACATCAGGATAAAATTTTTTAACATATTGTTCTAACTGTGTCAAATGAGATGTTCCTACTGATGTTTGAGGTTGAACTTGTACCAATGTTGCATTTTTCTCTTCATCGTTGTTGATTTCTGAAGCCATGATGACTTGTTTAGAGTTCAACACGGCAGACGGATTTGATTTCGATTTTTTTTTTACAGACGACTGTCCGAAAAGTGCGAGTTTTCCATTACCGAAGAATATGACAGAAATTATTCAGTTCAATCCTAATTGAAATACTTTCGTAAAATTATACACCCAACAAACACCCCGGATATCGAAGACTAGCTCAACCGTCAAAAATATCCCGCATTCAAACACAAGGTCAGTGGTTCATTTCCTGACACGAATCTCGCATGGAAATATAGCCAAATTATTTCAGAATAAAAGACAAATACAAATATTATAATGGATGATAATAAATTATTTTATTTTTTTTCACGTTTCACAAACCATTTGGCGCAAAAATACAATTTTAAATTCAAACTTCGTTATGCGCTTCCAGCGCTGAATTTAAAATTATATTTAAAAATGAGTGAGAAAAAAAATGCTACTAAATAAACTAATAAATTTCAAATACTTTCGCAGCAATTATGGTGTCATTTTTGTGGTGGCGGATTCAATATTTTCACACTGAGAATTTTAGTCGCCGTTTTTTCTGCGATTTGGTAATGATTTAACCACAAATTTGTTTATTATTATTGTTCTTGCTTTTTTCTAATATAAAATTCTTTATATGCATCAGCATTATCTAAATCACTACAATCTTCATTTACAACTAATGCACCAACTGTTGCAAATTTATCCAAACCATATTTTTTATTTACATGATAATCTTGTATTACGTAATCATCTATTTTAATATTTTGCCTATGTTTAAAGTATTGACGCAAATTAACTGATGATAATTTAATTTCCATCTCATTATTCCAGTCATAATTATCATAATTCACAATAAATAATGATACCCAAATAGCGTAATATGGTCTCTCTTTTAGTGTTTTTTTATAAAATATATTTCTACTATAATTTATAATTTTTGTCAATTTATTATTATTTTTAAATAAATCTTCAATTATTTCCCAAAATAAATAAACTCCATCACTTCTTCTATATCTTTTTCCATATTTCCCTTCCAATTTATACATTTTATTGAATATATCCATCATTTTGATATCGCGAATCTCAATAAAATGTATTAATAGTTCACCAAGTTTTAACAATTCTTCACTATCTTCTTTTTTTTTATATTTATTCACATTATTTATTTGAATTGTATCAAAATCATATATTTCACTATTATATTTCCACCAATTATTTGCATAACTACAAATGCGTCCTCTTTTACATGTTTTGCTCAATTCTATAAAATTTAATACCTTTTGAACTTTTTCTTCCCAATTATTTGTATTTTCTATTTTACAAAGTATATCAATTAATATTACTATTTTGTTAAATTCATTTACAGGAATTTCTTCAAATATTAATATTTTTAATCTATTTATAACATTAGTCATCAAAGACTGACTTTTTAAACCAAATATCATCATTTCAATCACACACCATTCGTATTTATCATTAATACCTCTTCTATAATATTTACAAATACCACTTTTTAATACAGAGCTTTTTTTTCCCCAATAGCTACTGTTTTTGAACATACCACATTTCATGTTATCTAGTCTTGTGTTATCCAACATGATTTTGTTTCTTAATATTTCTTGAAAAAATCAATATATTTCAATTTTATTTTAATTTACCATGTGATCTCAAGTTGTTGATTTCTAAAGCCATAATATCATTTTTAATTAAAATACTTTCGTAAAATCATACACCCAACAAACACCCCCGGATATCGAGAATACTAGCTCAACCGTCAAAAATATCATGAGTTCAAACACAAGGTCAGTGGTTCAGTTCCTCACAAGAATATCGCACGGAAATATAGCCAAATTATTTCAGAATAAAAGACAAATATTCTGGAGTTTTCGCGGACTTCTTCTAATTACAAATGTTATTACAAATGTAAAATATGTAAATCTGTATGGTAGAAATGTAGTTAGAAATGTAAAATATGTAGTTATGGTGCGAAATCTTACTCATTTACAGATATTTCTGACACCATTCTCAGTGTGAAAATATTGAATCCGCCACCACAAAAATG